TCAGTAAGCGATACTGCATTTGGTGTTTCCATGCAGTTCCAAACTAATGGCAATGATTCATCAGCAACCTATGTTGCCTACATCTTCGCCCACGACGATGAATCGTTTGGTACGAGTGGTGATGAAAGTATTATTAACTGCGGTAGTTTTACAACAGATAGTAGCGGCAATTGGTCTGAGATAAATCTTGGGTTTGAACCTCAATGGTTGTTGATCAAGCGTTCTGACTCGAGTACAGCGGGAACTTGGGTATTGCTTGACAATATGCGTGGATTAGGTGCGGGAGAGTCTAAATTTCTGTACCCAAATCTTAGTAACGAAGAAGCAAGCAATTCATTTGGTTTTGTGCATTTAACGCCTACGGGATTTAAAGGAGCATCAGCAACTCAGCAGCAAACAAACGCCACTTACATCTACATGGCAATTCGTCGCCCACACAAACCGCCGACTGCTGGAACTGATGTGTTTGCTATGGCTCAAAGTGTTGCCAACGCTGAGCCTTCAGCTGTTAGTGGTTTTCCTGTTGATATGGCGATCAGAACAGATGTTACCACTGAGCAGACGCGCAGTCTTAGCGCAAGACTGATGGCGGGGAACTTCTTATACACAAACAATACTAATGTTGAAGCAGGCACAACTAATTTTAATTTTGATTACTCAAATGGAGTAAGTAATATTAGTCTCACTGGTTATGATCATTACATGTTCAGACGTGCTCCAGGATTCTTTGATGTAACTACTTGGGTCGGTACGGGGTCTAATAAGACTATAAATCACAACCTCGGTGTTGTTCCGGAATTGGTAATTGTTAAAAACAGAGACACCGATAGAGCTTGGATGGTATGGAGCAGTTATTTGTCTAATGACAGCGATTTCTTAGCCTTTACCACCGGCTCCTACATGAATGATTCAAACGTTTGGCAAGCGAATAGCACCTTTACTAGCACACAGTTTGGTGTAGGTAGTAATCATGACGTAAATAAATATAATGATAACTTAATTGCATTTCTCTTCGCCAGCCTAGACGGCATAAGTAAAATTGGCACTTTCAGCGGTACAGGCAGCGACATCAATGTTGACTGTGGATTTACTGCTGGTGCTCGTTTTGTGATGATCAAAAGAATTGACGCAGGCCGTGTTGACACTCATTGGTACGTGTTTGACACAATGCATGGCATTGTCAGTGGTAATGATAATTATTTTGCCTTAAACGACAAGAATGCTTATTCTACTTCATATAACTATATTGATCCACTCAATGCAGGATTTACAGTGACTTCAGCTGCATCTGCTAACAGTGGTCTTAATGAAGATGGTGCCACTTATCTGTTCCTTGCGATTGCATAAAAACCACTCAAAAAGTGAGATACAAGACCCCTGCCAGTTTTGGTGGGGGTTTTTTGATATTTCTTGACAAGTTCTGAAATACTGCTATAATAACTATGTCAATGTTCAGAACACTATGAAAGATCAGAACACAATCGAAGACAACGAATCAAAGAAAGATAAGTGGAATCGTGGACTAGATCTGTTTGTAGAGTCAGTTCTGAAGCCAGATCCATCATTACGTCAGTGTGCTCATAATCAACTATGTTACCATGAGTTGATGGATGTTCGTGCTGATGTGTTGGAATATCTTTCAACTAAACGTTGGCACTGAAACCTCATATGAAAAAAGTAAACAAGTTTCCATATGAGACATTTCCATGGAGAATGGAATACAACAACGTAGTCTATCACTTTCAAGATGAATCACATCTTAGAAAGATCATTGATAGATATAATATCAAACCTAAAAATGCAGTTATCGAACACAAACATGGAGAATCCTTTGTCTTTCGTAAAAAATACAAGAAAAAAATACGATAGATTTCACCAAACTATTGTAACTGAAGTTCAGGTACAGTTTGATGATGAGATACCTGCATGGATTCCTTATTCTACTTTGATGGGAATCCAAAAATGGTCAGATAAATTACATTAGGTTATTTGCCATGATTAAATTTATTCAAAGATTTTTTGAACCAACTACAAGATGGGATGATGACGATAGTCTTATGGACTATATTTTAGAACTTGAAGATCGTATCGAAATATTAGAAGAAGATAACCTTAATTTCAGGTCATCTATCTATGATATGGAGAATCGATTAGAAACTAAAATTAGTCAGATACATCCTGTTACATATAATATTCAAAGGAAAACTGACAATGTATGAAGAATTAAATTGCTTTGAAGAGGCACTTAAACACTTTGGAACTCGTGTTGAAATTATTACTGCCATGGAAATGGCAAGAAAACTTTCTGCTGAGGAAGCTTATCAAATGATCAAAGATGAGCTTAGAGAAGTAAAAAAGTGTCGTAAGGAGTTCAAAAAGAACGATTCGAACACATTGTTTGGATGACCGCCATATGCTACAATAATCAAGGAGAGGGAAATATGTCGATGCCAGATTTAGATTTGTTATCTCACGAACATAAAGAAGCACTAGCAGAAGATTGTGAAGATTATCTGCTACATAGAAGTATCCCCCTTATTTCGCATTCTTATGACACAATCATTCGACAGGCATTCAAAGAAGGATATCGATTGGAAAAATTCGATAGACCAATCCGTTTCAACTGAATTTTGGCAACAGGTTGAAGAAGAGTGTAAAGAACACGAAATTACTGTTGATTACTATCTAATGGAGTTTTACACATCATGACGGACGAGGATCGCCTCAGATCTTCAATTCATCTCATAGACGAATTAACCTCTCTACTTCTTCCAAATAGAAGTAGAGGTTTTTTGTTTTTTCGCCTATTGAGTGTTAAAGTTGAATTGGAGAGTCAATTAGACCAATTGACAAAATCTAAATCTTGAACTAAAATCTAAAGGTAATTTACAGAAACAAATGGCACCAAAGTTTTTCTACATTGTCAACCATTTTGTACCGTTTCCTACGTCTGAATATGGAGGTATTTGGAATGTAATTGCAGAAAGTGATGAAGAATGTTTTGATCTCATTGCTGAGCAAGATGAAAGCTATAATGAGCAATATTATGGTCAGCTTCGTGAAAATATCATGAAGTCGATGAACTATGAACTTGCAGGAGATCTTGAATCTGGTATTGTTGAGGAGTTTACAACATGATTGGAAATTTTGAACCCGAGGAAAATGTTATGAATCGATGGGAATTGAAACCTGATGTTGTTATTGACTATCAGGACCATCTGAAGCGTGGTCATGTCTGGCGAGTTGAAATAGAATTGGCAATGCAAGACACTCCTGGTGATGATTACCAGTATTATCGGGTAGAAGTGCATGTTATTGCTACTACACGAGATCTTGCATCATACATTGTATCCACAATGTATCCTGATTATGAATCACTCTCTGTCGATGACTGCCCAATGCAACCAGAACTTGAGTATTCCTGATGATTTCCCCCATCAACCCCCGGAGGGTTACACCTATGAGGTCAAAGATTTTAAACGGAATATTATTAGTATATGGCTTGTCAATCACGGTAATTTTAGTTATACTAATGACAAACCAAAAACAATCTGGGGATTTTACAATACAAAAAAGAGAGAGTATTCAGCGCCTATTAACTCCACCAAGTGTGGAAATAAGGTAGACATCTCAGATACTCGTCCTTATACTGCTATGCAATTAAAATTGACCCCACTGGAGTTAGCATATGTATAAACCACTTGTCAATGATTATGTTAAGTGGGAAACTAGAGACATAGAGGGGTGGGTTTACTATGTTGATAGTGAGAATGAATATCTCACTATTGAAATAGCAGTCACAAATAAGCTTCCGCATCAACTTGATGCTGGAACATTTCATAGAAAAAATCATGTGCTAATTGTTTGCCAGAATTATTATTGGCATGAATTAGTATTTTTAAAATCAAGACCAAACACAAAATCGGAGGATCATGTCTAGTCGTAGAGAAGCAAAAAGAGCACGTCGTTCTCTAATTCTTGAGAAAAGAGAAAGGCAATTTGAAAATGTGATGCGAGAACGAAGAGAACAGCAAGAGCGTTTCAATGAAATGGTCAAGAAATATATGGAGTCAGAAGAGTTTAAGAGGCAGGAAGAAAAAATTATGGCAGAAGGTAATGCAGATACCTCTGAGGTGAGTGAAGGCACCTCAGAGGACCTCACAGAGACCTCTGATGCACCGTTGAGTGAAGTAGAGGTGGTGTAGGTCACCTTCACACGTCACCTTCAGCGTCATCATGTAGTGGTGGACAGTTTATGAAGTGTCACCTTCCTACGTCACCTTCAGCGTCATCATGGTGTATGTTGTGTCCACGAGGGGGTCACCTTCGTAGTCACCTTCAGCGTCATCATCAACCAACTGGTTATGCAAACCATCGACCTTGACCAGATCCAAGCAACTTTGTCTTCGATCCAGAGCATGCTTGAACAGCAACAATCCCAGTCATATCAAATTGATTGGGACGGTTTTATCTATCAAGAGTCCAAAAACTTTCTTTCAACCTATTATCCTGCAACAGCAGGTGAGGTTGCTAAAGAAATTGTCTCTGTCTTGAAAGAGTGCCGTTCTAGCAACAAGTACCATTCTTTTGTTGCTATGCATTTTCTTCTCGGTTCTTCCAACTCAATCGAGATTTCCAATTTTCTTCAACTTGTCTCCATCTCTGATCGCCTGGCACACTTCACTAAGAATCGTGTGAAGATGTATGATCTTCGTAAGAAACTTCAAAGCATTCAATCTCCATTGACTGCTAAGTTCTGTGCTCAGTTGTCTCAAGAAACTGGTTGTTCATTCTGAGATTTTATGTCCGGAAATTTTCTTACAGAAGATCAAGTCGAAGAACTTATCAGTTTCGACATGATGGAAGATCAAACAATTTTCGACCTAATTGAAGAGGGAGAAAAATTTGATCTTCAAAAATACATCCACTCTGACTTTGATTACTGACTATGGAAGAAACATTAAATGTCCTGCATCATCTGCAAGATCTGAGGAAAATCTGGAAAGATCAAGATTTCAGATACACCAAAGAGCAAAAAGAGCAGTATGAAATGCTTTTGCAGGCACGGAGAGAAAGAGTGGCAAGTTTCTATGAAAACGATCGAGTTTTCAAAGGACCGAGAATTGTGAAGGAAAAAGAAGTAGAGCAGGAAGAATAATTCCTGATTTGCTTCACCTTTCGCACGTTGCGTCTCAACTGTCTCGTGAGTATGTTTTGCATGTTCACGAGATTTACACTCTGAACAAAGGTTAATCAAACTTCATCATGATTCGTAAAATCACGGTTCACTCTAGCAATTCCATTCGCTTCACATCTGCTGCGAAAAAGATTACTCAACAACTCAATGAGTATCGCCGTGCAAATGGTGAAGTTTCACTGAAAGAAATGGCGCGAATCTTTGGGTTGAGAGAAAGAAATTGTGCTGCTTATTACTACGGTAAGCATTGCTTTATCGGTGGACCTGGTAATTGTCGCAGTTATCAACAAATGCGTCGGGGTGCATGTGTTGATCTTTGAGTCACCTTCAGCGTCATCTTCAGACACATAATAATCTTCATTGTCACCTTCGGTGTCATTATTAGCAAAATAATTTACCTTCAAAGTCACCTTCAGCGGCATGATTGATCTACGTCCATATCAGCGTCAAGCATGTGACGCAATGAAATCTCATCATCATGGGCAGATTATCATGCCTACAGGTTCAGGTAAGACCATTTGTATGGTGCAAGATTGCATCGACAGATTTGCTTCTCTTGGTGATACTCCAGGTAAGCATATTGTTGTTGCACCAAGAATTCTTCTTGCACAACAATTATGCGAAGAGTTCATTGAACATGAAATAAATGCTGCTGTGCTGCATGTGCATAGTGGTCAAATCAACCACATGAGTTCTACAAATGCAAACTACATTCGCAGGTGGTCAGATCAAGCATATCATCATCAAATCTTTTTTACAACCTATCACTCTCTTAAGAAACTTCGGGAGGCAGGTATTCATGCAGATACAATCTATTTTGATGAAGCACACCATAGTATTAAGAGAAACTTTTTCCCTAGCACGGAGCACTTTGCTGCTGATAATAGCGACCGCTGTTATTTCTTCACTGCTACTCCTACCCACTCTAATGTTACTCACTTACCTGGCATGAATGACATTGAAGTGTATGGAAATGTCTTGTATAGAGTTGTTACAAAAAAACTTATTGACTCTGGATATATTTTACCACCAGAATTGTCTGTCAGCTCATTCCCTAAGGTCAAAAAGAGTGACCTTAATCGTGAAATAGAAGCAGAAAATCTGGTCAAAACTATTGATAATGATGGCAAATCCAAGGTTCTAGTGTGTGCCAGGAGCACAAAACAGATGATGGAGATGCTTTATAATACCAATCTCCGCCAGGAATTAAAATCCAGAGGATTTAATTGGTGCTCGATTACATCAAAACATGGTGCAATCGTCAATGATGTGCATGTTAGTCGAGATCAGTTCTTTGAAGTGTTAAAAGAATGGGGGGACAACGGGACATGCCGCTTCATAATACTTCATTACAATATATTAACTGAGGGGATCAATATACCTTCGCTCGAATCAGTAATCTTCCTACGCTCGCCAAATGTTACAGCAGCGACACAATCTATCGGTAGAGTATTGCGAATTGATAATCATAATGTGATTCTTAAATCTGCTGGCACGATCTCCGTATGTGCCTACGATACGGTCGGAATCAAAACCACTAGGAATTTATCCTCAGTGATTGATTCTATCAACCAAGGTCAATCTCTCACTCGAACAATCGGACAAAAATGACAATGAATGAGCGATTCATTGTTCCCCACACAGATTTTGATCTGGGAACTTATCGGGAACTGAGAGCAATTCTGGATGAAATTCCAGATGATTGTTTGGACAAACCAGTCATTATTTGCGACAAAAGCATTGAAGACCAATACATTCGTGATGGGGTGAGTTTTGCTACGCCAAATGGTGAGGAGTTTCGATCAGTCAGAAGCATCGGATTCACTGGATCTGGATGTAAGAAACTCGGAGCAGATAACATGCTTCTGTATGTTGGAGATTGAAGTGCCGATTCTTTTCGTTTTCACTGGACTTCGTTTAGTGATTGCATCATCGTGGTTGCTGATTCTTATTGAGGAAGCATACTACATTCAAAGTGTTTACTCTGAGTATTCATCATCCATTTGTAGTATGTCTTAACAATGCAAAATAAGCATCTGCATCATCCCGAGGATCTGGTCCTCGAAGGAGACCTTAGTGCTCTCAACATTTTCACTGATCCTGACGCTATTATTAGTTGCAAGATTGATGGTTCCCCAGCAATAGTTTGGGGGACAGATCCTGCTGCGGGTAAATTCTTTGTTGGCACTAAATCTGTTTTCAATAAAGTAAAAATCAAGATCAATCATAGTCATGATGACATTGATTTGAATCACTCTGGAGAGGTTGCTACGATTCTCCACTCATTGTTTGATAATCTTCCGAGAACTGATAGTATCATTCAAGGAGATTTTATTGGATTTGGTGGATCTAATCGTTATCAACCGAATACGATTGAATATGTATTCCCCCAGGTATTACACGAGAATGTTATTGTCGCCCCCCACACACAGTATAAGAGCGAAACGACGCTTCGAGGGGCGGTGGCATCACCCCTGCAATCAAAGTTAAATCATACAAATTCATGTAGATTTATTCAACCAGAGTGCTCAATTCATTCATATCGGGAGGATTTTGAACCTATTTGCAACTTTGCGAGGCAAATGTCCACCTTATGTAAGTTTGAGGACTCGAAGGGGGCAGCAAAGATCCGAAAATACATCAATTCTAGGATCAGGGGGGGCGCACTGAATACCATGAAGGACGACGAAACTGCTAAAGATTTGGATGTTGACATCAACCTCATCAGATTGTGGAAGCTGGTATTATCAATGAAGATAGATCTGTTCATGTTTATTGCTGAACCAGAGCATGTATCAGATCCTGATTGTTACATAGATGGAGAACTTTCATTTCATGAAGGTTATGTATTGACATCGAAGCATGGGTCAATTAAACTCGTTGATCGAGAATCATTTTCCAGAAGCAATTTTCTCAAAGGAGGTTATAGATGATCAACTAGTCCATTCAATCAAAAATTATTCTTCATCCCAATGTCTACACCCGCAATCATCGCAATCCAACTTTCAGACGAACCTGGAAATTATCTATCTGTTTATCATCATTGGGATGGTTATCCTTCCTGGTTGGGTAAGACTCTCGGACAACACTTTGACTCTCGTAAGTTAGCATCTGACCTAATTGATGGTGGAGATATGTCATCTTGCTGGTCAGATACAGATTGGGCAATGAAGAAACTACCAAAAAATCGCCCTCTCTATTATTCTGAGCGTGGTGAGGATTGTCCTCCTCAATTTTCATCAACCACAGACGAATTGTTCAAGCAATGTGACAACTGTTTTGCAGAGTATGTTTACATCTATACTCCAAATCACGGTTGGGTATCACACAGTGTCTATGATTATACCTCTGGTAAGTTTCAATCATCACTTCTAAAATGAGTAACAAAGAGCACAATGACATAAATAGTATGTCAGGAGATAATAACAAAGGAGGTTCGCCTTTGTCACAACTAGACTACGATAAATCAATTCTTGAATTAAAACTTAGAAAAGAGACATTGCAGTCACAAATTATAGAAATTGATCAGACATTAGAGTATCTCATACAACAACGTGATGAAATTGTTAATTGGAAGGGAAACAATGTGGAAGAAATCTATCGGGATATTGTTGGGATGGAATACTGGGATACAGATTTAGATTAGATTCTCTTTATCTTTGCTACAGATGATACAAAAATCAACCTTGACATGAAGACAATGGGTTGCGCTGTGGAGTATTTTTGCCTATCCTTCAAAAGCAATCATAAAGGTCGGACCATGACCACTGCGACTCCAGAATCATTCCCAATCATTTCTGAAACAAAAGTTTACAGTCGCAACTTTTATAGTTTCAAATTTTCTCTTCCTCAAAAGGATGTGATTAACTGGTGTATGCAATCGGACGAAGATTACACGATTGAAGCAACAGAAATTCTAAAAATCTTATTTTCAGAATTTGTCATTTGGGACAAATCACAAACTAAAATTGTATTGCACTGCTTAAGTAAGTGCGTAAATATCATTCAAGGTGCTAAAGATGTTCACTTAGAAATGATGGATCAAATGTAAATATCTTAGATATGGGAGATCATCTTGGTCTCCCGTTTTTATGTTTATCTTCGATGACATAATTCGATAATAAATATCATCAGAATTGACTAATTCTAAATCACATTCTATAATAGAAAAGTAACAACCACCATTTGCCACTTATGCCATCATCTACTTATCGTCGTTCACAAAAAAGTAAGTATCGAATCACATTAGAGATTGAAGCATTGGACGATTTTAATCCACATCAGATTGATTTTGCCAGAGCATTTAAGTTGGAAGGGAGCGAAAAGGTCGTTAGTAAATATGTCGAGGATCTGTCTACACCAGATCGATATTCTGCTTGATCTGAATTTAGGTATCTCTCTTCTACAAATTAAGAATAGCAACTGACGGTCCACAGTGAACCCCATCCAGACAGTTTAGTAATCGGCACATCGGTATAAGTAACTACCCTCTAATGCTTATGTCTGGTGTTGCTGAAAATTACACATAGTAAAATTATGTTGTGTATAGTGAGTGAGAAGTTTGAACAAACAAATTACCAGACACACTGACACACTGAATCGGTCGATCACTTAACGAAGGTATGTTTGCAAGCATCCCTTCGTTTTTTATTGCTTAAAAATCTCTATTTGTCCCTTTTCTACCATAGACAATAGACGAGAAATCATCGATGAAAAAGTAAGGCAATTATCGCGACAGTATTGCTTAGCAGCATCATGCTCCTTTGGACTTAGTGTTATTGAAATCCTGCGCTTTCGTTCGTTCATTGTAAAGAATGTGATGTGGCGATCTTGGGACGGAAAGCATCGAGTGTCAAGGTGCAGTGGACAGCTCATGAACTGGACCACAATTATCCATATCGGTCTATACACAGGCATACTTGTGGTGGGGCAAGTTCCCCAGACCTTTCTATACCATTTGTTATGTCTATCGATCCAATCACTGGTCAACAACCATCTGTCGCAATGCAAGTCATTGACTTGCAACTCCAGCAAATCAGAAAGAACCCCCCGGCACCAACGACTATTTCTCGATCGCTGTTCCTAACCAGCATGGCAATGAACGACGCTTTGGCGGCGTTCGATAAGAAGGAAGAAGGATTCGCAAGATCCTACAGAGCACGAAAGTTTCAGAAACATGACCAGAGCGACATCGTTGCTGCTGCTGGTATTTTCATGCTCAAGCGCTTGTATCCTGATCAGAAGGAGTTTCTGGACGATCAATTAAAAGAAATTGCGCCCGATCTTACCAGAAAAGAATACAAGTTGGGTCGCAAAGTAGCGAAAATGGCACATAGATCCCGTAAAAATGATGGAATTGATAACAGTATAGAGTTTTATCCTTCAGATTCGGGTGATATTAACGCCTGGCAACCGCCAAAAGTGCCCACGGGAGTTGTGGTGAACGACATTGGCACGCCCATCGCAACTGAAAATGAAGAATCCTACTACGTTCCTGGTGCTCTATCACCTGGGCACATGTATGTTCGTCCCGCAGTAATGGAAAGTGGTGATCAATTCCGTGCTCCAGCACCACCTAGGTATGGAAGTGACGACATGTATGTTGATGCTTTGGGAAATGTTTCTACGGAACATAATGCTTTCGTAAAGCAATTCCAGGAAGTTGTTGATGTTCAGGCAAATATGACTCCATTTGATAAAACAACCGCAGAATACTGGGCGGATGGCCCTATGTCAAGCACACCTCCTGGGCATTGGAATGAGATCAATATGGACCTTTGTCTCAAATACGGCAACGATTTGAAAGATGATGTGAAGTCAACTTTCCTACTTAATGCTGCATTGATGGATGCTGGCATTGCAGCATGGGATAGTAAGTATCACTGGGGCGAAAAAGGTTATGGTGTTCGTCCACAAACAGCAATTCGTAAACTGTTTGCTGATGATGAAATTCAAGGATGGAAAGGTCCAAACAAGGGCATTGATACTATCACAGGTTCTGATTGGCAACCGTATCAATCTCCTACATTTGTCACACCATCCTTCCCCGAGTTTGTATCAGGACACAGCACATTTAGTGGTGCTGCTGCTGAAGTATTGTCGAAATTTTATGGCAGCGATGAGTATTATGATGGTGTGTCAAAAGGTTACGATCACTATGGTGATGGCAAGCGTCATTTGGTAGGAGAATATACAACTCAAGATCTGGTCTTTGAGGATTATAATGGTGAACCAATCACCCTTCGCTGGGACACTCTTCAAGATGCTGCTGATGATGCTGGATGGTCTCGACTTCCCGGTGGAATCCATATTCAAGATGGAGACCTTCGTGGTAGAGAAATGGGGCAACAAATTGGCGAGTTAGTGTATGAAACTCTTGCCTGATCATAATAGCAAATTCTCTCTTCTTCCCCAACACAATGAAAAATTTTCTACCCGACGACGATTTGATTGATTCACTTGTTCCATTTTCATTTGGGGCAATTACGATGGCATTAGTTTGTATTACTGGTCAGTTTGTCTTTTTCAATCCCAATGCGGTCGATAAATGCAAATTGAAATCAGGAACACACACTCTGATCATCGCAGACACATTCCTGGGCGATGCGTATACCTGCCAACCTATCAACCAAGGTAAATTGCTATGAGGCATAGATTGATTGATTGGAACAAAATCGATTGCGAAGATCTCGGTGATCATGATATTGATGACATATTCAACGCTATCGAAGAGCAAACATCTACTCAACATTATAGGGGTAGATATAAAATAGAATATGATCACTCCAATTCTTGTTCGATTTGGTCGTCGCACGGGCAGGTTCTTGCCCGTGTGGGAAATAATATGATTGAAATTAGGTCTACCAGTGTTCCAGATCACTTTTCAAGCAACAATCATGGATGGTTACTGATTCGCAATCAGAACTTAAAAAGATTAGATGTATTTCTTCGTTCCTGCTATCTCACTACTCCCCATAAAATTAGGTTAATAAAAAAGCGCAATAATCACATCAAAGATTCTTATGTTCTTTATGCAGATGGGAAACCAATCAAAAACTATACTTCTATTTTCATTACTAAAGATAGAATTAGTGAACGTCTCTTTGCACCATTTAATAAGAAACGAGAAGTTGAGTTATTCTCATGGGTGACGGTTGGATGATTGTCACACTCACCCTTGACTTTGTATCTACACTCAATCAGAATAGACTATTGTATCAATCTGGTGAATCCTATGTCATTAAATTGTAAAATGCAAGATGAACAAACTAAGTTCATCAATACTACAATTTGTTGGAATTATGCCAACAAATATGCTGAAATCTTGAACGAAGATTACATCAACAAAACTGGTAAGAACGACCTTAAATTCTATGCTGAAGTTCCTAGTCTGAAATATATCAAGATTATGGCGCATCATCCACTAATTAGAGAAAAGGGCAATAAAGAAGTGCATTGCTTGATAAATCATCAGACTGGAGATGTTTACACCCATAGTCACCAACTAAGGGGCAATATCTCTTGCGATGAACAAAGAGAGCAGATGTTCAACCGCATTGAATTTACTGGTGATTATTTAATGACTTATACGCAGCAAAACACCAGTATAGGAAGCATCCTTAGAGGCAAGACACCGCATTTGAAAATGTCCGTGTTTTCAAAAGAAGTGACAAATAAGAATATCGAGAAAGCATCACTGAGTAATTGGATGAAGTATAGACAGGACAAAGTTGATACTGAAAAACTAAACAAATTTTTGAAAACGACTTCTAGCAGATACATAGACCGCGAAGAGATCGAACGATGGTTGAATCACTCTAAAACTAATCAATTTAATCAACAACCCATCAAAAGTCATGAAACTGTCTATCGATGATCTTGAAAAGACAATCGAATTAGTCAAACAATTTGCACCAGAAGATTCACAATGGGATCATACCATTGATGGTCTTCAGGATTTGAACTGTCAAATGGGGCAGCAACAAAAGTATATTAAGATTGTAGAGAATGTTGTCAAGCAACTTGATGTTGCCCTTACGAATACATTTGAACATGAAGATATTGAAATGACTCCTTCAGAAAGATATAAGAAATTGAGGGAGACCAACTCAAAGAATCAAGGTATCCTATTAAAGACGATTCAAAGTTTGAAGGTTCTCCTATGAGCAGAAAATCGTCACTTTCATACTCACATCTCCGCTCAATTTGGATCAAATTCTACATGCGCTTCGCTGTTGCTCTGTTCTTTGGATTTGTCATCTGGAATCATGAACCCTCAAGATCCTACTTATCCAAACTACTATTCTCCGCTGCTGAAGTTGTTGCACCAGAGGACCAATCAGAGTCTTTTGGAGAGCGTATTGGTGACGGAATTGACACAATTTTGGGGAACAAATGACCCATACAATCATCTCTTTGATCAGTATTTTGATCATCATTCATAGCACATCTCACGCAACAACCCATCGCATGTGATCTAATGACCAAGAAAACATTCATTCTCAGTTTGTCTCCAATTCAGCGTGTTCATATTAAACACGCACTAGAGAATAGTGTCAGTCAGATGAAACAGAACTTTCACACTGTTTCTCCAAGAGATCAAGATCTTTTGCGGATTATGATCCGTGACCAGACTAACATGCAGCGGATGTTCTCATGATCCCATTCCAATATGTGCAACCTTCGGCATCATTAGCCGAAGAAATTGAGTATTTTGTTTATACACCGATTCGTGGTGTATATGAGAAATATGCGACAATTTTTAGAATGAAGGATAATATCTATATTGTGGATTACTCAGAGACAGAACAAGTATATTATACGACTGATTATACTAAAGTGAGAAACAATTTGGAACAGAATTACGGTGAATGGTTTGAAAAGTTTCTCCTGAACAGATTGACCAAGAAACCACTTGATCCACTGTCACAGTGACTCTCGACTGCAATTAGAACCCCCCTTAAAATTTACATGTAAGAGTTTTTCTATTACACAAAGTGACATTCTTCACTCAATCTAGCATCACCGCCCCCACACCCGACACCACACCAAAATCATTCACCAAGATTGATTGGGATCTTGTCAAACAAAATGTTACAGCATTTGACATTTATCGTCAACTTGCAAATCAAACTGGAATCTCCCTTCAGGAGTGCCTCTTCAATAACAAAGTAGATCTTTCGCCATACGAGATCGAAGATCCAGAAATTGACTACTATATTTCAAGTGTGCCTTTGTTCAGTGAATGGGAGAAAAAATATCCATTCACTATTGACCGTTCTAATTCTCTTTTCCCAACAACACATAGGAGAAACATTTCTCTAAATATGATTGATTTGTCGCTTGAAGCATGGAAGTATTGGGAAGGTTTCCCGGTAACAAATGATAATGATCGTCAAATTTGCCTAAAGATGCTGAAGAATCGCCAGCATAGTCGAAGAGATAAAGTATTGCTTCAATCTTTTACTCGTATGGGGATTGTGGTGTGGGATCTTATGATGACTAAAAAACATGAAAATAATGTGATGATTGACCAACTCCCCTGCAATCGTGATGCGTTCTTCAGGATTTTCGGTGAGTATGCACACAAGAACATTAAAACTGATAATGCTGTGAGGTATTCTATCAATTTGAACGGTCCTGAAATTTGGAAACTTTGTCAGGAAAATGTCATCGATCCGTTCTTAACTTATGAAGAAGCAGAAAAACTTGCTTATTGTGTTCATAAGCATGGCATTGATTATGTGATAGAAAATAAGAAATCTCTGTTTTGATTACACAAATGCCCCAGATTTTTCTGGGGCAGTTTTATTTTCGTTTTTTTCATCATGATCGAGTCCATCCAGTCCATTTCTACCCAGGGAATCGTGCGAGAATACATGCCAACTGCATATTGGGCATTAGTGTGGAATGCTATGACTCAATATGGTAAAGAATTATCACCAGAAGATGAGAAAATCTACGGTGATGCAATGTCTCGTCTCCACTCTATCATTCCATTCGATCGCATCGAAAGAGAAGAAATCAATGAATTAGCACCTGGGTTGACTGACTGATTGAATTTATGTCTGCTTCCAGTCATCTTACTTGGGAAATTGATCCTGAGATTCGTTCTGATGTTTTAGTTTTTAGCAAAAGAAAATATCGGAAAGGAAAATCGTGGATGCAATTTGTGAACCGTAGATACACCGCTGAACATGGTGGATCTGCATATGAGACAGTATTTGTGCATTTTGATGGTGATAAAGTTGCAAAATTTTTGAAAAACCAAAAGAGCGACGGCAAATATATCATTCAGAAAGAACCAACAAAGGTGCTTAACCTTCGATCTGGCAGCATGGTTCCGGGTCCAGATGGAAAGTATCATGAGACACAGGATTCAGAATGAAGTGTGTGGTTATCAAAACACACCCCTTGCACACCACATGATGAGTTGGCACAATTAGTGCAACACCGAGGAGCAATCCTATCAGATTATGTTCATCCCTACCGAGGACCAGACCAAACTCACTCCCGATGAATGTGATGCTATTCATGCAGTCATTCTCGCTATGAGTGAATGTAATGATGTGCGACTCAGTGAAATTGAAGAATTTTTCGGAGTTAGATTCCGTAAAGTTTCACAGAAAGTTGGCGCACAAGCAAGTAAAATAGATCCAGATCTTTCTAAACTAAATGAATTTTGTCGTAATCATTTTGGAAAGATTCGTATGAAACGGCGTTTGAATAAGATCATCGAGGAGGTTAAATAATGAAATTCTAAATCCTGGGCACGCTTGCGGTAAGTCCCAGGTGTCACACAGGTTACACGGAAGAGATCGGGGGGAAGTTGATACCTTCCCCTCTTTTTTCGACATTTAGTTTACACACTGCTTTTCTATTTCGATGGGGTCCAGAGAAAAATCTTTCCGTGAACGACGAGTTGAACTGGCAAAAGAGCATGGTTTGGATCTCTGCAACCCGAGACATCGTGCAAAGATTGTATGTCTTATGCAACAAGAAACCAAACTATTTGGTAAACCATTGGCAGATCTATTGGAAGGAGAATGACTTTTGAAGAGTTGAAACTTTTGGTATTGTTGTTATCACCAGCAATGCTAATGTCTGTTCTGATCCTAATCACTTTCGCTGCTGAAACCTATGACTGAAGAAGAACTTGACAATCTCAAAGATAACTATGCTTACCACATGATTTTCTCTCTAAGTGATAGTCCAGGTCACTCGCCCATTCCCGTGTCCTGCTATACTGTCTGAGTCGGAGATGGTCCCTCCGATCTTTCCGTTTGACCTTCTAAGTGCGCATTTGGGCGCACTTTTTTTGTCTTAAATCTTAGCTAGTGCCAGATGTATAAGTGTCACACCGACACTTGTATTGATCTTAGGGTTGAATATATTGATTATGTCAACCGGATGGACCACCGATCATGACTGCATCCACTCAGGACAAACTCGCTAAGATCCGCGCCCAGATCATCAAATGGATGGAAGCAGAACTTTCGTAAAGCAATGGCACAGACAATCGGAAATCGTTTGCGTGACATGAAGCAGGAAAATAACCCTGTCAGCGAGGCAGATGCTAAGGCAGTTGCAATCGTATTGGCAACGCAAAAATTTTCTTCTTACAGAGGCACTGCTGCTCACGGCAGTGCTGCTGCGGATGGTCGCGCTGCTGGTCAGTCTGCATCGTTGAACCGTCAGGCAGGCGCTGCTGGACGCGGTGGGAGGGCACTAGCAGGGTATTGACCACTTGAAGCACTGTCACAAGCAGTGTAGATTCGACCTTAAATCCGTTATTATTCAGAAGTCAACCGGAGCAACAAATGACCACACCAATACCCGTTTTTTCAGAGTTAGAGCAAGCACTTCAAGGATTGCGCTCATTCTTGGATGATACAGACGCAGACTGGGAGTCTGCTAAGGACTACGTTGAATCTCAGATCGACGGGGAGATCTCTGCTGTTCAATGGCATGAAGTCGAGAAAGTTTTTGAAGAGCACCACAATCAATATCAGGGAGCATGAGCAAATGAAATACTATAAGGAAGAAGGGTTCTGGGCAAGTGATCCAGACCTTGCCGACATCTGTAAACAGTCGATTCAGGATGAGTTAAAGAAACTGCGTGCCAATCGTCTTGCTGCCCAGGAGAAGATCACGACTGGTCATTTCAACATTTCTGACAGGGATTGATTCATGATTGATTACATCGTCAAATGCCCATCTGCACCATTTGAAAATGAGAATTGTCGGCAAGATTTAGATCGTGCCTATGACATTTGCCTCAGTTTAAGTGAAGAATACGGATACGCAGAAATTGTGTATTTCGATATTCACGGACATCAACATCACTACGCTGATTACGGGAGCAAAGTATCATGATCTCAGTGTCATCGGAAGAAGTCGATCTTTATCTGGAAAAGATCGAAGAGGTGATAACAGTGTTGAATAGTATTGACTATTCAGTTGATCCTTATGATCCTTCTCAAGATTCTGAAAAAACTCCACACTTTTGTGTAGGATATTCTAAAGGAGGTTTGAGAATGTTGCATCATGTGATTCAAGATCTCAAGAAATACGACAAGGATTAGTTTTCATTTTTTGCCCACTTCATTGGAGTTTAAGTTCATGTCCCAATCCGAATTGCTACGACAAGAGATCATCAAGTTCAGGAATGAGCACGATGAGTATAAGAAACGAGCACAACTTGCATACGATTGTATGTGTAAATTGACCCAAAAATACAATGCGGTTAAACACCAGGAAGTGATGGGAGATAAGTCATGAGTGGCACTCCTTATGCTTGTTCAACCTACCAGGATCTGCTGGTGATGCTCCTGGGCATGACACCAGAACAACTAAATTGCACTCCCACGATATACGATCCAGACATGGATGAGTATTATCCGTGCAAAACACTTTTGACAGCAACTGACAACTGTGTCCTAGATAAAGATCACCCTTATTTGTGTTATTAGTCATGTCAACTACTGCTACATTCGATCAAATGTCTATTCAAATGGATGCCAAGAATACCATCTATTTGAAGATCAAAGCATGTTGTTTTGAATTGATTGATGCACTGAATAAAGATGTTCTTAATGCTGCGCTTGCACATACTCAGAAAACATCTAAGAGGTTTACTAATGAAAATCTTGCAGATTTGGAGTTTGTTGTTGATAGCCAGAGTGAAACATTGCATCATTTGATTATGTGTAAGAACAAAAGTACCGGAGAAAGTTATATTCATTGTTTTATTGATAAAACTACTGGGGCAGTGTATGCAGTATCACCCTACCAGCAACCAAGGCGGACAAAAAAGATTTTATTTAATGTGACAATTATTGCACAGCGTATTGATATGTTAGCAAGGGCAGATTGGCGTGGTAATTATCTACGAAGACGATAGGGCATGTGCCAGTTGCAGCAGTGTCACACCCACTATAGAATTGGTCTGACAACACTTTAATATAAGGGAGTCAAACGGAGGACCACCGATCATGACCACAACAGTCACAGTCGAGCAACAGGTTCAAGAACTGATTGAACTTGTAAACAATCAATGGAAAGTTAATTTTATTGAATCTGGACATAGTTCATATTCTAAGTTAGAATATAGTGTAGGTAAGAAATATATCAAACTGAATCAATTCAGGGTTTATGCTGATGATAGTTTTAACAATAACGGTGTGTTCATGTTTGTTGATAAGAACACTGGAGAATGTTACAAACCAGCATCATTCAAAGCACCTGCAAAGATTGTTCGTTATATGATAACTGAATTGCTCAAGGATCCAGAGATGGTTGATCCTTATGGTTCATTCCTGTATCTTAATTGAGAGGTAAACTCATGCCTACTTATTCATTTGCAATTCAACCGGCATCATGGTCAACATTTGATGAACACGGTTGTGTATATTGCACGGACATCAATCATGCCTATCGTTTATGTCGTTCAGAACCAGATATGATGATCTGGGGCATACCAAACAATCCGAAAAGTATGCCAATTAAATGGTGTCGTCCTGATGCCAATTCTAATGCTGTTGCTCAACTTGTTTATGGTAAAGGATTATGAATTACACACTCAAAGAACTTAAAGATCGAGTCAACTTATGCAACAACAACAAGAACTGGCGGAGGTTGAATGAACATTCTCGCAAGGTTGGTGTATCAAATCTATTGACTATCGCTACCTTCCACGTTTTCATCAGGAGGTAAACTCATGACCACACAATCTCCCGATAATGGTATTGCATCCTATGTCATTAAAACTTTTTATGGTAAAACTATGGCATATCCAGCTAATACATTAGCAGAAAAATTATGCTGTTTAACTAATACAAAGATCTTATGTCGTCACCATATTAGTGTAATTGAAAGTCTTGGATTTAAGTTACAATTCCAAGCACCAGATCTCAAAGACTTTGATCCCTCTCACCTCGACTAATTCTCATGAAATCTTTTCTCTTTCTCACTGCTGGTCTGCTGATTACAACTGCCCCAGCATTTGCTCATACTAAACATCATGGACATGGACATCATAAACATTATCATGTTCATGTAATTAAGCACAATCATTGGCATACTCATTTCAAATCAGGTATTACTCATAAGCACAAACATAAGCACGGAGATGGTCACAAACATCATGGTATTAGATCTTATCACTATACAATAAAAACTCACTTTCATTGATGATTAAGCATAATATATGGAGAGTAGTTAATACTCTCCTTTTTTTATGTCATCTTCAGCAGCAGCATGACCACCAGGGCATTTATGACAGTCCCGTGATGGAGAAAAGACTAAATGTCATCTTCAGTCATATATTTGAGCATTATTACCTACAAAATAGTGCAAAAACATATAAAAAATGGTTAAATAAATATACTTTCGTTTTTTATTCAAATGCACTCAGTAGTGTCTAGGAAGGTGCTACAGAGTATCTACGAAGCATCTAGAGTATCATCTTCACGGGCATACATATCATCTTCATTATCATCATCATCTTCATAATCATCATCTTGTGGAATAACTCTGTGGAATTGTGGAAAATAATATGTAACAAAAATTATCTTAAATTTTGTAACTTATCTCTTGACATGTATGTATTTGTCTGCTAAGGGATGATGTATTTGTTTTTCTTATATCTAATATAAGTAGTGTTTATATTTTGAATTGTTATGTAAAGTCTTATGTAAAGTCTTATGTAAAGTCTTATGAAACCCTCTGAGACCTTGTGATCTTGGGCAGCATGTTATCACACGATCGCCGTTTTGTCAAGCACCCCCGCCATAAAAATTCATAAGGTCGCGATTTTCACACAGTGGACACTTCGAGAACTGTCCAGTGCCAGTGCTTTATGTGTCTTTGTGACAATTTATAAAATCGTAGTGGTTTATACAGCAGCAGCGGGCAGCAGCCCCTACAGTGGAAGGGTGGAGCACGGGAGGGAGGCAGTAGGACCGAGTGGACAGTTTATGAACTGGCACTGTGACACTTGGCAAACTGGCACATTGTTACATTTTGATATAATTATTTTATGGCAGGAGTAGTGTCGATATTTGTTGTCATCGAGGTTACCCCACCTCTCTTCTGATTTGTTTATATTATAGCGCCTCCTAGGTGCCTCTGAGGGCATCGGTGGACACTTGGTGAACTGTCACAGCTGGTATTGATTGGTCCTGAGATCTCGATGATTATATGTTCAGTTACATCAACCCCATGGCAATCTCCAAGACATGCAGCAACGCCCGGAAGATTATTCGCAAACTTGATGATGCAGGTTGGAATCTTGTTGCGTTTGATGTTCTCGACGGCGAAGGTATGGAACCTGTCAAAGAATGGAAAGTTAGCAAAGAAAAGAATACAAAATCCCTTGCTGTTATCGGTGCTGATATTGTCGATGCTGTAGATTATTCTATGTTGTTCTTCAACAATAGAAAATATGATTGGAAGATGCACTTAACTTGTGTTCCCTTAGAAGCAACGGGGGAAGAAAGCGTAGTTAATGATATTGTAGCGCCAAGTGAACTTATTATTAAAATGATAGAAAGGGCAATCGCTTGATAACATTAGTGGACACTTGGCAAACTGTCACTCTGAGGTTGATAAGTTGTCCACTCTGACCCATACTTATATCAATCGCAACCAACCAAATGCGTTACAGAGCACCACTTCTCGAATCTGATGGAACCCTGGGTGATCACTTCCAGGTTCTGACTTATCAGCAACTCGCAAAGTTTTCTATGTGGAGCATACAAACAGGCAAGAGTGTTGTTGAACTTATGCAGGGGTTAATGGTGGAGGAAGATGTGCAAGGAAACCATCATAATGGCACCTACAGTGTCATCATCGAAGGTATTTTGCCAAATTGTGGTCTTCACGGTTGCATGTTACCTGATGGTAGCACTCACACCTGATAAGATTTTACCCGCAAACTTTATTCTTTTTTTGAATCATGCAGAACTTTAAGGTTGAGTACACTGACACATTCGGTGGTGAAGCAAACTACAGTTGGTGTGATCGGGAGACAATTAGTCTCTCAGATTGTGCCACTGATCGACAGATTGTCCTAGCATGTAAGGAAGCAATAGGATTATCTGGAGTGAAATGTGACCGAGAAGAATGTGGCGAAACCATTATTCTTCGTCCGCGTGGATCCTGCACTGTTATGTTCATTGATCCACAGTATTGAATCACCTTCACAATCATCACCTTCGCTAACATCATCTTCATCTTCATCATCATGAGAAACTATTTGGGTCTTGACATCAACGACGAGCATACAAGACGAGTATATGCCATCCGTTGTGGGGAAATAACGCCGGACATTGTAGATGACATTGCCAAAGAATTTCAGTGTCTGCGTATTGACGGAGACGGTATTTTGAAGGGATCGACTGGTATGCTGTTGGATCTTATTGCCGCAGGTAAACTCAAGGTCGTAAAAGTAGAGGAGGAGGAAGAATAATATCACTCAAACTCTATGCTGGCAAAGTGATAATATTTCATTATGTTACGGAGTGGGTCACGGATCTGCTCCTGCTGTGCTAAGATACGATCAGTTGGGAAACACCATTATGCTCTGATTGTTACAATTTATTGAGGTGTGAGGTAGCACCGAAGACGACAACGATCGCCACTTACCCTGCCATAAAATACAATTATGTAATAAAACCACATATAAAAGTGGCACTGTGACAGTTCATAAAGTGTCACATATCTTATGATTATTTCGTTGCAGGGTGAGTGTCGCCTTTTTTCGTCATCAGGGCTGCCCTGCCCCTCCTTCTGTTGTTCCCACATCATAGCGTATCGGATGGGGGAAGTGCGGCAGATTCACGAACCTTTAACATCTTGTAACGTTTCAAACCAGTTGGCATAGTGGCACAATGACCCCAGCATGCATGCGAATCCCGGCAATACTGGTATCAATCGACCTCAGATCCATGCTTCTTAAGTTCTCCGCTGGCAACGCTAAACTGCACCCCGACACCTTGATTTTCAACCTGCCTGCGGGTAGAACCTGTCCCGGTGCTGATAAGTGTAGGGCATGGGCAGTTGTTAACAGCGGCAAGCGCAATCTAGTGCGTGGTGATAACACTGAATTCACTTGTTTCGCTGCCCGTGCTGAAGCACAATATCCTGCAGTTTATGATGCACGAAAGCATAATTTTGATTTAATTAATGCTAGTGACAATATTGAGGAGTTAATCTATCAATCGATTCAGGTAGAGTTAAAGAAGCGCCGCCGTAAGTATACTCGCATTCGTATACATGAGTCTGGTGATTTTTTCAATATTGAGTATTTAAAAGCATGGATTAAGGTCGCCAAGAGAATGCCAGGTCTTAAATTCTATTGCTACTCTAAGTCGTTGCACTTGTTCCGCAGTGTTATTTTGCCTGATAATTTCTATATGACAGCATCTTATGGCGGCAGATATGATGCATTAATTGATGCTGGCAGGTTCCCTCGCTATGTAAAGGTCGTGCAGGATATTGCAGAAGCGGCAGAACTGAATCTGCCAATTGACGGTGTCGAGTACCGCCACGAAGAACGCTGTTTCATGGATGGTCCCTTTGCACTGTTGCTGCACGGCGGTCAGTCAAAGGAGTCGAATCTTAACGCTAAAGTAAAACTTAACGCCGCATTTTTGAAACCATATAAGCAACAGCATGCCGGGGTGTGACACCCGCCATAGTGGCACACAACCCATTGACAGGGATTTTGTAACAAAATGATATACTTAATTGATTGCAGGGGGAGTGGCGACCGTTGGCGTCATCAGGGCTACCTCACCCCTCCTTTGGTTGTCTCCCATAGTGTAGCGCACCGAGAGGCAGAATCGCGAATATTTCACAACTCTTAACATTTCAAAACCAGTCAAAACCAGTTGGCAAACTGGCACAGTGCCTATAGATTTCTCCTGAGATCTCGGCGATTATGGGTTTAGTTCAAACGAAACCAATGCCCACCGCTGATGCCAATGGCACCATCTCCTTTCCAGAGGCAGTTCGCTATGTCTGGGACCCTGTTAATCCTGAACTTTGCCTTCTACAGCAGTTCGCCATCGACTACGGACGCCTGATGGGCGAGCGAATCGACCTAGGCGAGTTGCGGGCATGGCACTCCGAGCGCTTTACCGACTTGATGTTCCCCTAAGCACCACAACACAGCGGGGGCATCGTCGCCCCCATGTATCTCTCCCCCCGTTCTTCCAATGCCCTTCTCTCCCGCTTGCTCCCTCTCTGATCGTTCCCACGTATGGGTTGAACGCTCCATCCACCAGGGCGTCGATGCTGCCATTTCCGCAGCGTTCCCTGAACCCTCAGCAGGGCGTCCCGCATGGCAGATCGCTGCCTGTAACGCTCGCCGCTTCGCTAACGATCACGCTGCTGTTCTCCTTGACTAGGCAACGCTCCCCATTCTTTACATCTTCCCCCTGAATTATGAGCACTCAAACTTGCAACGGTTGGGCAAACTACGAAACCTGGAATGTTGCTCTCTGGTTGGGTAATGATGAGGGAATGTATAACCTTGCTCGTATGTTTGCGGAGCACGGTTATAAGTCACTCTCGCACCAATTAGTTGAACTTTACGGTGCAGTTACTCCTGATGGTGTGTATTGGAAGCATGCTGATTTGGACGTTGCGCGATTGAATGAAATGCTAGCAGAATGGGCAGACTATTAATATTGACTATCCACAATATAGTAATATATAAGCGATTGCTATCTATTCTTATTACATAGCAATCGCTTAATTATCAAATAGTAATCTGCTAATTATCAAATAACAAATCACTATCTATTAGTAATACATAGCAAATCACTATCTATTAGTAATACACAGTAATTACGATTTATTGTTAATTGTTTATATTTGCGCGTATTAAAAAAAGCAAACATCCCTAACCTACAGAGGTGACAAAACGCGATGTATATAAAAAAACGCCAAAAATTTTTGCCACCCAAAAAGGGTTTTTGTATAAGGTTTCAGAAAAAAATCCGTGGGATATAAAAGGGTGGTCAAGGGTAACAATATTGACAGGTATATATAAATTTGTTATAATTACGGAGTAGTCATTGAAAGATTATGTCTAAAGGATTCAGTATCAAGGAGGATGCCGCTGCTGTGAGTGTATCAGAGCCTGAGTGGGATTACGAGAGTATCAAAGAGAGTATGAGAGGGAAGACGATTGTATTTTGCCTTCCAGGCAGGGGAGTATCGTATACATTTCTCAAAAATTTTGTGCAATTATGTTTTGACTTAGTACAGAATGGAATGGCTATACAGATTAGTCAAGATTACAGTTCAATGGTAAATTTCGCCCGTTGCAAATGTTTGGGTGCCAATGTATTGAGGGGACCCGACCAAGAGCCATGGGACGGTAAGTTAGAGTATGATTATCAATTATGGATTGATAGTGATATTGTATTCAACACGGAGAAATTCTGGCAGTTATGTGCATTAGCAGAACCTGAGGAAGGAAAGAAGAATGCAATTACGACTGGATGGTATTGTACAGAAGATGGCAAGTCATCGAGTGTTGCACATTGGATGGATGAGAATGGATTCAAGGATAACGGTGGGGTAATGAATCACGAGACATTAACAAGTCTAAGTGGTCGTACCGAACCATTCACTGTAGATTATGCAGGATTTGGGTGGATGTTAATTCGGAAGGGAGTATTTGAGGATAAGGGATTACCATATCCATGGTTTGCACCTAAGATGCAAGTATTTGAGAGTGGTGAAGTGCAGGACATGTGTGGCGAGGATGTCAGTTTTTGTTTAGATGCAAAGAAAGCTGGTTTTAGTATTCTCTGTGATCCACGCATTCGTGTCGGACATGAAAAGACTCGTATTATTTGAGGTAAAGAATTATGGCAATGCGAAGTAAGACTGGCGATTTAATTGTACCAACTCCCAAGAACACAAGACAAGGTGCTGGGAAACATACAAAGTATGCTGCCAGTTCACGTAACAAAGCTCGAAAGCGTTATCGAGGACAAGGGAAAGGTTAAGTGTTTATGAGAGTGTCTCAATGGGGCGCTCTCATTTTTTTATATAGGGGTTTATACGGCGCGACGTAGCTCTTTGATAAATACATCTGAGCAGCGGGATAGAAACCCCATACAAAAGTTCTTACAGTAGTATCTCGGAGACTATTATGGGCAATTCACCAGTTGACAAAAGCAAAAATTTTATTGAATCAGGAATGACACTAATTACGGAAGTAAGTAGTGATAAGTACTTGAAGCAGAAAAAATCTGAAAAAAAGGGAATAAATAAAAAAGAAGATTTATAAATTTAAATGCCACTAGAAAGGGTCAGTAAGGGGTTTAAGGATATTAGTTTATCATTTAAGAAGAACCCATTAACTGATGATATATTTCCAGTAAAGAATGAGACTGCAATTGCCCGAAGTGTTCGGAATATTGTGTATACCCAATTTGGTGAGAAATTTTTTGACTATGATTTTGGTACGGATGTTACCGCATCATTGTTTGAGAACATAGATACCTTTAGTGCAAACATCCTCAAAGATAAAATTGAGAATTCCATTATAAATTATGAACCAAGAGTGAAATTAATCGAAGTTGATGTAGGTTCAGATTATGACAATGGTGAATTTAATGTATCAATTGTATATGAAATCATTGGGATTGATATTAATTCACAAATCCAGCAGTTAGAATTTGTTTTACAGCCAACTAGATAAAGAAGATGTCACTTATCAATTTTACAAGTTTAGATTTTGAACAAATTAAGGAATTATTAAAAGATTATTTAAAATCAAATTCGGACTTTACGGATTATGATTTTGAAGGTTCAAACTTATCGACTATCATTAATTTACTTGCATACAATACGTATATCACATCGTATAATGCAAATATGGTAACAAATGAAGTTTTTATTGATAGTGCAACATTAAGAGAGAATGTAGTATCATTGGCAAAGAATATTGGATATCTGCCAAAGTCAAGAAAAGCTTCATCTGCAAATATAAGTTTTAATGTTGATGCAACTAATATTGTACCTGCACCTTCAACGATCACCTTAAGAAAAGGACCTGTTGCAATATCCAGTGCTGGTATTGGAAATCAATCTTATGTGTATTCAATATTAAATGATATCACTGTTCCTGTCGTAAACGGTATTGCATTATTTGATAGCATAAAAATATATGAAGGAACTTTCTTAAGTTCTTCTTTTACATTTTCTACAAGAAATCCAAGGCAGAAATTTCTATTACCAAATGTCGGTATCGATACTGATTTAATCAATGTATCTGTAAAGAATAGTGAGCAATCAACTACTTCAACAACATATAATCTATATACTGATATTCTAAACTTACAAAATAACTCAAAGGTTTTTTATATTCAAGAGTCATCAGATGAGAGATATGAAATCTTCTTTGGTGATGGAATTTTTGGTGATAAATTAGATGATAGTAACTATATTACCGCAGAGTATATCACATCTCATGGAGAAGCTGCAAATGGTATAAGTGGATTTGCATTTACTGGTAGTTTGTATTATATACGAAATGGTGCAGAATATAATGCTACACAAGGCATATCTGCAATATCAACTATTTCCCCATCATATGGTGGAACATCTATCGAATCTGTAGAGTCAATTCGAAAGTATGCGCCAAGAATATACGGCACACAAAATAGAGCTGTTACTGCACAAGATTATGAGGTATTAATACCAAGTAAAATATACCCAGAAACTGAGTCAATATCTGTATTTGGTGGAGAAGAGTTAGTTCCTCCACAATATGGAAAGGTGTTTATCAGCATTAAACCAAAAACTGGAGATTTCCTATCAAACTTAGCAAAGCAAGAAATTAAGCTTAGGTTAAAGAAATATGCTGTCACAGGAATTGTTCCTGAGATACTTGACCTCAAATATCTCTACATTGAAGTTGATTCAAAAATTTATTATAACTCAAATCAAGTAACTGATTTAGATGTATCTACTATTGTTCAAAATAATGCAAGTAAGTATGCAAATTCATCTGAATTGAATCGTTATGGATCTAGATTTAAGTATAGTAAATTCCTAAAGATTATCGACGATAGTCATCAAGGTATTACATCTAATATTACATCAATTTCTATTAGAAGAGATTTAAGACCAGTTTTAAATAGTTTTGCAGAGTATGCTATTGGATTTGGAAATAGTTTTCATATAAAATCTACTGATGGGTATAATCTTAAAACAACAGCATTTAAAGTTGATGGTATAAACTCAGATGTATACCTAAGTGATTTACCAAATGCTGACTTAGAGACAGGATCTCTATTTTTGTTCACACTACCATCAGAGAATTCTTTGACACCAACAATTGTAAAAAGGAATGTTGGTACCATAAATTATGGTAATGGAATTATTATTCTCAATCCGATCAATATAACAGGAGCTATGTTAAAGAATGGGCAATCTATAATTGAAATGTCACTGTGCCCAAGCTCAAACGACGTAATTGGTTTGCAAGATCTTTATTTGCAACTAGATACTAGTAATAGTATATTTGAAACTATCATTGATAATATATCATCTGGATTAGATCCATCAGCATCAAACTATATCGTATCATCAAGCTACGGTTCATATTCTTTAGTTCGTCCAAGTAGAGTATAATTAGAAACATGTCTCAAAGAATTAAAATCAGTCAGGTTTTAAAGAGCCAGATTCCAACATATGTTCGTGAAGAATATCCTCTTTTTGAAGAGTTCTTGCAGCAGTATTACACTGGTCAAGAGTATCCTGGTGGTCCATATGATTTAATTCAGAACATAGACAAGTATGTAAAGTTAGACGAACTGACCAATTGCACAGAATCTGCAATTTTACAGGGAGATATTGGGTTTGGTGACAGAACGATAAGAATCAATCCATCCACTTCCTATACTGGAACAAATGGATTTCCAGATGCCTATGGACTTCTCAAGATAGATGATGAAATTATCACATATACGGGAAAAACTCGTTTCTCGTTTACTGGATGTGTGAGAGGATTTAGTGGTATTTCTGGATACAGAGATCAAGATAAGATGGGAGATCTTACATTTGAATCTACAAATATCAGTAAGCATGCATCCGGTGCAACTATTCATAATCTCAGTTCATTATTTTTAAAAGAACTATTACTTAAATTAAAACATCAGCTTTTACCTGGACTAGAAAATAAAAAATTTGACTACTCAGTTGATGAAAATATCTTTATTCAAAATAGTAGAGATTTTTATTCATCAAAAGGAACTGAAGTTGGATTTGAATTACTATTCAAACTATTATATGGAGAGAAAGTTGAAATCCTAACTCCTAAAGATTTTCTCCTTACCCCATCAAATTCCAACTATGAGACATTCGATGAAATAATTTTGGAAGTTATTTCTGGAAATCCCGATAAGCTAAGCCTATCTACACTATGTCAAGATCCATACAAAGATATAATAGGAGAAGCATTTGCACCAATTACAGGTGTTGAAAAAATAGATGACTCAAATACTGGAGAAATATATTATAAAGCAAAGTTAGACTCTGGTCTTGGTTCTAACAGAGATAGTGGTTTAAAGAGTTCTATCTATGGAGACTTTAAAGTACATCCACAAACAAGAGTTATTGGCAATATAGAGAGTGGCGCAACAACAATTACTGTAGATTCTACTATAGGTTTCCCAGAAAAGGGTGAGATATATGTAACTTATGACAATTTAAGTAACGGTGTGGTGTCTTATAAGATGAAATCTCTCAATCAATTCTTTGGTTGTAGAAATGTTTCATCAAAAATTTTAGATGCGACTCCAGTTAGTATCAATACATTTGCATATGCAAAGTCTGGTGACGATACTATTAAGGTAAGAATTCACTCAATACCAGAAAAAGTAGAATTTCCTGATGATACCTATGGTTATCATAAAAATCTTTCAGTCAAATTCAAGCACTTGGGATATTATGAAGAAGATTTTAAGAATGATAACTGGATTTACAACACTTCTCCATCGTTTGATATTAAAAATATTGATTTAATTGCTGAGTTTGATAATAGTTACCAAATAATTCTAAAAAATTCTCACGATTTCATAGTGAATGACCAATTTGAGGTAATTTCCACATCTCAAGAAATTGTTTCGGGCAAAATAACTGATATTATATCAGAAAAAGTGATTTCAGTACGCTGCAATTCCTCACTAGATGCAAATTATGTAAAAATTAAGAGAAATATTCTTAAATATGATGATAATTATATCACAAATGTTCAAAATTTATACAAACATAATGAAGAAGAGGAATATTTGATAGCATCATCATCAATTCCTTCAAATTTAAGAGAAAATGCCGAGAGAAAATTGTATTTTTCTGGAAATTTTCAAGAAGGAGAAGAAATTTTCGCAATTTCAGACATAAATGATCATGGATTTTACACTGGAGACTCAGTTTTCTATAAACCAGAGGTAGAAGTGCAAAGAATTGAAGATTCTGATGCATCTTTAGATGGATTTACTGTTGTTGAGAGAACATTATCATCTTTATTTGATCCTGGGCAATATTTTATCAAAAGAATTTCTTCAACTGAAGTAAAATTTGCACTCAGTCTCTCAAATATTGAAAATTCTATATTTATTTCTTTAGATTCTGATAAAATTGTTAATAATAATACACTTGAACCATATGAATTAAGAGAAAAGTCTTTAGATAACCAAAATTTACTTAGAAAATTAAAAAATCCAGAAAAAATTTCAAAAAAAGTGGAAACAAGTCCAGGTTTTACTGGAATAATGATAAATGGTGTAGAAATTTTAAATTACAAATCTTTTGATTGTATAAAATTTGGAGAAATTGAGAAAATTGACGTACTTTCTCCTGGATTTGACTTTGATGTTATAAATCCGCCAGATTTGACAATTTCTGATAAATTTGGAACTGGTGCTGAAGCACTTTTAGATGTATCAGGATCTTTAAGTGAGCTTAGAATTATAAATCCTGGATTTGATTACCAAGAATCACCAATCGTAACAATTACTGGTGGAAATGGTTCTGGGGCATTAGTATCTCCAAATATGGTGAGATCTAGACATTTTGAAAAATTCAATTCTGTGGGAATTTCAACTACAGACAATAAAATTATATTCTCCGGATATCACAAATTTAAAACAGGAGAACAAGTTGTTTATATAACAAATGACCAGCAGTCTGTCGGTGGATTATCTAATGGTTCAAATTATTTTGTGGAATCCAAAGATGAATATACAATTTCTCTATACAATACAAGAGATGACTCTATTTCAGGTTCAAATCCAGTAAATTTAACTGCATTGGGTGTTGGTGATCACATTATCGAATCTATAGAGAAGAAATTTACAGTCGAATCTTTCAATATTCTTAATTCGGGTCAAAATTACCAAAATAAGAGAAGAGCAATAAGAGAAAATAATGTAAATTTACAGAAAAAATGCATTACCCTCCAAAATCATGGATATGAATCTGGGGAAATAGTAGAATATGTTTCATCAACTGGAAGTACTATTGGTGGATTGGAATTAAGTAAAGAATATTACGTGAAAAAGTTAAATGATGACGAGTTTAAGTTATCTGAAGTTAGTGAAAGTGATGATGAACAGAAAAACTACATTGAAGGAAAGTATGTAAATCTGAGTTCAAAAGGCAGTGGCATTAGCATATTTAATTACCAAAAAATTAGAGTAGACATCATAAGTAAAGTTGGTATTTCTTCTATTGGTGGAGAAACATTTGAAGTTGTTGTTCAACCTATTTTCAGAGGAGAAATTTCAGGAGTACATGTATCTTCTGGAGGTGTTGGATATGGATCTTCTGAGATAATCAATTATAATAGAGATCCAATTGTTGAATTTAACTTTGGTGTCAATGCTCAAGCAAAAACAGTAGTAAACAACGGAGAAATTGTAGATGTAGTCATATTGAATCAGGGTAGTGGGTATACCTCTCCACCAGATTTGATAATTATAGGTAATGGTACAGGTGCAGTTTTAACTCCTATAATTGAGAACGGATTTTTACGAGATATTAATGTAATAAGTGGTGGATTTGGATTTACTCAAGAAACTTTTGTAAATATTGAACCTTCGGGACAGGATGCAAATTTAAATCCAATAGTAAAATCCTGGAGTGTCAACCTTTTTGAAAAAAATATATCAAATGTAGAATTTGACGATACTGTTCTTTCTAATGGAGTTGATTCCAGTAAAGGTCTGCAATCTTCTTACATATATGCTCCAAGAGGTCTGAGGGAGACTATACATTCTATAGATTCTAACGGAGAAAAATTATATGGGAAAAAAGATTTAAGGAAATCAAATAATATTGAAGTATCTTCAATAAATCACTCTCCAATCATTGGTTGGGCATATGATGGCAATCCAATTTATGGACCATATGCATATTCCAAAAAAGATGGTAGAGGTAGTATCACTCAAATGAAATCTGGATATAAACTGAATATAAAACAGGGGAGACCACCAACATCTATATTTCCAGAAGGATTTTTTGTAGAAGACTATGATTATGTAAACTCAAGTAGCGAAGATATTCTAGATCCAAATAATGGAAGATTTTGTATAACTCCAGATTTCCCAAATGGGACTTATGCCTACTTTGCAACACTAAATCCAACTACGGTAGAATCTTCTGGACCATTTATTAAATACAAAAAACCAGAATTCCCATATTTGATTGGAAACTTCTATCAAAGTAGTCCAATAAAATTCAACTTCGAAAGAAATTCAAATCAGAACCATTTCAATTTTAATAAGAGTTGGGCTAGAAATACAAAACCGTACAATTTAAGTAATTCTGGAAAGAATTACGATTATCTTGATGTACCAAGTGATAATTCACAAAGACTGGTAATAGAATCTATTAAACCGGGAGAACTCGATTCTATTATTGTAAAAAATCCTGGAGACTATTATAAGGTTAATGATAGAGTATTATTTAATGATGTTGATAGTGGTGGATCAAATGCATCAGGAAGAGTTTCTCATGTTAAAGGAAAATCTGTAGAATCCATAAGATTTGAAACAGTTCAATCCGATAATGTTGAAGTATCATCTTTAAATCAAAAAGATACATACCTCATAACTTCCAATACACCACATGATTTGGGAAATAATGATATAATTAATATTTCTGGAATTTCTTCAAATTTTAATCTTGAAGGAACATATATTGCAAGTGTAAATCCAATAAATTTAAGAATATCTGAATCTATTCAAGATTCTGGTCAGACTGGTATTGTCACAATCTTTAAAGTATTGGGAAACAATGCATTATCTGAAGTGAAAGAAAATGATATTTACCAAATTGACTCGGAAAAAGTAAAGGTATTGAATATCAATAAGACTCAATCTTATATTAGGGTCTTAAGAGAATTTGATGGGACATCTGGAGATTCCCATACAATATTTTCCAGATTATCTGAAATTCCCAGAAGATTAAAAATCAAATCTAAGGAAAATTATATAAGCCAGCAGAATAAAGAAATATATTTCAATCCAGTTCAATCGATTGGAATTGGAACTATTTCTGGTATTGGAATCGGCACGACGATTAGCACTGATGATGGTTCTTTGTATATCCCAACTAAATCAATATATCTTAAAGATCATGGATTAAGAACTGGAGATCTAGTTAAGTATAAAATAAATTCTGGTACAGGTATTATCGTATCAGAAGAAAATGTCGGTATTGGATTTACTTTAAGCAACAACCAAAATCTCTATGTTGCTAGAATTTCTGAGGATCTAATCGGCATATCTACCGTTAAGGTAGGGATAGGATCTGAAGGTTCTTTTGTGGGCATTACAAGCGATTCTGAAGCGTCTAGAACGCTATTTTTCAATGATGTTGGGACTGGGATTTACCACAGTTTTGAGACAACATATGATAATTTGATCGGAAATATCTCAAAAAATGAAATCTATATTAATACTGTAGAAAATCACGAGTTATCAGCAGAAGATGGGATTGTTCTTTCTGTAAATCCAAAAGAATCATTTACACATATTATTTCATATAATGATGATACTAGAAGAATGATCTTAGATAAAAAGTCATTCGATCAAGGAGATGTAGACACTCAGATGAGTTCGATTACAATTTCAAATCATGGATTATTCACAGGGGATAAGATCATATACACTTCATCAAATCCTTCTGATGGATTGTTGAATAACCAGATTTATTATGTAGTATTTGTTGATAGTGATACTATAAAATTATCAGATACTTACAACAATTCACTATCTCACAAAATCGTAAGTATTTTAACATCTTCTTCTGGCGAGATTGGATCTGTAAATCCAAAATTAAGTATTTACAAAGATTCTACATTAATATTTGATATGTCAGATCCATCTCTTTCATATTTAAGACAATCTGTAAGATATTCTGCATTTGAACTGAATTTCTATCTTGATAGGGATTATGAAATGATTTGGCAAGAATCTATTTTGAATGCAAATAGAGTAGGAAGACCAGGAATAGATTCTGATGCCAAAGTGACATTGTCAATAAGCGATGAAACACCTAAATTTTTATATTATAGACTTGACCCAATAATTGAGAATATTCCTCCAGAATCCAAACTTGAACTTTTTGTAGACGACGAATTATTAGATTCTTCTTCGATAATTGTTAAGGATAGTAATTATAATGGAGTTTATAATATAGAGGTATTGTCAGAAAAATCATTTAAATTTAATACTAAAAAAATTGTAGAAAGTGAAAGTTATGATCCAGATATTTCTGATATAAACTATGCGACAACGTCATTAACAGCTTCTGGACCAATTTCTAAAATTTTTGTATCTAACAAAGGGAAAAATTATAGAAAACTTCCTAAAATTTCATCAATAGATAGTCAGCTTGGTGAAAATGCTGTTTTAGAACCATTAAGTAATTCTATAGGAAAAGTTAATAGTGTAAGGATTTCAAGTGTAAAGAAAAGTTATCCTTCTGACGAGACTCTTAGACCAACTGCATGTTTAACTCAAATATTAAAGGTTGATCCACTATACACTATCGACTCAATATCAATTTCATCAAATGGAAAACCTTATTTAGTTGCCCCTAAGTTGATCGTTAAAGATTCCACCAGAAATGAAGTTATTGATGACTTAGATTTAAATTATGACTTGGAAAATTCTTCTATAGAGGTATTAAAAAATACAACCAGACTTAGCAATTCTGAACCAATAATAATTCCCACCCAAAATAGCAATGGAGTCGGAATTAGTACAATATCATATAATGAAGCAACTAATGATGTTACAGTTTCTTTAAATGTTCAGTATAGTGACACCGAATCTTTTCCAGTAAAAGTTGGAGATAGATTTTTAATAGAAAATGTAATCAATAAAACTTCTGGACGTGGATTCAATTCCAAAGATTACAATTATACTTTATTTGAAGCAATATCTACAGTAGAAAATATTGGATCTAGTTTATACGGATCAGTAACATACAATATATCCGATCTTATAGAAATTGGCGATACTATTGGACAATTTGATGATACTAGATCTTTTGGAAAATTAATACCAGAGTCATATTTTCCAGTATTTTCAACTACACTTAGGAAAAGTGATTTTTTAACAAAAGAAACCTATAAATTACATGAAAATATAAGAGGAAAAGATCACTCTGGAACTATTGAGTATTGGGACTCGGAAACTGGTGTTATGCACATATCATCAAGTGATGATTATGAGGTTGGATCTTCAGTTAAAGGAATTTCATCCAAAGCTGAAGGGATAGTTACAGAGTCTATTAGAATAAGTCCATATTTGCCTTTAAACTCTTCTTTAAGTGTTAAAACAAGCTCGAAAACGGAATCTGGATTTTTAAACAATAATCTGCAAAAAATTCAAGATAGTGACTACTACCAAAAGTTTTCATACTCTGTTAGATCAAGAGTAGATTATGATACTTGGAATGATGATGTATCTCCTCTAGCACATACGACAGGATTTAAGAAATTCTCAGATTATCAATTGGAGTCTTTTGTAGAAAACCCAAACTCTATGATTGTCGGTCTATCTACAGGAACATTTGAGCAAATTAATAATTTAATTGGCAAATGTAATTTGAATTCTGTATTTGACTTTGATTTGGCATCTGAAAATAATATAGACGGTGCTTCTACGAAGATAGTATTTAATAGTAAAATCTTAGGAGATTATTTTGAATCAGTTGGAAATAGAGTATTAGAAATTGACAATATATCTGAAGAATTTAATAGCAATCCAAGAGCAGATGAGTTTAGTGAGATAGCACCATTTGTATTTTCAGAAAGAAGATTTGGAAAATATTTAACATATGTAAAAGATAAAAGATTCACACAGCAGAGGCAATTGATGGTCGTAGACCTTTTGCATGATGGTTCCGATGCATATATGAATCAATATGCAAGAGTTGAAACCGCATACGATTTGGGATCTTTTGATTATTCAGTTTTCGGTGATAGGGGACTTTTGCTATTTTATCCAAACAAAACTGAGATAAACAATTACGATATAACAGCAGTTTCTTTCAATTTAGATGAAACACTTCAATCAACAGGTACTGGTGAGATAGGTGGAGCATTATTGACGACTTCTACAGAGAGTATTGAAGAAGAAGAAACAACTACCATCTTTGAAATAGATGACACCTATACTTCATTTAAAATTCTTGTGGAAATTGATCCAGATCCAAGCGAAAATCAAGAATTTGAAGTTACTGAAATGAATATCGTCAAGATAGGTTCAGATATTCATATTTTAGAAAGCACAAAGATATCAACAGATCTTCAGGTAACTAGTTCTGTTGGATTTGGGACATATCGTGCGTATACTGAAGATTCTAAAATAAAAATAGATTTTACACCAAATCAAAATATTACTATAAATTCTGGTGTTGCCAATTCTCTTGTAATTGCATTAAAAGATTTTAGCTCAACTGATAATGGATTTTCAGATTTGAAGTTCGGTAGAGTAGAATCAAAAACAACATCAATAGCAGCATCTGCATCTCCACAACCAGAAGTTATTGCTGAGTATCAATCTTCAGATGGATATGATGCGGCATATTTCATAGTTCAGATTTCAGATACTACAAATAATACTGTAGAATTTTCCGAAATAATACTAGTTGATACCTATCAAGAGGAAGTACCAACATATGACACATATCAAACTCAATATGGAATCATATCTAATGGAGAAACTGTTGGGACAATAAGTTCTAGAATAATATTTGACACTTCTTACAAAACTCAATTAATTTTTACACCAATTCAAAATATTGATGTTCATGCAAATGTTTTCATGACTGCGATAAACATCTCAGATGAGAGCAAAACTAACTTGGATGCAATTGATGGATTGGTTAGCAGTTTTTCTGGATCTTATGAAGGAACTCACGCTGACATCAAAAAATCATTTGATATGACAAATGGAGGATCTCCTATTTTTGAGAATATATTCAGTGGGGAAGATTCATCTGTAGTCGATGTATCTAATCACAGTATAAACTTGCAAAATCATTTCTTTGTTACTGGAGAATCACTAACATATAATTCAAATGCTTCAGGAGAAAGTAATAGTGTATTTGAGTCTATAGAAATTGAACCAACAGATTTTGTTGGTATTGGTGTGACTAATAGATTGCCATCTAGTGTATTTGCAATTAAAGTCACAAATAATGTTATAAAATTAGCTTCTACCCCAGAGAATGCGTTAAAAGGAACTCCAGAGTTTATTAGATTCGCAAACGTGGGTATTGGTTCTGACCATAAATTAACATCTAATAACCAAAATTCTAAAGTTTTAGTTACAATTGATAACGTTATTCAATCGCCAATATTCTCAACAACATTGAATAAAACTAGTGTAAGAGATATACTTATAACTGATGATAAAGTCCTTGTAAATGATGTAAGTGGATTATTTGGAGGAGAATTGATTCAAATAAATGATGAGGTTATGTTGGTTGACAGTATTGGGGTCGGAACAACAAATGCTATTCGCGTTAGAAGATCTCAATTAGGTACTGGAATTTATTCACATACATCTGGTGCAGATATAAGGAAAGTGGGTGGAAATTATAATATTGTTGATAATAAGATTAACTTTGCCGAAGCTCCATATGGAAGAGTTCCCATAGGTTCTCCAACAAATGATCCAGAAGATAGAGATTGGACAGGAATATCTACAAGTTCAAATTTCAATGGTAGAGTATTCTTAAGATCTGGAATTCCAAATACCTCTGAGGAAACATATAATAAGAATTATGTATTTGATGATATCTCACATCAATTCAATACTATAAACAACCAGTTCACTTTAAAACATGATTCGTCTAATGTAAGTGATATTCCCAATCCAATTCTTCTAATTAATGATATATTCCAATATCCAGATTCTGTAAACTACAGTCTCGATCAAAATTTGGGAATATCTACGATCACATTTGACGATTCTGGAGACAATACGATATCAATTCCAAGAGGTGGATCTATAATTTCTGTTGGTTCATCACAGGGATTTGGTTATCAACCATTAGTTACTGCTGGAGGTTCTGCTGGAATTGCTTCTGATGGAACAATAGAATCTATTTCTGTTGGAAATACTGGATCTGGTTACAGATCTGGAATACAAACAGTCAATGTATCTGTATATAATGACTTTAATGATATTGAAGTAGTTGGAAGTGCAAACGTATTAGATGGACATGTAACTGATTATGTTGTTACTAATCCAGGTAGTGGTTACACTTCCACAACTCCACCAAAAATTATTGTAGATGCTCCATTGAGTTATAACAATATTCCATTAGTATACTCTTCAACATCTTCTGGATCTGGTATAGGGACAGGTGCAGTTGCTGATATTATTGTTGGAAATGATTCTAAGGTAATTGATTTTACTTTAACAAATTCTGGATATGGATATGAAATTGGTGAAGTATTGACATTGCCATCTGGATCTTCTGTTGGCATACCTACTACAACAGGATTCCAAGAATTTATCATAACAGTAGATAGAACTGTCACAGATAAGTTTAGTGCATGGTCATTGGGGGAATTGGTATTGTTGGATAATATTGAAAAGTTTATTGACGGAACTAGAAAAATTTTCCCATTAACAAAATCCAATATATCACAATCAATTATATCTGGTGAAGGATCGAGTGTTGATGTTCAGAATGTATTGATTGTATTTGTAAATAATATCCTGCAAATACCTGGAGAAGGATATATATTCTCTGGAGGAAGTCTCATAACATTTACAGAGCCTCTAGAACTTGGAGATACTGTAGAGATTTTATTCTACAGAGGAAGTGGGAATATTGATGTTATAAAGAGAAATATTATTGAAACGGTTAAAAGAGGAGATGAGATTCAAATAATAAACGATCCATCTGTTGGTCAAAATTCTCACCTAAAGGAAGATACAAGAATTGCTGAAAGTGTAGAGTCAACAAATATTATTAACACCAATGCATATTTTGGACCAGGAAACGTCAGTAATGAAGATTTATTAAGACCAGTAATATGGACCAAACAAACTGAAGATAAAATAATTAATGATCAAGAGGTTGGTAAAGATAGAGAACTTTATGAACCTTCTATAAACCCAGTATCATATTTAATAAATCCTGTTGGTGTTGGTCAAACTATAATTTATGCTGATACGCTGAGACCTGCATTTGACAACGTCAGTGAGAATGATAAAGACACATCGTTCCAAAATGAAATAACTCTTCTGTCACAAACTGAAGTAAAAACTGAGAATTGTAAGGTTGAACAATATTCTGGAGATTTTGGTGTTGTTGTTGGGTTCGCCGTAACAACTGATCCCCATAATAGAATGATATTTGATTTACAGATACCGGATGATTCTATTATGAGAGATGAGTCTTTAGTTGGAACAGCAGTTACTGTCAGTCAATTATCTTCGGGGGATTATTTTACAATAAGTTCATCATTAATAACTCCAGAATCAAGTTTAGTTCCTTTGATCTCATATGATACTAACTTTAATATAGTTGGTATGACTACAAGCTTTATCGATTCTACATTTTTTGTAGAAGATGCTGAAATAATTTCTAGAAATATTGATGGTGTCCAAACTACACTTAAAAGAGTTTCTTGCAGAATAAATCGCTTTGATAGTACTACGGCACCAACAGTATATTCAGGTGATTTAGTTTCTTCAGGATATCTGGGGTCTTTTAGTTGGGGTAAAATTATTTTGAAAGAAAGAACAAAACAGAACACATATGATCCATCATCCTTAAATGGATATGTTGGCATATCTTCATCTACAGTAATAAGAAGATCTATCCCTCTACAATATATTAATTATTTGCAATAAATATTAATAAATATTGTATTATGAAGTTTTTTTGTAAAGAATTCAATAGTATAAATGAAGCAATCAATATACACTTGAATTGTATTTTTGTAGCGATCCCTAAAACAGGTACAACATCAATTAGAGACCAATTGGCAAGTAATGGCAAAAATTTTATACCAAATCCACATCTAACTTTAAATCAACTCAGGGATATAATATATCCATATCTCCTTAGATGCAATCTTGGTACAAATTCAAGTCACCCAACATCAGATTTTCACCCATCAGATGAAGACCTTCGGATAGCTTCGCAGAAAATATTCGACGAGATGTATAAATTTGGATCAGTGAGAAATCCTTGGGCAAGAGTATATTCTTTATACACTCGCAGAGAAGGAGTAGGTTGTCGGGATGAAATGACATTTTCTATGTTCATAGATAGACTCAGTTTTTCTAGTGATACTTGCATACATCCATTGAAAACAAAGTGTCAGTTAGATTGGTTTGAGGATCGTGAAGGCAATATAATTGCCGATTACATTTATAAGGTAGAAGAGATAGATAGGGCTATAACCAGAATTAAGGAAGAGACTGACGGGAAGATATGTATTAAAAACCAGTATTTGAATAGAGTAAACAAGGCAGATAAATACAAAGAAGTTTACTCTGACTACAATAAAAAAGTTGTGGCAAAACTTTTTGAAAAAGACATCGACTACTTTAAGTATACCTTCTAAAAAAACCAGTCGATTAGTATAATAAATAAATAAAAAACTTTGTCTAATGGCTGCAATAATTACAGATCAAATTAGAATTTTAAATGCAAAGAATTTTGTAAACGAAGTAAAGTCTTCAGATAATTCATATTATTCATTTATTGGTCTTCCAAATGCTACTGATTTTCAGTCAGACTGGAATGTAAGCCCACCTTCACCAAAAGATAGTTTTGATGAAGAAAACAATTATTGGGATACTATGATTGCTTTGAAGAAAATAAACTCTTCAGATGTGAGGCAGGTTGTTATAAGAAGACTGTGGAATTCTGGAACAACTTATGACATGTACAGGCATGATTATAGTAGATCAAATACTGCTAAAATTTCTGGTGCAACTAACTTATACACATCATCTTTTTATATTATAAACAGTGAATATAGTGTTTATATTTGTTTGCAAAATGGAACAAGTCCAGACAATCTAAATGGAAAACCATCATTAGATGAACCATTGTTTAAGGATTTAGAACCAAGAGCTGCTGGAAGTAGTGGTGATGGTTATATTTGGAAATATCTTTATAGTATTAAACCAAATGATATTATTAAATTCGAGTCTACAGATTTTATCCCAGTTCCTGATGATTGGAGTACGAGTACAGATAATGCATCCGTTAGAGATAACGCCATTGATGGTTCAATAAAAACATCTGTTATTTTAAATCGTGGAGAAGGTGTTGGTCCTATAGGTGGAACGGAGTATACTAGAGTTCCAATTAAAGGTGACGGAGAAGGTGCTGAGTGTACTATCATTACAAATAATGATAGAAGGGTAGAATCTATAACTATTTCAAATCAGGGATCAAATTATACTTTTGGAACTGTTGATTTAACTGCAGGACTAGTACCTGAGGGAACAGTCAATCCAGAGTTTGATGTAATCATGTCTCCACAAGGAGGACATGGTGCAGATATTTACAGAGAACTTGGAGCGTATAATGTACTCTTATATTCTAGAATTGATAATGATTCGTCAAACCCAGATTTTGTAACTGGAAATCAAATAGCTAGAGTAGGAATTGTAGAAAATCCAAAGCAGACTGATAATTCTATATTGAGTTTGGATAAGGCAAGTGCTGTATATGCACTTAAGCTTACAGGTATTGGTTATAGTTCTGCATCTTTTGCATCAGATTCTATTGTAACTCAAACAGTTGGGACTGGTTTAACCGCTGTTGGTAAAGTAATTAATTATGATCAAGTTACTGGAGTTTTAAAATATTGGCAGGATAGAACATCCTCTGGATTTACTACATCTGGAGATCCTGTAGTAAATCCAGAATTTGGGTTTGAGTCATTAGAGTTCACAAGTCTTCCAGAGTCTGGTGGAAGTTTAACTATTACTCCATCTTCTGGTCAGAATTTGGAAATAGATCCCAGTTTTTCCGGTGTTTCAACGTCAATAAATAATAGAACCTATTACCTTGGCCAAGAATTTTTTAATGGTTTGTCATCTCCAGAGGTGAAAAAATATTCTGGAAATATCATCTATGTAGATAATCGACCATCTATTACTAGATCACAAAATCAAAAAGAAGACATAAAGGTAATTTTGCAATTCTAAAGAGTTATGCCACAGCAAACTAATCTAAACGTAGAGCCGTACTTTGATGATTTTGATTCAAATAATGATTATCATCGAGTATTATTTAAACCGGGTTATCCGGTACAGGCTAGAGAGTTAACAACTCTACAAACAATACTTCAAGATCAGATTGAAAAATTTGGCCAACATTTTTTCAAAGAGGGATCTAAAGTAATTCCGGGGAATACAGGATATTCTCAATTATATTACTGTGTGCAATTAAATAATACTCACTTGGGGATACCAGTTTCTGCATATGCAGACCAACTTGTTGGTACGAAAATTACTGGTCAAACATCTGGAGTATCTGCTTATGTGGATTTTGTTCTTCCTCAAGAAGAATCAGAGGTGGGCAATATAACTCTTTATATAAATTATCTCAGCTCAAGCACTCAAAACAATACGACGCAAACCTTTTTAGATGGTGAGGAATTGGTTTGCAATAAACTGATTGCATCAACTCTTATTGGCAATCCATTTATTCAAGAAGGAACTCCATTTGCAACAACTTTTTCTGAGGATTCTGCTGCAACTGGTTCTGTATTTCAAATTGATAGTGGAGTATATTTTATAAGAGGAAACTTTGTTGAAGTTGAAAAAGAATATTTAATTCTAGACCAATATACAAACACTCCAAACTATAGAGTTGGATTGTTTATTAGTGAGGAAGTTATAACGGCAGATATAGACGAATCTCTAAACGATAATTCTCAGGGATATAATAACTATTCTGCACCTGGTGCAGATAGATTAAAATTATCTGTAAGTTTGTTTAAGAAACCATTAAGTGATCTAGACGATACAAATTTTATTGAGTTAGCAATAATTGAAGATGGAGTTCTAAAGGCAAATAAAAGTTCTTCTTCCAACTCAAATTTAAAAAAGAATATATCTGATAGTTTATCCGATAGAAGTTTTTCTGATTCGGGAAGTTATTATATAAAACCATTTGAGGTTTCTTTAGAAAATTCATTAAATGATAGAGTAGGAAATAAAGGACTATTCACAGAATCACAATTCACTCCTAGTGGAGGAATACCTTCTGATAATTTATCTGTATATAAGATATCCACAGGAAAGGCATATGTTCGTGGGTATGAAGTGGAGACAACATCTCCAGTAATGATTGATGTGCAAAAACCAAGGGTAACAAAAAGTTTAGAAAATCAGTCTTTATCATTTAACACCGGTAGTACGCTATCAGTAAATAGACTTTATGGGGCACCAAATATTGGTATTGGAACATCTTACTATGTTAGTCTTAGATCTGATAGGGTTGGCGCAGCATCCACAACTTTATCTGGAGATGAGATCGGAGTTGCCAGAGTTTATGATTTTAAACTAAAATCAAACTACAATTCTAACAAAGACATAAATGAGTGGTCAATATCACTATATGATTTAAATATATTCTCCACTCTTACCCTTAATTCTGCAGTAACCTTAAGTACACCAACATTTATAAAGGGAAAAAATAGCGGGGCAACAGCATTCCTAAAAAATAGTGTAACAGATAGTACTTCTATTACAGTTTATGATAAAAAAGGAACCTTTGTAGAAAATGAGACGCTGTCATTTGATGGATTAGAATCTAGTAGGGAAATAGTATCTATCGACAATTTTGGCGTATCTAATGTGAAGTCAATATTCTCAACAGATGAGAATGGAGATGTTGATTTCAGTTGCGATACAATTCAGTCCCCCAAAGTGATAGGTAAAGCATCTATAACAGCAGAATCTTCAGGAACAAGCACTATTACTAGTTCAGAGGAAGGATTCCCCAAAAATATATACGTAAATGATTTGCTTCAATATACGATATCTTCTCAAAAGAGAGCAGCCAAAGTTACACAAGTATTAGAAAATTCAATTGAAATTTCTTCAATTACATCTGTAACTGGAGTTTTTGATGGATCTCTACCGACATCAAATATTGATGTAGTTGATTTATCTATTCTAAAGACAAATCTAGACAAATCATCTGACAAATCTCTATTTACAAAACTACCCAAAACAAATATATCAAATATAAATTTAAATAATTCTAATATTTCTATTAGAAAGAAATTTATTGTTAATATAGCAAATAATAGAATAACAACAAATACTACTCCGAATGCTGATATTGGGGAAGAGTTTATGCAGTTTTCTCCATCAAGATACTCATTAATTAGATCTGATGGTAGTATTGAAGAGTTGGATTTTAGCAAAGTTCAATTAGCTATTGATTCAAAATCACTAACCATAGTCAATTTAGGTGCAGATGATACTGGAGCCACATTAATGGCTTCTCTGAAAAAATCTTCACCATCAGCAAAAGAAAAAATAAACAATAAAGTAAGTTCAATAATTATCAACAATTCAAAGTTATTATCATCTGGAGTTGGTAGTACAACATTAAATGATGGATTGGACTACGGCACTAATGGATATGCATTCGGAACCAGAGTTCAAGATGAAATCATTTCATTGAATACACCAGATGTTATCTCTATTCATGGCATATTTGAATCGACAGATGTAGAAGATCCTAGTTCACCAAAACTATTTCTATCTACAATTAATTCTAGTTCATCAACAACATCTGAGTTTATTATTGGAGAAAGAATCGTTGGACAGATAAGTGGTGCTGTTGCAATATTATCTGAAAAAAATGCTGCAGAAGAAATCTCAATCTTATATAAAAACGAGAATAAATTTAAGGTTGGAGAATCTATTGTACTAGAGCAATCTGAGCACTCAGCAAGTATAATTTCAATAGAATCGCCAAGTTTTGATATTACGTCAAATTATACATTCTCTAGTGGACAAAAAAATACATTTTATGATTATTCGACAATAACTAGAAAAAGTGATGTAGAAGAGCCGACAAGAAAATTAAAAGTTTACTTTTCACATGCATCTTATGATTCTACTGATGGTGGAGATATAACAACAGTAAATTCATATTCAAATTTTGATTATAGTAGTGAGATTTCATCTATTGGTGAAATCAGAAATACTGATATTATCGATATCCGACCAAGAGTTTCCAATTTTACTCAAGTAGAAGATCGCTCTCCGCTAGAGTTTATGGGAAGGAGATTTTTGCAGCAAGGAAACACATCTAAAAATATTTTGGCTTCAGGTGAACCAATAGATTTAGATTTTTCTTATCACAGAGGAAGAATTGATAGCATATTCTTAACTAAATCTGGAAGATTTCAAGTTAAATATGGTGTTCCATCAGATATTCCTGAAAAACCAGATCAAGTAGATGGAACTTTAGAAATAGCAACTATTAATCTTCCACCATATCTCTACGATACTAAAGACGCAAGCATCTTAACATCGGAAAATAAGAGATATACTATGAAAGATGTTAAGCATATTAGTGATAGATTGTCAAAATTGGAGAAGGAAACAAAGTTATCACTTCTTGAAACATCTACTGCAAATATGTTTATAGGAGATCAAAATTCTAGTGATAGATTTAAATCTGGATTCTTTGTAGATGATTTTGCAACAACAAAATCACAAGATACTTCTGTCTATATCAATAATAGTATAGATGAGTCAAACAATGAATTGAGACCAAAACACTATACTACGTCTATAGGAATGATTCTAGGACCAGTGGATCAGATTGCTCCAGGAGATGATTTATACTTTTCAAATGCAGAAGGTGTGAATATACAAAGAAGTGATAACTTGATAACCCTAGATTATTCGGAAATCGAGTGTTTATCTCAAACCTTTGCGACAAGAACTGAAAATGTCACTCCATTCACTGTTAGTTTTTGGCAAGGCATGTTGGATCTCAAACCAAGATCTGATGACTGGATTGATGTTAGAAAAGATAAAGAAGTGGACATGCAGGTTGGTTTTGAGCCAACTGTTTGGAATTCATGGCAAAAGAATTGGATTGGTATGGATAATTCCAATATTGATGGGATATCAATTCAAGGAAAGGTTTTAAATAAGATTGATTTGAAATCAAAATCAACAAATATTCACTTTGAATCTAAAAATGTAAAACCAAACACAAGAATGTATGCATTCTTTGATGGAAAAGAAGTAACAAATTACTGCATACCAAAGTTACTTGAAATTTCTATGATTGAAGGAGTTTTTCAGTCTGGTGAAACGGTAGAAGGAAAAGTGATTGCCAATGGTTTAGATCAAAAGACTAGAGAAACTTCATGTATAATTTTCAGATTGGCGCAATTGAACCATAAAGAAGGTCCATACAACTCTCCAGTAAAAGTATATGATGAAAATCCATACAATAACACACAGCTACCTGAAATATATTCAGCAACTTCAACAGTATTAAATGTAGATACATTATCACTGTCAAGTGAATCTGAATCTTCTTACTATGGATTAGTGGAAGTTGGAATGACACTTTCAGGTAGGGATAGTGGGGCACAGGCAGTTGTAACTAATATAAGATTATTATCAGATTCAGCATCCTGTTTACTCGGTAGTTTTTATATTCCAGATTCTACAAGAGTTTCAAATCCAAACTTTGAATCTGGAGAAAAAACATTTACTTTGACCAGTAGTGAAAGCAACGATACAAATGATGTAATATCAAGAGCAGAGAGAACATTTACATCTTCTGGCATAATTGAAACCGTTAATGATAACATAGTATCTGTTCGATCACCACTTGTTCAAGAAAGACCAGAATTTGAATTATCTTCTGTTAGAGATGCTATTGATACTGAACTTGTATCAGGATCATCAACAAGTTCATCTCAAGAAAAAACTATTGCATGGTACGATCCACTTGCACAATCATTTAAAGTGGAAGATGAAACGGGTATTTTTATAACTCGATGCGATATTTTCTTTAGAACAAAAGATGCAAATAGCATTCCTGTTGAAATGCAAATAAGACCCATGAAGAGTGGTGTCCCATCAGAAAAGATTATACCTGGAACTAGAGTTGCAATAAATCCAGAAGATGTTCAAACTTCTGCAGATGGATCTATAGCAACTTCATTTGAATTTAAATCTCCAGTATATTTGGAAGGAGGAAACTCTGAGTATGCAATCTGTTTGAAATCAAATTCAACAAAGTATAGTGTATTTGTTTCTAAAATTGGTGAGTTTGATATAATTTCAGATTCGTATATATCAAATCATTCGTATCTCGGACCACTTTTCAAATCACAAAATACTTCTGACTGGGAAGCAAATTCTTCAGAGAATTTGAAGTTTACGATGTATAGAGCAGATTTCTTAGATTCTGGGACAGTTGAATTTTACAATTCTCAACTTTCTGCACAAAATTGTCAGATTGCTAAGTTGATGCCAGATTCTTTATCATTCAAAGCAAAGAAAATAAGAGCTGGATTGTCAACTGCAGTGGGTTCTTCTGCAGATATGGATAGTTATGCTTTGTCACCTGGAGTTGTCTATTATCAAGACAAAACCAATGCAGCAGCAACACTAGTAGGTACGGCGGCAACAGCTACTGGTACATTGAGTATAACAGATGCTGGATCCGGGTATGATGCAAGTGCAACTGCATTTGATGATATTAATTTGACTACAATTACTGGTAATGGTAGAGGTGCAAAAGCAGACGTGACACTTTCTGCAGGAGAAATCACTGGTGCAACAATTTCTGACGGTGGATCTGGATATAATGTTGGTGATGTGTTGGGAATAACTACTACTGGTTCTGGATCTGGTGCAAGACTTACTATTGCTACTGTTGGAGAGACTAGTGAGTTGATTTTTGATAATGTTCAAGGAGATTTCGTAATCAACCAATCAGACAATAAACTTCAATATAAGAGACTCACTGGAGTGTCTTCGGATATGAAAGATAATAGTGAAGGTCCAGTTTATATCAACAATATTGTAACTGACTCTGATGGATTGCACATCAAGATAAATCACCAGAATCACGGTATGCACTCAAGTGACAATAGGGTAGAGATATTCGGAGTTTCTTCTGATGTTAGACCAACCAAGCTGACATTAGCATATGATTCAGAATCAACTTCTCCAATATCAATAGATGATACTTCAGAGTTTTCAACTTTTGAAAACGTTGGAGTTGGAACCACAAATATAGGATTCCTGTTGATTGAAGATGAAATCATTGAATATAATCAGGTATCTGACACTCAAGTTGGCGGAATCTTGAGAGGTGTTAACAATACTCTCTCCAAATCATACCCATCGGGAACACCTGTTTATAAGTATGAGATTAATGGGGTAAACTTGCTAAGAGTTAATAAAATTCACAACTTCTCAGATGTTGAGGTTGATGATCCAATAACATTTGATTCATATCATATTAAGTTGAATACTGAAGAAGTTTTCAACCAAAATAACGATGATAGAAGCAATGATGCTGGATTCCAGAAATTGCATGCAAATAAAACAAAAACATGTGGAGGATATTTATCAAAAGCAACTCAAAATATTCCATTCGAGATTGTAACTCCCAACATTCATAATTTGAGCATTGAGGGAACGAGCATATCAGCACAATTGAGAACTACAACCGGACAGTCACAAAGTGGAGATGAAGTTCCATTTATAAATACTGGATTTGAAGAGATTTCAATCAATAAACCAAACTATCTCAAATCTCCAAGAATCATATGTTCAAAAGTAAATGAGGATAATAAACTATCTGCAAATATAGGAAATAAGTCTTCAAACCTTAGATTATTCTTGAGTACAACAAATTCAAAACTTACACCAATCATTGATTCTGAAAGAGTAAGTATGATACTTACATCCAACCGTATTAATAACATAATTGAAGATTATGCTGAGGATGGAAGAGTTAATAAAATATTTACAGATCCAACTGCATGCCAATATATCTCGAAAGAGATGAATATTGATAATCCTGCCACTGGATTAAAAATTATTCTAGATGCGGACTTGATGGAAGAAAATGATATTAGAGCATTCTATGCAATCAGCGATTCTGAAGGATTTGAACCAACGTTTGTTCCATTCTCGGGATATGATGATTTGAATGGCGGTAAATCTGATGAGATTATTAGTAAGTCATCGGAATATTCCGAATATACATTCACTGCTGACAGTTTGTCCTCTTTCATTTCATATAGAGTAAAAATTATTATGACTTCTAAGAATCAAGTACAAGTTCCAAAAATTAAGAATTTAAAAGTAATAGCTTTAGCATGATATGAGCGATTTTGAAAGAGATGGTGCAACAAATTCTATTTCAAATAGAAATGCGGAAAAATATAAAGAATACATTTCAAAAAGAAATTCCAAAATCAAAGAGGACAAAAAATTAGACAGATTCAAAATAGATCTTGACAATATACGTGAAGAAATAAACGATATTAAAGAGATGTTAAAAAAGTTGACAGATGGATTATGATGAACTTATCTTAAATGGAAATATGTTAAATTTTGAGCAATTAAAAGAAGAGTGTTTTAAAAATCCACCTCGGCATCCACAATTTAAGCATATGATCCCAATGATTGAAGAATGTGATGACATTGAGGAATTGCGGAAAATGGCATTGTCTTGGTGTTGGTCTGTATTTCATCAAGAAGATTCTAGAAGAGAAATGTATGAAGAACTGAAATATCAAGAGACTGGTATCTGGGGTGACTGCGATATATAAATCATGATAAATACTATTAATAGGTCTATTTTAAGTAAATGTCACAACCATCAAGTAGGTCTGAGTTAATAAACTATTGTAAAAGGCAACTAGGAGCTCCAGTATTAGAAATTAATGTCGCTGATGAGCAACTTGATGATTTGGTCGATGATGCCTTGCAGTATTTTCATGAAAGACACTTTGACGGTGTAATGCAAACTTTCTTGAAATATAAAGTAACTCAAGACGATATTGATAGAGGTAGAGCAAAAGAAGAAAACGGGAATATTGGTGTAACAACTACAACTGCAAGCTCGAATGTTTCTGGTATAGGTACAGTCACATTCTCATATAATGAGGCAGGAAACTATTTACAAATTCCTCCAGCAGTGATTGGAATCACAAAGATATATCACTTTGATGGTGCAAATACTACTACAAATAATATGTTCAGTTTGAAGTACCAAATGTTCCTGAATGATTTGTATTACTGGGGTTCTATGGAAATACTTCAGTATGCAATGACTAAGACATACTTAGAAGATCTTAACTTTTTGTTAACTACTGAGAAGCAAATCAGATTTAACCAGAGAATGGATCGCTTATATATTGATATCGATTGGTCTGCTGTAAAGGCAGGAGAGCACTTGATTATTGATTGCTATCGTCTCATAGACCCAAACGAATATACTGGAGTATGGAACGATTCCTTCTTGAAGAGATATTTGACAGCATTGGTTAAGAGACAGTGGGGGCAGAATCTGATCAAATTCCAAGGAGTAAAACTCCCAGGAGGAGTTGAGTTAAATGGAAGAATGATCTATGAAGATGCGCAGAGAGAAATTGAATTCATCCTTGATGATATGTCAAATACATACGAATTACCACCACTAGATATGATTGGTTGATATGCTAAATCCATTTTTTACTCAAGGAACATCCGGTGAGCAGAATTTAATTCAAGATATCATTAACGAACAGTTAAGAATGTATGGCATAGAGGTTCACTACATGCCAAGATCATTCGTAAGTGAAAATGATATAGTAAGAGAAGTTACTCAGTCTGCATTTACAAACTCATATCCAATAGAAGCATATATTCAAAACTATGACGGGTATGCCGAAAATCCAGTATTACTCTCAAAGTTTGGTATCGAGCAAACTCAGGAAATTACATTTGTAATATCCAAAGAAAGATGGGAAAACTATATCGAACCTCTGATAAAGGATAAACCAAATATTAAGTTATCATCTAGACCAAAAGAAGGGGATTTAGTATATCTTCCTTTAGGTGATAGATTGTATGAAATTAAATATGTCGAACATGAAAAACCATTCTATCAACTCCAGAAGAACTATGTGTATGAGTTGAGATGTGAGTTGTTCCGCTACGAAAATGAAATTATAGATACCGATATTCATGAAATTGATGACAATTTAATCGGAAATGAAATTGATGGTAGAAATGCTGACGGAACTCCAGTTATTCTTGGACCAACTCAGACACTTCTTGTTACAGGTATTGGTATTACTGCTACTGCAACAGCTACAATTGCTGATGGTGGAATTCAATTGGTAACTATAACAAATAGAGGAAGTGGATACTTTGATAATCCAACGGTTGGTTTTTCATCTGCACCTAGTGGTGGAGTTACTGGTATAGCGACCACAAGATTAATTGGTGGCATAAATGTACATAATGCAACTCTTGGAACTCGTTCTAGGTTGGTTCAGAATGTTGATATTGTTAATACTGGTGCAGGATACACAGAAGCGCCTGGTATAAAGTTCTTTGGTAGCGGAGATGGAGCGGAAGCTGTAACTCAAATTGCAGATGGTGTTGTTGGTTCATTTGAGATTACAAATCCTGGTCTTGGATATATAGATCAACCTACCATCACCATTGCCGGTAATTCGACCGTAGGAGCGTCTGCAACCGCTGTAATAGGTGTTGATGGACAAATCACCACAATCAACCTAATTAATGCTGGTGTTGGGTATACAGAGGCTCCTGCGATAACCATATCCAATCCATATTTGGAATCTCAAGGAAACTTCATTTTCAATGAAACTGTAACTGGTTCTGAGAGTGGAACTACAGCAAGAGTTAGAACTTGGAATTATACAAATGTTCTAGAATTGTCTCATATATCTGGAGAGTTCAAAATTGGAGAAATATTGACTGGTTCAGAATCAAAAGCAACACATAGGATTTTATTTGTCGATAAATTTCCAACTGATGATGGTTTTGCCGATAATTATAATATTGAAGCAGAGTCAGATGATATCATTGATTTCTCTGAAATAAATCCATTTGGAACCCCATAAATATTTTATATAAAAGCAATAGTCATGTTTGAGTATTTTTATAACGAAATATTAAGAAAAACCATCATCGCCTTTGGCACGATGTTTAACAATATTTCTATCAAGCACTTTGATAGTAGTAACAATGTGCTTGATGTTGTAAAAGTTCCTCTTGCGTATGGACCAACACAAAAATTTCTTGCAAGATTAGAGCAGTCTCCAGATTTAAACAAATCAACTGCAATCACTCTCCCAAGAATGTCATTCGAATTCAATGGATTAACATACGATTCATCTAGAAAGGTAACTACAACACAGCAGTTTGTATCAATAGACTCTGAAGATGGGTCTGAGTGCAAAAAGACATATATGCCTGTTCCATACACTATGCAATTTGAGCTTAGTATAATGGCTAAGGTCAATGATGATATGCTCCAAATAATTGAGCAAATACTTCCATACTTTCAACCTGCGTATAATATTTCCATTGAGTTAGTTGATGGGATAAAAGAAAAAAGAGATATTCCGATTGTTCTTGATAATATCACAATGCAAGATGATTACACTGGAGATTTTACCAGTAGAAGAGTATTACTTTATACTTTAAAATTTAACGCAAAGACATACTTATTTGGTCCAGTTACATCGGCATCGAAAGATATTATCAAGAAAGCTACTATCAATTATCTGGAAGGTCGATCTAGCACCTCAGCGGTTAGAGGACTTAGTTATTCAGTATCTCCTAGAGCAATTAAAGATTATAATGGAGATGTTGTGACAATAGTATCTAAGGATATTGACGCATCAACCACTATTATTGAAGTTGATGACTCTAGTGTGTTGACAGAAGATTCTTATATTGATATTGAGGGAGAGCAGATATATATTAAAACAATTTCCGATTCAAAAGTTTTGGTAGATCGTGGTAGAGACAAAACTGTAGTCACTTCTCACTTGAGAGGAGCAGCAGTTAAGATCATCAATCAACAGGATGATGTATTGGTTGAAGAAGGTGATGATTTTGGATTTAATGGAGATATATTCTGAATATGACTGATAAATTTGATAAATTGAATGAAACTTTCGACATCGAACCAAAGGAAGTCGAAAGTAAGAAGATAAAAAAGATAGAAGATATTAGCTCATCTGTCGAAGATATTAAAAAAGATTATGAATACACTCGTGGAAACTTATACTCAATTATAGAAAAAGGTCAGGAAGCAATAGATAGTGTTCTTGAATTGGCACAAGAAACAGAACAACCAAGAGCATACGAAGTTCTAGGACAGTTGATCAAGAATGTTTCAGACACTACAGACAAGTTGATGGAGCTTCAGAAAAAATTAAAAGATGTTGAAGAGGAAAGTGTAAAAACAAAAGGTCCATCAACAGTAAATAATGCATTATTTGTTGGATCAACTGCAGAACTATCAAAGTTGTTAAAGAATGGTCTTAAGGATCTTGATAAATAAAACAAGAATATATTTTTTTCAATGGTAGAAGAAAAGTATTGTAGAAGATGCAACCGTAAAGAATTAAGATCTAACTGCAGATATGGCGGTTCTTCTTGGGATAGATTTACTACAGGAGAAGATCCAGATGAGGGAGATGCTGGAGAATCAGGTGGAGTAGGAGAATCTGTTGTTATAAATGATGCAAATGGAAAAGCATTTGCAAATGTAGTGGATATTATCAGAAGCAAGAATATAAGAGATTACTATAATATCTCTGAAGCAGTAAGAATTCCAGCAAAAACTGGACATATGGTTGATGTGTATTTGAATTGGAGAGGAAAATATATTTCAATGAAAATGTTTTTCCCAAATCTGAAAATGCCAAATAAGGGAGAAATTCAAGACGAAATCATAAAAGCATATCCAGGAGCTCGTGTTGTAACTTACAAAGCATCACAGGTAGTTCCCGGACAACCATTCCTGCAAGTTGAAGATATGTCAGGAATGTCTCAGAGATCTGGTGACAAGAGAAGCACTAAGAGTGGTGCAGGTATGACTGCAAAGGGTGTCGCAAAATATAATAGACGCACTGGTGGCAATTTGAAGACTGCCGTGACTACACCCCCATCTAAACTAAATCCAGGATCTAAAGCAGCAAAACGCAGAAAGAGTTTCTGTGCTCGTTCGAAGAGTTGGAATGGTGAAAGAGGTAGAGCAGCACGTCGTCGTTGGAATTGCTGATGAAAACATTAAGAGAATTTATGATAGAGGCAAAGGATGAGACCGAAATTGGTGCTCATACTGGACAATTGGTGCCTAAGAAACAAATGTCTGCTGCAAAGCGACATGAATTTGAAAAGCAGAGAAGAGAGAACTTAAAGAAAAAACCTGGAGACGCTCCTGGTGATAGTAAGTTGATTAAAGCACTCAGAGATCAAGCAAAAAGAGAAGGCAATTATGCCACAGAATCTTGGAGCAAAAAATATAAGAAATCTATTGACTGTAACAACCCAAAAGGGTTTTCTCAAAAAGCACACTGTGCAGGAAAAAATAAACAGAAGTGAATTTAAATTATGACTGATTCTTATCTTGGCAATCCCCTACTTAAGAAGTATGGGACAACACATGAATTTACAGAAGAACAAATTATAGAAATAGTAAAGTCCCAGAATGATCCAGTTTACTTTGCTAATAATTATATTAAAATTGTTTCACTTGACGAAGGTTTAACTCAATTTAGACCATATGATTTTCAGGAGAAATTAATTAATAACTTCCATGAGAATAGATTTAATATTTGTAAGATGCCACGACAAACTGGCAAATCTACAACAGTTATATCATATCTCCTACACTTCATGCTATTTAATGCAAATGTAAGTATTGGTATTCTAGCAAACAAAGCATCAACATCTAGAGAACTTTTAAGTAGACTTGCAACTGCATATGAAAACATTCCAAAGTGGATGCAGCAAGGTGTGATAAACTGGAACAAGGGTAATATTGAATTAGAAAATGGCAGTAAAATATTGGCAGCTTCTACGTCTGCAAGTGCTGTGCGAGGTATGTCGTTTAACATCCTCTTTCTCGACGAGTTCGCGTTCGTCCCAAATCACGTTGCTGATCAATTCTTTGCATCTGTTTATCCTACTATTACTTCTGGTAAAAGCACCAAAGTAATTATTGTTTCTACGCCACATGGTATGAATCATTTCTACCGAATGTGGCATGATGCTGAGAAATCAGTTAGCGAATATGTACCAACTGAAGTTCACTGGTCAGAAGTTCCAGGCAGAGACGATAAGTGGAAAAAACAAACAATTTCAAACACATCTGAATCTCAGTTCAAGGTTGAGTTTGAGTGTGAATTCTTAGGATCTGTTGATACTTTAATCGCACCCAGCAAACTGAAGTCTTTAATATATGAGAATCCAAAGACTATGAATGCCGGTCTTGATGTATATCAGGACCCCATAGAGAATCATGACTATGTAATTACAGTTGATGTTGCTCGTGGAGTTGGAGAAGATTATTCAGCGTTCATAGTTGTAGATATTACAGAATTCCCACACAAAGTAGTAGCAAAGTATAGAAATAATGAGATAAAACCAATGCTATTCCCCAATATTATTTGGGAGGTCGCAAGAAGTTTTAATAGTGCATATATTTTATGCGAAGTTAATGATGTTGGAGATCAAGTAGCTTCAATTATTCAATATGATTTAGAGTATCAAAATCTTCTTATGTGCTCTATGAGAGGTAGAGCTGGTCAAATAGTTGGTCAAGGATTTTCTGGAAAGAAAACTCAACTTGGACTAAAGATGTCAAAGACTGTAAAAAAAGTTGGGTCTCTCAACTTGAAGACATTAATAGAAGAAGATAAGCTTCTTTTCTCTGACTATGAAATTATTTCAGAACTTACAACTTTCATTTCGAAAAAAAATTCCTTTGAAGCAGAAGATGGATGTAATGATGACCTAGCAATGTGTCTTGTCATTTACGCTTGGTTAGTTGCACAGGATTATTTCAAGGAGCTAACAGATCAGGATGTAAGGAAGAGATTGTATGAGGAACAGAAAAATCAAATTGAACAAGATATGGCACCTTTCGGATTTATGTCTGATGGGTTAGAAGATACAGAAAGTTTTGTAGATAAAAATGGTGATCGCTGGCATGTTGATGAATATGGAGATAGTGCTTACATGTGGGATTATCTGTCATGATCAACAGAAAAACCACCAAAGAAAAAGTTATTGATCTAATACGCTTTGTTATTTTTGTTCAATTAATAATAGTAGGAGTAACCATATTCGGTTGCTTTATTGCTAAGTCCAATAAATGTGCAGAAGCGGACAAACAACATATTGCTAATATGATGACTGTTATAACTACCTCTACATTTGCATTGTATGCGGCAGAGAAATGATAGAAGGATTTGATGACAATCAAATTAAACTAGGTCATTTATTACTCACCGATAGGAAGTGTCGGAAGTGTGGTGAGGTAAAGGATCTAGTAGATGGATTTTATAGAACACGTAAAGATAGAGGTCCAGCAGCATCTTCGTATTCATATGAGTGTAAGGAATGTACTAAGAAAAGAGTTATAAAAAGGAGATCAAGTAAAGAATACTCAGAAGATATCTATCCAGATTGGTAGTTCACGTCTAGTTTCCCCGTTGAAACTTGTCCTTTTAATAAATAATTTTTAGTTTAATATAGTTAACGGAGAAACAAATGGCAACTCCACAATTATCTCCAGGATTAGTTTCAAGAGAAATTGATCTAACGGTTGGTAGAGTTGATAATGTAGTTGATATCACAGGAGCATTTGCTGGACCATTTTCAATTGGACCAGTAGACGAACCTATCAATATTTCAAGTGAGAAAGATCTGATTTCAGTTTTTGGAAAACCAAGTGAAAATGATAGTCAATTTGAATATTGGATGAGTGCATCAACATATCTCTCTTACGGGGGAAATATGTCGATTATTAGAACATCAGGAAGCAACCTTAAGAATGCAAATGATGCTGGTGTGTCATCGACTATTAAAAACTATGATGATTATCAGTTGTATCACACAGATGCTAGTGATTACAGTTTCATTGCAAAAAATCCAGGAACCTGGGCAAATGGAATGAAGGTCTGTGTTGTTGATGATTTTGCAGATCAAATCATTGGAATCAATACAGATGATCTTGGATCTGCTGGAGCTGCTGTTGGATATGGAGTTACTGCACCAATAAGCAATGCAGTTATTCCTGGTTCAGGATCAACAACACCATTTAGTGGTCACATCAAAGGTATTATTACCTCGGTGAATGATTCTGCATCATCTGATTCTACGATCACAGTAAAAGTTGTATCTAGAGTATCCAGCTCTGGAGAAGAAACTGCCATGGATTATATTCCAATGAGCAACTATGCAGCATTCTCCTCCAGTGCAAATGTAACATTTGTAGATAATTCTGGATCAACTGCAGGTTCTTCAAGTGTAGAATCTGTCTCTGACTGGTATGATAATCAAACTTTAAGTTTGACTAACAATACAATATACTGGAAATCAATAGCACCAAAACCAACATCAAACAACTATGTTCTTTCCAGACAAGGAAAGAGCGATAGTATGCACGTCGTAGTTGTTGATGATTTGGGAACTGTAACTGGTGTTCGTGGGTCTATTTTGGAGAAGCACCTCGGTCTTTCTAAAGCAAAGGATTCTACTTCTTCTTCAAATGCTCCTCAGAAAAATTACTTTAAAACATACTTAGCTGATTTTTCAGAAAATATCTACTGTGGTGGCAAGAGTATCAATAAAGTTGCCACATCATTTTCTACTGGATATACTCCAACTTCTGCAGAATGGGGAGAAAATGCACAAGGTAGTGTATTTAAATCTGCAGGTAATTTGACATTCACATTTAGTGGTGGAGAAGATTATTCATCAGATGGTGGTATGGATGCCACACTATCAGATTTGATGAATTCATATAGTCTTTTCCTCGATGAAGCAATCTCACTAGACTTTGTCATCATGGGACCAGGTCTTATTGATAGATTTGAATCTCAGGCAAAAGCAAATTATATAATTTCAATTGCTGAGCAAAGAAAAGATTGTATGGCAGTTGTTGGACCACACTACTCCGATTTGGTTGGTCAATCAAACCCAGAGGTACAAACCGATAATCTAATCTCATATTTTGGATCTATTGCATCATCATCTTATGCAGTATTTGATAGTGGATATAAGTACACCTATGATAGATTTAATAATAAATTCCGTTATATTGCATGTAATGCCGATGTAGCTGGTATTATGGCTCGCACAAATTTAGAGTCGTTCCCATGGTTCTCTCCTGCTGGAGAAAATAGAGGTGTTCTCAACAATGCAATCAAACTTGCATATAATCCATCTAAGTCACAGAGAGATAGACTTTATCCACAGAGAATTAATTCTTTTGTAACACAATCTGGAAAAGGAACATTCTTATTTGGAGATAAGACTGCCCTTTCTTACCCCTCTGCCTTTGACAGAATCAATGTTCGCCGTTTATTCTTAACGATCGAGCAAGCACTTGAAAGTGCAGCACAAGCTCAATTATTTGAACTCAATGATGAACTCACAAGATCTTCATTCTTGAATATTGTTGAACCATATCTTCGTGATGTTCAATCAAATAGAGGATTATCTGATTTCGTAGTTGTTTGTGACTCTACAAACAATACTCCAGATGTAATTGATAATAATGAGTTTAGAGCTGACATTTTCCTGAAACCACTTAAATCAATCAATTATATAACTCTAACCTTTGTTGCTACACGAACTGGTGTAAGTTTTGAAGAAGTGACTGGTAGAGCTTGATCATAAATTAAAAACTAACAAAGGAGAAAAGAACCATGGCATCAAAACATTCTATCGTAGATTTTAAGTCGAGATTAAAGGGTGGGGGAGCTCGCCCCAATCTATTCCAAGTAGAAATGACTTCAATTGATGATGCGGAAACCAAAGCAGATTTTCAATATTTGTGCAAAGCTGCTCAAATCCCTGCATCTACAGTAGCATCTATCGATGTTCCATTTAGAGGCAGAATTCTCAAAGTTGCTGGTGACAGAACATTTGAGACTTGGACTATAACAGTCATTAATGATGAGGATTATAAAATTAGAAAATATTTTGAAGGATGGATGCAGAGAATTGCACAATATGCAGATGCTTCTGGTCTATCAAAACCAGGAAGTTATATGGAAACTGCAAAAGTGAAGCAACTTGGAAGAAAAGAAACTACAGAAACTGCAGCAGAGGGATCAGGTCTTAAAGTTCTTGCAACATATACTTTCCATGATATATTCCCAATTAGTCTGGGTGCAATTCAGTTAAATTATGAAAGCACAAATGCGATCGAAGAATTCCAGGTAGAGATGCAAGTCAACTACTGGACTCCAGAGGATGTTACAAAAGCTGAATCTACCTGATTTTTGATACTATAAATAGTAGAAAACAAATTATTTAAATAATGGCAAGGCTTTTTGGTTTTTCAATTGATAATAATGAAGACAAGCTGAGTAAGTCAGCGGTTTCCCCCGTTCCTCCAAATAATGAGGACGGGGTTGACCACTATATGAGCAGTGGATTTTTTGGATCTTATGTTGATATTGAGGGTGTATATAAAACCGAATTTGATCTAATTAAGAGATATCGTGAGATGTCTCTTCATCCAGAAGTAGATACTGCAATTGAAGACATTGTAAATGAAGCTATTGTATCTGACCAAAATAATAGTCCAATTGAAATTGAACTATCAAATTTAAATGTAAGTGATGGCATAAAAAAGACAATTAGAGAAGAGTTCAAGCACATTTTAGATATGCTTGATTTTCAAAAAAAATCTCATGAAATTTATAGAAACTGGTACGTCGATGGAAGACTTTATTATCATAAAATCATCGATTTAAAGAAACCAGAAGAAGGAATTCAAGAGCTTAGATATATCGATCCAATGAAAATGCGATATGTCAGGCAGCAAAAGAAGAAAGAAAAAGATAAGTATGATCAATTAGTAACTAAAAATATGCTAATGGATGAAGATCCAATGGCATATAATTTTCCAGAGATTGAAGAATATTTCATCTACAATCCAAAGACAACTGGAACTGGAAATCCGATGCAAACAAATACAACCCGTGGCATACGGATTGCAAAGGATTCTATTGCATATTGCACATCAGGTCTTGTAGATAGAAATAAAGGAACTACATTATCTTATATTCATAAGTCAATCAAGGCACTCAATCAACTTCGAATGATTGAAGATAGTCTTGTAATTTACAGATTATCAAGAGCACCAGAGCGTCGTATTTTTTACATTGATGTAGGCAATCTTCCTAAAGTAAAAGCAGAACAATATCTGCGCGACGTTATGATGAGATATCGTAATAAATTAGTATATGATGCATCAACAGGAGAGATCAGAGATGATAAAAAGTTCATGTCTATGCTTGAGGACTTCTGGCTTCCTAGAAGAGAGGGAGGACGTGGAACTGAAATTACTACTCTGCCTGGAGGTCAAAACCTCGGAGAAATCACAGATATTGAGTACTTTAAGAAAAAACTTTACAGGTCCCTTAATGTTCCGCCGTCGCGTATGGACGGAGAAGGTGGATTTAATTTGGGTAGATCATCTGAAATCCTTAGGGATGAGTTAAAATTTACAAAATTTGTTGGTCGTCTAAGAAAGAGATTCTCTAATATGTTTCATGACATTTTGAGAACTCAGTTAATTCTTAAAAATGTAGTTACTCCAGAAGACTGGGAAAGAATGAAGGAGCATATTCAATTTGACTTCTTATATGATAATCACTTCTCAGAACTGAAAGAATCTGAACTAATGCAAGATAGGTTTGGTCTTCTTGAAACTGCTCAACCATATGTTGGGAAATATTTTTCTCAGGATTATGTGCGTAGAAAGATTCTTCGTCAGACTGATGAGGAAATTTATGAGCAGGATAAGATTATCGAGAAAGAAATTAGAGATGGTGTTATTCCTGATCCAAATCAACCAGTAGATCCAGAAACTGGAATGCCTTTAGATGCATCGATGTCAGCAGATCCAGCAGCTGCCGGAGATGGTGGGCAGTTGGGTGAAGTCCCGGCAGAACCAGATTTAGAACAACAAGCAAGAGCAACAAAAGCACCAGAAATGCCCAAGGGCGGTGAGATATAAATAACTGTTAGTAAACTTTAATATTTTATAACTATGGATGAGCTATTAGATATGATTTCACGGGATGAGTCACCCTCCCAAGTGAGCGATTCTATTAAAGAGCTTTTATTCCAAAAAGCAACTCAAAGGGTTGATGCATTTCAACCAATGGTAGCAAAAACTACTTTTGAAGTGGGAGCAGAACAGGAGGAAACTGGAGATGAATAGAACATTGATGATTGGGGACGAAATAACAGTCCCAACAGCAAGTAATTCTGCAAGCACTTTTGATTCTGCAACTGTAGTTAGAGTAGTAAATTCTACATCTTCTTCAGAAACTTTGACCATGATTAATGATGATGCAGAATCTGTATCTATTACCATAATGGCAAATTCAGTTGAATTTATTGAAAAGAAACCAACATACTCCATTTGGTGCAGTGCATCATTGAAAGGAGCAAAAGTAGGATTTACAAACTAAAAAAATGAAACTAATTAGAGAAGAGATAGAGAACATAGAAGTCATTACTGAAAATGTAAATGGCAAAAAAACACTCTTTATTCAAGGACCATTTCTTCAAACAGAAATGAAGAATAGAAATGGAAGAATGTATAGAATGAATGTAATGGAACCTGAGGTAGGACGTTACACAGAATCTTACATTAATAAAGGTCGTGCTCTAGGTGAGCTTGGTCATCCAGATGGACCAACAATCAATCTTGATAGAGTTTCTCATAAAATTGTAGGTCTTCATAGAGAGGGTAACAATTTTATTGGAAAGGCACAAATTCTTTCAACACCTATGGGTAAAATTGCAGAATCTCTGTTAAAAGAGGGTGTAACTCTTGGCGTCTCTTCTCGTGGTATTGGTTCATTAAGAGAGACAAAAGATGGATATAAAGAGGTTGGTGAAGATTTTCAGTTAGCAACTGCTGCTGATATTGTTGCAGACCCATCTGCTCCAGATGCATTTGTTAATGGAATTATGGAAGGAAGAGAGTGGGTTTGGGATGGTGGTATTCTTCGTGAACAATTGGCACAGAATACTAAAAAGAAAATAAATACATTAGTTGATCAAAGATTGCTTGACGAATATAAGTTAGGTCTCTTTGAAGATTTTATATCAAAACTTTAAATTACTAAATAAATATAGATTATCCAAAGGTTAAATTGGGAGAATAAACATGTCCAGTGGAGATTTACAAGAAATGGAAGTAAGCACAAAGCAGTCCAAGACTGCTGTAAATGCTGGTGCAAAACCTGCTGAACCAATGCCAAAAATGGCAGATCCCGGAACACAACTGGGGGCTATTGAAGATCTTGGTGGTCCAACACCTGAGAACTATAAGCCAGACGATGACTCTGCAAAGTTCAAAGATGCTTCAGCAACCCTTAAGCAAGTCAAAGATATTATCACAAAGGGAGCAAAGGCTGCTGACCCAATGCCAACCTTGGATAAGAAAAACGCTCTTCCAGAAGAAGTAGAATCTGAAGAATCTGAAGTGGAATCTGAAGAGACTCAGGTCGAAGGCGAAGTAGTTGCCGAAGATGAACTTGAAGAAGGATCATGCGGTAGCAAGCCAAAGAAGAAGAAAGCTACTTACGAAGAAACTGAAGAAGAAGGCGAAGAAGTTTCTGAAGAAGAAATCACTGTTGAATACAGCATTGAAGAAGATGTCAATGCATTGTTTGAAGGTGAGGAACTCTCAGAAGAATTCCAAGATAAAGCAAAAACAATTTTTGAAGCTGCAATCAATTCTAAGATCGATCAATTGAACGAGAAGCTGACTCAGAAGTATGAGGCAGCATTTGAAGAAGAAGTTGCAGTTATGAAGAGTTCACTCACTGAAAGAGTGGATTCTTACCTTGAGTATGTTGCTGATGAGTGGTTCACTGAGAACATGATCAGCATCGAAAAAGGTCTGAAGATTGACATGACTGAGAGTTTCCTCTCAGGCATGAAGGATCTTTTTGAAGCACATTATGTAGAAATCCCTGAAGATAAATATGATGTTCTCAATAGCATGGTAAATAAACTTGATGAAATGGAGAATAAACTCAACGAGCAGATTGAGAAAAATGTTTCCCTCAACCAACGTCTCTCCGAGTCTGTTGCTGATGGAATAGTAGATCAAGTCTCTGAAGGTCTTGCACAGACACAGAAAGAGAAGCTCGCCTCACTTGCCGAAAGTGTAGAGTTTGAAAGTGAAACCCAATATCGTGAAAAGTTGGAGACTTTAAAGGAAGCATATTTTGCCCCTAAGAAACAGTCTGCATCAACAACAACTGAAACCCTTTCTGAAGGTGTAAGCAACGATCACCAGCAATATACTGGTTCGATGAATGCATATGTCAGAGCACTGGGAAGTACAGTAAGAAACTGAAACTGATTTATTAAATCAAACCGTAAACGTCACACAAAGGTAAACGCAAATGTTCCATTCAGAGCATCTGCAGGAAAAGTGGGCACCTCTCCTCAATCATGAGGGTCTTGATCCTATCCAGGATTCCCACCGTAAGGCAGTTACTGCCGTCCTGCTCGAAAACCAAGAAAAATTCCTCCGTGAGCAAGCTGCATTTGAAGGCGGCACTTCAATGCTCACAGAAACACCAAACATGCACACCAACAGCGGAGCATCCGCTGGTTTCTCTGGTGATGCTGCTGCAGCAGGTCCTGTTGCAGGTTTCGACCCCGTTCTGATCTCACTGATCAGACGTTCAATGCCTAACCTGGTCGCTTATGACCTGGCAGGCGTTCAGCCTATGAACGGTCCTACTGGACTTATCTTCGCAATGCGTTCACGCTATGAAGATCAATCCGGAAGAGAGACATTCTTCGATGAAGTTGATTCAGCATTCTCTGGTCAGGATGCAGGATTTGATATCACCCAGGGTGGATATGTTGCAGGTTCCGATGGAGCAAATGCTGGATTCGGCACAACTGCACAGTCCGGATCCAACCCCAACGTTCTGAACCCAGTTGGTGCTGATGCTGCTGCACAAAGAGCACAGCAAATTCAGTATAACGCTGGTCAGGGCATGGGAACTGCAGATTCTGAGGCACTCGGAAGCGCAGCTGGTGATCACTTCAATCAGATGGCATTCTCAATCGAGAAGGTCACTGTAACTGCTAAGTCCAGAGCACTGAAGGCAGAATACAGCCTTGAGCTTGCACAGGATCTGAAGGCGATTCATGGTTTGAATGCAGAAGCTGAGTTGGCAAACATTCTGTCAACTGAGATTCTTTCTGAAATCAACCGTGAAGTCATCAGAACTCTGTATAAGGTTGCTGAACCTGGCGCACAGCACAACGTTGCAACTGCTGGTCTGTTTGACCTCGATGTTGACTCCAACGGTCGTTGGTCTGTTGAGAAGTTCAAGGGTCTTCTGTTCCAGATGGAGCGTGATGCAAACGCAATCGCACAAAGAACACGTCGCGGAAAGGGCAACATCGTCATGTGCTCAGCAGACGTTGCTTCTGCACTGACCATGGCTGGTGTTCTCGATTACACACCTGCACTCAACGCAAACCTGAACGTTGATGATACCGGTAGCACCTTCGCAGGAACTCTGCAAGGCAAGTATCGCGTATATATCGATCCTTATTCAGGTGGTTCAAACCCTGGAGCAAATGGTTCTCAGTATTATGTCATGGGTTATAAGGGTTCTTCACCTTATGACGCTGGCATGTTCTACTGCCCATATGTACCTCTGCAGATGGTACGTGCAGTTGGAGAGAACACCTTCCAGCCTAAGATTGGCTTCAAGACCCGTTACGGTCTGGTAGCAAACCCATTCGCTGAAGGTCCAGATACCGCTAACGGCGCACAAGGTCTTGGAAGACTGACAATGAACTCCAACCGTTACTACAGACGTGTAATGGTTAAGAACCTTATGTGATATAATATAATTTCCGTGTGAAGGAAGTGTTTGAGGGTCTTTCGAGACCCTCTTTTTTTATCCATAAATATTCAATAAAATGTCAAATTTTGCAAGACAAATTGAAAATAGAAATTTTTTGTCTCCAGTAGGATTTAAATTCTCTTTGAATCGTAGTCCTAAAGTTGCATTCTTTTGCAACAAAGCAAATATTCCAGATATATCACTCGGCACGACAGTGCAACCAAATTACTATAGACCTATTCCACAACCAGGTGAGATTGTAGAGTTTGGTGACTTAAATATTAGATTTATGGTAGATGAAGATCTGGAGAATTATTTGGAGATACAAAACTGGATAAGAGGACTAGGATTCCCAGAAGATTCTACACAATTTTCAAAGCTCCATGAAGAAGGAGAATCTCTAATGTTTACACAAGAATATAAAAAAACTAAGGTAAAGTGGGGATCTGGACATAACATTTACTCTGATGGGACTCTGCAAGTTCTTGGTAGTAATTTTACACCAAAGTTCGAAATAAACTTCAAAGATCTATTTCCATACACATTAACTACACTTGAGTTTGATGCCACTGACACAGATATCGAGTACTTTACAGCAGAGGTAGGTTTCAAGTATACTATGTACAGTATACTCGATAAAGAAGGGCGACCCTTATGAGCATTGATCTTGAAGTGATTCAGAAAATGTGGGAGAAGGATTCAAAGATGGATATGGACAATCTTCACACTGAAGCAATTAACATTCCAGTTCTTCATGCAAAATATCATGATTTGTATAATAATATAATGTTACTTAAATCTAGAGCAGAACAGCAGAGAAAAAATATAAGGCATGAAAGATACGAATTCTATTCAGGGAAAGCAGACCCAGAGGTCTATCAAGAGAATCCATTTCCCAAAAAGATTAGAGATAAGGAAACTATGCAAAAGTATTTGGATGCAGATGATAAACTCTCAGGACTTTCGATGAAAATTAAATATTATGATGTTACTTTAGAATATATAATGAGTATACTTAAAATGATTGCCAATCGATCATATCAAATAAATGCATCTCTTGAGTTCATGAAATTTAATGCAGGTCTAGGATAATGGAAGAAGAGTTCGGTGATGGGTACTATCAACTAGATGCAAGTATAGAAGATATATACTTAATGTATCATTGTGTTCAAGAAACAATCAAAAATTGGCCAGGATCTCCTGCTAGACCAGTTGAAGAGCAAGAGCAGTTGTGGGAATTGAGAGATAATTTGTATCGTTGTATATTGGATCATAAGTTCCACGAGATGTGATAAATACTCACAGATGGATGAACATTTGTGATTGAAGCAAAAGGAAATCTTATTATTTCAAAGTCAAACGAAGTATTTTTAAAAGTAAAAACAGAACCTCATATTGAGTATGAGTTAAGAGACCACTTCACGTTTGAAGTACCAAATGCAAAGTTTATGCCACAGTATCGTGGTAGAAACTGGAATGGAGAGATACACTTATTTGATATCAGATCTAAGCAGATATATGTTGGTCTGTTAGATAAAATTGTGCAGTTTTGTAATAATTATAATTATACCTACAAATTTGAAGACAATAAGTTCTATGGCACTCCATATGAGGAGAACGACGATATTACTTATGAGGGTGTCCAGGGATACATGGAGGCAATCAGTAGACACAGACCTAGAAAGTATCAGGTTGAAGGAGTTTATGGTGCGTTAAGACATAACAGGAAGCTATTGATAAGTCCAACTGCTTCTGGAAAATCTCTGATGATTTACTCAATCGTGAGATACTATCATTCTCAAGGCGAAAAAATATTACTAGTTCTTCCAACGACATCTTTAGTAGAGCAGTTGTATAAGGACTTTGAAGATTATGGTTGGGATTCTCAGTCATATTGTCACAAAATTTATTCTGGTAGAGAGAAAAGTAATGAAATGCCAGTTACAATTACTACATGGCAATCTATTTACAAGTTAGATAGATCTTTCTTTGAAGATTACAACGTCATTATAGGTGATGAAGCTCATTTATTCAAGAGCAAGTCATTGATTCAAATCATGACCAAATTACACCATGCAAAGTATAGATTTGGGTTTACAGGCACTTTAGACGGCACACAGACGCATAAGTGGGTCTTAGAGGGATTGTTTGGACCTTCATACAAAGTAACAAAAACAGAAGAATTGATGAGACAAGGACATCTTGCTCAATTAGATATTCAGTGTCTTGTATTAAAACATCCCGAGAATACATTTGAAACTTATGAAGATGAAATTCAATATCTAATAACACACGATCAAAGAAACAACTTCATTAAAAATTTAGCACTAGATCTCAAAGGAAATACTTTGGTTCTCTTTCAAAGAGTTGAAAGTCATGGAGCTATACTATATGAAAAGATAAATAGTGATAAGCGAGATGACCATAAAGTATTCTTTGTCCATGGTGGAGTTGACACTGAACAAAGAGAATTGATTCGTGAGATTACTGAGAGAGAAAATCATGCAATCATTGTAGCTTCTTATGGCACATTCTCTACAGGTATTAATATAAAGAATTTGCATAATGTCATTTTTGCTTCTCCTTCCAAGTCTAGAATTAGGAATCTCCAGTCTATTGGCAGGGTATTGCGAAGAAGTAGCACTAAATCAAAAGCAGTTCTATATGATATTGGTGATGATATCCGAAAGGGGTCCAGAAATAACTACACACTTAACCATTTAATTGAAAGAATTAAAATCTATAATGAAGAAAAATTTAATTATGAGATAATCACAATTCAAATTAGAAAAGGAGATTCAATGTGATAGAAGAGGATTTTTACGCAGTCATAAAACTGAAGAATAGTGAAGAAATATTTGCAAAAGTAGCTGCTTCAGAAGAAGGTGACAAAATATTCCTTATACTATCAAATCCTGTTATAATTGGAGAGGTTCACATTAAAGGAGATGTGATTGGATATAAAGTTGAACCTTGGATCAAAATGTCTAAAGATGACATGTATATAATAAGTTTAGACGATGTACTAACAATATCAGAATCTTCTGATATAGATGTAATTAAAATGCATCAAGAGTTTATTCATCAGAATAAAAAAAAGAACAAGGGTGGATCTGGAAACATTACTAAAGAAATGGGATATATCTCCAATATTAATGATGCCAAAGAGATTTTAGAAAGACTCTTTAACAAAGAAACTGAAACTGATACTGAGTAATATCTATATCTATAGTATTTCTTATCAACCCTGACATAGTTATTCTAGAGGTATTTTGAGGATTTGTCAATACCACGTTTCAGTGATATAATTACTACATAATTATTAGAGTATCTTATGTTGGGAAATACTGTGGCAAAAAGAAAAAGATCAGAGCACTATGTTAATAATAAAGAGTTTTTAGCAGCACTTTCTGCATACAGAGCAGAGGTTGAGAGAACATTTATTAAGAAGTACGGCAGAGAGCCAGAGAAGGCAGATAGAGCAACTAGATGGGATACAAAACCACCAATACCAAATTACATTGGTGAGTGTTTTTTAAAGATTGCGAATCACTTGTCATTCAAACCAAACTTTGTGAACTATATGTTCAAGGAGGATATGATATCTGATGGGATTGAAAACTGTGTTCAGTACATTCATAATTTTGATCCACAGAAATCTCAGAATCCTTTTGCATACTTCACACAAATCATTCACTACGCATTCCTTCGTCGTATCCAAAGAGAGAAGCGTCAGTTAGATATTAAAAATAAAATTATTGAGAGGTCAGGTTATAACGAAGTGTTTGATGATAGCAACACACTTGACGGATCGAACTATTCTGACTATAATCAAATTAAGGACCAGGTACACTCCAAACTTCGGTATTGATGAAAGTTGCAATTATTACGGACACACACTACGGTGCCCGTAAAAACTCTAAACTATTTCATGATTATTTTTTGAAATTTTATAATGACGTTTTCTTCCCTACAATAGACAAAGAAGGTATTAGTACTATCTTACATCTTGGAGATGCCTTTGATAATCGGACTGGGGTAAATTTTGGTGCCTTGTCTTGGGCAAAGAATAATATTTTTGACCCAATCAAAGAACGTGGAATCAAAGTTCATTTGATTGTTGGCAATCATGATGCATATCATAAGAATACAAACGATGTAAATGCAGTAGATTTGTTACTTCGTGAGTATGATAATGTGAGTGTATATTCAGAAGCAAAAGAGGTATTGGTAGACAAACTCAAGATTTTATTCATTCCTTGGATCAATTCTCAAAACGAGAAAAAAACTTTTAAACTTATTGATAAGACAGATTGTAGAGTGTCAATGGGACACCTTGAACTAGCAGGATTTGCAGCTAATAAGCACGTCTTCATGCAGCATGGTTTTGATCGCGAATCATTTAATAAGTTTGATAAGGTATTCAGTGGTCATTATCACACTCGATCAACTGATGGGAAAATAACTTATCTGGGAAATCCTTATGAAATTTACTGGAATGATGTGGATGATCCTAGAGGATTTCATATATTTGACACCGATACTTTAGAACTTACACCGATCGATAATCCTTACAAGTTATTTACAAAGTTGTATTATGATGATGAACCAGCATCTCTTCTTGATTCAAGACCATATAAAGATAAAATTGTCAAGGTAATTGTTCGCAATAAACCTAGACCTAAAGAATTTGAAAAGGTAATCGATAAGTTATATTCAGCTGGAGTTGCTGATCTTAAAATTGTTGAGAACTTTGATATACATGAGAATGAAGAGTTTGAGGCTTTTGAAACTGAAGATACTTTGTCCATTTTGAATAGGTATATTGAAGAGTCCGAAGTTGATATTGACAAATCCAAGATACAGATGATTATGAAGCAAGTTTACCAAGAAGCATGTGAGATGATATAATATGTTTGTAATTACTATTTTGGGCAGAGAAGCAGAAACCATTTACTATGCTATCAATGAGAAAAAGGAGGAAGTAATATATTTTTTTGAAGAAGAAGATGATGCTATTAGATTTAGTCTAATGCTTGAAGAAGATGGATCTCCAGAGATGCATGTAATCGAAGTTGATACGGATGTAGCTATTAGTAGTTGTGAAGTTAATGACTGTAAGTATGCAATTATTACGAAAAACGATTTTGTAGTACCTCAGGAAGGAAACAATGATTTTATTTGAGAAGATTAGTTGGAAGAATTTTCTTTCTACTGGCAACCAATTTACAGAAGTGAATTTAACCGGTAAATCAACTACGTTGATTATTGGCACAAATGGTGCTGGCAAAAGCACTATTTTGGATGCATTGACATTTTCTTTGTTTGCTAAACCTTTTCGTAAAATCAATAAACCACAGCTTCCAAATTCGGTAAATGAAAAGGATTGCTTGGTGGTGATAGAGTTTGAAATCTCTTCTGTTAAGTGGAAAGTTGTTCGGGGGATAAAACCGAATGTATTTGAAATATGGAGAAATAATAGTTTGCTAGATCAACATGCTTCAGCTGTAGATCAGCAGAAGTGGTTTGAACAAAATGTTTTGAAGATGAATTATAAGTCATTTACACAACTTGTAATTTTGGGAAGTAGTAGTTTTGTCCCATTCATGCAATTATCACCAGCAAATCGTCGTGAAGTGATTGAAGATTTGTTGGACATTAGAGTATTTTCTAATATGAATTTGTTGATTAAGGAAAGGATAAGAGAGTTAAAAGAAAATCTTAAGATATCTGATCTTAAAAAAACTTCCCTTACAGATAAGTATAATATGCAAAAGGAGTTTATCGAAAAGGTTGAGCGTGATGCTGAGTTCATGATTGAATCAAAGCACAATCGAATTGATAAACTGGAAGATGAGATGTTGGATCATATGAAGAAGAATGAGAAGTATGAAGATAGTATTGTTGAGAAGCAGATTGAATTTGATGATTGGTCTGATGGAAAAACTAAGTTAAAAAAGTTGAATCAACTTAGAGGGAAGATATCTCATCGCATCGAGTCGGTATCTAAAGATCATAAGTTTTTTACTAGCAATACGGTTTGCCCGACATGCACGCAGTCCATTGACGAAGACTTCAGAATAAATAAAATTAACGATGCTCAAAATAAAATAGTAGAGTTGCAATCCGGGTTTACAGAACTTGAACAGGCAATTAAAAATGAAGAAGAGAGAGAGCATCAACTCAATAAACTCACAAAGGAGATAACATCTCTAACGCATGGCATATCTACAAACAATACTACGATCTCTGAGATTCGCAAACAAATCAAGAGTTTGGAATCGGAAATTCAAGGAATTACCTCCCAGATTGCAGACAAAAATACTGAAGTCGAAAAACTGCAAGAGTATGAAAAAAGATTGGGAGAATCTCTTGAACAAATAGCAGAGATACGTGAAAAAGTTTGTCACTATGAGTTTTCATACTCGCTACTAAAGGATGGTGGGGTTAAATCTAAGATTGTTAGTAAGTATCTTCCTCTAATCAATCAGCAGGTAAATCGATATCTTCAAATGATGGATATCTACATCAACTTTAGTCTTGATGGTGAGTTTAATGAGACAATACAATCTGCTATACATGATAATTTCTCTTACTCTTCTTTTAGTGAAGGTGAAAAGATGAGAATAGATTTGGCTCTTTTGTTTACCTGGAGAGAAGTTGCAAGAATGAAAAATTCTGTAAATACTAATCTACTAATCATGGATGAAGTATTTGATAGTTCTCTCGATGCATTTGGAACAGAAGAGTTTCTAAAAATTATCAATTATGTTGTGAGTGATGCCAATGTCTTTGTCATCTCACACAAAGAAAGTTTATTTGATAAGTTTCAGGATACCATTAAGTTTGAGAAGATTAAGGGATTTAGTCGCATGGTGACCAGTTGAAAAACTGTCTACTCTGCCCCAGAACCTGCCCCACCTTCCCTATAATTGATGCATACGCAAAACGACGATGCCCATTTCACACGAAATCAAGTCTCAACTGGCAAAGTTGCTCGCTACGGAAGATATCATTGTAGAGAACCGAAGTGTTGAGACAGCACAGTTCAATGTAGAAACCAGAGTTTTGACCCTTCCTCTCTGGGATCGTGCCAGCAATTCTGTTTATGATTTGTTGGTTGGTCATGAAGTTGGACATGCTCTGTTCACTCCAAATGTGGATCCACCAAAAGAAGTTCCTCACTCTGTGTTCAATATTGTAGAGGATGCTCGTATTGAAAAGTTGATGAAGCGTAGGTATCCTGGTCTTTCAAAAAGTTTCTTTAAGGGATACAAAGAGCTATCTGATAGAGATTTCTTTTGCATTTCTGGAGAAGATATTTCTAAAATGAGCTTACCTGATCGAGTCAATCTTTATTTTAAGATTGGTAGTCATGGTGATATATCCTTTGAGAATAGTGAAAAACCTATTGTTCAAATGATTGCAGAGTGTGAAACCTTTGAAGATGCTATTGCTGCTACAAGAAAACTGTATGAGTTTTGTGAATCTAAGGATCAAGAAAAATCTTCTGTTCCTGCCTCTCACAATAAATCATCCGAATCTTCAGAAGAATCTGATAGTACAAAAACAAAAGAAAATGGAATTAATCCGGCATCTGAAGATGCTGATGGTAATAATTCGAATGATGCTCCTAAGAAAGGTGGTGGATTTAGTGAGACATCCACACATACTGTAGACAGTCTTGAGGAAAAACTTAAAGATCTTAATAGAGATAATTCTTCAGATAATGTGTATGTGGAAATACCTGATGTTAATCTAGATACAGTTATTGTTTCCAATTCTGATATTCATAAAGAGTGTCTCCGATATGAGAATGCATCGAAACAGAGAATGATTGATCATTGTAAAGAATATGATGTCTCCCCATGGAACATTTATGAATCTGTTGATTCAGAATTCATGTCTTTCAAAAAATCAGCACAAAAAGAAGTCAATTATCTAGTAAAGGAGTTTGAGTGCAAGAAAGCTGCAGACTCCTATGCCCGTGCTAGTACTTCTAGAACTGGTGTTTTGGACTGCTCTAAACTTCATACGTATAAGTATAGTGAAGATCTTTTTAAGAAAGTAACCACTCTTTCTGATGGAAAGAATCATGGACTGGTGTTTGTTCTCGATTGGTCGGGTTCAATGTCTAATGTTCTCTTGGATACGATCAAGCAATTATATAATTTGATTTGGTTCTGTAAGAAAGTATCAATTCCCTTTGAGGTTTATGCTTTTACAAATGAGTGGAACAAGATGGAATATTCTTCTGAATATGGACGTTATGTTGCAGTTGATATGTCTCCACACTATGAAAGAGAAAATGGGTTAATCTGTGTAGATGATTGCTTTAGTATGTTGAATTTATTAACCAGTAAAGTGAGTGGTAAGGATTTACAAACTCAGATGATTAACATTTGGAGGATTGCTTCTTACTTTACTTTAAGGCAATCTAATTACAGTATTCCTGACAAACTTTCTTTATCTGGGACTCCTTTGAATGAGGCTCTGATTACTCTACATAATATACTTCCAAAATTTAGTAAAGAAACCGGTGTTCAAAAAGTTCAGTGTATAGTTCTTACAGACGGTGAGGCTGGACCACTTGCGAGACACGTACTAGTAGATCGTCCTTGGGAAGATGAACCTTACCTGGGTCAACGTAAAATTCCTAGTGATCGTGGGTATCTTCGTAATAGGAAGACCGGAACTACTTTGAATTTTGGTGTATATTTCCACGAATTTACAGATACCTTATTGAAGGATCTTAAAGGAAGTTTTCCAAACGTAAACTTTATTGGTATCCGAGTATTGCCACCTCGCGAAGCAAATGGTTTTATCAGGCAATACCATAGTTATGGTAGCGATTCTTATGATAAGATCTTTTCTGACTGGAAAAAGAATAGAAGCTTCTGCATCACTAGGTCCGGTTATCATGCTTACTTTGGAATGTCATCAACCACACTTTCTCAGAACTCTGATTTTGACATTAATGATGGTGCAACAAAGGGTCAGATTAAATCCGCTTTCATTAAGTCTCTTAAAACAAAGAAACTAAATAAAAAAGTTCTAGGAGAGTTTATTTCTTTAGTAGTATGAAGCACATTGTATTGGAAGATACTAAAGAAGTTTTAGTTGTTTGTAGTAGTGCAATTACTGCTATGGGGATCAACGCATGGGTTCAAAGGTATTATCCTGGATACACTGCCAAAATAATATCTGAGAATTACTACGAACAGAGGACACTTGAATAACTGTCCACTGGGGGACCACACGGTCCCCTTTTTTCATGTATACTAGTTGTAGTTCAAACAAAGGCAATGGCACTTTCTGCCGATTACATTCGCACTTCACTTCAAAGTCTTTATGGTGAGTCTGTGACTGCTGGAGATCTCCGCGCATGGTGTGCCATGAACGGAACCACTTACGCTACTGTGACCAAGAAACTTGAAGAGTATAAGGTCGGTCGCGGTAAGTGGAATCTTGAAGTAACTTCTGAGACAATTCAGGATCTCGAAGAGAGTTATAATGTTCCTTCAGTCGAAAAGCAAACCCTGATTCCTAATAAAAATGATTCCTTCATCAAGTTTGGCAATTTCAATGATGTTAAGAAAATTATTTCTTCCGGTCTATTCTATCCAACGTTCATTACGGGTCTATCTGGTAATGGCAAGACGTTCTCGGTTGAGCAAGCGTGTGCTCAACTGGGTCGTGAATTGATTCGAGTAAACATTACTATTGAAACTGATGAAGATGATCTCATTGGTGGATTCCGCCTTGTCAATGGCGAAACCGTTTGGCACAATGGTCCGGTCATCGAAGCGTTGCAACGCGGTGCGATTCTACTGCTTGACGAGATTGACCTGGCTTCCAACAAGATTCTTTGCCTTCAATCAATCCTCGAAGGGAAAGGTGTCTTCCTGAAGAAGGTAGGTCAGTACATTAATCCGTCAAAAGGGTTTAATGTATTTGCCACTGCCAATACAAAGGGTAAGGGATCTGATGATGGTCGGTTTATTGGAACTAACGTGCTCAACGAAGCGTTCCTGGAGAGGTTTCCTGTTACCTTTGAGCAGGAGTATCCAAGTGCTGCAATTGAAACCAAGATCCTCAATAAATTGTGTGGCGATACGAACTTCTGTAAGCGTCTAGCTGACTGGGCAGATATCATCCGCAAGACTTTCTACGATGGTGGTATTGAGGAGATCATTAGCACCCGTCGTCTGGTTCATATCGTTCAGGCATATAATATCTTCGGTGATAAGGCAAAAGCAATTGAAGTTTGTGTAAATCGTTTTGATGATGATACTAAGCAAGCTTTTATGGAACTTTATGACAAAGTTGATGCTGACTTTGTGATGCCTACTGAAGAGGATCATCAAGAGCAGTGTCTTGACGAGCACAACTTCTAATGGTAGAATGATGACAAACTCCTGGAGTTTCCTGTATGATGAACTTTATTCAAACAACAAAATGACTGAACATTCTACGTATTATTACGATTACAATCGTAATGATCCAGATCGCCTAAATCGTCTTTATGAAAAGACTGCTGATGGAATCATTGGTGCTGAAGGAACTGATTCTGTTTCTTTTAACATCAGTGAAGCAACTCAGAAAGATTATGGTGATTTTTGGCAAGGTTACACCTCAACAGGAGATATGGACTACACAAAACTTGAAGGTTATGATCTACAGATCGATGTCCCAGATCTTCCACGATCTCCAGATAACAATAATGGACGTTGGAAGTATGATGAGGATGTTATCCTAAAGGACATTCATGAGTATGTTAGTGGCACCTATCGTAGTCACTACACTGGAAAGAATAGTGGATTTAAAGATATTCAAACTATTGATTTGATGGCAGCTAAAGGACTTGCATCTGCATTCTGCCAATCAAATATCATAAAGTATGGGACACGATATGGTGATAAAGATGGTCAAAATAAGAAAGACTTGTTGAAAGTCATTCATTATGCTATGCTGCTATTGCATTTTGATAACCACTACAAAGTAACCAAATCCGATTTCCCCTATTGATAATGAAAACTTTAGATCGCATGAAACTCTCTGAAAAAACAATCTCTCTTTTGAAGAACTTTTCTTCTATTAATCAATCTATCTTGATTAAAGAAGGAAGCAAGTTGCGTACAATCAGCATTATGAAGAATATTCTTGCTGAGGTTACTGTTCGAGAAGATTTCCCAAAAGACTTTGGTGTCTATGATTTGAATCAATTCTTGAATGGATTGAGTTTGTATCAAAATCCAGAACTTAACTTTGAAGATGACAGTTATGTTGTCATTAAAGAGGGGAAGTCTCGTTCAAAGTATTTCTTTGCAGATCCAAATGTGATTGTCTCTCCTCCAGATAAAGAGATTTCTCTTCCTACAGAAGATGTCTGTTTTGAGGTAAGCACCGAGCAACTGGATAAGTTGCTAAAAGCATCAGCTGTATATCAGACTCCAGATTTATCTGCTATTGGTGATAATGGAGTTATTAAACTTGTTGTTCGTGACAAGAAGAATGATACCTCAAACGATTATTCAGTAGTTGTTGGTGAAACTGATTCGGTATTTTGTTTCAACTTTAAAGTTGAAAATATCAAGATTCTTCCTGGAACTTATGAAGTGGTTGTTTCACAAAAACTTCTCTCTAGATTCACAGCAAAGAATAGTGATCTGACATATTATATTGCTATGGAACCTGATTCTACTTTTGGATGAACAAAGTCTTAACATACATGAGGGTGCTTGGGTGCTCCCTCATTGTCTCTGCACATTTCGCCATGGTATACGTGAGTGTAATGTCAGGAACAATTATTCACTTGATTGCTGACCTCATTTGTATCCCATACTTTGTAAAATTTAAAATATGGGATATGGTGATTATGCTCAGTTTTCTTATTGTAATCGGAGTATCTAAACTATGGAACCCGATCCTTACGTCCAGTTTTTAGAGAATTGGATACCTGGAATTGGTGAAAGCACCGAACTTCATGATCATTTGCATAAGCACTTTGATTTGGGTTTTAGTGTTAATGATGAAGCAAGATTGCTTGGTTTTCAATTGGGTCACCATCCCGCAGGTCACTTCTTCCATGTGATTATCTTTGCTTTGATGAGTTTGACGATATATCCTAAGAATTATCGCAACACATGGAAAGATGTAAAGGATTTTTATGAGGCATATTTGCTAGGAAAGAGATGGCAGTCAGTATCATATTGGTTTATACCTAAGGAAATATTATGAAAGAATTTTTATTGTTTCTTCTGAGTTTCTCAGATATACTTTTTATTCCGCTTATTTTTGGATTTGTTTTATCACTAATCCTCGAAGTTACTATTCAGAAACCGGAGTTTGTATCGTTCCGTAAATTCATGTGGAAGCAGAATTTAATGTTTAATTTCATTTGGCTTGTTTGCTGGATCACTCTTGCAGTTGTATACTCAAGAGAGAGTGGATCAGTTGATTCATTTGGAGACTCAACCATCTTATGGAGAAACCCTTGAACATCTTTGTCACAGACCCATGTCCAATCAAGTCTGCGTATGTTCTTCCTGACAAGCATATTGTCAAGATGCCTCTGGAGTGCTGTCAGATGCTTTCTGTTGTTGCTTCGGAAAAATGGGGTCGTGGGTATGGTTCCCTACCTAAGGCAGATGGAACACCTTACAGCACCGAGAAGGGGGCATTCAGGAACCATCCATGTACAGTATGGACTGGATCATTTGTTCATAATTGGCGTTGGGTCATTCGTCATGGACTTGCACTCTGTGAAGAATACTCTAATCGGTATGGAAAGGTTCATTCTTGCCTGCATACTCTTGCATACGCAAATCAAATCTTTCCGGTTCCAGATCCTGCTGGTAGATCTGGTAAAGGTCCACAATCCTTTGTTCGTGCAATGCCAGATGAGTTTAAGAATGACGAATCAATAGATACGTTCACTGCATATAAAATGTATATTTCTTCTAAGGCGTGGGTAAAGAGTAATTACAGGCGTATTCCTAGTCGTAAACCTGATTGGGTAGAATAATGAGTTTCGTTCAATTTAAAAAACATCGTGTCTTTCGAGAAACTGAATCTGTAATCTTCTATGATATTTCAGTAGAAGATTCCAATGCGTCTGATCTAGTGGTTCATACGGGACCTGCTATTTCTCCTCCAGATGATATTGTTGGGGCAAAGCAATTTTATATTCATTATCACCAAACTGATCACAATCGAGTTTTATCTGGGACTCGCACATTTGAACTTGTAAATTTGAGTTGGAAGTTTCCATATCATATTGTTCACTTGAATCGTCAGAGTGGTGCATTGATCATTCCTCCCCAAACATTTCATAGGAGTGTCTCAGGAGAGGATGGATCAATAGTTATCAATCAAGCAATTCGTGATGATGAGTTTGATCCAGAAAAAGAGTTCTCGGAGGTCTCCTCTGGGCAAAACTCCGAACTTTATGATATACTGGCTCATGAGAAACCAGTAATCCACAACATTGGTGAGTAACTAAATTATGAGTCGTGATGAGTTTCTTTGGGTCGAGAAGTATCGTCCCAAAACAATTGAAGAATGCATCCTTCCAGAGGATATCAAAAAAACCTTTCGGGGATTCTTAAGTAAAGGAGAAGTACCAAATCTTCTCCTTTCTGGACCTGCTGGATGTGGAAAAACAACAGTAGCAAAAGCACTATGTCATGAATTAGGAGCAGATTATTATGTCATTAACGGATCCGATGAGGGACGCTTCCTTGATACGGTCAGAAATACTGCAAAAAATTTCGCTTCCACTGTATCGCTTTCGTCAGATGCTCGACACAAAGTCATCATCATCGATGAGGCGGATAACACAACAAACGACGTACAACTCTTACTTAGGGCGTTTACAGAGGAGTTTTCTGGCAACTGCAGGTTCATCCTCACCTGCAACTTCAAAAACAAAATCATCGAACCACTTCATTCCCGTTGCGCTGTGGTTGAATTCGGAATTGGCGGAAAACAAAAACCAGCAATCGCTGTGTCCTTCTCCAAACGAATTCAAGAAATACTTAATGCAGAGCGAGTCGAATATGACACAAAAGTCATCTATGAACTCATCAACAAGCACTTCCCCGACTGGAGAAGAGTCCTCAACGAATGTCAACGATACTCTTCTTCTGGTAAGATTGATACGGGAATTCTTGCAACGTTCAGTGATGTAAATGCAGATGAACTGGTTAAGAAACTTAAAAACAAGGATTACGGTGAGTGCCGTAAGTGGGTTGTCAATAACCTGGACAATGATACTAATTTACTTTTGCGTCGTATTTACGATGCTCTTAATATTTCCTTGGTTCCGAATAGCATTCCTTCTGCTGTCCTTATTATTGCTAAGTATCAGTATCAGATGGCGTTCGTGGCGGATCAAGAAATAAATATGCTTGCTTGTTTAACTGAAATTATGGTGGAGTGTGAATTCAAATGAGAACACAAAACAAAGAAAACTATTACTACTGGTTCTGGATCGTGGCTATGATTGCCTTCATAGTCCCCCAGGTATTTACTGCCTGGGCTTACTTAAACATTGTCTCAATTCTCAAAGGGTGGACTTTTTAACATGAACAAAGACGACTTGATGCATCTAAAAATTCAAGCAGCAATGCGAGAGCATAACATTCCTGAAACTGAAATCAAGTATATTGGTGAAGGAGAAGGAACTCATTGGTATCGTATTGCCGATAAATACAGTGTCCCTGTAAATATGATCGAGGGATTTGACAGAGTTGATTAACTACTATGAAAAATCGTATTTCTAAATTGATTGACAAGTCTCTAAGATTTCATCATCGAGATATTCATAGGGAACTGGATGCAATCAAGAAAAAACAGTGTATAATAGAAGAGTCACATTATAAGTTAAAAAAACACAACGTTTTCTGGGGTATCGCAATAATCTCAGTGGTGGCGGGGCAATTCTACATTGGTTCTCAACTTTCAAAAGTAGTAGAATCATCTAATACATGTGCTGTTCAGTTTCATTAATTATTATTTTTTATTATGATTGATTTTGAATCTTTTGACCTTAATCGTTTTTCTAAACTTTTAAGAACAATTGGTGGTTATACTCAGAACAACCTCAGGTATCCTAAAGCAGGGGAGTTGGTTGAGAAAGCACTCGATGTTTACAGTAATGGACTGCTAACTAGAGTAAATCTTCCAGGAGTTGATCTCATTGGTCCAAACGGGACAACTTATGAATCTAAGGTTACGCAGTTTAAGAATAAATCGCAAATTGCTGTTAGGTCTTTGATCGTCAAAAATCGCCGTTCTGCTGGAGACCATGATGACAAACTTGCTGATTATTTCATTATTGCTGATGTGAAAAAAGGGAAAGCGTGTTGCATTCCATCATCACAACTTTATAATTTTAAAGATACTGGTGCTGTGATGACTGCAAGTGCTAATCCCGAACCTTCTGATTTCTTTCTTACTGGTTACAATTTAATTGAAGGAAGAGAAGAACCTAGAGACTATTTTGCAGAATCTGATGATTTTGATTTATCTTTTATAAATTCTATTTGATGATTGATATGACTACAAGTTCTTTGAAAACTCCTCTCCGCTATCCTGGAGGGAAGTCTCGTGCTTGTAAGAAAATGGATCCTTTCTTTCCGGATCTTAGTGACTATGATGAGTATCGAGAACCTTTTTTGGGTGGTGGAAGTGTAGCTATATACGTTACTCAGAAATACCCAGACATAAAAGTATGGGTAAATGATTTATATGAACCTTTATATAATTTTTGGGTAGTTCTTAAAGAAAATGGAGATGATCTTTATGAGGAACTAAGGTCTCAGAAATCTTCTCATCCAGATCCAGTTTATGGACCACAAGAAAATGGTTATGAAATTCCAGCAAAGAGTTTATTTTTGAAATCGAAGGAGTTGGTAAATGACCTTACCGTATCCAATATACATCGCGCTTGTGCTTTCTACATTATTAACAAGTGCTCTTTTTCTGGTCTCACTGAGTCCTCCTCGTTCAGCAAACAAGCAAGTGTCTCCAACTTCTCAATGCGAGGAATTGAGAAAATTAGAGAATATTCAAAATTAATTGTCAATTGGAAAATTACCAATCTTAGTTATGAACAACTACTCATTGACAACAATGACTCCTTTACCTACCTTGACCCACCCTACGAAATTGGATCTAATTTATATGGGAAACGAGGGGGTATGCATAGCGGGTTCAACCACGATGATTTTGCTTCCTCTTGCTCTAGCTCTGCTGGTCCTCAACTTATTTCTTACAATTCGTCTCAACTTATTAAAGAACGATTTAAAGGATACAAAACAGGAGAGTTCGACCTCACATATACAATGAGGTCTGTTGGAGAATATATGCGAGATCAAAAAGAACGTAAAGAACTTCTACTTTTTAACTATGAACCAAATAAATCCAGAACTGAAAGACTGGTTACAATCGATCAATTTTACGAAAACTGACTTAAGTGAAAACATTAGCTCTTACCCTCCATATATCGTTAATCGTTGTTTGTCTGGCCACATTGATTGTGTCATGTTTGCCAATGAAATGAATAAGTATTCATTTTTACAGAAAGATATGCAATATTCTTTTTATCTAAATAGTTTGAGGAAAAGGAAGAGATTCTCTCCTTGGATCCGAAAGGATTCCATTCAAGACTTAGAATGTGTAAAAGAATACTATGGTTATAGTAATGAGAAAGCATTTCAAGCGTTGAAGATCCTCACCAAAGAACAACTTAGTTATATAAAGAAAAAACTTGAAATTGGAGGAATGAAATGACTGAACCAATATATGATTGGTCACAAGATAAGATGGTTGAAATCTTTCTCAGTGAACCTGATGACTTTTTGAAAGTTAGAGAGACCTTGACGAGAATAGGTGTTGCTTCGAGAAAAGAAAAGAAGTTATATCAATCTTGTCATATCCTTCATAAGCAGGGAAGGTATTTTATCGTTCACTTTAAAGAGTTGTTTGCTCTTGACGGTAAGAATACAAACCTTACTATTAACGATGTGCAAAGACGTAATAGAATCATTAAACTTATTTCTGATTGGGGTCTTGTTCAAGTATCAAGTGAAGATGCAATCGCTGACATTGCACCTTTGAATCAGATTAAAGTTTTAGCTTATAAAGACAAACCAGATTGGGTGCTTGAGCAGAAATATAATATTGGGAAAAAAACCAAACCTCAGGAAGAAAGTGTATAAATATTTTTGAGTCTTTCGTGCAGACTCTACGAATGTCGGAAACCCGAAGACCTCCCTTGACTGGGAGGTCTTTTTTTGCTACAATAAATTTGTAAAGAGATTTAATTTATGCTACAACTCAATAAAGTATATGATTTTGAGTGCCCTGCATCTTTTGGCACTTTATCTCAAGAACGTGTGAATAGATTGTTCACTGATGGTCGCTGTGCATCTAGGTTTCTTGAATTGCAACTTGAAGAGTGGTTTGAAGGTCTTGTCTTTGAAGATGGTAGGGGGTATGATCATCGTTACAAATACATGAAAGAGTTGTTTGATGCTAAGTGTTTTACTAAGGGTGGTTCTAAGTTCTCTCCTAGTGTGATGCAAGGTGCTGGTCGATATGTGGATGAAGAAAAACTTTGGGAACATGCTACTGGCATGATTTATATTTTTTGTGACGTTGTTGAATTTCCTAAGGTTAGCGTTGTATTCAAACGCGGATCTGATCTCACCAAATACGTCAAAGGTTCCATTCCATTCAAAGATCGTGATGCTTTATTTGCTTGATTGTTTAGAGGGTATGAAAAAACTGGAGGATAGTAGTATTGATGCTATCGTTACGTCTCCTCCGTATAATCTTAAAATTAAATACGGTAAGTATGATGACAATAAACCACGTCAGGAGTATCTTGACTGGTTGGTAGAAATCTTCCGAGAAGGAAAACGAGTTCTTAAAGATGATGGGCATTTATTTGTCAATATGGGATACTCTAATGTTGATCCATGGATTGGCATGGAAGTGGGTCTTGCTCTTAGGCAGGATTGGATATTGCAAAATCATATTAATTGGGTCAAGTCTATTCATGTAAATGGTAAGACTAGTGGTCATGCAAAACCAATTAACAGTAAAAGATTTTTATCTCCAACATGGGAACATCTTTTCCACTTTACTAAAGATGGTAGTATAGATGTAGATCGTCTATCTGTGGGTGTCCCTTATGAATACTACAAGGAAAACCTGAGACACAGTAAGTCTTTGAATGATACAAAACCAAATCTTAGGGATAAAGGTAATTGTTGGTTTATTCCATATGAAACTCTTTGGATGAAGAGAGAAGATAAAAAGCATCCAGCAGTATTTCCCGTCAAATTAGTTGAAGATTGCTTGAAATTAACTGGAAAACAATCTGGTATAGTTCTTGATCCGTTTATGGGAACAGGATCTACTGCTGTTGCAGCAGTCAATATTGGGTGGGATTATATTGGATATGATATAGATAAAGATTACATTGATTTTGCAACACAACGATTGGGATTAACGCGGGTGATTGAGAAGAAATATAATAAAGGTGATGGAACGCTAGACGCATTCTTCAACAGGATATAACCGAACAAAAATATGCGGGGTTCACTACCCCGTTTTTTTATGCTATAATATAAATATTGATGGTTGCCTTCGGGGACCACAAAACACAAACTCGCTTAACTAAGGAGCTATCAAATGGGAGACCTAACGAGGTACAATGCTGCCAACATGAATCAGCTGTTGGAACGTATAAATAGAAACAGTATTGGTATGGATGAGTATTTTAATCGTTTGTTTACTCTGCATGAAACAACGACAAATTACCCACCTTATAACCTGATCCAAGTCAGTGATACGGAATCACGACTGGAACTAGCACTTGCTGGATTTAAAAAGGAACAAGTAAATGTCTACACACAAGATGGAAAACTTTTCATTGAAGGACAACGAGAAGACGGAGAAACAGAAACCAACTATGTCCATAGAGGAGTGGCTCAACGATCATTCACAAGATCTTGGACCATGGCAGAGGATACGGAAGTTAGATCAGTTAAATTTGAGGAGGGGCTTCTGACTATTGAGATGGGACGAGTCGTTCCCGAGCATCATATTCGTAAAGATTGGTTTTGATATAGAAACAAACTTTTCAAAAGTCGGAAACCAGAACCCCAGGACGTGATTGACACTCCTGGGGTTTTCCTATATAATATGAATATCTCGCACCGCACTGCACCGCGAAGTTCAACAAAAGCAAAATTGCAAACGTTTCTTATGACTTACGAAATGTCACACATCGAAGGTCCTCATCAGATTCCTGGTTTTAATGGAGTTGGTGAGATTAACCTGGAAGATTACATAAAAAAAATGGTGTTGCCACCTAGAATCCTTGCTGGAAAATTTTCTCACATCGGATCTCTTGACCTCAGCATTGTAGATGAAAACGACCCCATGTGGGAAAACGTTGGTATCCGCGAAGAGGGTAATACCAGGGATCGTATTGAAACCTTTGAAAATACCTATGAGGTAGAAGGATTCAATACTGACTTTGTTCCTCCTATGATAGGAACTGATGGTAAACCACGAGATGGTCGTGGAAGAGTCATCGCCGCGAAGCGTCGTGGTGAAAAATTCATCCCTGCCTTCTATTATGTCATTGAGGACGATTCTGAAAAGAGTCGCGTCAGTGATGGACTAACACAAAACTTGCGTCACCCAGCATCTTTTACGGCAACAATGGAGTCGGTTGTCATTGGTTGCCTTTACATTATTAAGTGTGGTGAACTTGCTCTTAACGAAGTTGGTATTCGGAATTATCTTCACAATGAATTGAATATTGAAAAAAGTTTTTCCACGGGCAATATCACTAAGATTATTAATTCAATTCTTAAGCGTGGTGTTGCTGGTGGTGATCCCCTAGTTCATGTTAAGGATCGTAAGAAATGGGAAGCGTATTGCGAGAAATCTGGTAAGAAAGTCGATAACAAGACTGTATTTTTGCTTTCTGCTGATAGTGATACATATGCATATCGTGCATGGTGCCAGCATATTCTCCCTTCAATTGTGAAAAACGATTCTCCTATTGAGATTATTCTATTCTCAAACAATCACATTCCTGCAGAAGCACGTAAGAACATTGAAAAGTTCCAAGATAACGTGAAATTTTTTCTGGATGCGTCTTACCTAATGGTTGAGAAGGATTATGCTCCTGGTTGGACGATGGGAGAACTGAAACTCCCTGTTAAGTCAGTTCCTTACAAGATTTTGGGATGCATACCTCAAGTCATTGGTAAGCATGATTCTTATGCTAGGGGATATCGTTTTGTAAATATTGAAAATTATTGATAACCGAATAAATAATTGCGGCTACCTTTTAAATATCGTCGCCTCTGGGGGGCAACTGGCAAAATCCAGTTGACGCCCCCCTATTTTTTTGCTATACTGTTATTGACCTTGAATATGCCAATGGAAAACCTAGTAAAAATTATGCAGATCACCAACGGTGAGAGACTTATCAGTAAGATCGAAGAAGTTGGTGCTGACATTGGCGAACCTGACTGCAAGTTGATCGATCCTATGGAAATTTGTGAGGGTAATATGCTCTCTCCTTGGATGGTAGAAGTTACTATGCAGAATACATTCATGATCAGTTCGGATAAGATCATTACACTTGCTGATCCGACTCCAACACTCCTCGAAAAATACCTACAAGAAACAAAGTAATTATGGCATTATCTAATTCAGTTGAAGATTCTCTCAAAGAAGCAGAACTCAATCTTCGCAATGCACTCGCGTTTGCTGCTAGGCAAGAGCGTCCTATGGTATGCACTTGTATTGCAGAAATGATTTCAAAAATTGAAACAGTAAAATCTATGGATGGTATACTGGATACAGTTGAAAATAGAAAACCGGGGAGCAGTGGAATCTTTGGTCCATTTTTTTCTGACGATGACGACGACTGATTTTTAAACACTAAACTATGTTATTGGAGGAATTTCATTGAAATTTTACACAAACGTTCAGATGATTGGTAATGAATTCCTTGTTCGTGGTGTTGAAAATGGAAGACGATTTCATTCTCGCGATAGCTTCAATCCTACTCTTTATATAAAATCAAACAAGAAGTCTAAGTATAAGACTTTGACTGGTGAATTTGTTGATGAAATAAATCCGGGGACAGTTCGTGACTGTAGAGAATTTTATAAAAAGTATGAGAATGTAGATGGATTTGATATCTATGGTAATGAGAGATATATCTACCAATATATTTCAGAAAATTACCCGGAAGAAGAAATCAAGTTTGATACAAAACAGATTAAGTTAGTAACAATAGATATCGAAGTTGCGTCTGAATATGGATTCCCTGACGTTGAATCTTGCTCGGAGGAAATTCTTGCAATTACAATGCAGAATTATGCCACAAAGGAAATTACTACCTGGGGAGTAAAACCATTTGATAATAAGCAAAAGAATGTTACATATCACTATAAACCAACTGAGCGTGAACTTCTTGGTTCATTTTTGAATGAATGGATGCTGGACATACCAGACGTTGTGACTGGTTGGAATATTCAATTGTATGATATTCCATATATTTGTAGAAGGATGGAAAGAGTTCTTGGAAAGAGGACTATGAAAACTTTCTCTCCTTGGGGTTTGGTATCAGAAAAAGAAACATATATTCAGGGAAGAAAAAATTATATCTATGATATCGGTGGTATAACTCAACTGGATTATCTTGATCTTTATAAGAAGTTTACTTATAAAGCACAAGAATCATATCGTCTTGACTATATTGCAGAAGTTGAACTTGGGCAGAAGAAACTAGATCACTCAGAGTTTGATACATTTAAAGATTTTTATACTCATGGGTGGCAGAAGTATATTGAATATAATATTGTTGACGTAGAACTTGTTGACCGCTTGGAAGACAAGATGAAATTGATTGAACTTGCAATCACCATGGCATATACTGCCAAAGTCAACTATATCGATGTGTTCTATCAGGTAAGAATGTGGGACAATATCATTTATAATTATTTGAAGAAAAGGAATATTGTTATTCCTCCCAATAATTCTTCAGAGAAAAGCGAGAAGTATGCTGGTGCATATGTCAAAGAACCTATTCCTGGTAAGTATGATTGGGTTGTGAGTTTTGACTTGAACTCACTATATCCTCACTTGATTATGCAATATAATATCTCACCAGAGACATTACTTGAGGAGAAACATCCTACAGTATCTGTAGATCGTATTCTGAATGAGGACATTACTTTTGAGATGTATAAGGACTATGCGGTATGTGCTAATGGTGCTATGTTCCGCAAAGATGTTCGTGGGTTCTTGCCTGAATTGATGGAGAAGATGTATGGAGACCGTGTTATCTTTAAGAAGAAAATGCTTGCAGCCAAACAGCAGTATGAGAAGACGCCTACTGTTGCACTTGAGAAAGAAATCTCTAGATGCAACAACATTCAAATGGCGAAGAAGATTTCTCTTAACTCTGCTTATGGTGCTATTGGTAATCAATACTTCAGGTATTACAAACTAGCAAATGCAGAAGCAATTACTCTATCTGGGCAGGTAAGTATCCGCTGGATTGAGAATAAAATGAACGCATACCTAAATAAATTGTTACAAACAAAAGAAGAGGATTATGTCATCGCATCAGATACTGATTCGATATATCTTAATCTTGGACCTCTTGTTGATAAATTTCTTGCTAATAGGTCTAGCGACAAAGCAAAAGTTGTGGACTTACTTGATATGGTCTGCCGTGATAAATTGGAACCATATATCGACAAGTGTTATGAGGAACTTTCGGACTATGTGTCGGCATATGACCAGAAGATGCAAATGAAGCGGGAGAATATCGCTGATCGCGGTATCTGGACTGCTAAGAAACGATATATCCTAAACGTATGGGATAGTGAGGGTGTTCGTTACGAAGAACCTAAACTTAAGATGATGGGTATTGAGGCCGTGAAGTCTTCTACACCAGCACCTTGTCGTAAGATGATTAAGGATGCTCTCAAGTTGATGATGAGTGGCACCGAAGATGAGGTGATTGACTTTATTGAGAGTAGTCGTAAAGATTTTAAAAAACTCCCACCAGAGCAGATTTCATTCCCAAGATCCGTATCTGATGTTGTAAAATACAGATCATCATCAGATATCTACACAAAGGGAACTCCTATTCATGTTCGTGGAGCACTCCTATTCAATCATTATATAAAACAAAATAAGTTGGATAACAAATACTCTCTAATTCAGAATGGTGAGAAGATTAAGTTTTGTTACTTGAAGACACCAAATACTTTGAGGGAGAATGTTATTTCCTTCATTCAAGACTTTCCAAAAGAGCTTGGTATTGACAAATATATTGACTATGACTTACAATTTGAGAAGTCTTTTCTTGAGCCACTTAAAACTATATTGGATTCTATAGGATGGAAAGTTGAAAAAACTGTAAATCTAGATTCATTCTTTGGTTGATGAATCCCAAAACCCACATTATATTTTCGAGGTAAAGCAATGGATTTTCTGAAAGAAATTATTAAGGAGGTCGGCAATGAGTACACAAAACTTGCATCCGATATTGAAGAAACTGAAGAGTTCGTTGATACTGGTTCGTATATTTTTAACGGACTTGTTTCAGGTTCCATTTTTGGCGGCGTATCTGGCAATAAGATTACTGCCATTGCTGGTGAGTCTAGTACTGGAAAAACTTTTTTCTCTCTTGCTGTCGTCAAGAACTTCCTTGATTCTAACCCTGATGGTTATTGCTTATATTTTGACACTGAATCCGCTGTTAACAAGTCTCTTCTCTCAGGTAGGGGATTAGATCTAAATCGTGTCGTAGTTGCTAATGTTGTGACAGTTGAGCAGTTTAGAAGTCAGGCATTGAGAGCAGTTGATATGTATCTTAAAAAACCTGAAGATGAACGCAAACCTGTTATGTTTGTGCTAGACTCTTTAGGAATGCTCTCTACAGAAAAAGAAATCAAAGATGCTATTGATGATAAGCAGGTTAGAGACATGACTAAATCTCAGCTTATTAAAGGTGCATTCCGCATGCTGACTCTTAAATTGGGTCAAGCAAAAATTCCTTTAATCGTCACAAATCATACCTATGATGTAATCGGATCTTATGTTCCTACAAAAGAAATGGGAGGAGGCAGTGGACTTAAGTATGCTTCTTCTACAATCATTTATCTCAGCAAGAAAAAAGAAAAGGATGGAACGGAAGTCGTTGGAAACCTTATCAAGGCAAAGACTGCTAAGTCGCGTTTAAGTAAGGAGAATAAAGATGTTACGGTGCGTTTGTATTACGATGAGCGTGGTCTTGATCGATATTATGGTCTTCTTGAACTCGGTGAGATTGGCGGACTTTGGAAAAACATTGCTGGTCGATATGAGATAGATGGTAAAAAAGTCTATGCAAAAGCAATTTATAAGGACCCAGAACAATACTTCACTCCAGAAGTGATGGATCAACTCGAACAAATTGCACAGAGGGAATTTAGTTATGGACAAAATTGAGGTTCTAATTCTTAGAAACCTATTATATAATGAAGAGTATTTAAGAAAGGTAATTCCTTTCATCAAATCAGATTACTTCGAAGATTCAAACCAAAAGGTTGTCTATGAAGAGATCTCTAATTATGTCAATCAGTATAATTCTTTGAGTACGAAGGAAGTCCTTTGTATTGAAGCAGAGAAGCGCACTGATATCAACGACACCTCGTTTAAAGAGGTGACAAAACTTATCAGCTACTTGGAGGATGAACCGACAGATTATGATTGGTTAATCGATACTACAGAAAAGTGGTGTCGAGATCGTGCTATATATCTTGCACTTATGGAATCAATTGCTCTCGCTGATGGAAGTGATGAGCAGAAAGGTAGAGATGCTATTCCTGGTATCCTATCTGATGCCTTAGCAGTGTCATTTGATTCCAATATTGGTCACGATTATTTAAACGATTATGAAGAGCGATTTAAGTTTTACACACAGAAGGAAGACCGAATCTCATTCGATCTGGAATATTTTAACAGAATTACACAGGGTGGTTTGGTTAACAAGAGTCTCAACGTCGCTCTTGCTGGTACAGGTGTCGGTAAGTCTTTGTTCATGTGCCACGTTGCTTCTTCAGTCCTCCTTCAAGGAAGTAACGTTCTCTACATTACGCTTGAGATGGCTGAAGAAAAGATTGCAGAGAGAATTGATGCGAACCTCCTTAATGTACCCATTCAAGAAATCTCAAAATTGCCAAAAGTAATGTTTGAGAATAAGGTAACAAGTTTAGCAAATAAAACCCAGGGAACACTTATAATTAAAGAGTATCCTACAGCCAGTGCTCACAGTGGACACTTTAAGTCACTTCTTAACGAACTTGCACTTAAGAAGTCATTTAGACCTGATATTATTTTCATTGATTACCTTAATATATGTGCTTCCAGCAGGTATCGCTCAAACGGCAATGTCAATTCATATTCTTATATTAAGTCGGTTGCAGAAGAGCTTAGAGGACTGGCTGTTGAAGCAAACGTCCCTATCGTTTCTGCCACGCAGACCACTCGTTCTGGCTATGGGAGCTCCGATGTTGACATTACTGATACTAGTGAGTCCTTTGGTCTCCCTGCTACTGCTGATCTTATGTTTGCCCTTATTTCTTCAGATGAGCTTGAGGGGCTCGGACAAATTATGGTAAAGCAGTTGAAGAATCGATACAACGATGTCAATTTCTTCAAGAGATTTGTGATTGGTATTGATCGTGCAAAGATGAGATTGTATGATTGTGAGCAGAGTGCTCAGGAGGATATACTTGACAAAGGAGAAGAAGAAGAGTATAGTTACGAAGAGTCCACAATCAAAAAATCATTTGAGGGGTTCAAATTTTAATGACTATTTCAATCAGTAAAGAAGGTATGTCTCATAAAGTTGATACTAATAGGTATCTAAATTTTGTTGATGGTGTGACCAGTCAACCATCTAAAGACACTGAAGCAATGATCTATCGTCTTCAGGAACTCTCTGGTAATGGCGCACAACCAGAACGACTAATGACTGCTGCTGTTGGTTTATGTGCAGAATCTGGTGAGTTTACTGAGATTGTAAAGAAGATTGTATTCCAAGGTAAACCATATACCGAAGAAAATGTGTTTCATATGAAGCGCGAACTGGGAGATGTATGTTGGTATCTTGCTCAAGCATGTATTGCTCTGGATACAACATTCGATGAAGTGCTTGAGATGAATGTCGATAAACTTGTCGGTCGTTATCCTGGCGGAGAGTTTGATGTTCATTATTCTGAAAATCGTAAGGAGGGGGATCTATGACTAAAAGAACTTTTGTAACCAAGTCTGGAGATACTTGGGAATGGGAAGAGACTGAAGAAACTCGTAAGGCAGTAGAAAGATTGCATCAAGATATTCGTAAACTTGAAAAAGAAGCACCTGATCATGGAGTTGGAAAATGAAACTACTTACACTTGAAGATTATGAAAAGGCAGGAGAGACATTCTGGCCTAAATATTGGTATGTTGCCAAAGAACTTGGTGAAGGAGCAAGAGCAGAAGACATTCTCAGAGTTATGGAAGCGGTTGGTGGGATCGCACTCAAAGTTGCCCTCGAAGACAAAGAAGGACCATTTGGATTTAATAAAAAGGAGGATAATGGAGCAGACTGAACATCCCGAAATCACAGAAGTTGATTGGATTGATGATGCTTTCTATATTCGCAAGACAAGATTTGGATTGTTTACTAGTGTAAGAAAAGATACGGAGAAAGATTTTCTTACTGGTGCAACCTTTGAAGCTGTTCTTGATATGAGTAGATGGCATTTAAAGTGTGAACAGGAAGGAACCCTAGAGAAATACACTAGAGTTGTTGGTAATGCAGTCGTAGATGGAAAGCTTTGATACATAAATACTTTTATTAATTAAAGGCATATCAGAGAATGAATTCTACTCAGATTAGACACTTAACGGAAGCTTATCGAGAAGTATATCCGGAAAATTCACCAATTTTTATTCATGAAGAAATCGAGTTGCTATCTGATGAGCAACTCGATATTGTCGTTGAAGGTGCTGTAGTAGAACTTCTTGAAGAGGGATATACTTTAGAAGATATTAACGAAGCATTTGAAGATTTTGATGAGTCCCTGATAACAGAAAAAGTAAGAGCGGCTAAGAGAAGTAGGAATCCAGAATCCGAGGATCAGGTGAAGGCCAAGCAGGACGATGAGGAAGCGAAAAAAAATGCTGGGAAACCACTTAGCAAAAAGGCACAAAAGCAGGCCGATATGAGAGCTCAAAGGTTAGCTGGTGCATCTAAACCTTCTCCATCTCCAAAGACCGCCAAATCATCTAAGACCACTGATAGTGATCATTCTGATGCGGTGAGAAGGAGTAAAAATGCTGCTATGGGTAGAGCACTTGCATCATCATCTAGAGTTAAGAAAAGTGTTAGTAAAGTTACTGGTAATGTAAGTGCTAGTGGAAAATACAAGCCAAGAGCAACTGATAGACCAAATACTCCAACTTCATCTTTATCTCCAAAGAAAGGAATTAAGATCAATAATATCAGAAAGAGAGTTTCAGGTGCAATCTCCAAAGCTGGTGATAAGTTTAATAAAGCAGCTGAAAAAACTGGAAAATCTTTTGCAAGTGCAAGTAAAAAGGTTCAAAGCACTGCAAGTGGCACTGTAAAGAAAGCTGGTGATGCTGCTAATAGTGCTGCAAGGTCAGCTGCAAGGGGAACTGATAGAGCAGAGAAAGCTGTAGCAGGAAAAGCAAAGCAGGCAAAGAGTGGTCTCAAGGGAATGATTAGAAGAGCAGCAACAAGTGTTGCTAATCGTGCATCTGGTCTTGCCAGGAGAATGAGTGAAGAGTATGATCAGTATGATCTCGTTCTTGAGTTTCTTCAGACTGAAGGTTTCGCAGAATCTCTGGATGAAGCAAGAGTGCTTATGGTCAACGAACTTGATAGAGAAGATATTGATACCATTGTAAATGCATACAACTGATATTGATAGACCCTCTTGACAGATAGTCTTGAGGGTCTTATAATATTTTATATCGGGGAATTAGCTCAGTTGGTAGAGCACCTGCTTTGCAAGCAGGCTGTCAGGAGTTCGAGTCTCCTATTCTCCATTTTATTCAATTTTAATTTAACTAAATACCAAGTATAGGGGGAAGTGTTAAATTAATGAAAAGGTTTACAGAATTTCTTGTCGAAGCTAATAAAACCGGTGCTGCAAAGGAAGCAATGCAGAAGGGTTTGGTGTATGATAGGCAGAAGGCAGGTTGGATTAACCCAGTGAACGGTGAACTCATTGCTAGAACCGAGAAGGGAAAGCTTCTTTACATGACACCCAGAGAGAAGAAGCAGGAGCAGCAGCCACAGATGTCGAGGGCTACTGCAGTGCAGCAGTCCGCACCTAGGCAAAGAAAAGCAATTACTCCTACTACACCAAAGGGTGCTACCAAAGATACTACAACTGGTGAGGGAGAGACTTCTGATACAGTTACTATTGTATTTGGTCGGTTCAATCCACCAACAATCGGTCATGAGCGTCTATTTAAAACTGCACAGAGACTTTCTGTTGATGCTGATCTAAAGATTTATCCATCTAGAACTGTGGATCCAAAGAAAAATCCTTTGGACACAAACATCAAAGTTCAGTATATGAAGAAGATGTTCCCAGATTTTGAGGAGAATATCATTAACGACAAGAAGATGGATACAATTTTCAATGTCCTTGTTCTCGCTGCTGAGGATGGATATGTTAATATCAATATTGTTGTTGGTTCTGATCGTCAGGCAGAGTTTGAGAGTTTGGCGAAAAAGTACAATGGTAAAGAGGAGAATAGTTTATATAATTTTGAGCAGATTCGTGTGATATCTGCTGGTGTTCGTGATGCTGATGCTGAAGGCGTGGAAGGTATGTCTGCATCTAAGATGAGAAAAGCAGTTTTGAATAATGATTTTAAAACATTCCGCAGAGGAACTCCTAAGTCTCTTGATGATGAAGATGCAATGGGACTGTTCGATGCTGTTCAGCAGGGTATGACAGCATCTCCGAAGAGAACTAAAAAGCAGAAAGAAAAGAAAGATGAGAATAGAAGAAAGCAGAAGGCTAAGGGTAGAGTTGTTGAGGAGTGGGAAGTTGCTCCAAAGCTTTATCCGCAAATATTGAGGGAAAAGTACTTGGGTGATGAAATTTATAATATCGGGGACACTGTTCAGAATATGAATACTGGTTTAGTTGGAGAGATTATTCGCAGAGGAACTAATCATCTGATTTGTGTTACAGAAGAGCAAAAAATGTTTAAGTCTTGGATAAGAGATGTATGTGAATATTATGAATATTATTATGAACCACCTATTGATAGTGCAGGTGTTAAGATTTTTATAAATAAATACAGGAAAAAGTTAGTTGATTGACAAAATGACTGTGCATCTGAATGATCTATCTAGCGTATACTTGAATAATATTCAAGAGAAAAAGTGTAAAGATGATGAAAAAAAGAGTAAGGATACGAATAAAAAACCACGCTGGTGGGACGATGATGGTGATGGCATCGGATATGAACCAGGCGAAGTAGATGGTGAGTTCCCTAATAAGGACAAGGATAAGGATAAAAAGAAGAGTAAGAAAAAGCCAGTTGATGAATCTAAAAAAGCTAGCCTGAAGCAAGCACGTAAAAATATTGGCATGGATCCGGATAAACCATCTTGCTGGACTGGTTATAAGGCAAAGGGAACTAAGATGAAGAATGGTAGATCGGTTCCTAATTGTGTAAAGTCAAGTCATGAACCAGAAGGTGATATGGTAGAGGGTTACAAACCTATCGACAAGAAAAAAGAAACTGCGATGTATCGTAGAGCAGGTAACCTAAGTCGTGATGCACTTAGCAAAGGACTGTCTACTGAGGTAGGTTCTAAAGCACAGGATAAGTCTGGCAAGATCGTAAGTGCAATCTCCCGCCAGAAAGAGAAAGAGCGTTTTGACAAGATGAGGGATAGTAATGTGATGGACGGATACTCTGATTGGAGATCAGAATTAACTGAAACTTTAGGTGAAGGTATTCTTATAGAGGTTGAAAAAAAAAAATCTCTGAAGAATAATTCAGAAAAGATCACTGATGGTCAAGTAAATAATTCATCAATCATTAAAATAAATCCAGATTTTAAAGAAGGTATTGAATATCTGGGTGGGACCATTTTGGAATTCACTGAGGTTTCTGAAGGGGAAGATAGAGAAAAACCTACGCCACAACAAAGATTGAATCGTGATGCTGGAAAGATTGCTTCAAAGAAACTCAAGCAGAAAGAGCATGAGAAATATGTAAACTTTTTGCAGCATGATGAAGAGGTTCAGTGGGTAGCAAATACAGCAGCAGAATATTTCGTTGAGGAAGGTCTTAATGAAGATGGTATCGAAATTCTGATTGAGGAACTTGGTCTCGAATCATTTGTAGATTATGTTTATGAACTTGGTGAGGAAGTTCTTACAGAAGCAAGAGCAGGTGGTGTTAGAGTGGAACCAGTAACCAAGACTGGTAAATCTGTTGGTTCCCTCAGAGGGGGTGCTAGAACATCAGCAATCAAGAGACTTCGTAAAGAGAAGCAGGCAAGAAGAGATTCAGAATCTGGTAGTTCCAAACCATCAGGAATGGCAGCAGCCCTGAAGAGTCAATCTGCTAGAGCACATGCAGTTAAAACTGCTAAGAAGCAGCAACCTAAAAGGAAAGGTTTGCTCGATAGAGTTGGAAATGCTGTTGTAAAAGGAATTGAACGCCACAATAAAGCAATGGCTACTGCTAAGAAATTATCCAACGAAACGGGTAAAACTCTTAAGAAAGCAGGAAAGGTTGCAGGTGCAGTTGCCAAAGGCGCTGGAGAAGGCGTGAAGATGGCAGGGAAAGCTGCTAAGATTGCTAATAAAGTAGCGACGGAAGAGAATGTTCATGAAGCAGTTTACGGTGGCACTCCTAAAAAGAAAACAGACACTCCCATGACTGTTACCAATGCCGATAAGAAAGGAAACACTCCTGCCTATCAGAGATTGAAATCAGGTGATAAGCGATATAAGGCTGCTGACCATCTGACTAATCAGGTGGAAACGGGAGAGGATGATATGAGGATTCGTCTTAAAGAAAGGATGAAGGCTGCATATGAGGTTACTTCTCCTTACGTAGTAGATGAAGGGTATCGTGTAGTATCCAAATCATATACGCATGGTGATGGTAAACCAGAAGATGATGTTACAATTAAAAGAGAAAAGAAGGTTGTGAGTGGTGACAATTTAACTAGAAAAGGTGCTAATCAATCTAAAGAAAGAAGGGGGAGAGAGTACGGTAATCAGGGTGCTTTTCAAGTTCAAAAAACAAGAGAAGCAAAGAAGAGATCATCAAATGCACCATCTGCAGATAAAGTAAAAGCAGATATTAATAAGAAGGAGAAGCAGAGAGAAAAGACAAGTTATAATAGAAAAATTGATGGAATGAATCGTGCAGGAACTCCATCTGGAAAGGTTGCTGCTGCTAGATTGAGGGGGATGAAAAAGGTAGATGCAATGGAGGAAGTTGATTCTCCTTTTGATAAAGGAAAAATAGATCAAAAACAGAATACAAGGAAAAACGAAAGAAATTTTAGAATTGCTAAAGCTGGTGATACAGGAGTTGAAAATGGTGAAAGGATAGCAACGAAGAGGGGGATTGCGACCTTGCCTTCATTTGCGAATAAAAAACCAAAGGTTTCTACCGCCACCGAGGAACTGTCGATTGATCAGCAGATGAAAATCTCTCAGGATTATAATAGACTGACACCTGAGGAGAAGAAAGCAGCAAACAAGAGAGTAATGGGTAACACACCAAAAGTTCCCCCTAAGCCGGACACTAGAACAGACACCCAGAAGATGGCAGATGCATATGCATCTCCTCGTAAAGGTCCAGGTGGTGCTACCAGAACGGACTGATGCAAATATTCCAAGAATAGATTAATCGACTATATAGAATATAGTACTTGAGGTAAAAACAATGTTTGCATTCTTGCTGCCAATTGCATCTAAAATTATTACTGATGCAGTTGCCCAAATTCCCGAAAATGAAGAACTTGGGGAGAAGCTGATTGATATTTGTCTGGTTATTCTTGGTAAGGCAGTAAAGCTTACTAAGACTGATATGGATGATAAACTTCTGGAAGCGGTTGCAGAAGCAATCAAAACTAGAGAAGAATGATAAAAGATAAATACTAATAGAAAATTATTTTCAGGACAAGCATATGGCACTTTGGGGAAATAGTGATGCTGTTACCTCTGCAGGAACAGTATCTTTAAATTATGATACCGGCGTTGTAACCGGAAGTGGAACAGCGTTTGGGGATGCAGGTTCAGCTGCAGTTGGAGATGTCATTCGTTTTGGTGATCGTAGTGCAACTTACTTTGGAGATGCTGTAATTATCAGCATTGAAAGTGCAACCGAATTGAAGATTGATTCTACTGCAGGACTTAGTGGTGCAGCAATCGCTGATGAACCATTCACTGTAAGCCAGTGTCCTAAGTTTACTGTGCTTGACTCACACTTTAATGAAACTCACAGCGACTACGATTCATTTGTTTACGGTGTAAACAAGGATGGTGTTTCTACTGGAACTCAGTACGAAACTGGTGTAGGCTGGGTTGGTGTTACAACATACACAGATGCTCAGGGAGAATTGAGAGTTAAGAAAGAAATCCTGGTATCAATGTCAGGAATAACAACTGGTAATGATCCAGCATATCCACCTAGTTGACAGTATGATATATGATTTTCAGTGAGTTGAATGAAGAAAATTTTCTTCTGTTTGCGATAAAAAATTATGAGAACCCTCAGGCTGTAACTAAGGATGATTTTGACAAAGATCTAAATCACTTTAAATACATCAAGAGGTTGTTGAAAAGATATAACAAAACGGGAGAGCTCAAAACTCACTTGATCATAAATCACTTTATTGTTTTATATAATATATTTGGTGAGGCCGCTACACCTATGCTATTTTTTAAAATAGATGAGGACATGTGGTCTACCATGAAAACTTTTATCATATTCTTGGATCGTCTACCGGAATATCCGAAGTGTTATATACATGATATTCCGGTCGATAAAAACTGCTTACAAATACTAGAGATGTCTTATAATGACAGATCGTAACCATAATAAAATAATAAATAATTTGAAGGAGATGATGAGTGGCATGACTACTCAAAGTACTCCTGGTGCTGCTGGTTTTTCGTCAAACTCTGATCCTAAAGGTCCTGTCGCAGGATATGACCCATTAGTTAAATTTAGAGGAAAAAAAGGAAAAACTGACTTTAGAAAAGTTCCATCTAATTATAAAAAATGGGTCAAATCTTTAGGAAAGTAACATGTTCGGTCTAGGAAAACTAGAAGTTTTAGAATCAAAATTATCAATCTACGAGGATCTTTCGAAAGAGATGCTTGATAAGTTAGAAAGAGCAGTATCATCAATTCAAGAAAGTAGCAATAAGGTTGCGATTATTTTGGAAAGACATGAGAATCGCTTGGATGAAGGAGAAAAGGCGTCTGATGCTACCTTAAAACTAGTAGATAAGATGCAAGCAGACTTTAATTCCTTAGAGTCAAAGGTAGAGTCCTTATCTAAGTTTAGATGGGTAACCTTGGGAGTAGTAGCTTCTGGAATGGTTATACTAAATGTCTTACAGATCATAGGTCCAAGGATTATACGAACATCACCACCACAAACAACAATACAACAAGTGAGATAGGAAAATGGAAAAGTCAAATCAAACAAAACAGGATTATTGTTTGATAGTGGCATCTAATGTTGTTGTTAAGTGGACATCGGTAATAACTTCTTTGATATCTGATTATTCAGAAATGGATGGAAATTTCGTATTATTGGCGGAGTACTGGGATATTGACCAAGCGTAGGTTCTTTGCTATAATCTCAGAAGAGAAAACTTAATTAATGAATCATATTGATTCCAAATTCATCAGTATCATCTCTTCAAGGCTAGACAAGTTTAAGAAGGTTAAACCAAATCTTTATAATTTCCGCTGTCCTATTTGCGGAGATTCTAAGAAGAATAAATCAAAGGCCAGAGGGTATATCTACGGGGCAAAGTCTGATGCATTTTATAAGTGTCATAATTGTGGTGCGTCAACAACTTTTAATAATTTTTTAAAAAAAGTTGATCCAGCAGTCCATAGCCAATATCTTATGGAAAGATTTAAGGGTGGGTTTACCGGGAAAGGCACAATTGTTGAAGAACCTAAATTTGAATGCAAGAGACCGGTCTTTAAAAAGAAGGTAAATCTACCACGTTGTTCTGAAGTAGATGTGGCATCAGATTACTTAAAGAAAAGAAAGATAAATCCCAAGGAATTTTACTACGCAGAAGATTTTTCAGAGTTTGTAAGATCCTTCAATATAGATCATGACAACTTGTACAAAGAGAGTAGAATAATAATTCCACTATATTTTGAGAAAAATCTTATTGGGTTTCAAGGTAGATCCTTAAGATCTGACTCAATCAAGTACATCACCATAATGCTAAACGATGATTCACCAAAAATCTACGGGATTGATCAAGTACAAAAGGATAAAAATGTATTCGTTACCGAAGGTCCGTTTGACTCGACGTTCGTTCGCAACGCGATTGCTATGTGCGGAGCTGATGCTGATGTGCGCCGTTGGGGTATTTGCAATCCTGTCTGGATCTATGATAATGAACCACGGAATAGAGAGATTGTCACCAGAATTAGAAAAACAATCGAATCCGGAGACTCCATAGTGATATGGCCTTCAAATATTGTTGAGAAGGACATAAATGATATGGTGGTATCTGGACACGATATTCAATCTCTGATAGAATCGAATATATACTCAGGACTCGAAGCTCTCGTTAAATTTAACACTTGGAAAAAAATATGACTAGTAACTTGAAAGTTAAAAAGAGAAATGGTCAAATTGAAATTCTTGATTTGGACAAGATGCATCTGATGGTGGATGAAGCCTGCAAGAATCTTGCTGGTGTATCTGCGAGTCAGGTTGAGATGAAATCTGGTATAGAATTTTATGATGGCATCACAACAGAAGAAATTCAAAAGATTCTCATTCGTGCTGCTTCAGATTTGATTGATTTGGATCATCCAAACTATCAATACGTTGCTGCTAGATTACTTCTGTTCTCTCTTAGAAAGCAGTTGTATGGGAAAATGAGAGAGTTTCCTTCCATAGAAGATCATATTATCAACTGTACGTCAATCGACGTTTATGATAAGGAAATTTTCATCAAGTATTCTCAAGAAGAAATACAAAAGGTCGATACTTTTATTGATCACGATAGAGACTTCTTGTTTACTTATGCTGGTTTACGTCAAGTTGTTGATAAATATCTAGTACAAGATCGCAGTACTGGTGGTGTTTATGAGACACCTCAGTTCATGTATATGATGATCGCTTTGACTATCTTTGCAGATTATCCAAAAGAAACGAGGCTCGACTATGTCCGACGATACTACAACGCAATCAGCAAGCACAAAATCAACATTCCCACACCTATCATGGCAGGAGTGCGAACTCCACTTCGACAATTTGCTAGCTGTGTTCTTGTTGATGTTGATGACACCCTCGATAGCATCTTTAGCTCTGATATGGCTATTGGCAAATATGTTGCACAAAGGGCGGGCATCGGCATCAACGCAGGCAGAATCCGTGGCATCAACAGTAAAATCCGAGGCGGCGAAGTTCAACACACAGGTGTTATACCATTCCTTAAAAAGTTTGAATCAACTGTCCGCTGCTGTACACAAAATGGAATTCGAGGTGGCTCAGCGACTGTCCACTTCCCAATCTGGCACCAAGAAATAGAAGATATTATCGTTCTTAAGAACAATAAGGGAACAGAAGATAATCGTGTTCGTAAGTTAGATTATAGTATTCAAATTAGTAAACTGTTTTATGAGCGTTTCATTTCAAATGAAGAAATTACTCTCTTCAGTCCGCACGATGTTCCTGGTCTCCATGATTCTTTTGGCACTGATAGATTTGATAGCTTATATGTGGGTTATGAGCGAGATCAGTCTATTCCGAGAAAAACTATCGGAGCTCAAAAACTCATTCTAGACATCTTAAAGGAGAGAGCAGAGACTGGTCGTATTTACATTATGAATATTGATCATTGTAATTCTCATTCTTCTTTTAAGGATAAGATTGAGATGAGTAATCTCTGCCAAGAGATCACTCTTCCCACATATCCAATCCAGCATATTGATGATCCGTCTGGAGAAATTGCACTTTGTATTCTTTCTGCTATTAATGTTGGTAAAGTAAAATCTGATGATGAGTTGGAGGAGTTGTGTGAACTTTCTGTAAGGTCATTGGACGAACTGATTGACTATCAAGAGTATCCTGTAAGGGCTGCAGGAGACGCTACAAAGGCACGTAGATCCCTTGGAATAGGTTTTATTGGTTTAGCGCACTATCTTGCCAAGTTGGGTTTCAATTATGATTCTCAGGAAGCTTGGAATTCTGTGCATTTATTGTCAGAGTCTTTTCAATTCTTTCTTCTTAAAGCATCAAATAAACTTGCTAAAGAAAAGGGTCATTGTGAAAATTTTGGACGTACAAAATATTCTGATGGTATCTTACCAATCGATACATATAAAAAAGATGTTGATGAAATTACGAGTATTAAGTATGAGCATGATTGGGAGGGTCTTAGAAAGTCTATATTGGAACACGGTTTACGGCACTCAACACTGTCCGCACAAATGCCATCAGAGAGCAGTTCCGTTGTGTCAAATGCAACAAACGGAATCGAACCACCTAGAGGATACTTGTCCGTTAAAAAATCAAAGAAGGGGCCTCTTAAACAAATTGTTCCACAATATTCTACCCTGAAGAATAACTATACACTTCTTTGGGATATGAAAGATAACAGAGGATATATTAATGTAGTTTCTGTTATGCAAAAGTTTTTTGACCAAGCCATATCTGGTAACTGGAGCTACAATCCTGAAAATTATACAGATAATGAAGTTCCAGTTTCTCAAATGGCAACCGATCTTTTAACTACATATAAGTATGGGTGGAAAACTTCTTACTATCAAAATACATATGATCTTAAATCAGATGAAATTGATGTAGAAAAACCACAGTTGAAAGATTTAGTAAACGATATACTACAATCAGAGGAGGGGGAGTGTGAATCCTGTTCAGTTTAAAGTTTCTTCCGTAGAAGATGTAACAGGTGTTAAAGGCATGACAGTTTTTAACACAGAACAAGTGAATATTAAGAAACAACCAATGTTTCTAGGCAAACCTTTAGGAGTACAAAGATACGATTCATACAAATACCCAGTATTTGATAAACTCACTACTCAACAATTGAGTTATTTCTGGAGACCAGAGGAAGTGTCTCTACAAAAAGATCGTGGAGATTATCAAACTCTTCGTCCAGAGCAAAAGCACATCTATACTTCTAATTTGAAGTATCAGATTATGCTTGATTCTATTCAAGGACGTGGTCCTGGAATGGCATTTATTCCATACTGCTCTCTTCCAGAGTTAGAGGCTTGTATGGAAGCTTGGGGTTTCATGGAAATGATTCATAGTCGTTCCTATACTTATGTCATTAAAAACATTTATTCTGACCCATCTGAGGTGTTTGATCATATTGTCACTGATAAACATATTCTAGAGCGAGCCAAGAGTGTTACAGAAGCATATGATGACTTCATTCAGAGTGCTCATCAATATGATAATGGCATCATGTGGGAGCTTGCTGCTGAGGGTCACTATACTGGTCAAGTTGAACGGTATGAGATCAAACGAAAGCTTTACCGAGCAATGGCGAATGTAAATATTTTAGAGGGTATTCGTTTCTATGTTAGTTTCGCTTGCAGCTTTGCATTTGGCGAACTTAAACTTATGGAAGGGTCCGCAAAAATTATCTCACTTATCGCCAGAGATGAGAACCAGCATCTTGCGATCACTCAAAATATCCTCAACAAGTGGAGACAAGGAGATGATCCTGAGATGAAGAAGATCATGGAAGAAGAAACTGATTGGACATATAAAATGTTTGATCGTGCCGTTAATGAAGAGAAGAGATGGGCAGAATATCTATTTAAGGACGGTAGTATGATTGGACTTAATGATAAATTGCTTAAGAAGTATGTTGAGTGGATTGCTAACCGTCGATTAAAAGCGATTGGTTTGAGACCGCAGTATGATATTGCTGCAAAGAATAATCCACTTCCATGGACACAGCATTGGATTTCTTCTAAAGGACTTCAAGTAGCACCACAAGAAACGGAGGTAGAAAGTTATGTTGTCGGAGGACTTAACCAAGATGTCAAAGAAGACACATTCTCAGGATTTAAGCTTTGAGGAGATATGGGAGGAGATGGATTCTATTGAACCATTGACTCCTATTATCGGAGAATCAAGACCTAACTTGAAAGATGATCAATTTGCTGCTTAAATAGTATAAGACGCTTGAATTACAAATGCCTCGTAATCCGCTTACTAGAGATGAGTTCATTGTAAAAATGCTAAAATTGAAGAAAGATATTGATGAAGAACCATCAACGGTATGGCCAGGAGAAAAGAAATTTGCTCATAAATATATGAATAAGGTGTTAGATTTACTAAATGAGTATAGATATTGATTATGAAAATCCTTGGCAATATAATGGTGTGGCTTTTACTGGGGAGGATATTGGGGATTATTTTGGTTTTGTTTATCTCATCACAAACATACAAAACGGACGGAAATATATTGGTAGAAAGTATTTTTGGTCATTCAGAAAACCGCCAGGAAAAAAACGAAGAGTAAAAAAAGAATCTGATTGGAGGAAATACTATGGGTCTTGCCCAGAACTTAAAGAGGATGTTGAAAAATTTGGAAAGGAAAATTTTAGTAGAACCATTCTCTCATTACATAAGACGGCAGGAAGAACTAATTTTGAGGAAACGAGACAGTTATTCATCAATGGGGTCCTCACAGAATCACTTGACACAGGGGAACCAGCGTTCTACAATAGCAACATCCTCTCAAGGTACTTCCGAAAGGACTACTATGAAAAAGACTGAAGATCTAGTTGACAATACAGTAAAATGGGCAAAGAATCGTATCGATGAAATGGATTGCGTTGATCAGATCTATGACAAGCTTTCTATTGTCGATGAGTTTCATGAGTGGTTGAACATGGATTTAGAGGGGCAAGAGATCATTATTATTGACAGGATCAGCGAGGAGCAGTATAATGATTATGTTGATTACATGAATGATGGAATCAGTTAAGGGGTAGTAGCTCAGTTGGTTAGAGCACCAGCCTGTCACGCTGGGGGTCGTGGGTTCGAGCCCCATCTATCCCGCCTTTTTTGACTCAGTAGCTCAGCTGGATAGAGCAACTGCCTTCTAAGCAGTCGGTCGTAGGTTCGAATCCTACCTGAGTCGTTCCCCAATAAATACATTTGAGGATGAAAGAATTCTTATGGAAATGGTAGAACCGCACTCTACGATTTTAGTTCTGAATAGTTCTTATGAACCGCTTCAATTCACAAATTGGAAAAGAGCTGTAGTTCTTTTGTTTAAGGAAAAAGCAAAACTCATATCGAAGAGGGTGATTAGACTTGTCAATTTTGTCAGAATACCGTTTTTACGATTTTCTGAAACTACACCGACAAGGAATATGATTTATAAAAGAGATGGATACTCTTGTCAGTATTGTGGATCAACAAGAAATTTAACAATCGATCATGTAATTCCACGAAGTAAAGGTGGTGGGGACACCTGGGATAATTTGGTTGCCTGTTGTGATAAATGTAATGTTGCAAAGGGTAATAAATATTTGCACGAGACAAACATGAAACTTCGCTCAAAACCAAAAGCACCACTCAGCAAAGTCATGTTGGAATTGGAAAGAACAAAAGTATCAGAATGGAGAGAGTTTATTTTTGAATAGTTGACAAAGGTTTGGTAATACTTTATAATTACCATATCGCTGCGGAATTAATTCAGCGGTAGAATGTCAGCCTTCCAAGCTGAACGTCACCGGTTCGAATCCGGTATTCCGCTTTCCCTTCGGGGAGTACAATGGCCTGTAGTTCAGCGGTAGAACGCTTGACTGTTAATCAAGTTGTCGCTGGTTCGATCCCAGCCGGGCCAGCTTGCAAGATTAACTCAGTGGTAGAGTGTCTCGTTTACACCGAGGTTGTCGGGGGTTCGAATCCCTCATCTTGCATTCCTAATAGGAGGACCATGAAAAATGATTATCGTAAGATGCAAAGTATGTAATACAGAAATAGTAAGTAATACAAAAACTCAGGTTTGTGGATGTCAAAATATGATGACAGTCAAAGAAGATAAAGTATCAGCAGTTGACTTAAATGAGGTTGTTATGTTAAACTATACAAAGCAAAAGGTTGGTGATCAACTTTCTGCTTCTGATCTTGCTTATCAGGAGGCAAGACGACAACGTAAAGTTCGTCGTATTGATTTCGAAGAGCGATAAGGAAGAGTGGTCGAGTGGTTTATGGCTCCAGTCTTGAAAACTGGCGAGGGTGCAAGTCCTCCGGAGGTTCGAATCCTCTCTCTTCCGTTACAACTAAATATCTACAAGTAATTAAATTATATGACACTATTCTATCTGCTTGTCTTAATCGTTATTGTATTATTGCTTGATGGAGGATATAATGCTACTATGAGATTAATTGCTTTTATTGACCTTAATACTCGGTATGCCTTTTTAAACTTTAGACTGTGGATGTTCAAGAAAAAGATTGAAAGGGAACTGGAAAAGGATAGAAAGGAATTTAAATCTCAACAGGAGAAAAATCATGTCTGATAAAGAATTTTCTGATTTTAAATTGGAAAGAAAGCAATGTGAGAAGTGTGAAGCGGTGTGGTTAAATGGAAAACATGTATGGGCAACTGGTGCTTCAAGTGAAAATTCTGAAGAAGATCTTGCAGGATTAGTTTGCAATAAGTTGGGTGATCATAGGTGTATTAATCCTAAGAGGGGATCAGATACTGGAGATACCTGGGAGAAAAGGGCAGGTTTTATTGAGGGAATGATAAAAGGTAGGCAAGATGCTTTTGCTCAATTAAAAAAGGATATTGATTTGTGATGGAAAACAATAAAGAAAAAAGAGATCCTTTATTAGAAGAACTTCAGGAGAGGATTGAGGAGGGTCCAATCCTCTTCACTCCTGATGAGGAGTGGATTGATCTTTTAAATGAAGAGGATCTAAAAGAAATAGAAGAGAATGATAGTCTTGACGAATCTTGATTTTTGATTTATACTCATTTTATCGGGATGTAGCTCAGTTTGGTAGAGCACTCGCTTTGGGAGCGAGTGGCCGTAGGTTCGAATCCTATCATCCCGATTTTTTTATTGACTTTTTAAATGGAAGAAAACATTGAGTTTCACACAGTAGAATATTGGCAACAAAACTGGGATGAACTTATGCAAAGAGTTGAAAATGGAGAAGTTCTTGGTATAATAGGTGAAGATAACAACAAAGCAGTTATGGTCCCTGCAGATCACTTTGATATGATCAAGATGTATACTGATCACAACGAAGCATCATGATTTTCTGGGGGTCTAGCAATCTGGTGAATGCACCGAACTCATAATTCGGCTAAGGCGAGTTCGATCCTCGCGACCCCCATTGACAGTAAATCTGTCATCCTTTATAATAGTAAAGTCAACATTCATTTAAAATGACACTGGTAGAAAAGTTCAAGAAAGATGTAAACCTCCTCCGAGAGGTAGCAAATGGAGAAGTTCACCTTGGTGTAAAGAATCCAAAACTTTACAAGAAAGTTATGAAATACTATCAATCAGAAGGAGTAGTTTTCTCTGGGGATCCAGAAGATGATTATGAAATGCTGATTGATTATATTTACGAAGATCTTCAAGCAGTTGGAGCATATTGAATGGAACTTATCAAAAAACCCACCATTCTCCTTGAGCGTTTCCCTTATCGTTATATTCAAGTTGGCACCTTGGAAATTAATGGAAAACCAGATTGTCGTATCCAGAAAGTAGACTCTTACACTGGACGTTACAAAGACATGTATCTTTGTGATAATGAAATGCAGTTGATGACTGCTATGGAAGATCACGATTACACCTGTTGGTTAGATCCTGATGGTGTTCCATGCTATGTAACTGATGATGTAGTTACTGCTCGCGGTCGCGGAGTGACCTGAAACCTGCCCTGGTGGAGTCAAGTACCCTTTTATAAATAACAAAGAATTATGAAACTCAAAATGGACAGCAAAAAAACTGAAATCAAACTTCAACCAAAACCCGAAGTCAAGGTTGATACCACAAGTGAGATTGATACTCTGAACGGAGAAATTCAAAGACTTTCTCGCAAAGTAAAAACTCTTGAAACAAAAGTAAAATCACTTGAATCTGCAAAGTCTACTTCCTCTGGTGGAACCTCAGATCTGGAGGCGAGAGTTGATAGAATTGTAGAACTCCTTCAAAAGAATCTATCAGGTTCTAAAAATCTTTGAACACATGGAGAGAGAAATCTCTCCTTTTATTTTATCTTTTATTGTGCAATGAAAACAGTACTATTTGCTGGATATCCAAAATCAGGTAATACTTTAATCGGACATTCTTTTCTTTATGCTGGGAAAGAGGTAGATCCTACTTGGGATTATTGTGATAGGTCTCATAAGTGTGATTCCAATTCTCCTTCAAAATTTTATGATGTTTATCAAATGAAAAGTGTACCTCCTTCAAATCCATTGTTTGAGGGGAGTAGAGTTTGCGTTAAATCTCATCAATATAATTTGTACTCGGAGAATCTTAGCACCTCATATTTTGGTGGAGTTAGTGAGGTCATAACAATTGTTAGAAATCCTTTTGATACTCTTCTTAGTGGATTGAACTACTTTAGGGTTCAGTGGGCAGAGTATGGTGGATTGCCTCAAGTATCCGCTATAGCACTTAATAGATTGATGCCAGAGTATGATTATACTAGGGGCAATTTTTTGGAGGATATGAAAATTGATACATTGAGGGAAAAAATTTGTCTTGATGATGTTTTATATCGGTTTGCGTCTAGCGGCACAGTATTTTATAATTTCTATGTAACTTCTGGTCCTTGGTGTAGTTTTGCTCAGAGTTATGATTCTGCAGATGTCCCTGTTCTGAGTATTAAGTATGAAGATTTGGTTAACAATCAAGAGTCAACTTCAAACATAATTTCCGACTTCTTACAAGTAGATCGTGGTCATGTTCTAGCAGGATTTAAAAAGCAATCAGAGTTTGCTAAAGATAAAAAGAAGAGCGGTGATAATTTTTACTCGAAGATGAAAACTGGATACTGGAAGAACTACTTTTCTAAAAAAGCATGTAGGGACTTTGTTGATATGTACCATCGACCAATGACGGAAATGGGTTATTGTGATATAATTGAAGAAGCATTTGACATTTAAATGGAAATAAAAGATATACAACCTTTCATTTTCAACTGGAAGAATAAATTTGAGAAGACATGTGTCATAGAAGATCAGTTAAAAGAAATCTTTGATGATGTTCTTGTTATCAATAGCGATGATAATAATACTCGTGAAGGATGGATTGATCTTGGTGATGAGGCATATTTTACATCTCAGTTTCGTAAAGCACTAGAACTATTCCGAGATGATAAGAAAGTTTTGATGCATTGTCAGGGAGATACTGTATTTGATAATTACAAGACTCTTGTGAAAGATGCTATACATTACTTTGATAGTTATGATTGGGGTGTCTATGCTCCAGATATTACTAACATTTGGTATACTCCAGAAAATACTGATATTAATGGTATTGTTGCTAATGACCCTAATATAAAAATGGTGGCATGCACTGATGAAACAGTGTGGTTTATTCATAGAGATATTATCGATGAGTATTATTCTCGTAATTTAGATTCATTTATGACTCACGAGCAAATGAAGATGGGTTGGGGTTGGGATCTAGTTATGAATGGGATATGCTTCTTAAAAAAACGTCCTGTAATACGAGATTACAATCATGTTGTAGAACATGACAAAGGAACTGCATATAATAAGTCATCTGCAGCTCAAGAGATGAGAAAATTGTGGGAAAATCTTCCAGAGGACTTAAGAGTTGTTTTATCTCATATTAAAAATGATAGAGAAAAACTTGTTAATTATTTTAAGTGATGGATAAAAATAAATCCGCTTATAAATTAGATGGACTCCCAAAGGTTTATTGGATAAATCTCGATTCTGATGTTCGTCGTCGTAGATATATGGAAGATCAGTTTTCATATTGGGGAATCGATGATCATGTTCGAGTATCTGCATATGATGGGAGAGTTGGAAATGTCCAACAATTTTTGTGTGGCAAATATCCAGATAATGTTACAACTAGTGAGATTGGATGCTGTATGAGTCATCTAAAAGCTATTAAAGACTTTTATGATAATACTGACGATGAGTATTGCATGATTGTTGAGGATGATGTGAACTTTGGAGTCGCAGGGTTTTGGTCTTTCAGTTGGAATGATATTATTGACAATCTTCCATTGTACTGGGACTGCATACAATTAACTACAATATGCACAGGAGATATCCACACAAGACTTCACTTGAAATTTATTAATGATTTTTCTGCTGCAGTGTATCTAATTACTCGACATCATGCAGAGAAAATTATTAAAACCCATATTCAAGGAGACAAATTTAAACTTGATAACGGAGTAAAACCTAGAGCAGTATCTGAAGATTTAGTTTTTGAATCTGGAAGAACTTTTACATTTCCTATTTTCTTGTATAATATAGACTTTAGGTCTAATATACACCAAGATCATATTAATACCTTTCACAGGGGATCTCATGACGCTCTGCTGGGATTCTGGAAGAAGCATGGACCACATATCAATATCAAGGAGTATATGGACTATAATCCTTATTTGTTTAGAGTATCAGAAAGTTCAAACCAACCAGCTTGACAAAACATAGGTAAGCAATTATACTAACCACTGTAGACAACCTCCGCAATTATTTGAGTAAGTCTAATTTCTTTTTATCTAGTGAGGTATTTAAATGTTCAAATCTTTAATCGCAGCATCTGCTGCTCTTTCTCTGTCAGCTGGATCTGCTGTTGCTGGACCCTACATCAATGTGGAAGCGAATGCTGCGTATCCCGATGGCGAGTACATCGGTGCAGTTACAGATTTTCACCTGGGATTCGAAGGCACTGCTGGAGATGCTGTTGGTTTCTATGTTCAAGGCGGCCCTTCATTTATTCATAGTGAAGCAGCTGATGACACCGAGACCGAACTGTCTGGCAAGGTTGGCGTAACTTACGCTGCTACGGATTCCCTGGGTCTCTATGGTGAACTTGCGGGTATCACCAACGGCGAAGATAGTGATGGCGATGAGATCATTGATTGGGGCGGTAAAGTTGGAGTGAAATTTGACTTCTGATAAGAAGTGTGTTGAGGGGTTGACACCCCTCTTTTTTTGTCATATACTTTGGTGAGATATGGATCAAGCAATGCTTTTTCGTTTAATGATCCTAATGGGATCAATAGTACTGACATCATGTGCTGACAAGATCACTGCTTCTCAGGAGATGCCAAAAAGTTTGTCTGCAGAGACATACTCTCCTAGATGGAGATGTGATAGTTGCTCTAGTTCAGAGAAGTTTGTGCTGAGAAAGCTGCAAGAAGAAACTAATATAAAGAGTAGAAATTCACTTGCTGTAATCTTGGGCAATATTAAGCAAGAGAGTGGGTTTAATGCAAACATTTGTGAGGGTGGAACAAGAGTTACTTACGAAAATTGCAGGAAAGGTGGTTATGGAATTATTCAGTGGACAACTCCGAGTAGATACTTTGGGTTGGGCGAATATGCTCAAAAAAATAACTGTGATCCAAGTTCACTAGAATGTCAGGTTGGTTATATGATTGTCGAACCAGTTTTTTTAAGAAATCTAAAGAAGTTTGAACGGTCTATTGGCAACAACGATTATTTTATGGGAGCGGCATATAATTGGTTGGGGTGGGGAATTAAGGGAAATAGATCTAAATATGCTTACGGATACTACAACAAACTTGAGAGGTATTGAAATGGACAACAAACAACACAAAACTGTCCCTGCTCCCAGAGTTCTTTCTGATGATCCTTGGTTTGGTCCAGCAGTCATTTCTGATGAAGCAAAGGACTATCTTATTCAAAAATTTGAAAATGATATGAAAAAGGTTTATGACAAAAATGGAAACAGTAAGGAACCTGATAATATTCATGATTTGATGTACAGAGCATATTCAGATGGAATGACTGCCCAACAACTTCCTTGGGCATCAATTGAAAGGAATTCACCACCACTGTGGCAATCTGGGACTGGTATTGGACAATTTCGTGAGGATGCAAATGACTGAAGATTGGAGGTATACCGATGAACGCCTTGCAATTCGTGGAGAGGCGTTATCAATTTTGTTAAAGTGTTACGGTTGCGACTTAAATTCTAGTCGCTTGTCTAAATACAAGAGTCAAGCAATTTATGAGTGTGCCCATGATTGGGTCTCTCAAGGTAATAATGATTGTGATGGGATTTTAGATTATTTCAAGAACAATTATTACTCAGAACAATGAAAATTTTATTCAATGTGCTGTCTCTTGCATCTTTCATAATGTCAGCTTCTATTCTTGGTGGAGGACTTTACGTCTATCTCAATAGAACTGCTCTTATGGATATGGCAAAAGAAAAGGCAACAGATATGATCACAGAGATGATAACAGATTCTGTTTCAGGAGCTGTTGAGGGTGCAATTCCAGAACTGCCTAGCGTAACTGGACCTGCATTGCCATTATTATGATTAAATATATACTTGCAGGATTGCTTTTTGGTGCAGCTCATGGTATGACTGTTCCAGTAAAGGCAGAAGAAAATTTAAAAAAAGGATATCATACATACGATTCTTTAGGGTGTATGATAGTAAGGGAGTGTACAAGGGATGTTCATCAAATTAAAAATATTTCTGATGTGCAGAAGTTTCATCCCAATTCTGATTACTCTCTTATTGCTGATGAGTTTGACAGGATGCTGTCCTCTCTTACCAAAATCGGAGTTAAAGTGTTTCTAGGGCACCCTAGATATTTCCCAATGGGTCACAGAGGTGTGTATCATACAGTAGGAAATAACTTTTTTCTGAATACTGTTCATATGGGTAGACCAGCAACATTGATGTCAGTAGTCAGACATGAAGGATGGCATGCAGCTCAAGATTGTATGGCAGGAACAATTAAAAATAATATTATAGCAGTCATACTTCCTACAGAATCTGTGCCAAGAATTTGGCAAGAAATAGTAGAACAGACATATCCTGCGCACGCAGTTCCTTGGGAAGCAGAAGCAACTTGGGCAGGTAAAACTGAAGGTATGACTGAAAAAGCACTCTCTGCATGCGCAAATGGACCTATGTGGGAAGTATATTCACCTACTCCATTGACCCAAAAATGGTTGGTTGAGAGTGGATATATTCCTAAATAATTGAACATTATGTCCATGTGAGATCAGCCAAGAAAAATTTTCGATTTTATTAATTTTTTTTTAAATTTCATTACTAAATTTTTTGTTGGGAATCAATTCAATCGTATGTCTAATTTAACAAGGGATGTTCTTGTCAAAAACATCGTTGCCACTGAACTCAGTGGTATCAATGGGCAAGAGTATATCAAAGTTTTAAAGAGCACATATCATAAATGGGAACACGTCTCAAGTGAAGAACTCTGTGATCGTTACAACAAAATACATTCTACTAATATAACTGTGGATTGTTTGGTCCCATAGCAAAAATAAAATGGAAAAGAAAGTAGGGGAAGAGGAGAAGAAGGGTCTCCTCGAAAGACTTAAAGAGGGAATGGATGACAAAGAAGAGCAACTCGCTATTCTCTCTACATTTGTTCGTCTAGGTATTCTGATTTGGAGTGGAGGAATACTTACACTGGCATATATTAAATTGCCACCTGCATTAGGAATTCCAGAACAGAAGCTGGATCCGACTTTCATAGCCTCGGTTTTTACTGGGGTTTTAGCTACTTTCGGGGTCCAGACAGCGAAGAAGAATAATGGCAATGGTGGAAGCGGTAGTGGAGTAACTAAAGCAGACATGGAGAGACTTATTGAAGCTGCTTCTCAGACTGCACCATCGCAGACAATACGCATAGAACAGGCACCAATAAAATTTGAAACTAAGGATGGAGAACCTCCTGTAAATCCATCATTTAAGTAAGTCAGGAACTGAAAACTATTCATAATTTATATCAAATATTACGACTAGATACTGTAGTTGTATGACTATTATGAAGTTTTTATTTGCACTAATTGCTACACTATTTTTTGCTACTCCTGTGTTTGCCGCAGATGTGGTGATGGGTGCCAGCGGAAATCTTATATTTGAACCTTCAGAGGTTACTATTTCTGCCGGTGATACAGTTCATTTTATCAATAATATGCTTCCACCACACAATGTAGTTGTGGAAGATCATCCAGAGTTAAGTCATGATGCCCTGGTAATGTTACCAGGTGAAGACTTTGAGATTGCATTTTCTGAAGCTGGCGATTATAATTTTTGGTGTGCCCCACATAAAGGTGCAGGCATGACTGGAACAATTCATGTTGAGTGATCTGAAAATGTTATTCCTAAAGACAGTTTTAATTTATGGACCCATAATACTCTTGATGGTATGGGGTTTAAATAGCGCATATTAGAGGTAAAATGAAAACACTTAACAGTATTGTTTTAAATATCACTGTTGCAATTTTGGATTTTCTTTATGAGGGACGCGACTTTCAGCGTTTCTGGGTGCTTGAGGAAATTGCTCGGGCACCTTATTTCGCTTTCTTAAGTGTCTTGCACTTTCGAGAATCTATGGGACTTCGTGGTCCCGAACATCTATATTTGATGAAACAGCACTTCGAACAGTCAGTCAATGAAACAGAGCATCTGGAGTACATGGAAAGTCGGGGCGGCAACACTTATTATATCGATCGTTTTGTTGCCAAGCATCTCGTCTTTATCTACTATTGGGTTAACGTGGTTTATTATTGGGTATCTCCTCGCAATGCTTACCATCTCTCTTACGAAGTAGAGATTCACGCAGCAGAAACTTATGGTAAGTTTCTTGCTATCAATGGGCATGACGACAAGATCCTTGAGATTTTGAATGATGAATTGCATCACTCAAAAGAATTGCATGATGCAATAGAATTGATTAATTCAAAATCCTAACATAAATTGCAAAAATTGTTAGGTATGATAAAATAAATATGAGTAGTTAATCCTTAGATATCGGAGACAACCTGTGGACAGTAATCTTAATCAGTCGGATCATTATGCGACTAAAGAAGAAGTTCAAGCAATGATTGACTTTGCCATAAACAAGCACAATCGCAATGCTTCTATGATTAGTATGATTCTGGGAATCATATTTTTTGCCCTGTTTGCTGAAGGTTTCTTTCGTGCTATTGGGTTGATTCCTCCATTTATGGGACTTGATGTGAATGTAATACATAATGTCATTGATGGTATAAAACAAGAACTTATAAATTCTCTATCATGACAGTAGATTTTGTAGAAATTGTTGGTATTTTTTTAGCAATTATTTTTGCAATTACTATGTATTATCATGGATACATGATTCTTCATGAAAAGGATGGATACAAACAAAATGATCACAAGCGTGATATTGCAAGAATGCGTAAAAGAATTGAAGAGTTAATGAGGAATGATTCACATGACTAAGTTTAACAAACATCAATATAAAATTATGATTGAAGCTATTGAAAAGGTTCAATCGCATTACTATGTTGGTGATAAAATGTATAATGAATACGAAGAAATTTTAACTGAGCTTCGTACAAAAACAATGACTGCCATGGATTGGGAATAATGGCAAAGACCCCAGAAGAGAAGGAAAAGGAAAGGAAAAAGAGGGCGGAAGAGATCAGTAAAATGATTCATCCGCATGACGATGAACCGGATCCAACTGCAAATATGGGGAATTATAATTTTCCACAGATGCTATTTGCTTTCTGTCTGGGGTTCGTATGTATGTTTGTTTTAGCAGTTGATACTGTAAACGATTTTAAGGGGTGTCCGCTCCCCGAATATTTTCAAAATGAGGTAAAAGGATGAAAGTAGGAATTATTGGATTGGGACGAATGGGCGAGGGAATGTCTCGTCGAATGTTAAAGGAGGGAATTGAAACCTATGGATACAGAAGAAACTATGCCAAAGCATGCGAAGCAGCGGACAGTGGGTATATTACTGCAGCTGCAGATTCTTTGGAAAGCCTTGTTCAAGTAGTAAAATCTGACGGGGTCCCAGGAATATTTCAACTCGTCATTCCAGCAGAATTAGTTGAGGACACTATTAATGACTTATTACCACTACTTGGTCCTGGAGATATTGTTATCGATCATGGCAATAGCAATTTTAAGGACTCACGGAGACGGGCAGAATACTTGGCAGACTTGGGCATCGAATATATTGACTGCGGCACTTCTGGTGGTGTTTATGGTTTGGACCGTGGATACTGTCTTATGGTTGGCGGTACAAATTGCGCAGTATCCACTTGCTCTCCAATCTTTAGGGCACTCGCACCAGGTATCGGGGCCGTTGACAGAACTGACCCTCTCTCAGGTGCAACTTCCGCTGAGTACGGTTGGCTCCACTGTGGTGGACCTGGGGCGGGTCACTTCGTAAAGATGGTTCACAACGGAGTTGAATATGGGATCATGCAAGCATACGCAGAGGGATTTAATATCCTGCATGAAGCAAATGCTGGGAGTAAGTATGTCAAGGAGGGTGATGCTGAGGTGGCTCCGATGGAAAATCCGGCAGATTATTGCTATGATATTGACTGTGCTGAAGTGGCTGAGTTATGGCGTCGTGGTAGCGTGGTTGGGTCTTGGTTGCTTGATCTTACCGCTGATGTACTACGCAGCGATCGAGAGCTTAGCAAGTTCGGTGGGGGAGTTAGCGATAGTGGTGAGGGTCGTTGGACTGTCCACGCTGCTGTGGATCTTGGTGTACCCTCACCTGTTATATCTGCAGCACTATTTGAACGATTTAATTCAAGGAGACTCGGAGAATTCGCAAACAAAATCCTAAACGGTATGAGATTTATGTTCGGAGGTCATCATGTTCGCTAATGTCCTTCTTATCGTCGCAATACCATTCGTACTATCCACAATATATTTCGGGGTACGAAAAGGTGAAAATAACTACTACGAAACAGACAAATATAATGGAAACGGAACCGCTCACTAAAGGTATAGTAATCTTCGGTGCTACTGGAGATTTGTGTAAAAGAAAACTAATACCTGCGCTTTATAAACTGTGGGAGAAAAATCTCCTTCCACATAGGTTTTTAATTACAGGTGCTTCCAGAAGAGATCCTAGTAGAGATGATTGGTTGAAAAGTTTGGGAGAATACCCTGAAGAATTTACTAATCATCTTGACTATGTTTCATGTGATTTAGATGACCCGGAAAGTCTGTATCATCTTCCAGAAACAGATGACACAACTTATTTCTTATCTGTTCCCCCAGAGAGGTACGAAAATGCCATCACAAGTCTCAAAAGAACAGAACTCCTCGACGATCCAGAAACATCCCGTGTGGTTATTGAAAAACCCTTTGGGCACGATCTTCAATCTGCTAATCATCTACAGTCAGTGGTTAGCAGACATCTACGCGAGAAACAGGTATATCGTATTGACCATTATCTCGGTAAAGATACTGTTAACAATATCCTTGCCACTCGGTTTGGTAATATTCTTCTTGAACCACTTTGGAGCAGGGATTATATAGAAGAAGTTCAAATCTTTGCTACTGAAACTATTGGTTGTGAAGGACGTTCCCAATACTATGAAACTGCAGGTGTTGTAAGAGACATGTTGCAGAATCATATGCTTCAGGTTCTTTCGTTGATTGCAATGGAAGCTCCTTGCCGTATGGATGCAAAAGAGATTCGTAGAGAAAAGGTTAAGGTCCTATCTGCAACTAGACTGGGTAAGAAGTTTATCACGGGTCAATATGAAGGATATCGTGATGAACAAGGTGTTGTTCCAGAGTCAATGACACAAACCTTTGTTGCTGGTGATCTTTATATTGATAACTGGAGATGGAAAGGTGTTCCATTCTACTTCATGACAGGAAAGAAGATGCCTTATCAGTGCGTTGAAGTTGTGATTAAACTAAAATCACCTCCGCTTAGTTTATTTGATGGAGAAACAAAAGATCGTATTGTAATGAGACTTCAACCAGATGCTCATCTTGATATTCGTATAGACGTTAAGTCTCCTGGACTTGGTGATGGTGTTGAATCAGCTACTTTGACTCATCGCTATCCTGATTGGTTGGGTGTTGATGGTTATGAAAAACTTCTTTATGACGCGATTGAGGGAGATCAATCTCACTTTGTTCATTCCGAAGAAGTGATAGAATCATGGAGGATTGTTGATGACTTGTTGTGTACTGGGGACTACTGCCAGATTAGAACAACGCCTTACATTTATAAAGAAGGACTTTGGGGACCAAGTCACAAAGTAGATGGCATTACAAATTGGGACTATCCATCATGATACATTTTTCTGCTTGGGTGCTAAATAATTCATATACTTTAGGTGCTCTCTGCTTTTTGTTAGTCGTTGTGCCTATTTTAGGTATGTCAGCTGTCCATGAACATGGTTGGGAGCATTGGGAACCATTCACAAAACACAAAGATGTTAAACGAAGACGATCAAAGAGAACTACACAAACAGTTGAGGGAGAGGATAAAACAACTGAGAATGGATAAGTTGTTTGAAGAACCATGTTCATTGTATGACGACTTGGATGATGATGAAGAACCAAACTATTTTGGAGATTTTATATGAACTATACTTTATTACTATGTTTGTCTCCACTAGTGGTTATTTTTGTCTTGATGAAATTCATTGTATGGATCTCAGCCGTTAATTCAGAACAATCTTATGTTCGAAAAGAACCTTTCAGGAAACGAGGACCCTATGTGGAAAACGCATATGCTGACCTTGACGAAGAGGATGAAGAATATGGAGATCGCACAGACTATCGATGAAGTCCTGTTCAGACATTATTCTGATCAGGGAAAAGATGTGCCTAATTGGAGGGTCAAGAAAGACCCAGATTGGTGGACTGAGTATTTAATTAGTTTAGGAATAGACCCCAAAAACCCATGAATGATTTTTTAGATAATCTTGCAAATCATCAGTATGATAAGATGATTAAAAGAATTGAAATTGAAGATATTGAAGTAGAAGACGATCCCAAGGTAAAACTTAAGGACATGGATTCTGATTTTGAGATTGATGTTGACTTTACTATTGATTTGACCGAAGAATGAATTTTGAATTAACAATAGAAGATTATACTATAATCCTTAATGCTCTCCACTACTATAAGAAAGTTGAAAAGAGAGGAAACTTTCAACAATATGATGATGAAAGGATTAATGCCCTAAGAGATAAAATGGCTGAACAATTATGTTCCAGTTATCCTAACGATAAATAATTCTAGTTCGGTTATCACCACATGACCTTAGAGGACGGATGTTACTCACTCAAGTTGGAATGTGCGTTGAGAGAATTGGGGTTTGTTGATATTGGTTGGAGATGTGTAGCACATGCTGGATTATATTTCGTGCAACCATTTGGATTGCCAGAAGACCCCAAAGCAGATTTACTTGGTTTTCATGTAGTCAGACAGAGGCAAGTCATCAGAATCACACATAGTGCTAAGCAAGCATTGGATTATGCCCTAGATAGTTAAGAGCTGCATTTTTAATATGTACGAAAGTCTTGGTTCTCCAACTTGGAGTATTATTATTGGTCTACTTGTTTTTCTATTTGGCGTATCTTATTGTGTCGCCTATATATTAAGGATGGCATTCCAAGAGATGAATGATGAAGGAGGTGAAGAATGAGTTTAAAACCGCCAAGTAGAAAGTCTTGCTACAATTTCCGTGTAGTAGAAATAAACAGAGTTGTTGATGGTGATACTATTGATGTCACTATTGATCTTGGATTTGATTTATACAAGAAGGAGAGGGTTAGAATTGCTGGTGTAGATACGCCAGAGAAGCGCACTAGAGATCCTGAAGAAAAGGAGCTTGGTATTGATGCGACAAATTGGATGAAAGAAAAACTAGAGGGAGCTATCAATGGGGATGATGAACTCATTATTAGAACTGAACTTGTTGGTGGTATGGGTAAGTACGGTCGCCTTCTTGGTTGGTTATATATGGGAGATGCAGAAGTATCGTTGAATGAGTTGATGATTGAGGAAGGATATGCTTGGGGATATGATGGTGGAACCAAGAAAAAAGACTTCCAAGAGTTAAGAGAAATTCGTAAAGCAAAGGGGACATTAGTATGAAGTATGGCATAAGATTATTCAAGTGGCATCGTAAAAAAATATTCCGACCTATTAAGAGAAAGTTTGGGTTGAGTGGATATCAGATGTCATGGGTTACATTCGCTAAAGGTTTTCTGATTGGAGCACTTTTCTTATGAGACGAGATATTATAGAAGCACTAACTTTAAATTCTCTTGGTGCAATTAAGAAAGCAAAAATGAATATTGAAATTTATCTCAAGAATCCTGTTGGAATTGGTGAGCATCCTGATGTTCTTGCTGCTATTCAAGAGCAGATTGATATTATTGCTCACGAAGAGGAAAGGATTTCTGTAATTGAAAAATACTTTGGAGATTGATGAAAGACCTTAAAATTCCATTTGCTGTTATCTCATTCCTTGCGGTTCAACTTAGTGGTGCCATATGGTGGGCATCCCAGGTTGATGGCAGATTAAAAACTTTAGAAACTAAAAGTCTTAAGGTTGCGGAAGAGAACAGAAGATATATTGAGCAAGTAGTTCAACCATCTTACGGAATTGGTAAGAACTGGAAGAATCAATATCATGATGAGTGGGTATTGAAAGGTGGCTGGAAAAAGTAATGCCAAACATACCTGAGATTAACATAAGAGATTTAAGTGTTAACTCAATTCCAACTTGGGCGATAGATCCCCCTATCGCTGTTCCTATATACCCACCCGTGACATCACAGGTGGGTATTCCTATTGTTAATATGCCAGGATGTGTAGAATCTCATAAGGATAGTGATAAAAATGTTAACTTGGCAAATAATGACCCGGATCAGGTAAGGGTATTTTGTGATGGAGAAATGCCAAGCTTTGCTCCAATTAACTATGATGCTAGAAGATTGCAATATGAAACTGAAAAAAAATCACAGGAAGTTCCTCCAGTCAGATCACCAGAACCTCCTGAGCAACCCGACCCACCAACACCACAAACACCTGCTGTTCCTAACACACCAAATAAAGATATCCCCTGCCCTACAGAAGCACAAGATCTCAAGGAACCTGTAGGATTTGTAAAAGGGGATCAAAAAGTTATTGATTATCGTTTAGTTGGCAGAGAGTGTATTCAGGTTACAGAAGATATTGGGATAACCGAACAAATCGTAGGTAATATTCCATCAGCAGGTGCGGTAACTGCTACTGCTTCTATTGCTGTTGTGGCAACGTCTTCGGCAATATTTGCAAAACCTCTTGCTGATCTTTTGTTAAGAGTGGTGAAACCTGTTGTGAAGAAGGCACTGACAAAGGTCCAGTCCTTATTGGGAAAGAAACCCCGGAGATTGACTCACCAAGAGGTGATTGCGAACCGATATCGAGAGAAGCGGGGGCTGCCATCTTTGAAGGACCCGAAGAAGAAGAAACGTTAGGAATTTTATGTTTATGTGGTGGAATGGTATTTACATTTTGAACTACGACATCAGCACATATAACATAATATGGACTCTTTGGATGAAAACTGATTCCAGCTTTTAATAATTCGCCACAATTCTTAAGACGAGCAATCTCAAAATCTAATCTTTTATTAGCAACCGTTTGTCTCATTAATGCGGTTTGAGTATCTGCTGCTGCTTTACAACGCTCCTGCAATCCACCATCAAGAGGGAAGGACAATGTTGCAGATAATCCAATGTTTGTGCTGAGATTATCTTGCTGACCAGTTCTTACTGGTTTATCCCACACCACTCGGCCAGGTCTATCTGGAATACCATCCGGTTGAATGTCCTCTACGACAATTGTCATATCAGCACCATCCGGAAACCATCTCTGCTCACTTCCAACTTCATTGCCATCACTACCATCTGAGATATAGGTACGATTGTCATACCATTCTTCCCAAGGGTAGTTTTTAACTTGCTGCTGTATTTCTACTTTCCGTCCCTTCACATCTCTGCCATCATATTGTGGTTCATAGTAAATTCCCTCAAACGGATGCTGATAACTTCTACTATGAGTAACAAATGGTGTTATATTTGCAGTTGGTCCTTGGCAACTAATTCCATTTCCGTAACTATTTGTTACATATGGACCTTGTAAAACCTGAATAGCTTGATTGGTCACTGAGCCAGAGCTGTTCGCGATTGGGTTTGCTGTTGCTGATACACCACCTACGTTCGCTCTCACTGGTGATGCTATTAGCAATGCAATTATTGGGTAAAGACACTTGTTGTATCTGTTACGCTTGTGACCTCGGTTACTCTTTGAATAATTGTTTGATTGGAAATCCCCGGACCTTGATAGGTTTGAGTGAACTGAAATGCTTCCCCTGGGGTTGTTATCTTGTACTTTACAAGTCCGAGATTGGCAGAAGAGTTTGTGCTCGATACTTGCCCCTCGATTCCACCAAGAGGATTTACCATCACACTGTTGTTTATGTTTGATGGATTTAATGCCTCTCCACCATTGTCCACGTTCGTTCCAGTTACTGTATATTGCCATCCTGTATTATAATCAATTGAATTTATAGTTTCAGTTACTTTAGATGTCGTCTCCGTGTGGCTGGTCATCGAGCCCTGGGTGAAGTTTGGGACCACGGGGACCGCCTGGGCAGGCGCAAGTATGGCACTTGCACCCACCACAATCATCACATACTTCAATTTTATCCGCCCAGAAATCATGGTTAGTATTCTCCATAAACGATTCCTTATTTCACGGTGAGCTCAGTGACAAATTGTCCGGTTCCAAGTGTTCCGGCTCCACCAGCAGTCACAGTAATTGCACCAGTGGTGCCAATTGTACCTGCTAGATCTCCAGCAGTTCCGGCGGCAGTACTGGTCTGAGTCGAGAAGTTTCCGACTGCGCCTACTGTTGGGGCAGAGGTGCTGACTGCATCAGCCTGTGTATATGACTGCGAGAAACTAAATGAGTTTCCATTAGTATGTTGAGTAGCAGCAATTGTCCCAGGAGCATATACTCCAGAAGTGATTGTTCCTGCGGAAATTGTTCCAGCAGTGCTACCATCGGTTGTGCTAACTCCATTGCCCGAAATCGAGAAGCTACTTCCGATCCTTTCTACCTGTGTTGCTGGAGCATTTACTGTTAATTGAATGCTTGATGTGAGTTTATGAACTATATCGGCATGTGCTGGTGCCGCCATCATTAACATCGCGAAAGCAACTAATGCTTTTTTCATCTACCTACGCAAAGTGAACATATCTATTTAGCATAATAACGACTGTTCGTAATGATACATGTTCAGTTTTTTAACTGGCACAACCCAGTTGACAAGACCTGGGTTCTTTGATATTATAGTTACATCAACGGGTTAAGAAATGTGAAGTTGCTTGATCCGATGATACACCATCAACCGAGACCTATGGGGTGTATAAACACGTCTCTAATATCCACGATGGAGGGTGTCGTGGAAATATCACCATTAGTGTTCCCTGCACTATTACCTACCCTTTTTCAAATGACTATTTCAACTTTAAAAAGCAATCAGACAACCACTTGGGAGGATTTCTGCTCCTGGGTAACTTCTACAAATAACCGTCTTTATGTTGGATGGTTTGGAATTCTTATGATTCCAACGCTCCTCGCAGCAACCATCTGTTTTATCACTGCCTTCGTGGCAGCACCTCCGGTTGATATTGATGGCATTCGTGAACCTGTTGCTGGTTCACTTATCTATGGCAACAATATTATTTCTGGCGCAGTTGTTCCTTCTTCAAATGCAATCGGACTTCATTTCTACCCTATCTGGGAAGCAGTCTCTCTCGATGAGTGGCTTTATAATGGCGGTCCTTACCAGTTGGTTGTCTTTCACTTCCTCATCGGTATCTTCTGTTATATGGGCCGTGAGTGGGAACTGTCTTACCGTCTCGGTATGCGCCCTTGGATCTGTGTTGCTTACTCTGCACCTGTTGCAGCAGCTGCCGCAGTCTTCCTCGTCTATCCTTTTGGTCAAGGAAGTTTTAGTGACGGCATGCCTCTGGGCATTTCTGGCACCTTTAATTTCATGCTGGTTTTTCAAGCTGAACACAATATCCTGATGCACCCCTTCCACATGCTTGGTGTGGCTGGTATCTTTGGCGGTTCTCTGTTCAGTGCAATGCATGGTTCTTTGGTTACATCTTCACTGGTTCGTGAAACCACTGAGTCTGAATCTCAGAACTATGGTTACAAGTTCGGTCAAGAAGAAGAGACCTATAACATCGTTGCCGCTCATGGTTACTTTGGTCGTCTCATCTTTCAGTATGCTTCGTTCAACAACTCCCGTTCACTGCACTTCTTTCTCGCAGCATGGCCAGTCGTGGGAATCTGGTTTACCGCCCTCGGCGTCAGCACCATGGCATTCAACCTCAACGGATTCAACTTCAATCAATCCGTTATTGAAGGTCAAGGTCGTGTGGTAAACACCTGGGCAGATGTCTTGAATCGTGCCAACCTCGGTATGGAAGTTATGCATGAGCGTAATGCACACAACTTCCCTCTTGATCTTGCTACTGCTGAGTCCACTCCTGTGGCACTTACTGCTCCTAGCATCGGTTGAGTTTCCTAAAAACCGAATAAACAAAATAGAGACCTTCGGGTCTCTTTTTTATTGTCTTAATATCAATAAATAAGTTGGAAATAGGGGTCTTTATATGCCCCCCTTTTAATTGAAAGAAGCATGAAAAAAGTAGCAATTTTTGGTTCATCCAGAACAGACCCAGAATCTGGATTGTATGGAGCAGTAGAAAAGATGGGTAAAGATTTTGCATCTCATGGTTGGGTAGTTGTCACTGGCGGTGGACCTGGTACAATGGAAGCAGCAAATAAAGGAGCATCTTCTATTGACATCAACCTATCAGAAGCAGAAGCGATTTATTTGCCGTTCGAGGAGAAAGTAAATGAGTATGTTCATGAGTATACAAAGCATGATGATTTCTTTACAAGGTTGGATACCTTTTCCAGATGTGATGCTTTCATTGTCAGTCCTGGTGGTATTGGAACACTTCTTGAAATGGCAATGATTTACCAACTAGTTCAGGTAAATCACATTGAAAAGAAGCCAATCATTTGTGTTGGTAGAATGTGGAGGACACTCAAGAATTGGTTAGAGGATGAAATGTTGGATAATGGTTTTTTAAATAACGACGAGATGGAATTAATCCATTATGTAGATAGATTTAGCGAAGCAACTTGTTTATTAAGAGGACTTTTGAATGATCAGTAATTCTATTTCAAAAAGAAAATCAAGACAGATCCTGTATAACCAGGGAGTTTTGGAAAAAATTATGAAGTCGATGGAAGATCTTAGCTGGGACTGCTATGATGATGTCGAAGTTGAGGTCATCGATTCCAAAGTGGTAATCAGGAACAATTCTAAAAAAAAATTAAATGCTTACGATCATTAACCACTTGACTGCTTTCTGGTCTGTTGTTATAATGAACTGTATTCAACCAGCGAATTGGCAATACTGCTATCGGGTTGATCAGTGGTTAATTCCAGACCTCTATCAAGGTATTCAGATATATCTTGATAAGGACCACAAACTTTTGTATAAATCAGAAAAGGAGTATTTGAAAAAATTATGAAAATTTTTCTTGACACAGCAGACACTGAAGTCATTCGTAAGTATTACGAGACTGGATTTGTCGATGGAGTTACCACAAACCCAACTTTGATCATGAAGTCTGGTCGTAATCCAGATGATGTATATCAAGAAATTGCAGATATTGGTATTACCGACATCAGCATGGAAGTCATGGGCAATGCTCAGGAAATGCTTGATGAATCAATTCGATTGGTTGATAAGTTTGGATCTGTTTCTACAATCAAAGTTCCATGCACTCGTGAAGGATTGCGAGTATGTAATGAGCTTTCTAAGGAAAAGATTCGCACTAACGTCACATTGATATTCTGTGCCTCTCAGGCAGTCCTTGCAGCGAAGGCAGGGGCAACATATGTCTCGCCCTTTGTAGGACGCTTAGACGACCAGTCAGTGGCAGGTCTGGAGGTTGTACGTTCTATCTCTGAACTATATCAGATTCATAGGATGGAAACTAAAGTTCTTTCTGCTTCTATTCGTAGCGTTCAACGTGCTATTCGGTCTTGGTATAATGGTGCAGATATTTGCACTATGCCACCTAAAATTCTTGAGCAGATGTATGATCATATTCTTACCGATAAGGGTATGGAAATCTTTGAAAAGGATTGGGAGAGTGTTAAAAAGTGAATTTTTTAATTTATTCTAAGGATGGATGTCCATTCTGCACTAAGATTCAACAAGTAATGCAACTTGTAGAACTTAAACATGTCATATATAAACTTAACAGAGATTTCACTCGGGAAGAATTCTATGAAGAGTTTGGATCGGGATCTACATTCCCTCAAGTTATATTGAATGATCAAGAAAAACTTGGAGGGTGTACAGAAACTGTTAAGTATTTGCAAGAACAAAATTTAATTTAATGGAAGACACCTATCAAATAGTCGAAACTGCCATTGACTATGCTTTCGATGGCAGATATGTTTTAGATTTTTATCAATATCTAAAATCAAATAAAGTAAAGAGATATGAAGTCGAGCAGTTTATTGAAAGCTCTACTGCAGCAAATTTGAGCGATACCGTTTTACAATTAGAAGGTTATTTGAAGGGTGGCGAAAAAGAATTAGTTGAAGCATACGGGTATCTGTCAAAGTCAAAAGCAAGACAGATAAAAGAGTATCTTTATGGTATACTTGAAGATGCATGGAGGTATAGTCATGAGCGAAAGCCAGGAAGACGAAAGAAACAAACTAAATAATTACGAATCCCATACAAATCGGGGTGTCGAATTGCTCTTAAGACAAAGGGGGAAGAAATCAGAAACACCGAAGACGCTTCAAATGAAGTTTGGTAAAATGATTTCTCTCTTCCGTAGAGAATGTGTCATTCATCTAAACTTTTACTTAGACATTAGGAAAAAGTAACTCTCTGGAGGGAAGGAAAATGTTAGCAGTATCTCTTACAATCGGAACTTTAGTTTCTATTATGTTCTTTTTTGTTGGAGGAGTAGTAGGTTGGTTGGCTAAAGAACACTTTTATATGTCACAACCAGTTTACACCCATCCAGAGATGTTTGATGAAAATGGGAATATTCTTCCCGATGAAATTTTAGCAGTGAGGTTTGAAAACAGTTATGAAGACAACGAAGACGAAGACAGAGAAGGTTGAGGAATTACCTATTAACCCATTTCTGTATGAAATTCTAGAGTTAGTTTCTAAGCAAAGAACAAAAGCGAAAAAAATAGAATTGTTGCAAAAGTATGAACACGATTCTTTAAAGATTATCTTTGTTTGGAATTTTGATGAGTCTGTGGTATCGCTTCTCCCTGAGGGAGATGTCCCATATTCTGATATTGAAGATCAGACAGTATACTCAGGAACATTATCTGAGAACATTGCTAGAGAAGCGAAAGGTGGCGAATCAGCAACTGGTCAGGATTTAGATGGAAGAGCGAAAACATCCCTGCGTAGAGAATATGCAAATCTCTATAATTTTGTAAAGGGTGGTAATGATAGTCTGACCACAATACGTCGTGAAATGATGTTTATCAATATATTGAGAAGCCTCCATCCGAAGGAAGCTGAAATTCTAATCTTGGTAAAGGACAAAAAATTATCTAGTAAATACAAAATTACTTCTGCTTTAGTACAGGATGCGTATCCAGATATTCAGTGGGGTGGCCGTTCATGACAGCAAGCTTACAACAGGAAAATGATATGCAAGGAGATCTCCAACCAGTAGAATCAGTTTTTATTGATGAAAAGGTATATTGTTGCCAAGTTCTTCTAGAGAAGACTACACTTCATCAAGCTAATGACAAAAATTATCCAACAGATGCAAGGTTAATTTGGTATAAAGTTGACGGCATTGAGTATGTTGATTTGGTCCGATGCAGAAAGACATCCGAACTATTTGATATGTACTACGACAAATATGGTGTAGGTGCGGTTCAAAAAATTGATTTTGGATATGGATCTGTAAGTCCCAAGTTGTGGGGATACAAGTCTAAAAATAAGGAGGATAAAAAGAAATAAAAGTGAACAAAGGACATCCTATAATGGGCAAGCATTATATGCTAAACTTATATGATTGCCCATATGAACTTTTAGATAATGAAATATTTCTCAAACGAGTAATTACAGAAGCTTCTATAGCAAGTCGTGCAACTTTGATTTCTGCAGTAAGCAAGAAGTTTCATCCTCAAGGAGTTACTGTTTTGGGTCTACTGTCTGAGAGTCATATATCTATTCATACTTGGCCAGAAACTGGTAGCGCTATGGCAGATATTTGCACTTGTGGACTATCTAGACCAGAATTGGGTTGCTATAAGATTATAGATATGTTAAAAGCAGGAGATCATTCCATTGGACAAATAGAACGTTGACAAACAGGCAAATCCATCCTATGATATGAACATACATTGACTTCATTATGTACAAACCATACAGTCCTGAGTGGCATAGACACCGCTACTTAAAGGAAGCAATCGACAAGTACCTTGATGATTATGTCGATAATGACATTATCGTCAATGATATCCTAGATATTATATGCGCTCGTCAAGAACGAGCTCATGCAGAGTATCACAAATTAGAAGACCTAGAACTTAAACTACGAGACTAATATGCTTTCAACTCAGTATCGCCTTAGACTGGAATCAATATGCCAATGTATTGCAAACAAGCAACAAGTTCCTCTAGAGGATATGATCTGGGCAGAGAAGCTTGCCAAATCTCATACCACTGCTAGAGACTGGTTAAATAAAGCACGTCGTCAAGCAGCACAAGACATCCAAGAGGGATCTATGGATGATTTTATGAATAAAATGGGGTTGGGCGATCCAGATCCATCTAACTACAAGAGTGGATTTGATGGTGCAGAAGACATTAAAGATTGGTTTAAGCGAGATAAACCTGATGATTGGAGACAAAGAGACTGATAAATACTTGAAGTAATGTTCTTGCGAATGAGAACCTTCAAGGAATTTATTTCGGAATCTAGTAAATATACGTGCCCAGGTCAGCAGTATTGGACTGCTGGCCGTAAGGTTGCATGTGCAAAGATGAATGAGATAAAGAACAGAAAGTTAGATCCAATGGATCATATTGCTCGTAAAGAGCAGATAAAAGATTTTGAAGCGATTAAAAATAAAATCATAGCATCTGATAAAGAATATTCTGGATTTAAACCACCTGAACTTAGATTGCCGACTAAGCCTATACTTCCAGTGTCTAAGCGTAGGTCATCTCCAAAGATTGTAGAGGAGAAAAAACCTTTCTGGGGAAAGGGTGGTGGCAATGACAAGATCTCGTCGAGGATTGCTTCACTTGGAAGAAAAAGAGGTGGCAGTCCTCAGGACCAGGTAAGCACGATGGTGCAAATTAAAAAATTGAAGGACGCGCAGAAAAAATCTAAGGCAAGTAATAGTGATGATAGACCTCAGAGAAAGGAAGTAGAGGTTCAGAAGAATACTGGATATGGATCTAAACCTAGAGATACTAGAGGGAGTTCTGGAAGTCTTAGAAACATACCTTCTCCTGCTGGAGAAAATTCCGGAATGAGAGTTTCTGGTAACTATAATCACACAAATAGGACTCAAAGAAACACTAGTAAAGGAAGATCTGGTGGATATGGGAGAAATTATTAAATTGTATCGTATGTTACATTGCTATTTGACTATATAGTTAGTAACGGTTATAATAACCATACGTTCATCCCAATGCAAACTATCTTACTCGGATTAACAATTTTCGCTTCTCACGCTGATCATTTGACTAAACCTTATAACTGGCATATGCCATGTGAAAGGTGGCAAGAAAGAGCAGCAGAGATTATCGAAGATGATAATTTGGACTATGGCTCCAAAAGATTTCTAATTAGATATCTTAGAAGCAAAGTCGAAGGTGAGTGTAATTTGCTTTGAGACGCAAGTAAGTCGCGGAACGGGGCGTTCATCCCATGTTTGAATTTTTTCTCTACTCTGCTATACATTGCACCGATGCTGAGGATGTGATCCAACGTATTGAAGCAAGTAGTAGTGTAAGTAAAATTATTAAGTCTGAGGTGATTGAGACTGTAAAGGAAGCAACACCTGAGTGTAAATGGGACGCAAACGACTGAAGGAACGGACCTAAAAATCCAACTACTTCAGGAGTAAACCAATGAATACACTACAAGAACTCATCAATGTTCATGTTCAGAACCGCAATTCCGGTTACAGCACCACATATCGTGGTGTAGGATATGACAGCACAGAGTACACTAATAAAGTACTTGGTGAGGCATCACAACCTAAGAGAATTCTTAAGTATCGTGGTGTGGAGGTAGCAAAATGAAAAAAGTCTCTATCAATATTTTAGAGATCATTAAGCAGAAAAAAATTAAAGAGGAAAAACTTTTGAGAGCACAAATCTGCATGGCAGGACACTGCCAGGGAGGAAGTAATGCTTGTATTAGAAATTAGTCTTGCAATGGTTGTAGTGATGAGTCTTTTTTATGGCATCGCTATATGCACCCAAAGAAGCTAACTTAATGTATTACCAATTACCAAAGGATTTTGCAACAACAAAAGTCAATAGACCAATAGAACCAGAATATGTTTACGCGAATCTTTGTTATCGCGGAGTTAACTACCAGAAATGGGTAATGGTTAACTCGCTTGAATGGTTCTACCAAAAAGCTACGGGCAAAAGTCCGAAAGATATGTGGCACCTAGATTGGTAAATTCATACAGAGGGTCTTGACAGACCCTCTTTTTTTGTCTATAATAACTATGCCAGAGTTGATAAGAAATGAACAGAGAAAAGCTTAAGCTTATCATAAAAAACTTAGAGTCTCTTGTGGAAGTATTAAAGTCAGAAGTTTATTCTGATGTTGATGCATATAAACCACAAAGTGATCAGTATGCAGAGATTGCAAACTACATTAGTGACTATGATGAAGTGTATACAGGAGATGATGATGGGTATCCAGACTGATCAAGTAAAGCTTATTGCACTAACTAAAGGTGCAGGTGAACTTCTTGGAAAAACAGCACAAGAAGTTATTTCATATGTTGCTCGTGTAAGCAACCCAAATAATCAATTAAACTTTGATACTTCTGCAGGTCTTCTTAGATACTGTATCAAACATGAACACTGGTCGATCTTTGAGCAAGCAAGTATGACTCTAGAGATCAACACTACTAGGGGATTAGCAGCTCAAATTCTACGTCATAGATCATTTACATATCAAGAATTTTCACAACGCTATGCTGATAGTTCATTGTTAGCACAGGATATTCCTCTTCCAGATCTGAGAAGGCAGGATACAAAGAATCGTCAGAACAGTATTGATGATATTGATCCATTTACAAGACAACGATATGAGATTTTAATTCAGAAACATTTTCGTGAAGGGATGGACTTGTATCGTGAGATGATAGATGAGGGAATTGCAAAAGAGTGTGCTAGGTTTGCATTGCCCTTAGCAACACCTACAAGGATCTATATGACAGGTTCAGTAAGGTCTTGGATACATTACATCAATTTAAGGTCTGCAAACGGTACACAGAAGGAGCACATGGACATTGCAGAAGGATGTAAGTGTATCTTTATCTGTCAGTTTCCTGAAGTTGCTGAAGCACTAGGTTGGGAAGCTAAACCAGATTGTCCAGAATGCTTTGATCAATCTGCCATCACACTTGAATAAATAACTAGACAAAGGAGAATGAGTATGCCAACGTATCCTGTAATTCATAAGGAGAGCAAAGAGAAAAAAGAGCTCCGTATGACAATGAGTGAGTATGATCAATGGAGAAAAGATAATCCAGAATGGGATAAGGATTGGTCTGCTGGTGTTGCTGGTGTTGGAGAAGTTGGAGAGTTTCAGGATAAGATGAAGAAGTCTCATCCAGGATTCAATGATGTGTTGCGGAGGGTTGGGAAAATGCCTGGTTCAAATGTTAGACCACATTAAGATCTAACATTCCAATCACCCCCAACTTTAAACAAACAGATAGAAGAGTATGCCAAAGAGGAATTCAAAGTCAGTATCACCTTTTGGAATGAGTAATCGACAGATGAAAAGGAAGAAACCGCTTAATGCAGACTTGATGAAAACTGTCGAACCTTTGACAGAAAATCAAGAAAAATTATTTGAACAATATAAGAAGGGGCAAAACATCATTGCATATGGTGCAGCGGGTACAGGAAAGACCTTCATTACCCTCTACAATGCCCTCAGAGACGTTTTAAATCCAAATACACCATATGATAAGATTTACATCGTAAGGTCTCTTGTAGCAACTCGTGAGATTGGTTTCTTACCTGGTGATCATGAGGACAAGAGTTCTCTTTATCAAATTCCTTATAAGAATATGGTAAAGTTTATGTTTGAACTTCCCACTCAAGCTGACTTTGAAATGCTTTATGGAAATTTGAAAGCACAAGAGACTATTAGTTTCTGGAGCACATCATTCATTCGTGGTACTACACTTGATCGTTCTATTTTGATTATCGACGAATTCCAGAACTTGAACTTTCATGAGTTAGATAGTATAATCACTCGTGTAGGTGAGGATGCAAAGATCATGTTCTGTGGTGATGCAACTCAAACTGATTTGATTAAGACCAATGAAAAGAATGGCATCATTGACTTTATGAATATTCTTCGGAATATGCCATCTATGGATATCATTGAATTTGGTTTAGATGACATCGTAAGATCTGGACTTTGTAAGGAATATTTGGTTGCAAAACATGAACTTGGATTGTAATTCTGGAGGAATCTAATTATCATGAGTGAATATGTAAAGACAGCACTTGTCTTAGGTGCTGGTGGATTTATTGGAAGTCATATGGTAAAGCGACTTCGATCCGAAGGTTACTGGGTAAGAGGAGTTGATGTAAAGAAACCAGAGTTTTGTGAATCTGAAGCGAATGAATTCGTCTTAGGTGATCTTCGTTCTGCTAGTTTTGTAGATAAGGTAATTAGATTTAAAGGATATCTTGGTAACTTTTATACTGAGGTTCCCCAGCAATATCATGATAGTTTTGATGAGATCTATCAGTTTGCCGCTGATATGGGTGGTGCCGGTTTTGTTTTTACTGGTGAGCATGATGCTGCTATCATGAACAACTCTGCACAGATCAATCTAAATGTTCTTGAATCTCAAAGATTATTTAATGATTATCTTGTGTTAAATAAAACAAAGATATTCTACTCTAGTTCTGCTTGCATGTATCCAGAGTATAATCAAACTGATCCCGATAACCCAGATTGCCGTGAAGAATCAGCATACCCAGCAGCACCAGACTCAGAATATGGATGGGAGAAACTTTTTAGCGAACGTCTCTATCTTGCATACAACAGGAATTACGATATTCCTGTTCGCATCGCTCGTTACCATAACATCTTTGGTCCCGAAGGAACTTGGGACGGTGGAAGAGAGAAGGCACCGGCTGCAATCTGCCGTAAGATCGCTTTCCTCCCGGACCAGGGTGGAGTTATCGAGGTGTGGGGAGACGGTTTACAAACTCGTTCCTTCCTGTTCATTGACGAATGCATTGAAGCAACTCGAAGGTTAATGAATTCTGAGTTCATTGGTCCTATAAATATTGGGTCAGAAGAAATGGTTACAATTAATCAATTGGTAGAGACTACTGCGAAGGTCGCAGAGAAATATGTAGCCACAAAGCATATTGATGGTCCAACTGGTGTTCGTGGTCGAAACTCAAATAATGATGTAATTCGTGAAGAACTTGATTGGGACTATCAAATGACACTTGAAGAAGGAATTAAAAAGACTTATGCATGGATTGAAGAGCAGTGTTTGTTCTCTTTATTAGATTAATGACTTGTATTATTCCTCATCAAGGTGTATAATAATTAAGAACCTTTCCTACAATATGAACTTCATTCATCATAATCACCTAGGTGACATTGAACTCACAAAAAGAGAGACCTCAGGGATGAGATTATATAATTTGCCAAATGGCGATTGGGTTCCTTCAATTACTTCTGTAACTTCTTTTTATAATCGACAGATCTTTATTAATTGGCGTAAGAAAGTTGGGGATGCAGAAGCAGACCGGATCACAAAGAGGGCAACGACAAGAGGAACTGATTTTCATGAAGCTGCCCAGGCATATATGATGAATCTTGAAATGGATTGGAGTGAGTTTATGCCACTCACTAAAATTATGTTTGCGCATGCAAAACCTTATCTTGATCGTATTGATAATATCCATGCAATCGAACGTACTCTTTACTCAGAATATCTTGGATTGGCAGGTAGAGTTGATTGCATTGGAGAATATGAAGGTGAACTTGCAGTCATTGACTTCAAAACATCTGATAAAATTAAACCAGAAAAGTGGTTAGAGAATTACTTTGTTCAAGAGATGTTTTATGCTTCCGCATATTATGAAATGACTGGTATTCCTGTCAAAAAACTGATTACCCTCATGGTTACACCAGGTGGTGATGTTAAGGTATTTGACAAAAGGAATAAAGACGAGTATATTAAACTATTAGTGAGGTATATTAAAGAATTTGTACAACACAATACTCAACTATCAACCAATGACAAATGAATTAGAAAAGGAACTGGAAAAAAAATTTTTTAGTTCAGCTAGGTTTGTTCAAGAAATAGAGCAGATTGTGCAGTGCAATTCTGATATGAAGTACATTGATGCAATTGTTCATTTTTGTGAACAAAATAATATTGATATTGAATCAGTTCCTAAGCTAATTTCAAAACCATTGAAAGAAAAAATTAAGTATGAAGCAATGGAACTTAACTTCTTAAAGAAGACATCCAGAGCGAAACTACCCCTTTGATGATGATGCCCTTTGATGCATATAAATGCTATTTGTCACTGAAGAATCACTTTACCAAAGATAAATATGATTATCACAAGTATTGTGGTAAAACTCGTGCGACAGTAAAGACATTTTATAAACGAAAGGACCGTTTCTGGTTTGAAAAACTAGCAAGAAATAAAAGTGATCAGGAAGTCGTAGAATTCTTTATTTCAAATTTTGTTTCTTGCACTGATCCTGGGAAACTATGGATCGGTGAAATGATCCGTGAAGGAGAAGAACGTTATACATCATGGAAAAAGCGAACACAATCTCTTTCATATGTTTTTAAAGAAGAAATGTCAACTATTCTTGCAAATTCTGATATAGATTCATTATTTGCAAGAACAAACTCTCATCCACTAATACTTAAAATGTACTTGAGTGGGGACATATCACTTGAAACTCTTGTGATATGTGATAAAATACTAGAGTATCGAACTGACTTTGATACTAAACTCCAAGACCCGGTGTGGGAATCCGTAAGTCTTAAAATAAGGAAGTATTCTTCCTTCCTAAATATCAACACAACTCATTATAAAACTATTTTAAAGGAGATTGTAATCCATGGCACTTGAAAACACTGAAGTTATTGAAAACCTCACTAAGCAGAAAGAGGATATTGAAACTAAATTCGAGCAATTTGCTAGCCAAAAGCAACTGCTTGAGCAAGAATGTGAGCGTCTTCGCATCATGCACGGCAAGATCAGCGGAGCACTTGAAGTTCTTGGTCAAATCGAGGACAGCAAGGTCGAAACACCAGAAGGCGAAGAAGTATCTGCAGAAGATGCAACTGACGCACCAGAAGCAGTAACCGAAGAAGTTGCTGCAGTTTGACACCTTAAGGGGGTAGAACAATGAGTTTTTTTGATTCAGAAGTTGTTCGAGAAGAAATGCATCGCATAAGTCAACTTCAAGAAGAAATATACAATGATATATTTGGATTTTCTTCTATGTCTAGAGAAGACAAAATGCAGCATGTAGAAAAACTTGAACATCTGTTAGAGAAACAAAAAATACTCTTTACTCGTTTAAGTTTATCTGATGATAAAGATGCAATCGTCATGAAGGAAAAGATTATTGAATCGGCAACCATGCTAGGTATGCCATCTGATATGGATATGAATGTTGTCTTTTCCAACATGACGGAAATGCTAAAGAAACTAAAAAGTAAAATTGACGAAACAGGTTCAGACCTGTAGAATAACTTTGTCAACACAAGCCAAATCCAAACTAATCCAAATCCTATGTCTTTCGCAAATCTCAAGAAACAGTCCGGTCTCGGTTCCCTTACTTCTAAATTGGTAAAGGAAGTAGAGAAAATGAATAACTCTGGCAATGGCGCTGATGAGCGTCTTTGGAAACCAGAAGTTGATAAAGCAGGTAATGGTTATGCCGTTATCCGTTTCCTTCCTCCGCCGGATGGGGAAGAACTGCCTTGGGCAAAGATGTATGCACATGCATTCCAAGGTCCTGGTGGTTGGTATATTGAAAACTCTCTGACTACCATTGGTCAGAAAGATCCCCTTGGTGAATACAATCGTGAACTTTGGAATAGCGGCAGTGAATCCGATAAAGATACTGTTCGTAAGCAGAAGCGTAAGCTGAGCTATTACAGCAATATCTATGTCGTGCAGGACAAATCAAATCCTGGAAATGAGGGACGAGTATTCCTCTTCAAGTATGGAAAGAAGATCTTTGATAAGATCATGGAAGCCATGCAACCAGAGTTTGAAGATGAAACCCCCATCAATCCTTTTGATTTCTGGGAAGGTGCAAACTTCAAACTGAAGATTGTCCGTAAGGATGGTTACTGGAACTACGATAAGTCAGAGTTTAGTGCATCTGAACCTCTGCTTGATGACGATGATGCAATGGAAGCAATCTGGAACCAGGAGTATTCCCTGGAAGAGATCACTGCTCCTGATAAGTTCAAGACATATGAACAGTTGCAGACTCGTTTGAATGTAGTTCTTGCTAAAAAAGCAGTTAACCGCCCTGCTGTTTATGATGAGGAGTTGAGTGATGAAAGCGAAGGTCGTGGTTCCTTCAAACCAAAATTTGATCGACCCGCACCAGTTGAGAATGACTTCAATGCAACTGATATCACACCTCAATCTACTTCTACTAGTGACGAGGATGAAGATGATGCACTGAGTTACTTCCAAAAACTCGCTGATGCATAATTAAGTGTATAAATAATAGGTTGAACCACCCGAAAGGGTGGTTTTTTATTGTCTAGTAGAGTCTGATGTTATCTCCTCTCTTCATATTTTTATTGAGATATCCCTCAGAACCTTTCATATATCCCATGATACTTTCGAAATCATCTTTAACGATTGCAACATATTCTGGTTTGAGTAAAAATATAGATCTCTTCTTATCTTCTAGCATTTCTTCGTATTCATAATTTGTCACAGTAGTCACTGGAGAGTGTGTTTGAATATCTCCGTAACTATGTGTGAATGTGAAGTCTTCGTCTACAATCAATCCACCTTCAAGAATTAGCAAATCATCGAATGTCCTTAACTCTACAGTTTCATAATGATGAATTTGATTCATATTTTCATATGACCCATATTTGCTTAGAAGATAATCATTAAATACCTCCTGTGTCATAGGCCATTCTGATTGTATGTTTATAATATTATTACATGCCAGCACGATCCAATCTAAATCCTGATCACCATATTCGAAGAATGCTACATTATCTGGTCTATCATCTCCCACAATCTGATACTTGGTGAATAGTGCAACAGTATCTAAGATATCTTCTGGAATTGCTCCACGTTTAAATAAGTTCTTTACAGCAATATAGTCAGATATCTTCGCGTCAGGAAGACGACTTACATATTCAAAGTTTGGTAGTTTTGAAAAGTAGTTTGACATTTTAGTATCCTATTGAATTTATGTTATCTTTATTTTCCTCATCCCATTCCATATAATCACTATTATGTACTGGTTCAAGTTCTTGGAATTGTAAAGTTAGATTGTATTTTGTCATACATCCATCATTGTATGTTGAATATTGTGCTGGTGCATAGTTAACTGCAATATTAACTAGAGCACATTCTTTTATTTTTCCAATAAATTTATGTTCTTTATTTTCAGGATTCCTATATTTAATTGTGAAGGTGCATGGAGCTCCTAGAAATATTCTCGTCTTTGATTTTTGTACTGAGGATGCTTGTTTAAATGCTCTAATGATATTTACTATTATTTTAGCTTCATCTTCATCTCTAGCAGAAAGTTCATACGAAAAGTTGAATGTTCTAAGCTTTGGTCCCTTGAATAGCAGTTCTGAATTTGGATTGATTACTGCTCCAGTTGCTCTACTAAGGAGACCTTTTGTTTTAGTCGCTCTTGCAGTAAATAAATTTGCAGTGACAGTTTTAGCATCTCCTAGTATTTTATTGTTCATTATTTTTTCTTTAAAGTTCGTCGTCACTGTGTCCGAATTTTCTCCACCACTAATAAACCCTAAGGCAGCAGCTGCTACTTCTGCTTGAAGTGGATTTATATCTCCCTTTGCCCACTCTACTCCATTACTATCTTGAATATTTCCTGGTATTGGTAATCTTATTGTTCCCTTGTCGTCTCTTTTTGTTGCTGGGGTTCTGTCTTCAATGCCAGCCTGCTTTGTATTAGTTGTAGATAATTTTCTAGGACTATACTCATAAATTTTAAATTCGATATAGTCTTGGTTTTTTAAGTCTTTTGGATATGATATTCCCGCACTATTTGTATAACTGTCTCTTCTCTTTTTTCCTACGTTAAGTAGAGCGTCTACACCATTAGTATTTGCTGTTGTTAGACCACCACTAGTTTGATCCAACTCTCCCTTTTCTTTCAGTGCCTCCAGTGCCTCAGCAGTAGCTTTTATCAGTGGATCATCACTCTTTAGTTCTTCTGCTCGTACTCTACGGTCTCCTTCTTTAATTTTCCTTTCGGAGTCTGATACACTTCTAGATGCAGTAGTAGTTCCTCCTGCTTCTAATTCATCCTTTAAACGCTCAGGAATATCTACACCCTCTTCTACAATCCATCTATTGTTTGTCTCTTCATTATAATCTGGATTTACAGTATCACCAATTTTTTCTGGATTTGTTGTTTTAGATGCTATTTTTGTACACTTACCATTATCAATGTTTTCTTGACTTACTGCCCTCTGTTTAATCTGGTCACCTGTAGTTCTATTTCCTTCTTGAGTATAAGTTTCACAGTCATAAATTACTGTAGTTTGTTTTCCTGTTGGTTTTAACTTTGTTGGATTTCCATCTGCATCCACCTCTTCTACCTCCATCTCAGGAGTTACAACAAGACTTAGTTTTTTCGTTTCCTTGTTGTCACCATCTCCATATGATATTGTTGATGTGCGATCATCGTTTTTTACAAAGTCCAATCCACTCGCTCTTTCATATCCAAATCTTTGGACATCTATTTTTTCTCCAACGCTTCTCTTTGCCATTTGGATATGAGTTTTTTTATTTATTTATCTTATGAAAATACAATTTTCATGTAGTCTACGTCAATAATATATTTAAGTTCTTCATCATAAATTTCATATAGAGGAGTTTGTAGTCCTTTGAATGAGTAATCTCTAAATTCATCCCAGTGCATACTGATACCTTTCCATCCAGATTTTGTGTATCCATTGCAAATGATCAAAGGATGATAGTCCCACTTCTCTTGCTTTGTTGTTATCACATACTTATAAGTATAATATCTACCAATCTGTGGAAAATAGGTTTGTCTTTCTGTCCCAAGTGTTTTCAATAGTAAATTCATTCTTTGATCTATCGACATATTATCATTTAATAGATCATCGATAACTGGGAGGATTTTATTTTTTGTTAGAATATCATGTTCTGTTGGAACCGATGTATTTGAAATTTCTCCTAACTTTCTATTAGATACAAATCCCCTTACACTTCTTCTAACTGCTTTTGTGATTTGAACAGCCCTATCATATGATCCTCTTATAGTGGCTCTGTTTATTTCTTTAAAGAAATTCATAGACCTAATTCTTCTTCTGTGATAAGTTTAAATTCTATTTTGCGATCATCACACCATTCTTTTGCTGCTTTCCACTTCGCTTGATTCACTGCATAGGTTGTACACTCATAGATATATGATTTTTTAGATTTCTTCTTTTGCACTGGTGGCTTTGTTTGTTTCTTTGGTTTTACTTCAATCAAATACCTTTTAACTTTCCCATCAGATTCTTTAACTTTAATTATAAAATCTGGAAAGTATCTATGAGATTTATTATCAACTGGTGATATATAACGAATCCATAATTCTTCTGAACTCCACTCTAATATATTTGGATTTGTGTCACACCATTTACAAAACTTTCTTTCCCAATTACTTCTACAGATAATATTGCTCACATTTCCATTATATTTTTGAGGAAATGAAGGTCGGTAAATACTTTTCTTACTTTCTCCCATACATAGTATATAAACATTCTAAAAAAATATTTAGCAGTGTCAATTAAAAAGAAAAGTATTGCTGACTTAAAGAATACAATTCTCAGTCCATCTCTAACATCACTTTACAAGGTTGATATACCTCTTCCAGATAAAGTGAGAAAATTTATCGATGGTAAAGTTAAAGTTAAAGTAGATCAGGAATCTATTAGTATTTTGTGCTCATCTGCATCTCTACCTGGATCAAGTCTCATGACACATGAGATTATGAATGATCATACTGGAGTATCTGAATTTCATGCACACAGGAGACAGTTTGATAATAAAATAGAATTAGAATTTTACGTGGATTCTGATCTATATGGTCCAATAATTTACTTCGAATACTGGATGGATTATATTTCTCAATATACTGCTACGGCATATAGAATGCAGTATCCGAGGTATTATAGGAATGAATTTAAAGTTTATAAATTTGAAAGGGATATTAATAAAAGTGGTACACATACTGCACGATTAGAATATAGCTTTTTTGATGCATTTCCACTAAGTATAAATTCAATGCCTATTAGTTACAATACTTCTTCTTTATTGAAATGTGTTGTAACAATGTCATATTCAAGATATGCCATTTCAAATAAAAATCTTCAACAACTAACTTCAAAACAAGAATCATTACCTGAAGAACAAAAGAGATCATCTAAAATTAACGATTCAATTGTTGGTAACACAAATGGAGAAGATGAAAGATTTATTTCAACTGATAATGCTACTGGTTATAGGGGACCATTGTCAGAACCACTTAGAGATGCTACAGGAAGAGTAGTCTCTGATCGCGAAGGAAATCGTATCTGACACAACTAAATAATCATACTGAACATATCTATAGGTTATTATGCCATTACCAAAAATTGTTGCTCCGACATATGAACTTGAATTGCCTTCAACTGGAGAAACTATTGAATATAGACCTTTCCTTGTCAAGGAAGAAAAGCTTTTAATCATTGCTCTTGAGAGCGAGGATATGAAGCAGATTACCACCGGTATTAAAAATGTGATAAAGAATTGTATTCTAACATCAGGCATAAAGGTTCAGGACCTTCCGACATTTGATATTGAATATTTGTTTTTAAATATTCGTGGTAAATCTGTGGGAGAACAAATCGAAGTCAACCTGATTTGTCCAGATGATGAGGAGACTGAAGTAAATGTCAAACTTAACTTAGATGATATCAAGGTTAAGAAAAATGATGAGCATACCGATCAGATAAAAGTCGATGAAAATATAATGCTGCAGATGAAATATCCATCTCTAGATCAGTTTGTAAAAAATAACTTTGACTTTACTAAGAAAAATACTATGGAAAAGTCTTTTGAATTGATTGCATCATGTATAGGGACTATCTTTACAGAAGAGGAAGCTTGGTCTACTTCAGATTGTACTAAGAAAGAAATGCTTGAATTTCTTGAGTCCATGAATTCATCTCAGTTTAAATCTATTGAGAAATTCTTTGAGACGATGCCAAAATTATCTCATACGATTACAATTAGGAATCCAAAAACAAAAGTTGAGAGTGAAGTTTTATTGGAGGGACTTGCATCTTTTTTCGCCTAGGAATGGTACACATGAATTTAATTAGTTATTTTAAACTTAATTTTTCTTTAATGCAGTATCATAAATATTCATTGACTGAAATTGAAAATATGATGCCATGGGAGCGTGACGTTTATGTGATGTTATTGCAACAACATCTGGAAGAAGAAGAACAAAAACGACAGCAATCTAATGGCTAGAAGACGTGGTAGGATGGACCCATCAAGAAGACAACAAGCTCAGCAATATTTGAATGATATAATTGCTGGTAAAGTTGATGTGTATACTGGTCAGAATAAGGATCCCATAAACCCTGGTAAGTTTATGGGAACTAATCAAAATCCTGCGCCTACTAATACTCCTAGCAATACTTCAACGGGCAGTTCTACTTCTACTTCAGTTAAGAAAGTTGATTTTAATTCAATTGTGAGTACGCTTGAAAATATCAACCAGTCCACTATTGCTATATTGGAAATTCTGAAGAAAGATTTTGAAAGTGAAAAGGGGGATGATAACAAAGATAAAAAAAATAATGCAGCAAGGCAACGTCGAAATAAAGAAAATTCTGAAAGAGAAGTTAGGGAGAATAATGCAGAGAAAAAGGTAAACCTATTCACGTCAATAGGCAAGCGTATGTTAGCTCCTGTTAAAAGCATTCTAGATACAATCATTGATTATGTTATGAATGTTTTCCTTGGAAAGGTATTTGTTGATATACTGAACTGGATGGGTGATCCAAAAAATCAACGTAAACTCGGTAATATATTAAGATTTCTAAAAGATTGGTGGCCAGCAATAATTGGTAGCTATATTTTATTTGGCACATCTTTTGGTAAATTTATTCGCTCAATAACTTCTCTAACAGTGAGAGCAGTTGCTGCCTTAATACGTGGCATAGCTAATTTAAATAAGAAAAAACTTTTACTAGGTGCTGGGAATTTACTAAAGTCTCCTGCTGTTGTATTGGGAGGTGGTTTGATTGCTGGCGCTGCAGTTTCTTCTGCATTGTCCAGTGAAATGATCAATTCTCCATCTAGTGATCCAGAATCTTCCCCAGGAACTAATCAATTTGATGATGCTCTTGATTTTGGTGGGTTTGCTGCAGATCCTATTGGGGCAGCATTTTTTAATGGAGGAATGAACAATTCTGATATGCTCAATATGAAAATGTTTGATGCTGAAGAAGGTGGAGTTGTAAGGGGTAAGAAAGGTAAAGATAAGAATTTAGGTTGGTTAACAGATGGTGAGATTGTATTAACAGAGAAGGCTCGTGATAAAGCCATACTAGAGACTGGTAGAGATCCCCTAGAGTTCAATGAGGATGGGTCTCCAAATGCAAATAAACCAAAGATTAAGGGTAATGTATATTATGCTGCTTCTGGCGGTGTTATAGGTAAGGATAAGTATCAATTCAACTATCCTTCTATGATGGGATTGAATATCTCTCCTTCTTTTAATATGCCCAAGGTAGATCCTATAATTGATATTCCGATGCGTGATACTGTGATGGACGCATCAACATCAACTGAAAATGATTATAGTTCAAATGTGGTTCATAATGTTTTGAATACTATAATAAATCGTACCACTGATAAGAATACTTTTAAAACTGATAATTATTTTAGAGATTTACTTGAAAATAATAATTACTTTAACAATACTTATAGTGGAGATACTTTCAAAACAGACAAATACTTCAACAGTGTTTCTGATACTGGGAATGATAGAATCAATATGATAAAGGAGGATACTGGTATAGATATCCCAGGTGCAACTATAGATAGACAACAATATACATTTAATGTTCAGCCAGGTGAAGCGCATGTAATTGTTCCAAACGAAGCTGTCCAACGTGGTGCTGTCCATCATATTGAAAATATTATTAACATGTATGATGATGGCACTTCTTTTGCAAGTAAAAATTCAAGTGCATTAATACCAAACCCACCCGTGAAGAGCGAACCAGTCGTTACATTTATTTCTGAAGGTGATACTGGTCAAGTTGTAATCCCTTCATCTGATGAAGTTGCTAACGATATTGAAATGCTGGATGCATCTTTTATTTCTTCAAGAAAACTCAAGACTCTTGGGGTGATGTAGAATGGCTAGAATTACAGGCAACATTAGTAGCACGGGTGTGTATACACCAAGACCTACAGATAGAAATCTTAGCAATAATATTATCAATAGTAGTCCTTTAAGTGGAAATACTATCAGAGGGACACTTACATCTGTAGAAAATATACTTCCACCAATTCTGAATACTACTCAAGAAATTTCTTCTGTATTGGTTTTAAGAAAAGATTACTATACTAAGAAAAAAAAGATAGAAAAAGAATCTCAAAAAAAGAATAATCAAAATCAGGAAAGAATAACTAGATCGAAAAGAGAAAAATCTTTTGAAAATTCTGTTAAAAATATAATTAAAAAGAATCCAATTAAAGTTCCAAATCTTGGCATAGGGGATTCTTTATTTGGGTTTTTGGCTAATGTTACTTCTGGATTTTTAATTTATAAACTTCTTGAATTCTTACCATACCTCACGAATATTGTTAATATTGCTACTCCTGCAGTAAATTTTCTTGTCTCTGGTGGTTATGCTATAGGCAAGGGAATATTAAGTGGACTGGTAAATCTTGTTGACTTTGGATACAGAGCATATGATTTTACTCGTGGGATTGTTGGAAATTTATTTGGAGAGGATGGGGTAGAAAATTTTGATAAGGTATCTTCTCTTTTAAATACATTTCTAAATGGTGCTATTGTAGTTGGGTTACTTGCAGCTTCTACTAGACCACCTAAACAGAATTCAAATAGACCGTCAGTATCAGGACCTGGTAGAGCTAAACGAGGATCTGTGTCGGTTGATGCCACACGAAGATATGCTTCTAGGTTTGGTAAAAATGCTGCCATACAAAGGTTTGGTTCTGATACAGTTAAGAGTTTGGGTGGCAAGTATGCTAGATCTTCTATCTCCAACTTTGGTAGAAATGCTGCGGTAAAGGTTCTTGGTAAAAGAGGCGCAGCAAAATCAATTAAAGCAGCTGCAGGAATACTCAAACCTATTGTTAGAAACCTACCATTTATTGGTGGTCTTATGGAGTTTGTATTATCCTGGGCGGCTGGAGATCCAGTAGGTAAAGCAGCATTTCGTGGAATTGGTTCTGGTATAGGTATTTGGGTAGGTGGTTTGCTGGGGTCATTGATTCCTATTCCAGGCGTAGGAACTGCGATAGGAATGTATCTTGGCGGTCAAGGCGGAGCGTCTCTTGGTGGATTTATATACGATTCTATATTTGGTGGTAAAAAAGTCAAACTTGATTCTAGAACTGAAGCTAGAAGCAAAGGTGGTGAGGTTTCTGATGATACTCCTGATATTAAAAGTGATTATGTTCGTGCAAATATAATTGATCCTCAACCATATTCCTTCTCAAAAGAATCTAATATTGACTCTGAAGATCTTAAAAAATATAATGATGTTTCTTCAATGAAATATTTTGGACCAATATTAACAGTAGCTGCAAAATCTTTTATTGATGAAAAAGATAATGAGAATATTGTTGGTAGAGATTATGAAAATATAAGTAGCGGTTTATTATTGATGTTTAGGGATTATAATCTCCTTAGTGAAGAAAAGATATCCGAGTTATATACTAGTGATATTATAAAGAATATTTTTAGGGAACAATTTCTTAGGGTTTATTTCGATCGTCGTGATGATGATCTTCTTAGTGACGATTCTGGAGGTGGCGATAATTCTACAAATTCTACAAATTGGAATAAGCGTAGACAAAACAGACGTAGTACTAAAAGTAGTAGTGAGGAAACTGAAGATTCTTCAACTAGTTCTGAAGACGTGACTTTCAGCGGATCAAACAATCTGTATGAAGAAATTGGAGTATCTTTAGGTGATTGGGATGTATATAGAAAAACTTTGGGAATGAGAGAGAGTAGTGGAAATTATTCAATAGCAGGTGGTTCCGGTGATTATTATGATGGTATGTATCAAATGGGTGGACCGGCTAAGACAGATGGTGCGAGAATTGCAAAATTAAAAGATCCCGGTCATGACAATAATCCAGATAATCCTAAAAGGGTTGCATTTAGAGAAAATCCAGATCTTCAAGAAAAGATTTTTGCTGGATATACTGTAGCAAATCATACTTATCTTTCATATAATCAAAGATATGCAAGTGCTGGAGCAAGAGAAAAACTTTCTATTCTTGCTTATGCACATCTTGTTGGTCATGGAAATGCATCTAGATGGCTTGACAGTGGCAGAGAAACATCAGATGGAAATGATGTAAAGGGTTCAGAGTATTATAATATGATTAAGAATAGTTTTCCAAAGATGGAAAGTGGTGGTATTATTTTTGGTGATAAGGTTTCTAATTCAGTGAAAGGAATTAGTCAATTTGCTTCTTATGAAGATGGATCTGCAGAATCTATGATCGTTGTAATTCCAGGAGACATGACGACAATTGTGTCGCCAGGTGGAGGAAAAACTGTAGTTCCTGTTCCCATAGGTTCATCTGATTCCAGTGACTATGAATTCTTAGAATTTATTGGTTAAATAATGTATAGGAGGTAGTTTTATGTCAGACGTAGTATTAGGTAGAGACTCTGAAATATCGAAAGATAATATAGAGAGGCTAGTAATTTTTTCAAATAAGGATAAAAAAACAATAGACTTGCGAGGAGGACTTGTACAGTTTGATTACTATGAAAGTATTTTAAATCATACTGTAAAGGTGGAGTGTATTATTGTCGATACTGGATCATCTATTCTACGTGATGGAAAGATGTCATCAATAGCAGAAGGTCTTCCTTTGTGTGGCAGAGAACTTGTGTCTATAAAGTTTAAGGATATAAACGATAATGAAATCGATATTAATCTTTATGTGAATAAGTTTACCCCAATCGGAACAGACTCTACAATTCACTTTGAGTTAATCTCTAAAGAGTCTATATTAAACACTGGAATAAAAGTAAAGGACAGGTTAGATGGTCCAATATCTCAGAGTATTGAGACCTTAGTATCCACACACCTTGAGAGTTCTAAAAAGGTTGAAGTAGAAAAGACATCGAATACGTATAATTTTTTGGGCAATTGTAAGAAACCATTCTATATAATTGATTTTTTATCTAAGTATGCAGTTTCTGCTTCTAATCAAGTGTATGGTGAATCTGCTGGTTATTTTTTCTATGAAACTTCTGAAGGATATTTTTTTAAATCAATTGATGGTTTATTGAAGCAAGAAAAGAAACTATCAATGCTTTATAATAATACATCTGATGCTCAAGGAGCACAACTTCCAAAGAATTATACTGCAAAAATATTGAAATATGAAAAGGACAATATGCTAAATTCTCATGCAAAATCTACAATAGGTGCGTATGGAATAAAGCTTGTTTTATTTGACCCATTCAACTCGTTTTATAGTGAGCAAATAATAGAAACACCATCTTCAAGTGAAGATGAACTTAAATATTTAAATTCTGAGTTCAGGGAGATAGATAAGGACCCTAGAACAATCTATCAGGTTATTGACAGGGGAACAATTCCTGGAGGGAATACTATGCAGCAACTTGAGAAGTCTCAAGATCCCAGATTTGATTATAAGAATATTTCCGTTCAATCTAATATGAGATATAATCAACTATTTTCTCATACGTTTAAGATTGCTATGGTATTCAACTCATCTATTCATGCTGGAGATGCCATATTTGTTGATATCCCCAAATTAGATCACTCTAATTCTGATGATGTTGACAGTTTGGGTGGTGGTCTATATATTATAACTGATATTCGTCATCGAATATCTTCAGATGGAGCATTTACCTATTGCAATCTTGTTAGAGATTCATTTGGTAGAAGTGGTACACCAAGTCGTTAAACGAGGTTTCAAATGACCGAAAAAAGAACAATAGATCAGCATATTGAATCTGATAAACAGATCCTAGATGACCCAATGATTTCTTCACAAAAGCGTCGTCACACTCAGGAAGAGTTGGAAAGACTTGAAAAGTATAAGGAAAATCATCCAGAGGATTCTCATGATCCAACAGACTTTGAAATGTTTTGTGATGAAGTTCCCTGGGCAGTTGAGTGTAAGTTATATGAGGATTGATATCTAATGGATAGTGGATCAGTTTTTAATCCTGCTTTTCTCGGGGGAAATTTTTTCTGGTGGATTGGCCAGATTGCAGATGATTCTTACTGGAGGGACAATGCTCCCTCTGGAAAATTTGATGATCCAACTTTAATTTGTGGGTGGGGTGCTAGATATAAGGTAAGGATTATGGGATTGCACCCCGGAAGTGAAGAAGAAATGTCCTCTGAGAATCTTCCTTGGGCACAGGTTATGTATCCAATCACTGCCGGTGGTGGGCAAGGTGGATCAATGCAGTGTGCAAATTTGCGTAACGGCATGTTTGTTTTTGGTTTTTTCATGGATGGGAATGACCAGCAAGTTCCAGTAATCATGGGTGTGCTTTCAAATAACACTCAGACCAAATTATTGATGGGTAAACAAGAACCACTTACTCCAATTAGTGGTTTTGCTGAGAATAAAGTGCCCAAGAAAGGAACTGCTAAAGAGACTGTTCCTGAATCTGCAATGGCAACTAATTCATCAAATGGAGCAACTATAGAGTCCGTAGTATCTGTACACCAACAATCTGTGGCAGATTCTGCTATGCAGGAAGAAATGGAAAAGAAGATTCCATTAATAAAACAAATGAACGGAAGCATCGTTTCTTCAGCGATGTCTGCAATCCAAACAGTTTTAGATAATCTTACTCAAAAGATTGATAAGTATTTGGCAAAAGCGAATAGTTATATTGATGCTGCTACAAATAGAATCAGAGATATAAGAAAATTTATTTCAAATATTGCGTGTCAGATTGCAAAGTATATGAAAATTGTCTTTGATAAGATGATGGAATTTGCAATGAAACAATTCAATAATGGTATGACTGCAGTCGTTGCTGCACTTCCAGCTAGCTTTAAAAATTTAATTGCACAATTGAAAGATAAGACTACCGGATTAATTGAGTGTCTTTACAATAAAATGGTTAGTTGTGAGATGGTTCAGAAGATATTGGATGGAATGCTTAATGTTGATAAACTAGAAGAGGATAGTGATGTAAAGAATAGAAAAAAACCTAAAGTTCCTATTTGTGTTGCTGAAGATTTAACAACAAAAATTGTTAAAGAAAATTCATCAAAGATTAATGGGACAAATCAAAATATCATACATGCATTTGATGACTTTCTTGGTGATGTTGAGGGAAAACTTTCTGATGCAAAGAGTGCTATTGGTGGAGTTGAAAGTTCATTGGATGGTATCACGGATATTTCTTCAACACTTTCCAATATTATGGGAGGAATGGCATCTGCTATGAACTTTACAAATATTTCTTTCAATATATTTGGATGTGAATTTAATCCTGTTCCATCAGTTTCTGATATATATCAATTTGCTGCCGGAGGTTTGGGTTCTGGACAAAGTCAAATGCCCGATTTTGCTGGAATTGCTGACAGTATAAATGAGTCTATAAATAATGTTGATCAAAACATTTCCGATGCACTTGACCCAATCGATAGATCAATAACAGATGCCCTGAATACAGATATTGTTGGCAATTTTGATAATGCAGTCACTAAGAAAATAACTGATTTTGCAGACAATCTACCATTCGCTCAACCTGCTCATGATGAGCCAGATGTTAATCATACTGATAAATAATGACCAAGAAGAAGTTTAATCTATTTGATAAGTCTGGTAAGGATAGTATCCGCATCGGATACATTCATCCTAAAAGAGGTTACATTGATAATGTTTCTCTTGAAGAGGCAAATAAGTATGCAAAAAAGAATCCAAGAACGATCTTTATATTCAGCAATAGGGATATTACAAGATATTTAACTATTAATGAGGTAAATGCTCTAACTGTAGAAGATGTAAAATCAAGTAAAAAGTGTGAAGGCATTGAGGGATTAAATGAGGAAGATAGTGATGATCCCAAGGAACCTAAACTTGAAATATCTGGATGTGGAGGCATAGGTGCAGCAGCTAATGCAGTAGTTGACACAAATGGTAATATTATAGCTGTTGATGTTGTTAACGGTGGTTTTGGTTACAAGTGCCCACCAAAGGTAACTTTGGCTAATGATGATGGTGTAGTCATCAAACCTGAGTTTCAAGTTGAACTTGGAACTACACCTGTAACAATTGACTTTGGGCAATTTGATTTTGAGGAATACATAATCCCGGAGAGGGAAGATATAGATCCTAGAGAATATGGAGCAGATGGTGTTGAGATTGGTCCCTGGACTCCTGATGCATACATAAATCAATCAGAAGATATAAATTTTAATGAGATTCTGCAGTATCAGAGATACATGAAGAATCTTTCTGATCCTTGGTGGAATACTAGAAAGCTCAGCTATGCTGATAACTATTCTTCTTTAGGATCTAATAAGAAAAAGTATGATGTCGAGCACTTCTCTTGGGGAGAAATTGTTGATGACAAGGAGTTCATTTATGTAAAATTTGAAGTTTATAGTGCTGGATCATATAAAAATAGAAAAATGGTCGTTGATTTTGTTTCTGAAGATGGAGAGCACAAGTTCAGTATAAATGGTGTAGCTCAAAGATTTGCCCAGGTATTTAGAAAAAGAGTTAGAGCCAATACTACATATACTGTAAATGTTAGGAATAAAAAGCGTAAGGATGTTGAGCAGGGATTGATTCGTAATAATACGTTTGGGCAGAGGGGAATAGAAAGAAAATTAGATAGGGGATTTACTTTTGAAGATAGTCCACTTGGTGCAAGAGGTAAAACAATTTTTGCTGATGTAGTAACATCTGCAAATGATAATGACGATATTCAAATTAGTTGTGTGAGTGGTGACTTTACAGCAAAAAATAAGACTACTGTAAAGTCTGGTGATAGAACAAGAAATACATACGATCTTACATATCGTTTGAATGTGGATCCAGATGCTCAAGAAAGCTTCATGAATAAGTATGCGATATCTCCTGTTCCTCCATCAGATGTTAAGGGCACAGATTCTTCTGGTATACCTTATATTTTAAAGTGGGATCTTGATTTTCCTTTAGACGGTAAATATAAATTTAAAGGTATTGTTGATGATGATGGAGAATTATATTTTGATGGTGATTTAGTTGGAGAATTGAATAGATTTAAAAAGAAACCAGTTAAGTATACACGGGAAGTTGAATCTGGTTTGCACGAGATTCGTATTCATTTAAAAAATAGAGAAAAAATAGTAAGTCGAGATGTTAAATTTGGATCTATATTTAATACTTTAAAGTATATCAACAAATCAAATAAAAAATTATGGAAATCTGATCCAGATTCGGGTGATGGTTTAAATTCTGATTTTTTAAATAAATATGGTGTCATCCCGTTCAAACCAAAGAAGCTTGACAAAAGAGTTGATAAGCTTGATAAGAAACAACCAAGAGCTACAATTCATCAAGATAAAGACAAACTTTTTCTGAGAGTTTCTGGTACTGGTGGTAACAAAGTTGAGATTGGATTTAGACTGAAAATAAAGATATCTTCACCAGAAGATAATACTTTTGCATCCAAGGTTACTATTGAATCTGAGGATGGTCGAAAAGGAGTGGTATTGAAAAAGTCTACTTCCGAATCTGATGCATCTAAAGAAAATATATTTGGGTCTGGAGAATTTACTGATGGTGAGTATAGAATTAGAATCAGAGGAAGAGGAGAAGACTTTGGATTTAAACCTATCGATAATGTTGAAATCTATGAAGAGGGTGGTAGACTTATAAAATTCACAGATTCTATTGATGAACCTGGATACAAAGATGGTGCTTTAAAAATTGATTATATCAAGTATCTTGATGAAGAAGTTTTTGACTTTTTGGATGAAGATTATGATGAAGTTCAGGAAATAGTCTGGGATAGTATTGAATTTCCTAGCAGTACTGACTACGTTTTAGAGATGCTAGCTAGGGATTATGCTGATATTAAAATTAAAAATTTGGCTACTGGTCAAACTAAAGAGTATAGTTATAATCTAAAAGATAAAAAAAATGCAAAGAAAAAAACTGAAATAGAGGAGTTTTTTGAGAAGGGATATTATAAGATAAAAGTGCTTCTATCTCAAAAATTTGCTAGACCTGCAAAGAAAGGAAAGTTCATGGCATTTGCTATGAATGTAAAAACAAAAGATGAAATAGTAAATCAAACATTTAAAAAAGAAAAATCTTGGCAAGACAATCCTATAGGTGTTGCATTAACTATAGATGCCCCAGAACCTCCTAAACCTAGACTAGAGACCCCTCAAGACTTTGGTAATGGTTGTCCACCAAATCCACTATGGTCAACTAGATTTACTAATGATCTAAATGATTCTGAAAGTTGGTGGCCGGTTATTGATGCTAGTTGGTCTAAAGAAATGGATAAGTATGCAATTTCGCCAATCAAACCAACTGCAGAGCGTGATGAAGGCACTGGATCAGAATACTATACAAATTCTTGGGCAGTTGGAATTGCGCATACTGGTGTTTATGGTTTGCGAGGTTCTTGTGATAAGCATGGTAAGATATCTGTATCTAATGATGATGGTATGTTAGCTATTATTCATACTCCAAAGTATGAAACTGACGCTGAACCCATAAAGAGCACAACAGTTGTTGGTGATCTGGCAAATTCTAAAGATGCCAATCCTGGGATAACGACATTTAAAATGAATCCTGGAAAATATACAGTTACAGCAAAGGTTCGAAATGGCGATACCGATATCAAGAAAAAAATAAATCAAAAAGTATTTCATACTGCTGATTGGATTTATAAAAAGAAAAGACCTCCAAGATTTGTTAATATTTCTTTTGATGTTAAGGGTCGGGCAACTGAAGGACATCGTGCTATAGAGTTTCTGTTTACAGAAAAACTTAATGCAGGGCATACATATAACCCACATACGTTTAGGATAAAATATAATCGTATTAGTGGTATTACTAGGCGAGTTTCTGCAATGCTAAAACCAAATACAAAGTATAAAGTGGAGGCACAACCTATTACGCTATTACCAAAACAAAACTTTAGAAGATTTCCTATAGAAATCAGCAGCGATCGTAGGGGACCTACTGCTCGAATTGCAACTGTTTCTACCAATACAATTAAATATACAGATGCTGCCTATCAAATGGATACTGATGCTGAATTCAAAATTTTATCATCATCTCCTGGAATTGTTGCAGCATTTAGTCCGAATGGGAAGGAGTTGCTTGTATATGGAAGAGGTGCCGGAACAATAGATTTGAAACTTGAGTGGGAAGATGATCCAAAGAAAAATGGAATGGCAGTTGGAAAACTTACTGTTGGTGGTGTTACGTTTAGACAGAAGGAGCGTGAAGGGAAAAAGGTAAAGACCTTAAAACTTGATGATATTAAACTTGCTAGCAACGAAAAAAATAGTGGTGTATTGGAACAGGGCACTCTGGCAAAAAGAGATTTGGCAAAGAAAAAGGATCGAATATCTATTGATGATCTTCCTAAAAAAGTTACTAAAAATCTTGATGACAATGAAAAAGAAATTCTTCAAAAAGAACTTGAGGCAAGTTTAGTCGAAGGTAGAGAAGTTGGATCTCAAAGTAGATTTATATTTGCTGATTACTTGGGATCTACTAATGATGACGATGACATGATAGTCGTTGCTCAAGATGGTGTCTTTTCCTTAGGAGAGAGGAGCGCAATTAAACAAAAGAGTGAAAATAAAACCTCAAGAAGTACCTATGAAATAGAGTATGAATTTGATCTCAATGATCAATCCGATTATATAACAACATTTGATGGGGCAAAATATACTGGTCCTGACGTTGCTGCTTATGGTGGAAAAACAAAAAAAGGTCCTATTGGATTGAGAATGACTCCAGTATTCTCCCATGCTAGAGATGTTATTGGTAATGATTGGAAATTTAAATGGGAAAATGTTACATTCCCACAAGATGGAAAATATAAAATCCAGGCAGAGGGTGATGAAGTTGCAAAAATTAGAATTGATGGTAAGTTGATATGTAAAGCGAAGGAGAACCAGGGGTTAGTGGAGTTGGAGATTGATACAACTGCTGGGCAGAAGACAATAGAAATTGAATTGGAGAACAGTTTTGGGGATGGCAAAACAATTCTTGATAGAGGTAGATACACTAGATATGGAGTGAATCCGACATATGCTGCTTTAAAAATTACAACAGAAGTCAACTTTGATACTGGAGAAAATCAATCATGGGTTGAAAATCCAATCGGAATCTCTGGTTCATTAATACCTCCACCATGTAGAGTTATAGATGGTGGTGTAGGAATTGTTAGCAGTATTATTCCTATTATTCCATCAGGACCTTTTTTACCACCACCACCACCTCCACCACCACCTGGAGATCCAGAAGATCCTGGAGATCCACCTGATGATCCTCCTCCAACTGGAGATCCTCCTCCAACTGGAGGAGGACGTGGTTCCGGTTATTCAATAAAACTTGAGATTGAAAAGATAATAATCGAAGAGCCTGGAATAAATTATGATTGTTCTAAGGATAAACTTGAAATAACACCAGATAATGGTGTAGTATTAAGTTATGATTGTGATAATTTTGGAGTAATAAGAAATGTTAATATTATTAATCCTGGTTCTGGGTTCACGGAGATTCCGGATATTAGATTGATTAGTGATACTGGAATTAATGCAAAGTTTTTACCCGTGTTTAAAGTAATTCGTGATCCAATTGTAAGTGATAGAAGTCAATTGTTATCTGTTACTGATCTCGTTGGTTTGAAGAAGACTGGATACTATAATGGTAGACCATATTATGGTTCAATATACTATGAGGATGGTGTCAAGTATGCAGGATATTATGAAACCCCAGGTGATCCTGTTAGAATTTATGATACCCTAAAAGAAAGTATTACTGGAATATCTGAGACACAATCTTCTGGAATCATTCAAACAGGAACAGATACTCAGAGTGACAGTACAAATATAACACTACCAGATAGTCCAGATTATCTTGTGTAAATAGTAGTATAATATTTTCAGATTATGAATGACAACAGCATCTAATAGATTTTTAAATCGACTTACTAAGTGTAATAGTGGAGAAGATCTTGGAATTAGTGCTCCAAATTTTAAACATGCCAACCAAAATTATGACTGTATAAAGTTCGGAAATAGGCATGGATCAATATCATTTGGACATATTCATCAAAAAGGAGATAAAACCTCTTCAGTCCTCCTTCAGGGGTCTGATGGTAGGCATTTTATCACTTTAGATGAAACTGATCGTTCTACTACACAGATATCTCCCGGAAAATTAAATATTCGTTCTGGAATAGATGCAGAGCAAGAAGATGATACGATGGTTCTTCATGCTGAGAATGGTAATATTATAGTATCCGCACAAAATGGTGACATTACTTTCATTGGAGATAGTATAAATTTCCATGCTGTTGGAGCAGAGGGCAAGGGGCACGTCACTATTACAGGTAGTGAGAGTATAACTGTCGATGCTAAAAAAGTTTTGATCAATGCTAAAAGTATGTACAAAATTGCCACTTCTGGAACTGGAGAAATAGTTGCTAATTCTGTTTTAAAAATGTATGGATCTCTGATAAAAGGTGTCACCGATGGATGTGCTCTAAAAGATGGCAAGCATGGTGACATTGCCTATCAAAAATTAAACACAATATTATAGGGGTGATTAGTTATGTCTTTTATGTTTGATGACGCTAGTATTGGTGGTCATTTTAAAGTAGGTCAAGGAATATGTGCTGCTACTGGAGAAGGGGCAGCTAAAATCAATGGTTCAATGCATGCTGAAGGTCCTGCAGTATTTGGGAACCCTTTAAATTTTCCAACTGGATATGCTACTGTTAATATCGGTGCTCTTACAAATGATGACCCTGCTAATGCTAAGAACTTAGTACCCAATCCACTGGGAGTTCCTGTATGTACTGGGGCCTTACCAACTCTTACTGGTGTTCCTATTTTAAAATGGGACTTGGCTGTTGCTGGCAATACTGCAATGTTTGGTCAATTAAACATTCAGGGTAATATATTATCTGGTGGAAATATTGTTTGTGAAGGTGAAGTTGCTTCTAGATCTGGAGGTCACATACTATCTGCTAAGAAAAATTTTGATATACCTCACCCAACAAAGAAAGGATTTCGATTAAGACACACTTGTCCAGAAGGCCCTAGCAATGATGTATACTTTCGTGGTAAACTATTAAATAGTAACGAGATTGTTCTCCCATCTTATTGGAAAGGTTTTGTTGATACAGATTCTATTACAGTAAATATTACTCCTATTGGAGCACATCAAAATATTATTGTAAAAAGAATAGGTGGAAACAAAGTATATCTCCAATCAAGCGGAGGAATACCAATTCATTGTTATTATCATATTTTTGCAGAAAGAATTGATGGGGAAAAATTAATCCCAGAATATGAAGGCAAAACACCATCAGATTACCCCGGAAACAATAAAGAATATTCTGTTTCTGGTTATCACTACGATATAAAGGAGTAAATTATGACAATCCCACTTTTCAAAGGAAAGCCTACTAGAACTTCAACTTGCATTGACCAAAGAACTTGGGGTATTCCATCCCTCGATACCTTCAGTTATCCTACAAAAGCGACTACTGGAGAAGTGGAAGCCTTGTATCCTACACCATATGGAGCATGTCCTCCATATCTTCACTATTGGATGAGACTACAGCGTCTTCTAGTTGATTTAGATATCGAAACCGGTACAAAAATTATAGCAGGAGGTGCAATCACTGCGGGAGGTACTATAACTGCGGGAGGTCTTGTAACTGCTCCATCTTTCAAAGGGAATATCAATGTTCAATCTTGGAAAGGATTTGATATTAAGCACCCAAATAAGGACAATCATCGATTAAGACATATTTGTTTAGAGGGTCCAGAAGCAGGAATCTACTTTAGGGGCAGATTAACGGGATCGAATATTATTAATTTGCCCGACTATTGGGAAGGTCTTGTTGATCCAGAGAGTATTACAGTTACACTGACTCAAATAAAATATTCTCAAGATTTGATTGTCGATTCAATAGAGTGGGGGAAAAGAGTAGTTGTAAAATCTGGAAATTCTTCAAGTATTGATTGCTATTATACCATTCATGCATCTAGGATTGATGGAGACCCACTGGTGGTTGAGTACAAAGGCGAAACCCCCAGAGAATACCCCGGAGATTCTAGTCAGTATTCTATTTCTGGATATGACTATGATGTAAGGGGAGCCGATTATGTCTAATTTATTTACTGGTGGTACAACTGGTGGAAAGTCCGGAAAATTTATATATGAAGAGATTGAAACTGTAGATTATGAATCAAAAGCAACTACTCCTGAAAGAGAGTCCTTTGAAATACCTACTCAAGAGTATGAAGAAGTTGTTGATGCCAATGGCGATGTATATGAATTGCCAAAACCGGTGGAATATCCTGCAAATCAACCAGGACCATTCATTACATTTGAACAATATGAGAATGAAGACAGGAAAAAACTTAGACATGCTAATAATCTGGTTGTTGCAACAGATGAACATGCTCTTGATCTCTTGAGTCAAATCAATCAGAGAAAGCAAGAGATCGCCACATTGATGGAAGATCTTTTTGATGATATAAATGTCTTAAGTCCATACCCTGCGGTAGAAAGTAGGTTAATCTCTCCCACTTTGAACCCAAATTATTTGGATGCTAATGGGAATAACAGAGGTTCTTCTCTCTATGATAATGATCCATTGTTTATTTTGCCGGAATTAAGTGGTGAAATTGGCAGTAGAGTCTCTTATATGACTGGAATAACTACGTTCACATATCCACCCGCATGTACTGTTCCAAATTCTTGGATGAACTACTCCGATATTCAAGCGGAACTTGATATTGATGGTAATATCCTTACCCCTGGAAGATTGGACTGCATAACTGATTTGAATTGTTGTCTTATTGGTATAAAAGCTCCGATTTATAAAGATATTATGGTTACTTGGAAATATCCAGCTTTAGAGAATGAAGATTATGAAGCTGAAATATGGAGGGATGGTGAAAAATTTGTTATATTGAAAGATTCCAATACTGGTGTTGGAAAGACTGCTTACACTCATGGGGATCTTAATGGATATACTACATTTTCCGATCTAATGATTGATGATGCTACTCCGATTGGATATTTTTATTTTTGGGAAGATCTTAATGCACATGATTCTTCTGCATATACTGCAGTTTCTGAGAAAATCAATGAAATAGAGTTAATTCGAGAAGAATTGGATGAATTTTTATCCAATTCTAATACTGGATCTAATAATCTAAGAGATATAAGGCACAAATATCTCCTTGACTTGAGATATGGATTGCAGACAAGACATGCTACAAACAGAGTTTTCAACACAAATAGAGCAACATCTACATTAGAGGATAATGAGAAGAATGTTATCATCCAGGAGTACGACAAGTAGTATTGCTTGACAACCCGGTCTCCTGAGGTTATAATGACTGAGTAAGCAACCCAATCCTCTATGGAAACCGACTCTGAGTATTTGACAAAGTGTGTTGTCGATGTGTCTCTTCGTAGTTTCTACCTCTATTCAAACGAGGGAGACCGTCGAGTCATTGAGTGCGATACAATGGAGCAGTTTACAGAAGTCCTTGACTTTGTGAGAGTTATCTTTGATTCTCAAGACATTGAAGCTGAGATTCTGTATGCACCTCCTCTGACATCAGAGAAAGATCCTACTCCCATTTCAAAATGACATTGTAGTTCCAAAAAACCCGGAAAAATTTTTCCGGTAAAAATTGACTCCAGGGGGTCGGCAAGTATTTATACTTACCCCCCTCCCCACAAGGGACTGTCGCCTATTGGTTAAGGCCCACTGCTTATAACGGTGTGAAGAGGGTTCAATTCCCTCCAGTCCTATTTGCCTACCCATTTTCTGGTAGATTTTAAGGGTAGGACAATAGCAAAATTTACCTGAAAAAGGGAGGGATTCCTAGACACCATCGAATGATGGCGGGATTCATAAGGCTACGAAGCGTAATCCGTAAGTAACTTCGTGTGGGATACCCCTTCCAATTGCGAGTATGGCGGAATCGGTAGACGCACCAGACTTAAAATCTGTTGAGGATTATCCTCGTGGGAGTTCAAGTCTCCCTACTCGCACTGGCATAAATATAGTTGTAGGACGATTGCCCTATAATGAAATATGTCATAGAAACCAACTATGCTTGGTACAATAAGGAATCTACATTGATCCTTGTTTATTTTATAAATGGAGTTCCTTTCACTTTTGATGAACTTCCAGAAATTGCAAAACAGCACCCTGAAGTGATTGAAATTGCAAATTCCGAAAAAAGGTGGGAACCAGAAGATATTGGAATTGCGTCTGCATATCTAATATTAGAAGAATGTCATCCAATGTTATTTGAGATCGAAATTGAGAATCCAGAACTTTTACCGAGTGATTGACAGATTCTTAAATTTGTATTATAATTTACATATGCCCCTGTAGCTCAGCTGGTAGAGCACCGCTTTTGTAAAGCGGATGTCGCAAGTTCAAGTCTTGTCGGGGGCTTTAGAAGAAGACTAAATAACTTATAATGGAACTATAAGTTAAGAATAAGATGGGTCTTTCTAGATTAGATAATTTCCTGAAATCATCTCGTGGAACCATTCTCTATGTTGATCCGGGTAGCTTAGATTCTACGGATAGTATTGAGAATCAGGGAAATTCCCTTACTCGTCCCTTTAAAACTATACAAAGGGCATTGTTGGAGGCTTCAAGGTTCTCCTATCAAAGAGGGTTGCATAATGATAGATTTGGCAAAACAACTATTATGCTTTATCCTGGTGATCATCTCGTAGATAATCGCCCTGGGTTCATACCAGATGAAACCGTAGAAAATCGTTACTATTTGAGAGGTGGTAGTGTAACTGGTGATTTGCCACCGCTGAGTAGGACATCAAATTTTGACTTATCTACACCAAATAATGAACTTTTTAAGCTGAACAGTGTTCATGGCGGCATAATTGTTCCTAGAGGAACCTCCATTATTGGTATGGATGTCCGAAAGACAAAGATTATTCCAAAATATGTACCAGATCCAACAAATACTGACATTTCTAGATCTGCTATCTTCAGATTAACTGGAACTTGTTACATATCTCAGATTGCAATTTTAGATGGAGACCCAAATGGGTCCGTTTATAAGGATTATACAGTTAATGAATTTGTTCCAAACTTTTCTCATCATAAACTCACTTGTTTTGAGTATGCAGATGGAGTAAATTCTGTCAATATTGATGATAGATTCTTAACATATACTACTCATAGAACTGACCTTGACATTTATTATGAAAAGGTTGGATTGGTTTACGGAGATTCTTCTGGTCGTGCTATTGAACCCGATCACCCATCAAATTCATTAGATATCCAGCCTAAAGTTGATGAATATCGTATTGTAGGATCTACAGGACAGACTGAAAATATTCAAAGTATTTTTTCAGGTGACGGAGTCACCTCATCTAGTATTGTCACACTTACGACAGAAAATCCTGTACCTGGATTGGATGTAGACACGCCATTTAGAGTAGAAAATATAACTGAGACTGGGTATAGTGGTCAGTTTGTTGTAAGTGAAAAGGTAAGTCCTGTTCAGATTAAGTATCAAATACAAAATCCCCCTTCAAATCCAACACCATCTGCCATTGGTGGAACAGTTTCTCTTCAGATGGATACTGTAACCTCTGGTTCTCCATATATTTTTAATGTTTCTATGCGTTCTGTTTACGGAATGTGTGGAATGCATTGTGATGGAAGTAAGGCCACTGGATTTAAATCTATGGTTTGTGCTCAGTTCACTGGCATTGGACTTCAGAAAGATGACAATGCATTTGTTATTTTTAATCAGAGCACTCCTCCTACTGGAAACTACGATGATTCTACAACAGTTTCCAATTTAAGTAATAATTCTAGATCTCGTTATCGTCAAGAGTATAGGAATTATCATATCAAATCTTCAAACAATTCAATTATTCAGGCTGTCTCAATATTTGCGATTGGATTTTCTGAGCACTTCTTAACTGAAAGTGGTGGAGAAATTTCTTTAACAAATTCTAACTCAAATTTTGGCGCAAAAGCATTAACTTCTGATGGATTCCGAGAGGAAGCATTTTCTCAGGATGATTCTGGATATATTACACATATCATTCCCCCAAAGGAAATTCCTTTATCTGAAAACTCCATAGAGTTCAATGCAATTGATATAGAAAAGACTGTTAGTGTCGGTAATACTACCTCATTATATTTGTATGGGCAGACAAACTTTAGTTCTTTCCCGGAAAATGTTATTGAGGGGTTCCGTATTGGTGCAAGAGTAGATGATAAACTTGGTGTATTAATTTCTTCTGGTGGAGTTACAGCAGAGCACACCTCTACAATTGTCATGCCAGGAACTCAGTCTAGTTCTGAGAAATCTTTTACTGTTGGTAGAAGTGTTTCTGGAATCAACAGTATTGGTACATTTAGTGATGGTGGAGAAGATGGTGTAATAACTCTGAGCGAACCACATACACTTTTAACAGGTGAATCAATTAGAATATATGGTAGCACGGGTCAGATCCCTGATGGATTGACACCAAATACTGTTTACTATGCAATAACAAACAATTCAAAACCAAATAATATTAAAATAGCAAAGACCTTAAACGATTCTTTACTTGGAAATAGTATCTCTATAAATGGAAGAGGAGAAGTTCTTACTGTAAAGAGTAAAGTTTCTGATAAAAATTCCGGAGATATTGGTCATCCTATTCAATATGATTCGACTGCCGGACAGTGGTTTATAAATGTATCTGATGATGGCATCTATTCTGCAATTTCTTCTTTGAGTGCTAAGACAACCCCAAGAACTTTTATTAGAAGAAAGAAGGATAGTAGAGATTCATTTGACACAATTTATCGTGTCCGTTATGTAATTCCTGCGTCCTCTACAAAAGTATCTAGAGCTCCTATTGATGGGTTTATTCTTCAAGAATCAAACCAACCAATGACATCGAATGAGATAGATAAGTACTTTGGTTCTGGTTCGCTGTCAAATGAAAATGAACATAGAAATCTTACTTTCATAGCAGGAATTTCTTGGGACCTCGGTATAGCAACTATTACAACAGAGATTCCTCATAACTTATCAATTGGATCAACCATTGAGTTGTTCAATTGTGGAGAAGAATTTAATGGTACTTATAAGATTAATAGTATTGCCGCGAAGAAGCAATTTACTATTGCTATGGAAGATCCTGGTGTTGCATTTGGTATAGATGTTAACACTAGAAATGATTCCTTACCATATTTTACCAGAAAGTATTATGATGGTATTTACTATACATATAGAATTAATGAATCTCAGAGATATATTGCTGGACAGCAAGATGGGATCTATTATCTGACTCTTATCAACTCTTCAAATTCTCCTGCTGTTACTGAGTTTTCTGATGATAAATTTTCTCAACCAGTAAAGAATTTATTCCCACAAACCAATCGAGATAATCCTGTATCAGATCCTAAATCTGCAAGTAGTTTTGCATCTTCCGGATTGATTGGTGAGGTTGTAGTTGATGATCCTCAGAATAGTATTACAAAAGAAACAACTGAGAAGATTCTTCGTGATACTTGCTCTGGAAGCAAGATTGAAAAAATTGTTTCTCAGACTGCGTTAGAGCATACTATTACTACAAAGATTGATCATGGATTGAATCGAATTACTCGTGTAAGCATTTCTGATTCAGGAACTGGATATAGTGATGGAACATACTATAATGTTCCATTGGTATCTTCTGATGTTTCAACTACTGGAATTCATGCTACTGCAAAGGTTGAGATAACTGCAGGTGCTGTTAGTAGTGTGAAGATAATGGATGGAGGTAGTTCATATCAAGTTGGGGATGCTCTTATACTTCAGGGATTAACTAATACAACAGATGCAATAGTTTCCGTCGCATCTATTTACGATAATATTGGAGATACTATAAGGATATCCGGAGTATCTTCAGAGGATTACTCCTCATACAATACGCTATATTTCATTACTGGCATAACTCATGGAGATGATAAAAATATAACAGTAACATCGACAGAAAGTATAGATAATTTCTCAACTACAGACATTGATGGCACCTCTATAGAATCTTCTTACTTGTATTTGACTGGCAAATCTATTCCAGTATCATCAATCTCTTATGATAATGTATCTGGATTAGCGACTATAGTTGCTAGTACTAGTCATGGATTTGGTTTTGGGAGAAAGATTAAAATCTCAGGAGCTAATGAAGAGATTTACAATGGAGAGTTCGTAGTTACTGAGGTTCTTGATGATCTTGGAATACCCACATATTCTTTTGTTGTAGAAATTGGTTCATCTGATTCTGCACCTACTGCGACAGGAAATATAAAAGCACATCATCTTGGATTTTCTTCAAATGCTGGTGATATCGAGGTAGACGACGAGAACTTCTCGGGAAGAATGGTTGAGACATATGATAATGTCACATCAACCCTATTTGCCAATGTTCCTAATACCATTACTACAAGTATCAGAATTTCAGGATTAAATGAGTTGGGTCTTAATATTGGTGATTACTTGATGATTGATGATGAAATTGTTAGAATTAGTCATACAGTTTCATATGACCCCACTAATAATACTGTTGAGGTTTTCCGTGGAGTGTTGGGCACTAAGAGAACTACTCACTTGGCAAATGCAGTTGTAAGAAGATTGAGAATAAAGTCAGTAGAATTCCGCAGACATTCTATCATTCGTGCTTCCGGACATACATTTGAATATGTTGGGTTCGGTCCTGGCAACTATTCTACTGCTCTTCCAGAAAGACATGATAGAGCTATTACTGCAGATGAGGAACTATTAGCACAATCTACAAAGAGAAGTGGTGGTATTAACTTCTATACTGCAATGAACGATAAGGGCATTGCATACTCTGGAAATAAGAAGTTGAGTACAATTTCTGGTAATGAAGAAGTATTTGATACTCCAATTTCCACAGTTGTTGGTGAAGATATTTCAAATACATCTCAGCTGAATGTTATTTCTCCTGTAGAGGGAATCTTCTCCAGATCTATTCGTGTCAGTGGTGGAGTAAATGGAAAGGTATCTTCTGAGTTTAATGGACCACTGATTGTTAATAATAAGATTACTTCTAATTCTGATAAGGGTATAGAAGCTAACTCTCTATTCCTTCAGGGAGATGCAACAGTATCTAGAAATATTACTGTTGGCATCTCAACTCCTTTACTTTCTAGCAATCCAGGCGATATTGCTTTCAATGCAAATCCAGGTGATGGTGAGTATGTTGGTTGGATTTTTTCATCGGATAATGAGTGGAGAAGATTTGGTTCAGTAAGTCTTTCTACTGATGAAAGTATTCACGTATTTGATAAAGTTGGTATTGCAACAAATAATCCAAATGATTGTTTATTGTCTGTCGGATCCAATGATGGTTTATTTTGTGTAGATTCTGATGGTGTTGGCATTGGTAGAACAGCAAATGGATATAAGTTAAATGTTTCTGATAGTGCAAATTTTGGTGGCAATGTTGATGTATCTGGAACTGTAAGTGCTGGTCTGTTCTCTGGGGATGGTCGTAATCTGACGAACTTAAATATTCCAGCTACAGGATGGACTAATATTGCAGGTGGTATTTACAATACCAATTTAAATAATATTGGACTTGGAACTGCTACCCCAAGATACAATGTTGAAATTGGACAAGTTGGAACTTCTACAACTTCATTATTCGTTAATGGTAAATCTAAGTTTGTTGATGAAGTTAATATAAATGATTTGTCTATTTCTGGACAATTGACATGTAGTGACTTTGAGATAGAATCTCCTACTGGAAAGATTGTTACCGGTTTCATTGGTATCAATACTACAAGCAATACCCATCCAATTCAAATTGGTGATGATATTGTAGTCACTGATTCTGGAGATGTTGGAATTGGAACTCTTAGTCCTCAGTTGAAACTTGATGTAAGTGGAGAAGCTAGATTCAAATCTTATTCTGAGAAGACAGCAACTCCTAGTGTCAATGGAACAATTGCAACATTTGATTTGTCAAGTGCAAATACATTTACATTTGATACTAGTTCGAATATTGATAGATTTGAACTAGTAAATATACCAGATGATTCTACAACATTTACGATTAGAATCAAAAATCCAAGTGATTATGATATTGATATTGATTCTTTCTCTGTAGGTGGATTGGCCATTTCAGTATATTGGCCTCGTGGTGTTGTCCCAGAAGTATCTGATTCTACAGATATATACTCATTCAAAATATTTGATGGTAGTGACGTTGTTAATGATGGAATTTACGGCGTTGTTGGAGGTCAATTGTTCTCATGAGTCACGGTTTTTTCCCAAGAATAAAAACAGAATTAGATTTAAATGGTCCAAATCTCACTTTTACTCAACAACCAGTTGATGCTACTGCTACTAGTATCGGGCAGGATTTAACTCTAACAGGGATTGCTACAGCTTCTTTTCCATCTAGCAATCCTGATGCATCAAATAGTGGCAGTATTGGTTATCAGTGGTATCTATATGGGGGTGAAATCAGCACTCCTTTAACTGATAGTACAAAGTTTTCTGGAACTACTACAACAACATTGACTATTCAAGATGTAGAAAATCAACTCGACCACGGAAAACAATATTTTTTGAGAGCTGATTATGTCCCATCAGGAACTACTGGAAACGCAGATAATGATCCATTGGATTCCAATATTGCAACAATCTCTGTTCCTGCTGAGTTTACTATTAGTGAACAACCACAAAGTCAAGAGGTGCCTCAATTCAGTGATGCTGTATTTACTGTTGGTATAAATTTATCTGATAATAGTGAAGATCGGGCATCTTATCAGTGGGTCTTAAACGGAACTGATCTTGATGATACTTCTAATATTTCTGGATCAAAGACAAATCAGTTGACAATATCTAGTGATGAGATTTCTACCAAAACATTATTTTGTAGAGTTTCTCATCCATTTTCATTTCCTTCTCTCTTAAATAGTTCCGAAGTAAATTTTACTGTTCGAGACTCAAAACCAATATTAAATTTTGAGAAATTTAGTACTTCAGCTTTTGATAGTGGATCTCAGGATTTAGATACTGGGGGAGCATTGACGATCACAGCAAATCCTAATAATGCTCTTAGGACACTTTGCGTATATTCTCGTGAGCAGGATATTAGGGTAAAGGTTACTATGGCTGCTTCTGTAGGAAGAACTGTTAACGGAAATCTTGGTGGAGAAGGTGGACTTTCTGTTTTTGATATGACAATTATAAAGGATCATGAGTATATAATTAAAATAGGAGTAAATGAAGGAATATACTCTGGAGGACCAAAGGGTGGAATAAATGGTGGAGGTGGTCTAATTGTAGTTTACCATAAAGCAAAAGCTGTTGCTGTTTGTGGTGGAGGTGGTGGTGCTGGTACAAATGGTGCAGGTGGTGCTGGTGGTGGGATAGATACTCCTGGAACTCGTGGAGAAGGAAGAAACCCTGGTTCTGGCGGAGGAGATGGTGGAATAATTGGTGGAGTAAATAATTCATTAATAGGACAAGGTGATTTGCCTGCCCGTGGTCAAACGCAAGCAGGAAGAACTGAATATAATGAATGGGATGGTAGCAGTCCAAATGGTGGAAGACTTGGTGGATGTACCCTTGGTAAATATTGGCATTTACAAGGATATGAACCATGCCAAAATCTACCAGGAAATATTAAATTCTACGATGGTGGTGGTACGATAAACCAAAGCACTGCAACTCTTGAACGCGGATTTAAGGATGGTCAGGGACATCGTAATAACGGTGGTGGAGCATCTGGAAACGATGGTGGTGGTGGCGGCGGTGCTCAAGGTGGATTTGCTGGAACAGGTGATGGATCTGGAGGTGGTGGAGCATCTGGATATCGAGATGATGAGATAAAAAATGTCATGTTTACTCAACCAGGCGGTAACACAGGAGTTGCTTTCATAACATTTGAGTCATATGAGAAGGCTAAGTTCAATGGCACATTATCTACTCCAACCAGGCCGTAATTAAACTATATTAGTATAAATATTTAAAAATTAGTTCGGGGGAGAGTGAACCCAAAATGGCAATTAATAAGAATTTTGTCGTTAAAAATGGACTTGAGGTTAGTACTGACTTAATTTTTGCTGATGCAACTGCGGTTAAAGTTGGTATTGCAACTACAAATCCTCAATATACACTAGATGTTCATGGTGTACTTAAATCCAATCACTTAAATGTAATTGGTGTTGCTACTATTACTGGTGGACTTGTTGGAGATCTGACTGGTAGTCTAACTGGTAATGTAATCGGTGATTTGACCGGCAATGTAACCGGTAATTCAGATACTGCCACCTCGCTTGAAACTGCTAGAAATATTGGTGGTTTATCATTTGATGGAACAGAAGATATTGATCTTCCTGGTGTAAACACAACGGGAAATCAAGATATTACTGCTAACGCGAATACTGCTACTGCACTTCAAACTCCTAGAAATATTGGTGGTGTATCATTTGATGGAACATCAGATATTGATCTTCCTGGTGTCAATATAGTTGGGGATCAAAATACCACTGGAACTGCTGCCAATTTGAGTGGCACTCCTGACATTATTATTAATGATCTTACTGCTTCTGGAAATGTATCTGTCTCTGGAGATTTATCAGTCACTGGAGCACAAGTAACTGTTGACAATTTAGGAGTAACTGGTATATCCACTTTTAATAATGTTACGATTGGTTCTGGAATAATTACTGCAACCAATTCAGAATTTCCTATAGAATATTACGGAGATGGAACTCACTTAACTAATGTTCAACGCGGTGTAAGTATTTCTACACAACAAACTTCTCTAATAGAGAACCTTACTCTGCTTGGTAATGGTGTAAAAAATATCACACTTGAAGGTGCTGGTATTTCTACTTGCACATTAGATTCAGTAACTGATACTGCTACAGTTCATATTACTGGTTCCGGTGCTTTTGTCACAGTTTCAGAGACAAAGCCACTGGGCGATCAAAAGTTGGGTGATCTTTGGTATAATAATAAATTTGGTAAATTGTATTTATGGTATGATGAACCAAAGTTGGGGATTGGAACCGCTTCTTATTGGGTTGATGCTGCTCCTTTTGACAGTGCTATCTTGCAGGGGGATGTTGATGTTGCGGGAAATATTACTGCCACAGGAAGTGTTAATGCCACGGGAAGTATTACTGCTGCATCATTCTCTGGTGATGGGTCTAATCTCAGTGGTGTTGATGTTGCAAATGATACTACTCCAGAACTTGGTGGCAATTTGGATCTAAACTCCAAAGATATAATTGGAACTGGTAATATCAATATAGCAGGAAATATTAACAATATAAATGCAGTTGGAGTTTCTACATTTAATGGTGGATTAATTACTACTGAGTTTGCAGAGAAAGTCAATGCCATCGGAAATGGTGGATCTAATATGGTAATTGACCTATCAAATGGATCTCATGTTACTGCAACCTTGAGTGAACTATCAACAAATGTTACTTTTAATACGGGAATTACTAGTGATTCAATTGGATTTACTTTAGTTCTTACAAATAGTGGAGATACTCAATCAATCATTTGGCCGTCAAATATTAAGTGGCCTGGCAATACTATACCTACGAGAACTACAGCAAGTGGAAAGACTGATATATGGGTATTTGTTTCTTCTGATGGGGGAGCAAACTGGTATGGCAACGTTGCAATATATAACTTTACTTAAAATACTATGAATGCAAAATATAATAATTTTATAGGAATGTATGACAATGTTTTCCCTGATGGGTATTGTCGTCATATGATTGATGAGTTTGAGAGATTTAATTCTAAAGGAATGTGTCTCAACAGAAAGCAATCAGAAAATGCAAATAAAGTGCATAAGAATGATACTCACTTATTCTTAAATGTGAGAAATCATCAACCAGATAGGTTTCAAGATAAATCTTCTGAAAGAATTTTCTTCAATCACCTTCAAACATGCTTCGATGATTATGTTGAAGAATATGATATCTTGAAAAATTGTGATTTAAGATGCACCTCTATAAAAATGCAAAAAACGATCCCTGGAGCCGGTTATCATGTTTGGCATGCAGAGCAAGGAAATGTAGCATCTCAAAATAGAGGTTTAGTTTATAGTGTTTATCTAAATACATTAGATGAAGATGGGGCTGGGGAAACCGAATTTCTATATCAGCAGTTGAGGATTCCTCCAAAAGAGAATACTTTAATTATTTGGCCAGCAGCATTTACACATGCCCATAGGGGGAATGTTGTTTTTGGAAACACTCCAAAATATATAATAACAGGTTGGTTCTATTACGAGTAAGATATGTCAACTAGAAGAATTCTTGGTAGAGCAGGTAGTGAAGCCGCAGGATCAGTCACTTTTAATTCTCCAGCAACTTGGGTGTCACCTCCAAGGTTACTTAATGTGACAGTAACTGGCGTTGGTGCTGCAGGTGAACCTGGACAGGTTGGAGTTGCAGGCACAGGTGGTGCTGGATCACAAGTTAGAGGATTTCCTGGTAATTATGGAGCTGGTGGACAAGGTGGTCAAGGATTTAATGGGCAAAGAGGAAATGGCAATCCAGGAAATCCAGGAGCTCCTGGTTCTGGTGCTGGCGGTGGCGGCGGTGGTGGCGGCGGAGCTGGATATCCGGGTCCCGGCATGCCCTACAGGAGTGGATATGATGGAAAGGATGGTCGTGATGGAAATGCTCCTAATTCTCATGGTGGTCCGGATGCATATGGCGGTAGTAGAGGTTATGGTGGAAACGGTCCAGGTGCTCCGGGAAACGACGGCGTCAGGGGTGAGCATGGGAATAATGGTCCTGATGGGCAGGATGGAAATGCAAACCTAGGAAATCCCGGATATTATAATACTGGTGAACAAGGTGGTCATGGAACTCAAGGTGCCTCTGGACCTATTGGAGATCCAGGAACTGATGGGATTGATGGTCTGTCAGGATCTGCTGGTCAATCCAGTTCTGCTTTAGGTGTTGTTTTTCCTGGTGGACTTGGCGGTGCAGGTGGAATAGGAAATCCTGGCGCTCCTGGTAATGCCGGTGGAGGAGGAAATGCAGGATCACCTGGTTTTGCTGGTGCTCCTGGTGGAGCTGGTAGTAAAGGAGGTGATGGATATGCTGGTAATGGGGGTGATGGTGGAAATGGTGGTAATAGGGCAAATGGTGGAAAGCTAGGTACTGGTGGAAGCTCAGGTGCTGGTGGAGCTGGTGGTCAGAGGGGAAGCGGTGGTAATCCTGGTGGAGGAAATGGTGGAAATGGAAGCCCGACAAATGCGGTTCATGGTGCTGGGCAGAATGGTGGTAATGGTGGTCCTCATGGAAATTCTGGATATCGTGCTGGTCCTGGAGGATATGGAGGTAGAGGTGGATATGGTGATTGGGGTCGTGGCGGCGGCGGTGGCGGCGGCGGCGGCGGCGGTGGTGGATCCAATAATGGAAATCCTGGAAATCCTGGTGGATTTAATGGTAGCAATGGTAGTGGTGCATATGATGGACAGCCAGGTAGTCCTGGAGCACCTGTTGGAGATGCTGGGCTTGGTAATTTTGGCAATCCGGGAAACCCTGGTACTACAAATCCTCCAGAGAATGGTAAACCAGCCACAACTGGTTTAAGTTATCAAGTTTCAGTTTCTCCATCTACTCAATATCCAATTATTGTTGGACCTGGTGGATCGGTTACTATTTCTTGGAATTCTCAATGATAAATATTCATATATTTAATATTCAAAAATATGTCAGAAGAAAGATGTGAGACCGTTTCTGAACTCAGAGAAAAGATCGAATTGCTATGTGCAGAGAATGAATATCTTTCTATGAAACAGAATCGTAATAGAGCAAGATCAATAACAGTAGGTACTGCATTTGGTGGAGTTGTTGAAGTCAGTATGAGAGCTGATATTGGCAATGTTTATGCACAGATGCAGCCAACAGAAGGGGTTGAGTTGATTGAACAACTTGCTGCTGGTCTTGGTATTGAGATTGCGATGAGACCCAAGCATGATTTTGCATCATGGAGGGGATGGGAAGATGTTATTGGACAAAGAGTTCCCCTTGATAGGATTGCCTGGAAAGGTGCTGCAGCATGGCAAGTTTTTGAGGGAAAGGAGCTTGAGAGAAAATATCAAGAAAATCAACTTCCAAATGAGAAAGTTAGAGTTCAACAATTAATGGATTCTTTGGAAGAAAAGGAAGATTTAGAACAGGAAACACCAGAGGGAGATCAAGAAGATGCTTGACTTATATGTCTTAGCTGATATCAGTAAATCAGAAATATTGACACCATTAAACAAGTTACCAGAAAACTGGGCAAACGTTAGTGGTTTGAATTTTTTTGATGATGAAAAACTTTCAGATCTATCTTGGGCAGGTCATAATAATCTAGGATGGATTCCTAGTGACAATGAGAATCTATCATCTTTTACGACTTCAACTAATTGGATGGATTCAAGTAAATCTAATATTAAATCATATATCTCTTCGGATAGAAAAGAAAAGGTTGAAGAGACGTTGACATTTGATGGAAATAGGATTAACCTAACAAATAATACTAGAACCTCTTTATCATTAAGAGTTTCGTCTTTAGACAATCAAGATGGTGATATTATGACTGCATGGAAATTTGTGGATGGATATGTGGATTTGACCAAAGAAGAAATGATCGATCTTCTTAATTTTGTTTCCAATTATATACAAAGTTGTTTTGATGTAGAAAATGCGGCATCAAGATTAGTTGATGATTGCAATACCCTTGATGATATCAACAATCTGACTTTAGATATCGTTTGGCCAGATACTTCAAATTCTTGATTTTGTATGAAAAAATATTATTTTATTGCAGGTCTTCATAGATCTGGTGCGACTTTGTTATCTTCAATTTTAAATCAGAATCAAAGATTTTATTCTGGTCCTCTAACTCCAGTATTGGATATTATGAGGAACATTGAAAGTAATATTCCAACTATCGAACATTATAAATCTTCTCCAAAACCAATTAGTGCGCACAAAATAATATCATCTGTCATAGGAAACTACTATCATGATATAGATTGTCCTGTAATTTTTGATAAGAATAGAGATTGGCCAAGGCAAATAAATTATATTGAACAGTATATTGGACAGAGAGCTAAAATAATATGTCCAGTTAGAGATATATCAGAAATATTAACATCATTTTTGACTTTAATTCATAAGACCTATGATGGAATTAATTTTAATGTTATTGATATTGCAGTAATAGAGAAAGAATTTCCTCTGACAGACTATAATAGATGTGATGTTATACTCAATACCTTCCTTGGTAATGCTATGCGTCATATTCAATTTGCTCTTGATAATAATTTGTTGGATAGAATTTTATTTGTAGAGTATAAAGATTTGGTTTCAAATCCATATGATACTATGAATTCGATTTATAATTTTCTTGGTGAAGATATATATGATCACGATTTCGATCATATTCAAAATAATAATCAGGTAGAGGATACTGGGTATTATAATCTTCCTGGGTTGCACGATATCAGATCAAAGATTGAGTATCAATCTAAAGATCCTAAAGAAGTTCTGCCAAAAGAAATACTTGAACGGTGTAGGGGGATGGAATTTTGGAGAGATTGATATTATTCGTGCATATTCCTAAAACTGCTGGGCAATCAATATTTTCTGTAATTAGTAGTCACTGGAATTATGTTGAGCATGCAAAACATGATCCGTTATTTTTATTGGAAAAAAATAATTATATTGAAGGGGCATATAAATTTTCTGTAGTTAGAAATCCATATCGAAGAGCATTTAGTTACTACAAGCACTTCAATAAAGTTAATCATACTGAGTATACATTTGGACAATTTCTTGATATTATAAAAAGTGGTGCATCTTTTCCCAAAACTAAAATGATTCCATATTCTCAATCTTTTTATTGTCTTAACACTGGTGGTGATATTGGTTTAGATAAAATTTACAAGTTTGAAAATTTAAAAGATCTGGAGAGTGATTTAAGTGTATCTATCCCACATATTAACAAGGGATCATATTCTGAGGTTGAATATTTTAATTCATATGGACAAAGGGAAAGGGATTTTGTAAGGGATTATTACGCATCTGATTTTTATAATTTCAAATATTCTACAGATTTTTTATGAACAAACCAAATCATGTAAAATATCTTGGACTTGTTAATTCTGAGAAATATATTGATTTTATAGAAGAGCATGTATCTTTTTCTGAGAATAATAATTACAATCGAGAGAAGTATTTTTCTGGATGTAAGAATTGGTTTCTTGTGGAGAGGTCAAGGATAAATCATCCACATATAATACAGAAATTTTTCGACATCTCTCAAGATATAACTCAAATTTTAAATTTAAATTATGGGAATGGGTCTGTATATAATATACAATTTTCTTTGATCCCTCCAGGTGAGAAGATTGCAAGTCATTATGATACTGGATTGGATTTTAGTTTATCGCATAGAATTCATCTTCCTATAATTACTAATAGTGATGTAAGATTTTATATCGAAGATCATCTTTTCAAATTTAAACAGGGGCAGCTGGTTGAGATAAACAATAAAAAAATTCATTATGTTGAGAATAATTCAGAAATCGCTAGAGTGCATTTGATACTTGATTATATTCCCTCAATGTTTTTAAGCTATCTCTGAACTTATAAATATATGAAAAGATATCAGTAATAAAGTGGCACTAAATTTTCCAGATTCTCCTGTTAATGGCGAAATATTTTTTGATGAAGATTCACAATTTTATTATTCCTGGAATGAGCAATATGGTACATGGACGAGTCGCTCCCCATCGTCAGCTAGGGGTATAAAGGTTATTGATGATATAAGTAGTCAATTTGATGGTGTCCAAACAATTTTTCCATTGAGATCTTTGGGAGCATCTATTTCTCCAACTACGGCTAAACAACTTTTAATTTCGCTTGACGGACTGGATCAAGTTCCCGATGTCGATTACACTGTTGATGGAACAGTATTAACATTTACTGTTGCTCCTACTAATGGGCTTGAATTTTCTGCCATTAATATTGGATCCTCCTTTCCCATAATCAGTAGTGATCTTAGATGTGTAAATAATTCTCATGACAATCTAGATCACTTCCCAGTATTTGTTGATTCGGATGGTGCGCTTGGTAATCCATCTGAAGCAAGAGTTTCTGCTGCAAACTTTAAATTTAATCCTATCACAGGTGAGTTGTTTTCTACAAAGCTTTCTGGAAGTGGAGAAGGTATAACAAATATAAGTATTTCTGGAATAGATCTATCAGGGGATTCTACTTTTACTAATATAATTGCTACAGACGTATCTGTTTCTTCTATTAATACTGCCAATATAACGGTCACTAATGATATAACAGCAGGTCGTGATATAACAGCGACTGGTGATATAAGTGGCAATAATATAGAAGCTTCTCAAAGTATAACAACTCAATCTAATATAATAGCCTCTGGTGATATATCATCTGGAGGTACTATTTCGGATTCTCATGGACCATTGAGAAGACTTATAATCAATAATCAGTCCGATGATTATACGCTAGTTTCTGCTGATGCAGGAAAACTCATCAGACAAAATACTGTTGGCAAAACAATTATTATCCCAGCAGATACATTGTCGGATGGAGATATGGTTACGATATTTAATGTTTCTGGAGGACTTGTTGCGATTGATGGATCTGCAGTTACCCTGTATAATACCGCTGATGGAAATATTGGAGATAGAATATTGGCGGCAAAAGGTGTATCCACTATCGCATGCACTGCAGCAAATGAGTTTATCATTTCTGGATCCGGATTATCTTAATTTATAGAGAGGTAGCAAGACATGATGCAACAAATGCGTCTGGGCATGGGGGGTCCAATCCAATCCGTAGAACTAAAAGTTCTACACATGGATGGAACAGAAGAAGATATTAGTCAGGCATCTTCATATAATTTTCAAGATGGTGATATCATTGAACCAATACTTGCGGATTATTCTGTTGTAATTAAGTGTGGTGGAGAGGCTGGAAGTGATAGAGTTCCAACAGCACACTCAGATGGTCGTCCTCAATCTGGACTTGGTGCTTGGGTCCAGGGTACAATTAATATGAGATATGGTACAAAATACTGTGTCAGGGTAAACAGTGGCATTGGTGCAATATATTGGGGAGAATCTAATACAAATAATGATTATTGCATGATGCTTGGAGCTCAGGGAGGTGATGGCAAAGGGACTCTTGCAGGACGCATTGATCCCGGATTTGCCTGGTCTTCTGATCCAAATGCATGTGGATTGGGCGGAAATGCAGGTATTCCAACACAAGGAACAGCAGGACAGGGTTCTCCAGGTACATCTGATTCTGTAGGTGCTACCGGTGGAACTGGGGGAACAACTAGTGGGTATAAATCTGGTAGTGGTGGAATAGCTGGTACTGCCTATGGTGGTGTAGGAATACTGACCAGTACTGATGGTGGATTTTTTAGTAGAGGTACTGCCATAGTTACTAGTGATGGTCATAGTGATGGTGGGAATGGTGGCATGGGATACTATGGTGGAGGTGCTGGTGGTGGTATCTATGAGGGATACGGTTGGCCCCCAAGGTTAAAAACAGGTGGCGGTGGTGGGGGAGGATCCTCATATTATGACGGAGTTCCGTCCAATCAATTGCCAAATCCATCTATTGATGAGGCTGGTGTAACAAATGTCTCTTCTCAGTTAAACACTGATAATGACACTATAGATACTGCTTTTGTGACTTGTATGAGTATATTAAAAACCGGTGATAGAGAACAACCTTACTGGATAGGTTATCAATAAGTTTTTAGCATTGACTTGTGGATCTATAAATTGTATAATATAGTATAAGAAAATTGTTCGGAATGGCTCATCAAACTATTTGGTATTATTCCTCTATGCCTGAGGAAATTGTAGATATAATTGAGAAAGATCTTTCTATAAACTATGATTCTAGTATGAGCGAGTCCTATCTTTACGGTGGTGAGGTAAATAAAGAAAAGAGAAATTCTAAAAATACATGGGTTCCTAGTGAACATTGGATTGGTGGGTTTATGTGGCATTACATTAATAGAGCAAATAGAGAAAATTTTTTATACGATTTGAAATGTATTGATGGGGAGTCATTGCAATATACTCAATATGGACCGGGTGAGTTTTATGGTTGGCATAATGATGCTGGCATTGCTAGTGCATATAAACCAGAGTCAGTCGGTAGTCGTATGGGGGGCAAATCTGACGATTTCATAAACGAGAATACCGAACTTGTCCGTAAGTTGTCTTTTGTTTTGCAACTTTCTCATCCAGATGATTATGAGGGGGGGAACTTGCAACTATTGGATGAAACTGGTAGATCTTATTTTGCTCCGAGAAAAAGAGGAACTGTAATTTTATTTGATTCTCGAACACAACATCGTGTTCTTCGTGTAAAATCTGGTCTTCGCAAATCTATTGTTGGGTGGACTGTTGGACCAAGATGGAAATGAAAGATATAAAATTTCAAGAATGGGAGAATAGTGGAACATCTTGGACTCGTCATGAGGAGTTTGATAAGTATGGTTTTTTAATAATTGAAAATCTTTGGGATACAAAAGATTTATTTCGTCCTGTTCCAGAGAAGAGGGGGATAATAAGGTATTGGGGAACTGGGCAAGATCAGTTCACTTTTGATTCGGTTCCAGAGCAAGTGGGAGGATCTCTTGAAACATATGGTCATCCACAGTATAGATCTATTCATTCTCAAATCAGATTATTTTTAGAATCTGTTATTGGAAGAAAGTTATATAATACTTATTATTATGATCGATTTTATTTTGCTGGACAAAAACTTTTACTTCACGCTGATAGAGATGCTTGTGAAATTTCTGTAAGTGTAAATATAAGTACTAATATCGAGCAGTGTTGGCCTATCTGGATAAAGACGCCTGATACATATGACGATAAGTCAGAGATTATTCTTCAGGGGGAGAGTTGTTCGATTTGTTTATCTCCAGGAGATGGTGTTATGTATAAAGGTTGCGAGCGTCCTCATTGGAGAGATCCTCTTCCATCAAGACATGTTGGAAATTGTTATGCTGAACTTCCGGATGATACATATTACCATCAAGTATTTTTCCACTACGTTCTTGCAGATGGGAATAGAGTTCATTGTGCAAATGATATGTCAAATTGATAAATAGTAAAAAGTATAAATTAACATCGTGGCAGTACCAGTAATTAACATTACTATTGAACAGGGTTCGGACTATGCTTCTTCGTTTACAATTACGAATCCAGATGGATCTCCTTTCAATATCAATCAGAACGAGGCATTCGCAGTCCTAAGAAAGACTCCTGATCGGCAACATGCTATTAATGGAGTAACGAGTGAATATGTTTTTACAACTGCAATTGATCCTGATGATGGTCAGATTATACTAACAATGAATAATACGTTAACGTCAACAATTCCGGCAGGAAGATATTACTATGATATTGTAATTGTTGATATTACTGATGGATACAGGAGTCGAGTAATTCAGGGAATGGTAACGGTTACTCCTGGTGTAACTCTGTCAACCTAAATATTTAAAAAGTTTCTCATCTACTATGGCAGACTATAAAGTCAAGATGAATTCTTATAATGTTAGATTGAATTCTAATCAAACTCATGATGCAACTTCTCCTACAAATCAGGAGGGAGAAGAGAATGAGGTTGAGTATAAGTCAAAGATGAATTCTTATAATGTAAAGTTAAATACCAATGCTCCGCACAAGGCATCTCAACAAGTTGGTTCTCATACTTTGCTTTCAAATTTATCTGATGTAGAAGCTCCAGATGCGGAATCTCTTGACCCTACAGAAGAAAATGTTTTGTCATATGATCCAGAAACCAACACATATAAAGTGATTCCTATTGATACTATTATTGCAGAATCTATAGAAGATGAGGTCGTAGAAATTGTACAAAATAATCTGAACATTGCTCACATAGATGGAGGTCTTTTTTGATGATTGAGCACTCGATTTCTATAAATAAAAAAGTAATGCCTAGTAATTAGAGACAACGACAATGGCAATTAAAATTCAAGGGCAAACAGTCATTGATAATAATCAAAATATTGATGTGACTGGAATTGTTACCGCAGCCGAATACAGACTTATAGATGGATCTGTAATTGGTAGTGGTGCTTCAATTACTGTTAGTGAAAATGCACCAAACGTAACAGATTTAGAAGAAGGAGCACTGTGGTGGAATAGTTCTGCCGACGATGCAAGTTTATATGTTCTTTACGCCGATCCAGATAGTTTAGCTAAGTATTGGGTTCCAGCAAGTCCTTCTATTTCCACTGGTGGTGGTGGAGGAGGAGGTTCTGTGATTGTTGATGCTGGAGATTTCAACTCTGGTAGTTCAATTGCTGGTACAGATAGTAATGAAATCGAAGGTGGAGTTTTTGAGTGAGTTTTTGCTCAAGAAAAAACAAAATAATTAACAATTTTTAGATCATGATTAAAGAGCAAAAATTATAAATATAATGGTAAGACCGGAGTTTAAGCTTTTAGGTCAAAATATAGACAATTAATTTATACAAAACAACCAAATTTCAGTTATAAACCGTAACCAAAAGGAGTAATCATCCAATGGGAGTTCCATCTACAAGAACCCCGGTAAGAATTGCCAGGGGAACATACGCAAATTTATCTACAGTTGATGCACTTGCTGCAATTGACGAAGGAGAGATCTGTTTTGCTACGGATCAAGGAAGACTTTATGTCAAGCAAGGCGCAGGTTTGACTTCAATTTCATCTACGAATGAGGTAGCACCAACTCCAGCAGAAGTAACTGCTTCACCAGCATTCACTGGAGGAACAGGAACTCAATCAGATCCTTATCTTCTTACTAACGTTGGAAGTCCATTTTCTGGTGGTAGTCTGACAAGCGCACATGAACTTACGATTAGTGGTACTGCTGGAGACATTGCAGTATTCACTGATAATAGTCCAACAGCATCTGCAGATAGATTTAAAGGGCAGGACGTTGGTATTCTCAATGCTGCTGGAGAGTTTAAACTCAATTTGAAGTATGCTGATAATCCAGTAACTACAACTGACAATACAACCTATACTGGAAATCTTCAGATTGGTACTACATACATCACTTGGGTTGTTGTTCAGTCAAACTTAGCACCATTATCTGAAGATACTACAACAACTATCACCAGCGGAAGTGGTGTTGGCGATGTTGTTACTGCAACTCCTGGTACTGCTACTGGAGGTACAGCACCACATAGTTCATCTGTTAAGTGGCAGCGTTCATTTACTGGTTTAGATGGTTGGTTCGATACTGGTTCAACTGGAGAAAATTATACAATAACATCAGCTGATGCTGGTTATTATGTACGTGCTGTATCCACAGTTACTGATAGTACCGATGCAGCTCAAGGTGGTCCATTAACTATTGATCTTCCTAGCGCACCTTCTGGTCAACTCAACACTAATCAAGTTGCTACGATTAGTTCATTAACACTTTCAGAGGATGATACTTCCGGGGCAAGATTTACATCACAATCATATAGTCTTGATGCAATTTTAAATCCGGACGGAACACCAACATCAACTAAAAGTGTTAAGGTAAAATTTGGAGGAACTTTCGATACTTTTCCACAAACTGATAACGTTTCTACCGTTACTAGTGATGATCCAATAGCAAATAACGTCAATGCGACAGGTAAATTATATTATGAACATCAGGCAGGCGGATATACTAGTAGCAGTAGTATACGCAATTGGAATCAAGTGTATTATACTGGAGAAGGTGGATCGGGGTGGGTGATAGCTCCCATGTATATTCCAAATGGTAATGGATTTCAGATGAAGTATAATGAAACAGATGGTTTCTCTAATGAAACTCCATATGTTAATCTTTCAACAAACAGTACGAGTTTTGGCACTTCCGTCGATATGGGATATCAATATTATACAGATACAACCCTTTCTACATATCGTCAGATGTATCAGAATTCTAGCGGGAGCAATCAGGCCAATACTGTTTATCACTTTGAAATGTATAAACCAGATTGTGTTTTAATGTATAGTAACCATAGTAAATGGGTAACTATAGATGATTTTAGTATAAGAAAAAGTAATTCTGAGCACTATGCGCAATGGAAACCTATTGCCCAGATGCATGATATTAGTAGCGGTGGGGACGCGAAGTATATGAAACATTTAACTCTACCTAATGGTGAGAGAATATCTGTTTATCCTGCTTGGAATACTTATGATATGGTTATATGGAATGGCGATCTTACCGATTATGAAAATTGTACAGCAACTGTCGTTAGCAATCTTGCTCAAAACCATCCCAGTTTACCATCTGGATACTCCCAAGGTAATGCCAGGGGCATTGTAGTCCATGGAACTAAGGTTACTGTATTTTATCAACATTATGTAAGTGCATCTTCTAATTACAGATATCGCGCATATACGTGTGATTTCTCTATAAATGATGGTAAAACGCGTAGTCATTGGGTTTTTAAGGATGAATTTTATGACCTAAGTAGTGGCAATGGAGTCCTTAGCGACTTCAGTTTAGGAAATTCACCTGGTCCTAATCCAGAAAATGAAAATGAAATATACATTACCTTTGGAAGCTACAACCCATATTATAGTTCAGATGGTGGAGAGAATTGGGTTGCACGGCCAAGACCTGAACCATCAGGTTGGACGATGAATGGATCTCCTCAGGGAGTAATTTGGCATCGCGGTAGACTCATATGTTTTGCGAAAGGACTTTATCTCGCAGAGGGTAGTGATCAAAATTCCAATCAGTACTGGTATTGGGCTCAATCTTCTGATAGTGGATCTAATTGGACTGTCGCTCAATATAATAACGTCAGAGTCAGCACCTATAACAATGGCACTGGTGGAATCGCTGACTGCCTCAGTCCTAACTATTATAACACAGTTAGACAAGGTGCTGGATGGTTGCTGGCCCAAGGCGGCTTGACTTATCATCATGGCAACTCGTACTATAATAGAATGGGATTTTGGATGAAGGATAGAGACGTTGTTACTTTGTCTGGAACTACAAATCTTTCCAATAGCAGCATTAGACTTGGTAATAGACTTTCTCAACCTGGAACTAATCCTGGAATTTCTGGAGAGTTGTTATCTATTGATGGGACTGATATGCAATTTATTAATATGAGTGGTCAAACCGCGTTTGAAACTGGAAAACCACTTCAAAATACAGTATCTTATTTTGGAGGTTCACAAGCGAATCTATACGCAGTATTAAGTGGTGCTGGTGCTGTAACCGACTTAACAAGTTCAGATCCTGGATTTGTTAATCTTGGATATGGTGCTGATAATACTATTACTTTCCCAGCAACTTTCCCATCAGGAAATGCACCTGATGTAGAACTTCCAGCAGGAACTACAATTCAGACTACTATGGAGTTCGCTAATAGTCAGGGAACTGTAAGTACAGATAGTAATACACTTACCCCATGATATTAAGTAGAGTATAAGTAAACCCCATTAATCCCCAATTAGAACAATGTCTAGCAATCACGAAACCGAAGCAAAAAAGTTTGAATTTCAAACTATCAAAAACAGATTCAGTACTTATGAAGAGAGATGTGCTAAAAGATCTGCAAACCTTGACGAACTTCTCCGCTCTCAAGTAGAACCAGGTTACACTCCAAACTATGTTTCTGGTTCTTATATCAAACCAGGAGTTTCTATCGAGCATAATACTGAACTCGATGATTCTGATGGTTATTGGAGAATGTGGTTCTTCGATCTTTCAGAAGCATCAGGAACAGTTGATGTAAAAGTTACTGTAACCTTTAGTTCAACATTACAAGAAACACTGACAGCATCTGGATTAAATGCTTCTGTTGAGTATGGTGCTTTCCTTGATAGTTTTATTGCGGCAGTGAGTTCTTCATCAGTAACTGTTGAAAAGTATTGTGATACTTGCATTAAGATTGATGCAGTTAGTGGAGAAGAAATTTTTGATATCTCTGCAACAATATCTTGATATAAATTTAAATATGATTTTAGACCCCCGCAGTCGTGGGGGTCTTTTTTTCTAAATATTAAAAGAAATGTTCAAACAAAATTTCACAAAAATGATCGGTCATATAATGCTCAGTCACAATACAAAGGAGGTAATTGAAAATGTCCGCTATTAATTTTCCCGATCCCAGTCAATCGCCATGGACCAATCCATCTACTGGAATTACTTATACACACTCAAATGGTGTTTGGAAGGCATTAAATTCTGTAACAGAGCAGTTTGTTAAAAGAAATGATGGTGGAGTGCAACAAGTTATCTCTGGTGGTGGTGGATTAAATATTATTGGAGATGTTAAGAGTAAAAGTAAGACAATCCCTACTGCTGTGATGGGAGTGAATGCTCCTGCAGATCCAGGAGTATGTGATTTCTGGACTGATACTTCTTCTGATCCTCCTGTCTTAAAAACTTGGAATGGTACCGAGTGGACTGCAGTTGGATCTGGCGGTAGTGGAGAGCCAGCTGCAGCGGCAGCAACGACCATTATGGGTCCAGTTGTAGTTGCAAATAATTCTGGTATAGCTCCTTCAGTATTGACTGCAACACCTGCAATAATGAGTAATGCTACGATTCAAGTTACCAGTTGGTATAAAGATGGTGTTTTGATTGCGGGAGAAAATGGAGTTTCATACACAGCAACAGTACCTGGAGTTTATAAGTATGAAGAAAGACATTTGGGTAGTGATGGTGCTTTAGTTATTGAAGAGTATAGTGCAACCATACAAGTACTTGCAATCTCGACTCCTTCAGTTACAAGTCCTGCGAATGATCCTTATGGTTCAAATTTAATACTCCCTGATAACGTATTATTTTCTTCTTCTGTACCGGCAGCATCTAATGGAACTGCAACTAGTTGGGGAAATGCTGATTGGCAAATTGCAGAAGACTCTGGTTTTGCTACAAATCTTCAAAGCTCGACCTCACCATTAACTAGCTCAGGAAGTCAGAGTGGTCCAACTGATTTTACTCTAGGATCAAGCACAACATATTATACTCGCACAAGATATAATCCATCTACTTCCCATGCGAGTACTGGCGCATCTCCTAGTGATTGGTCTAGTGTTATTCAGTTTGCAACAGCATTTGTTCCACCTTCGATAACAAATTATGATGATTTGTTTAGTAATCATGATAATAGAATCGAAGGTTCAGTAACTCATAATGGACATGGATTTATGCTTTATACTGGATATAAGGATGATGATGTAGTTTATTATACTTATATGGATGTGACCGATATTCCTAAAGTTCGTTTTGTACTTATAGGTGGAGGTGGAGGAGCAGCACAGGTAAATATTACGTCTGGAAGTGCTTCTGGAGGTATTGAGGGATGGATTGATACAAGTAATATAACTCAATTGCGATTGGGAGTTGGACCTGGAGGTGCTGCAAGTTGTACCAACACTGGTGGAGATGGAGGAGACTCTACCATTCATGTGCCAACCCCTGGAACCGATGGATATTCCATGGCAGCACTCTCTTATTGTGGTCGAGGTGTAAACGGTACTAATTATAATAGTGAAAGAAGAGGTACGATCTGTAACACTACTTATGTTACACCCATTTCAAGAACTAAAGGTGGTCTGGGTGGTGATAACAATCGAACTGATGCCGAGTTACAACCAGAAATTGAATTAGCTCCAACATTGGCGGGGGCATATGCTCATGGAGCAGCTGGTAGTGCATACAATGCACCTACCAATTCTACCTATTCAGGTCTTGGATATGGTGGTGGCGGTGGTTCATCCTCTGGTAGTTATAATACGCCTGGAGGACCATTGGGATATAATGGTGGTAATGGTAGCTGGGACTCTACTGTACCCAGCACTCTTGCAGGAGGACCACCAACAAATTATGGTACTAGTTATGGTAGAAATAGTATCAATTGCAACGGGGACCAGTATAGAGAAGGCGCTGGTGGTGGTGCCTTTGGTGCTCCAGGAATAGAAATATATGATGTGGGAGAGGGAGCTACAGGTCTTGTAAAAGTATGGTGGGCTTCTAACACGGGAGATGCTTCGGTATTAACTACAGTTGGTGACTTATACAATTAATATAAACATTTAATACCCCCTCCCGTCTTATAATACATTGGTTGGGCGGGGTTCTTTTTTCTAAATACTAAAAGAATGTTCAATTACAATACAAAGGAGTCAATTTAAAATGGCAGTAATTAATTTTCCAGATCCCAGTCAGTCGCCATGGACAAATGAATTAACTGGCATCACATATACTTATGATAATGGAGTTTGGAAGGTAACAGGTGCTTCTGGATCTGGAGGATCTGGCGGATCTGGTGGTGCATCAATTACTGTAGACATAACTCCACCAGATCCAACAACAGTACAGGAAGGTGCTCTTTGGTGGAATAGTTCTTCAGATGATACAACACTATATGTTCTTTATGTCGATCCAGATACTGATGCAAAGTATTGGGTCGAAGCAAGTCCTAGTACAGCCGCAGTAGATTTGACTAATTATAATACATCTGCTGAAGTTGATACTAAGATTGCAAGTTCTGCAGTTGATTTGAGTGCTTATAATACATCTACTGAAGTTGATACTAAGATTGCAAGTTCTACTATTAATCTGTCCACCTTGCCAACATTGCCATGAGTACCATAAATGACTCTGACCTACTTCTTGTTGAACGCAACGGAACCCTTCACCAAATTACCTACGATCAAATGAGCACACTAAACGACGACGATATCCTACTCGTAGAACGTGGTGGGGTTAAATACAAATTAGCAGCAGCTGATCTCGATTTAAAGTCTGGGACTTTGGGTAGTCCAGTAGAAGTCCTGACACCTCTTGATGGTGCAGGTGTTGGTGGGCCACGTTCATTCACCCCTCAAACTGATGACATTACTGACATAAAAACTGTTCTCGATTATGGATGGGCAAGTAATAGTAGTTGGGTTGGGAGCTCCAGCAATATTATCGGTTTTGAATATGGAAATGGTACTTATGTTGCTTTGGATCGATATAATGGTCCACTTTACTCAACAGACGGAGGACTTACTTGGACCTCAGCCTCTTGGGTCGGTGGAAATTCTTGGTATCAACTTACATGGAATGGTAGCGTATTTTGTGCCGTAGGAAGTGCTCCCTCAAAGATAGCGACATCTCCAGACGGTATTACTTGGACACCTGTAAGCTCTCCACCGAATGTTTCCTTCTATTGTGTAAATTCAGATACATCAACCGGTAAAATGGTAGCTGGTGGCAACGATAACTCCCAAAATGGTAAAGGACTTTGGTACTCTACTAATAATGGAGCAAGTTGGTCACAATGTAGCATTGGTGGAAACGCCTACATTGCTCAATCCGATAAAGATTTCTATTTTATTGCATATGGTGGTGGAAAATGGGTAGCTTTAATTGGTAATCAGTATAGTGCTGCTCCTGCATATTCATCCAATGGAACATCATTTACGCTGAACAACGGCCGGATTACCCCTACTACAGCAGCGTGGGACGATCTTTTCTGGGATTCAAACAGTAATAGGTTTGTAGCATTTTTGATGTATAGCAACACGTTGTATACCTTTACAAGTTACAACGGTTCAAGTTGGACTGAAAATAAAGATGAAAATATGACACCATATGATAATAAATATGACAATGGTTTTGCTGTCGGAAACGGAACATATATCATGATTCCTCAAAACCAGAATGGTTTTTACATGACTACACCTTCTCAAGGATTCAATCAATGGTCCTGGTTTGGTAACAGAGGATTCTGGACCTCCGGCAATCACACCCACCAAAAAATATTTTTTGCTAACGGTTTATACTGGCTTTTCGAAGGTAATCATGCTTATAAACTTCCACCACAAACAGATGGACAAATTGATGGTTGGTTGACAGATGGTGAACGCTTTGTTTCGAAAAAAATGGATGTATTAACTTTAGCAAGCACTGATGTTTATGATTCATCTGATGGATCTTTGGTGACAGACCTTACATTAGCAGATGTATTTTCTACAGTTGATGATATTGTTTATCCTTCGGGTGGTGATGATACTTCAGTTAGTGCAAGAGCCATTGTTAGCCTAGATGGTAATACCCTTACAATTGGCAAAAATCAATGGAACTATACTTACACTTCAGGCACTTTTGTTGTAGGCGACAGGGTTAATAGAGACAATCAACTTACCGAATATGGTCCTAGTCCTACTGAGATCGAGTTTACATCGCAGAATGCTGGTACCACGCCTGTAAGTGCTACTGAAGCAACACTTTCATTCCGTCGTTGGACCTTGGAAACTAGATCTTCTGCAGGCGATCCTTGGACTGTAGTCACTACTGCAGATGATTATGATCCTGTCACAAGTCAGGATGGCGCGACTCCTTGGTCATCTAATAAACCAACTCTAACACCTGATACGATGTATAGAGTCAAGGTAGAATACAACTCAGCCAATGCAGACCCTATTGCGTCTGTTTATCATACATTTACAACAGGACCTAACTCATGAAGTACTACTATCAACCAGAAAACAGAATCATCACAACAGAGGAATTGATCCGCAAGTATGGGTCTCCAACACCCGTGCCCGGACTTAAGACTTACGAACTTACTTCCCAACCAGATTTTACACCAATTGCATTTGCAATGATGCCTGATGGGAAATATGCTCCAATTAAGAGCGTTTGATAAGTCGTCTTAGAATGACCAGTTACCCCTCACAGTCTTATTGTGAGGGGTTCTTTTTCTCTAAATAGAAGAGAATATCAAAAAAAGTTATTTACCCCCGCAGAGAAGATGTCAAGACTTAGAGTTAATAAACTCACGAATAAAGATAATAATGGAGCACCAGAGTTCGTTCATGGTGTTACTATCTCAGGTGTTGCTACTGCAACAAAATTTAAAGGTGATGGTTCCGAACTGACTTCAGTTCCATCCAGTTTTACTGTATTGGACAGTGGGGTTCCATCTGGTACTATCGATTCGCTTAATTTTGGAAGCGGAATGAGTATTGATTCAACATTGAATGGTGTTGCCACTATAAGTGTTGATACAAGCAATCTTGCACCGCTTAGTGGTGCGGCATTTGTTGGTGATATAAGTGCGTATAATATAACTGCCAATGGAACAATTACGTCAGTAGGTGATGTCAATGCAGTTAATGTCACTGCTAGCGGAGCAATTACATCTACAGGTAATGTCAATGCAGTTAATGTCACTACTAGTGGAGCAATTACATCTGCAGGTAATGTTGATGCAGCTACTGTCACTACTAGCGGAGCAATTACATCTGCAGACAATGTCAACGCAGTTAATTTAACTGCCACAGGTAACGTCAGTGCAGTTAATGTAACTGCCAGTGGAACAATTACAGCTGCCGGATATTCTTTTTCTAATTTGACGGAGCTTTGATATATGTCTATTCAAGATTCTGATTACTTCCTAATTGACGACGGCGGGGTCGTCAAAAAGATCCGTGCTGATAAGCTTTTAGGTGGGCATACATCAACATATTCAAGTGATAAACTATTAGTCAATTTAAGTGATTATAATAGTCGCTTTGTATATGCTAGTGATATCTTATCTAAGATAGATAGTAGTCACTGGATGCTAATAGATAGAGCAGGACAGAATTATAAAATAAATGGAACAAAAATTCTTGAATATTTTACTCCAGAAACTTCTTCAAACGTATATGAATCTACTTTACAATCTGGAATACCAGATTGGTTGACTATTCATTCTGGAAAATCCTCTTCTTACAGAGGATTTGACGGCAGTGGTATGTGGATTACTGGAAACTCCACCAGCAGTAGTTGTTATCCAATAAGAACATCATTTACTATTCCAAGCGATAAAGGATTCATACTGAAGGTAAATATAAATAAGAATCATTCGTGTTCTGACCACGGAATTGCAATATATAGGGATGGAACATCCCCACAATGGCAATGGGGTGCGAACAGTAGTCGTATTGCATATCAGTTCAATTGCAGTACCCCATACTTTTACGGAACTACTAGTCAGTCAGGCACAAGATCTCATAGCAATACTTGGTATAGTATGCAAATTGATTATGATGGGTCATCAATGAGAGCCAGAACTTGGAGTGGACAGAATAATTTCAGTGGATCTACCTTTTCTGATTACTCATTTGCTACTTCAATGTCATTAGCAAACATATATGTATCAGGTAGTACTCACTATAGAATTGCATTTGATGCTGACCAAGATAGCACTAGTTACAAGTCATATTGGAAAGATATGAGTATTGAAATCGTAGATTGATAAAGTAAGTGCATTAAAACGTTAAATATAATATAGGATAAAAAACTCACCCAATATACCGTAAAGAGATATGTCACAGCTTAGAGTCAATGAATTTGTAAATAGTGATGACAACGGGGCTCCTAGTTTTCCCAATAGTGCTACTACAATTCCGCCAACTGAAAGTGATCAGTTTGCTACAAAGTTATATGTTGATGAAAATTCAACATCTGTAACTGCAATTACAAATAACGTTTCACCAACTGAACCACTCAGTCCTTCAGTTGGTGATTTTTGGACAGATATTTCTGATTTAACTTTGATCACTTTGAGTATTTGGGATGGATCTGAGTGGGTTACAGTAAAAGCAACTCAAGATAACCCGACTACTCAAGCTCCTGGACCAGTACCTGGTTCAATCATTTCTCCACCAAGTATTCTTGATGACAACTCAGGATATATTCCTGCAATGTTAACAGCAGTTAGTGCAAACGTATCTGATGCTACTTTAGCAAGTGCAAAGTGGTATAAGGATGATGTAGAGATTCCTGGTGCAACGGGTTTACAGTTTTATGCAACAGAAATTGGGACATATAAGTATGAGGAAGTATGGGAAGATACTTTTGGAAATCAACTATTCCCAAGTTTAGCTGCAGTCATTGATGCTAGAGCTGGTGTTATAGTATCTCAACCCACTGTTTCAAGTAGTAATGGAGACTATATTCCAACAGTATTAACCGCAACTCCAGGAGTAGTTGCTGATGCAGAATTTGCTGGATCTCAATGGTATAAAGATGGTGCAGAAATTCCTGGAGAGACTGGAACTACGCTATCTGTTTCAGATACAGGAATCTATATGTATCGTGAATCCTGGACAGATTTCTTTTCCACAGAGTTGTTACCAGTTATATCTGTTACCATTGATGCTAGAACAGGTATCATTGCAACACAACCAACGATCACCAGTAGTAATGGAGATTACATTCCAACAGTTTTGACATCTACTAGAGCTGATGTTGATCATGCTACATTTGCTGGATCTAAGTGGTATAAAGATGATGTCGAAATTCCTGGAGAGACTGGAACTACATTATCTGTTTCAGATACTGGTGTTTATAAGTATGAAGAAGTCTGGATAGACTACTTCAGCACAGAGTTTTTACCAGCTTTAAGTGCTACTATTGATGCTAGAACAGGTATCATTGCAACACAACCAACGATCACCAGTAGTAATGGAAACTACTCTCCTGCAACACTAGTTGCAACTAGAGCTCATGTCGATAATGCTACATTTGTTGGATCTAAGTGGTATAGAGATGGTGTAGAAATTCCTGGAGAGACTGGACTTTCTATCACTATTCCTGCAACTGAAGGTGGCACATACACATACCAAGAAATTTGGACTGATTATTTTTCCACAGAGTTTTTACCAGCATTGGGTGCATCTTTACAAGTATTTGGTGAGATTGCAACCCCTTCAGTATTGTCTCCTGCAGATGATACTGGAGTTCCTGATTTTGATTATACTGCACTATCAAGTGCGATTGCGAGTGTTGATCCTGGAACTGGACCCGGAATTGGATCGGCTACAGTTTTTGAGGGAAGATACTCTAATGGTGCAGATTATATATCGGCAGCATTTGATTCAAATAGTAATAGAGTTGTTCTGTTTTATCGTCTTCAGAACAGCAGCGATGGAACTGCTATAGTCGGAGAAATAAGTGGAGGGACGATTACTTTTGGATCTCCAGTAATCTTTGATACATATGATTATGGTTCAGGAATGGTCGTGACCGCAGCTGCGTTTGATTCGACTAACAATAAAGTAGTTGTTGCATATAGAAAATATGAATCCAATGGAAATAAATACCACCACGCTAAAGTTGGAACTGTTGATCCATCAAATAATTCAATCGAATTTGGAGCTGCCGAAGTTATAAATTCGAACGGAGAATCTAGTGATGTCAAGATGGTATTTGATCCATCGAGTGGTAAGATCGTTGTTGCATATAGAGACGAAGGAAACAGCAATCATGGAACTGCTAAAGTTGGAACTATAACTGTTGGGTCAAGTCCTAGTAATGACACAATTAGTTTTGGATCTGCTATCTCAATCGGTGATGGTGTATCTAGTAATCTTATTGCAATGGCAGTGGATACTTCAAATAATAGAATTGTTATAGCATCGCAAAGTTTGGTAGTTTATGTCCATGCAGGAACTGTAAGTGGAAATAGTATTAATTTTGGTTCTCCAACGGTAGTTGGTAGTAACACTAGTTCAGGAGGAGTATCTATCGCATTTGATGAGAGTACTAATAAAGTAGTCGTTGTACGGACGAATCGTAGTAGTGTTACTGATCCTTATGCTGTTTATGCCTATGTAGGAACTGTCGATCCAAATGATAACTCAATTAATATTGGATCCGGACAACTAGTTGCAGCAAAAGGATCTGTAGAACAAAGTGGAATAGCATATGATTCTGGTGGACAAAAACTTATTATCGTATACAAAAATGGTAATGCTTCATGGCAAGCTGAGTACATCCATGCAACTGTAAATCCAAGTAATGATACAATTACTTTTAGTTCTGCCACAAATTATGATAGTAACAATAATAATTATTTTGGGGTGATTCGTGGATCTAATGGTGGTCAATGTTTAATTTTCTACCGACACGACATAACCAAGTCTGGAACTGCTCATGTTGTAGGTTTAACTGGATTCCCCGATCCCAATGCAAGAATACTCACTCTCACAGACACCACAGTATCAAAAGTATCTGATGGAAGTTTAGTTGAAGGAGTATCAATCGATCAAGCTCTGAGTGTTGGTGAGTCTGTTAAGCTTTCTGGAATTGAAAGTTATTGGATTACAACCTTCTCGCATCCGACCAATGCAACTGCAGAACCAAGAGGACTGGCAGTTGATAATGCTGGCAACATTTATACTGCTGGGGAGGAGAGTTCAGTTGATAATGCTGCATATCTTGCAAAATTGAATGGCGGAGGTAATATATCATGGCAAACAAGTTTAAATTATTCGGGGTCTAATGAAGCTGCCAATGATGTGGCGATTGATAGTTCGAATAATTTATATTACTGTGGTTATAGTCAAAAATGGGATAACAACGGTGCTATAATTGTAAAATACAATGACTCCGGAACTCTTCAGTGGCAACGTTTGTTGAAGAGTACAATCGGTAGTATGCGTGCTGAGGCACTAGCGATTGACAGTTCAGATAATGTAATTGTCACTGGTTATGCCCCAATTCTTATATCTGGCAACCAGTCCTATGGATTTTTAATTGCTAAATATAATTCTTCAGGAGTATTGCAATGGGCACGTACTTTAGATCAGGAAGGCACAGGTAATAAAAATGAATATGGTTACGGTATAGCAGTTGACAGTTCGGATAATATTTACGTTTGTGGCGAAGCAGGTAATTCGGGTTATGGTTCTACTGATTGTCTGATTGCCAAATATGATAGTTCTGGAAATATTCAGTGGCAAAAACTTTTAGGAGATCAATATAGCACTACTCAAGATCGTTTTAGAAGTGTAACAGTTGATAGTTCAGATAACATTTATGCTATCGGACATTCTGAGAAACCGAATGATAACAACGATACTATAATTGCCAAATATGATGCTTCTGGAAATATTGCGTGGCAGAAATACATAGATAATGACGCTCAGGGCAAGGCAATAGATACTGATAGTTCTGGAAATGTTTATATCCTTTCAGAAAGTATAAGGGTTGTTGGTGCTGGTAATGCTGATTTATATATTGCTAAACTTGATAGTTCTGGAAATATGCAGTGGCAAAATACTCTGGGAGGAGAATATAACGAACTCACTTTTGACTTGTGCATATCTTTGGATAATCTTTATATTAGTGGCACTACACGTTCTCTATCTTCAAATACTTATTGGAAAACAGTAGTAGCTAAACTTCCTACTGATGGATCATTGGTTGGAACTCATGGCGGTTTGACTTATCAATCAGTTTCTCTAAATATTGGAACATCTACACTACAAGATCGTATTAGTAATTTTAGAGATAGTGCAGCTGATAGTTCAGGAGGAGGAGATAACTCACAAGTCAACGATTCTGTGTCAACTTTGCCTGATCAATTTGATCCAGGATATACTGCTGGTATAACTGCTATTACTGGAGCATCAGGAACAGTATTGGCACATTCTAGTAATACTATTACTCTATCAGATGTATCTGGTACATGGTCAACTGGAATGAAGATTGAGGGTGCAACTATTGACACCAAGGACAATCCAGATGCAGTTAATCCATATACTGTTTCCCTTACTTCATCTGAACCAACAGCATCTGCTGGTGTAATATTATCTTGGTCTAATGCAGAGTGGGAAGTCGCTGAAGACTCTGGATTTACTTCAAATGTTCAGTCTGCAGTATCTTCACTGACATCTTCTGGAACTCAAGTAGGTCCTACTGAATTTGCTTTTGATGGCAGTAAGAATTATTACGTGCGTATAAAGTATAATTCATCTAATCCCCCTTCAGTTCAGTCTGAATGGTCACCTACCAATATGTTTATAACAGGAGTAAAAGCTACTGTTTCTCTGCCATCTATTTTTAGTCCTGTAGATGGAGAAGGTGTTGGGTTACCACGTACATATACACCAAAATCAAGTGCAATTACTTCTATTGATTTTGATTCTAGCTGGACTCCTCCTGCTGGTATAAGTGATATTAATCATCAGTATTTGATTTTCTCTAATACTAATGCATACGATGGAAGTACTGAATTGTCTCAGAGTTTGACGGAAGCATTCCCAGCAGGAACTCAACTTGATATTCCTGGCGGTGGTTATGTCTCTAGTTGGACTAGCGGTCCAGATAGTAGTGCCATAATGATTGTTAGGAAAGATGAAAAAGAAATTAACTCATCAACGTATATAGATAATGCAAGTGTAAGGGATACATTCCCTCAGTATTTTGATAATTTATACCATATGCCAGGATATGGTGGACCACATGGAAGATATATTATGACTCATTCTAATCGTGATACATTTTATAGTGATGACGGAGGAGCAACAATTCGACCATTAGGTCAAATTCCCGAAGAGGCGGGTGCAATGTCATCTGACGCTTTTGCATATAATCCAATTAATCAGGTTCTTATAGTGACAAAGGCACAAACATATACTGGCGGTAGACTTATATGGTACTCTAATAATGGTGGTGCTAGTTGGACTAAAGCAACAAATACATCTGCTGGTGGTCAAAGATGGAACAAACCATACTTTGTCGCTTTTAGTTATGATTCAAATGGCAATCCAACCTCTGGAGAATTTAGAGTAAATACTTCAAATGATAATTATATTACTGGCAATCATGCTAGAAGCACAGATGGTGTAAATTGGTATCCTCTTCAGGGATTATCTAGTGGATGGCCAGGTGTTGGACATTATTATCATGCTGCAGCAGATAAGTGTGTTGTAATGGAACAGAGGAGAAATGGAATTCATCTTGCATATGGATCTGGAACTGGAGTAAGTTTAAGTTCTGGTGATCTTTCGAGTATGAGCAGTTTCCCTCGGGAAAGTATTGATGGTGATCTTGAGCAGATTAACCAGGTTATATATGATCCATATCTTGGTAAAATGTTTATGTTCGGTGGTTGGAGTCCAAGAGTATGGTATAGTGATAATGCTACTCATTGGTCAAGAAAAGATCTGGGTAGTATTAGCGGATTTAATTCAAATAGTATAAATGTAATAAATACCGGAAGCAGTTTCTTATATGTCATGAGATCCGGTCGCAATTGGTACTACACGACAGATCCATCGCAGAACATTAGCACTTGGACTCATGAGACTAATGCTCTTGAATACATATCCTCTCCCGGATACAACGATATGGTGAATAAAATGATCGTTGGTGGAACTAATGGTAGTGCTGTGGGATATTATTCAGAATATGGTATTGCTGGATATAGTGCTGGTTACTCTATAGGAGATACTGTTTCTGCTTTAAATTCAACTACACTTCCTGGACTACCTGCGAATGCAGTCTCACCCACTTCATCGGCACCAACAGCTTCTGCTGGTACAATTTCTTCCTGGGATTATGCGGAGTGGCAAATTGCAACTGATGCTGCATTTACTCAAAATGTTCAAACATCAACTGCATCTTTATCATCTTCTGGAACTCAAAGTGGACCAAGTTTCTCATATAATAATGGAACAGTATATTATATAAGAACTAGATATGTAGCTGCAGATCCAGTTGGACCAGTTTCTGATTGGTCTTCTCCAATTCATTTCCAAACTGCACCATAATATTTCTACCAAATCCGACTTTTTATTCCAAAAAAGTCGGAAAAATTTCTCGGGAAAAAATTTATCCTCAGACCCTTTTTAATCTAAATAATAAAAGGAACTCAAGTCCACTTATTACCGCAAAGAAAGATGTCAAAACTAAGAACTGATGAACTAGTAAATAAGGAAGGTGATGGTTCACCAAGTTTTCCGTATGGTGCTACGTCAACAGAACCAACTTTAGATAATCAGGTCGCAACTAAGTCATATGTAGATAATTCAATTTCTGGAAGTCTTGGTAACGTTGTTTCATCGACTGCTCCAGCAAGTCCTGCGATCGGAACTTTCTGGACGGATACTTCAGTTTCTCCAAGTCTACTTAAAGTTTGGAATGGAAGTGTGTGGTTAGAACTTTCTGGAGAGGTTTCTCCATATACTGGTTTTATCGGTTCTCCAGTAGAAGTTTTGACACCACTTGATGGTGCTGGCGTTGGTGGAGCTTACAATTATGTGCCAAGAAGTGATGTCGTTAATGACGTTCAAGTCGGATTAAGGTATGGCGGCTTTAGCGGACGCCATCAGATGGGTCTTGCCAATTGGGATTTTAGTGGCATTGCCTATGGCAACGGCACATGGGTTTTCTTGCCAGAGAATTACACCCAAGAGTACGGGATTCCATATTCAACAAACGATGGTTTCTCCTGGAATCAAGGATTCCCTCCGAGCAGTAATGGTAACTGGAAAAAAATTATTTTTAATGGCAATAAATTTGTCATTCTGGCCCAAAGTACTGGTTATACCCATATTGCACACTCTGCTGATGGTGTGACTTGGGTACCTGCCAATATGCCTTACGAAGGAGGCAGAACCTCTATTTCATTCATAGACATCGCCTTTAATCCAGATTCCGGTCGAATTATTGTAACTACATGGGCACAGTATAATAATGGTAAGGGATATCTATATTCTGACGATGATGGAAGCACATGGACCCATGTTGCGTCAGCACAATCTCAAATGTATCCTAAGTGCATTGAATACGGAAACGGAGTTTGGGTCGTACCACCTTCAGGTGGCAATAACAGGGCTCCTGAATATTCTACTGACGATGGCCTTACTTGGCAGGTAGGAACGGGTAACAATGATAACTTCTCTTGTGAGGACATTTGCTATGATCCTGATCTAGGAGTATTTGTAGCCCCTGCAAGTATCGGTAGTTCACACTACCTTTGGAAAAGCTATAACGGCATTAATTGGAGTTATTCACATTGGAGAACTGATAACAATTATCAATTTAGGCGCATTGCTTATGGAAACGGTAGGTATTTCCTATGGCACGAAGGATATAACCAATTTGCAACTTCTACAAACGGTTCTTCATGGAGTATGACTAACATTTCAAACGAACCAAATTGGGGAAGCCAGAACAGGCCAAATGTATTTTATTGGTCCGAGGAAGCTAATCGTTGGGCTACTGCTACTTCTTATGATGGTTACAGTTTCTTAAGTGATGTGGGCGGTGATTGGTCGTTTAATTACTATCGATACTTAACCGCAGATGTCACTTTAAATAGTGAGAATATCTATAAAAAATCTGATGATTCACTCGTAGAGGGTGAAACTCCAAGCAGTATCTTGGATACTACCCTTAAAGATTCAACTACCGGAGAGTATCTCAGTCTTTATACTCTTGATGGAACCTCTATGAGATTTTATTCAATCAGTCATAGAGTCGATCAGTCCTTTAACTACACAAACGCACGTAAGAACATTACCGATGGTACAACTATCGAAAGATATAATAACAACGGTGAAGTTACCGTATACGGACCTAGTCCTACTGAGATCGTGTTTACATCGCAGAATGCTAATACCACACCTGTAAGTGCTACCGATGCAACTGTTGCTTTCCGTAAGTGGACATTAGAGACCAGAGCAAGTTCTTCGGATCCCTGGACTTTAGTTGTTGAATCGGATGATTATGACATTGTTGCTAGTCAAGATGGGTCCACACCTTGGTCAGCATCACCAACCTTGCAACCAAATACTTCGTATCGAGTCAAGGTTTCTTATCATTCATCTAATGCAGAAACAATTGAGTCTGTATACAGCACATTTGAAACCGGACCTGCCTCATAATTAAATTTTACAAGCAATTGCCAAACCTCCACAATTGTGGGGGTTTTTTATGAAATATCAAAAAATTATGATAATTTTATATGCTAAATACCAGTGATTAGTAATATGAGGACATATGACAGCACCGATTATTCAGCTCAAGAGGGGTGCTTCTGCAAATCTTCCCGGTTTGAGGGCAGGCGAACCCGGTTTTACAACCGATAAATATGATCTATATGTAGGATTGAATTCCACGACAGAAGATAATCAATTTATTGGATCAGGTAGATATTGGGAGCAAGAAGACGGAACAGGATCTCTTTCTCTTAAATTAGTTGATAAAGATGGACAAAATAGTATCAATATTAAAAGTCCAGACACTCTAACTGGAGTCACCACTTATACATTTCCTGCCCTGCCAGAACAGGATAAAGTATTATCAACAGATGATGATGGTAATCTTTTCTGGAAAGATGGTGGAGGCGGTAGTGGAGAGCAAATAGTTCTTGGAAACCCAACAGATGGTAGTTATAGTGACGGTGCAATTGGTATTAGTAGTGATACAAAAGTTGTTGACAGTATTGATAGTTTGAATGAGTTAGCATTGAACATGCTGAAAGGTACTGCGGTATCTGATGTTGATTTTGCTGCCGATAAAACTGCTGGAGGTTCACCATTAACAGTTATATTAACTCCAACTGTTGCTGGTAATGCAGATGTATATGAAGTTGATTGGGGTGATGGCACAGTTGATAGTAGTTTGACACATACTTATGTGGATGCTACTGGAGGTCAATTTGATGTTTCTTTGACTGCTAGTAACTCAGGTGCTATATTAAATTCTGCCGGTAGCGAATCAACCGCAGAAAAATTAGATTATATTACTCTTTATACTCCAGATCCCAGCGTTGATTTTGAAGCATACACAGTTGCTTCTGGAGGATCTCCCCTTAGTGATACTGGATTGTATGTGGTAGAAGGTCAAACCCTACATATTGAAAATACTACTACAAATACAGAGAATGCTGATGTCACATACACGATGGATTGGGGTGATGGAAATACTTCATCTATTGCAGACGATAGTTCTGCTGGTGGTGTAAGTGGATCTAGACTTGATCATACCTGGGCCGATGGATCAAATAGCGGAACAGGTATGGACACTATGGAGCTTGAGCTGAGCTCTCATACAACAGCAGATCCAGACATTTTGCCTGTATTTGTGCAGGTTCCAATCAAAGTATATGATGATGCTCCAGCAACTCCTGATGGACTTGATTCAAAAACTTTGACAGAAATACCAAGTGTTGGAGAATCTCCAAAATTAGCATCTGATTTCTCAGACAATACTACAGGAACTACACTATCTGCAGGAAGTTCTGTTAATCGTGTGACTAGTGGAACTGTAGAATCTACGGCAATTGATTCGTTTGCATATGGTGGAGACAGTGGCACACTTTCTGCAAGTATAAATGGAAGTGTTGATGGTTCTGTCAATTTCACTGAATCTGGAGATGAAAGTGGAACTTATGACAGTCTTATAGTAACAGAAGAAAGTGATTATCAATTACTGAATTCATCTGGTTCTCCAACAACATTTGAATCAAGTATTTACTATCCTGGACTATACAAAGGGTTCAAATCTAAAATTTCTAAGACCGTATCTGATTTACTTGAAGGTGTTAATGATTTTCAACTTCAGCATAGTTCTGAGGGCAGCACAAATGTTGTAGAATTTGTCAAAGATGATCTAACTGCAAAACCATCTACTGGTGTTGCATCTGCATCTATCACTGAAACAACCGCAAATATACGTTACATCTCAGGTATTCCTCATTATGATTCTGGTTCGGAATTGAGTTTATCCGGTGTCAAGATAAGTAATCTTGTGGGTCAATGTTATACTGATAGAACAGATATTGTTGAGGTTCAAAGTTCAGAAGGAATTGTAGATAATTTAGAGTATTCTTATTCTGATATTGATGGTACAACATCAATGTTAGCAGGTGGAATTCCAAAGTCAGATACTGGGGTTGGTGGTCCATATTCTCTTGGATCTCTTACTGTTCCTATTACATCTGGAAATGTAAGAAGTGAAGGTCAATTAAAAGTTCGTGCAAAGAATGTAAATGGTGTTGGCAACTTTAGCAATACAATTTCTAAATTGCTCAATGTTCATACTGCAGAGCAATCTGGTATCAGTGAAATCGCAATTCCTGTCGAAGATTCCCTTGGAGATGGTTCATTCCTTGACGATGGAATTAGAATATTTAATTTTAGTTTGACTTCTGATGCAAACCCAGCACTTGTTTCAATAAATCCTATTAATTTTTATACAGACGATGTGTTCTCAGAATCCTCTGATCCAGGTATTGAAGGAACATCAGAAGCATCTATTCGCTTTGGAGAAATTGTTCATGACGTAAATGATTATAGCGATTATTTGCCTGCTGGTCCAGATAGATCATTGGATACTGGAACACAATATTTTACATTTGCATTCCGTCGTAAGGTAGTTGCAAACTTTGAGATCAACATTACTAGTAGCGGAATCAGTGGTCTTTGGATTGCTGCTCCTGGAACTGATATAGATAATACAAGCAATTTAAATGGATGGTTGGATTGTAGTGTTGCATACGAAGGTGCTGGTATTCCTGGTAGTGCATCTGGTGGTAATGGTGGAGACGGTTGTGCTTTTAATAACTCTGATTTGATTGCACCCAACGTTTCATTAAGTGGAAGTTATACAATGACTCTAGGTGAAGAGAATATGAGTAATGCTGCGGGCAATGTTGTTCTTGTTCGTATTGCACTGGCATCTGGACAATCTATTTCATCACTTAGCATCACGGAGGCATCAGTATAATGGCTATTCTAGAATCTCAAAAGGTTGATTATCTCTGGAAGAAACTAGGATACGGCCGAACTAAAACTGATGTAAATGCTAAGAAGAAAGCATTTAACGAATCAATCCCAAGTCCTCTGTTGCTGCGTGGTGATAAGATTTGGGCGCAATCAGATCTGATTCCTGCTACAATTCCTGCTTCAACACCATCAGGAGGAGTTGTTACTGTATATTCAGATCCAGTTGAAACTGTTGCTGATATTACTGCTTCACCAAATTGTGCATGGAAAACAAATATAACTGATTGGATTCCTCCTGAGATTGGTGCAACTTACCTCGTTAAGGTTTATATTCACGATTCAGGCGATGCTGCAAATGCTATCGCAAATGGAACGCAGGTTCTGGCAGCTGGTTCTGGCAATGATGATGAGTGGTTCTTTGATTATCAATCTGGAGTTTTATGTTTCATTGGGGTCAATCTCCCAAATGGTATTGACTTCTCCGGAAAGAGTGTTTACATTACTGGTGCAGTATACAGTGGTGCCTTTGGTGTAGGATCTAGTGGGGTATCAACATCTACCTTTGGTCCAACTGATTCAATTAATACTACTGGAATTATCACTGCAAGTTCATTCGTAGGTGATAGTGCAACATTTAATGACATCAATGCCACAAATATAAATGTCTCTGGTATTTCAACTCTAACAAATTTATTAGAGATTAGAAGCGATGATGCAGAACCTGGAAGAATTGATTTCTATTGTGAAGTTAATAATCTACATAGAGTTCGTTTAAAAGCCCCACTTCATTCAGAATTTAGTGGAAATCCTGATGTAGTATTGCCAAATATATCTGGCGACCTTTTGGTTGGAGACACTGCATCTCCAATCAGTCAGAATATGAATACGACTGGGATTATCACAGCAGCATCATTCAGTGGAGATGGTTCTGGACTGTCTGGAGTTGTCACATCACTGATCGCTGGTGATAATATCACTATCACGGAATCTGGTGGAGATTTTACCATTGATGCAGAAGTATTTGACCCAACATCTGCAGTAAACTTTACTGATGAAACAGATAATATTCTTGGCAATCCAGATAGTGGTGCAATTCAAATTGATGGTGGATTGGGAATTGAAAAGAATACTACTATTGGAGGTGGATTAAGAGTTCAAGGAAACTCTGCATTCATTGGAATCGCAACCTTCCATGGAGGTATCGTCAACCTTCAAGGAGATGTTAATCTTGGAGATGATTCCAGTGATAATATTAGTGTTGGCGGTGACTTTGTTTCTGGACTAAGACCTGATGTATCCGACAGTTTTGATCTTGGACTTTTGGGTCAGAAGTGGAGAAATCTTTTCTTATCTGGATATTTGTCCTCTGATGAGATTAGGAACTCTACAAATACTCCATCGATTTCACTGCAAACAAATGGTAATGTAGTTGTTGAAGAAAGTTTGACCGTCAATGGCGATCTACTTGTTACTGGAACAAGTACTCAAGTTAATACATCACAACTTGAAGTTGAAGATCGTACTATTGAACTTGGTATTGTTGATGGAAGTATTCCAACTTCGACTACTACTTGGGATCTTGGTGTCCTATTTAATTATCATGATGGGACATCAGCTAAGAAATCTGCGGTTGCTTGGGAACAATCAAGAGAAAGATTTGTTTTTGCTAACGATGCAGATGATGGTGGCGGTATTGGAGTTGACAATCCACAACTAGTCATCAATGATTATGCTACAATAGAAGTGGGTTCTATCTGGATTAATGACTGTGCTGGTCAATCAGAACTAGTTGCATGTAGTAATGGAGAGAGAACTTTAAACAATATAACTATAGATGGGGGATTTTTCTAAGTCATGAATGAAACTGAGTATCAAGCCGTGATTTCTACATATCAGCAAAAGGCTTTTGAATTGTTTAATCAAAATATTGTATTTCAAACTCAAATAAATACACTCCAACAAGAAATTGGATCTTTGAAAAAGGAAATCGAAGATCTTAAACCACAAGAACATCACCACCATCATCATGGATAGTGATTTCTATTATGTAAGATACTTGGAGTTAGAGTCTGAGATGGAATTGGCAAAGTCTCAGATTAGAAAACTAAAGAAAGAAAATGAAGAATTGAGAAGCAAAACAAAGGATAATTTGGTCAAAAAAGGACTCTGAGAACACTCATAAATAAATTTAAATCCAATATATATTGGTTTTTGAATTAAGAGTATATACTCATACATGGGGTTCTTTGAATGACAACACCAAATATTAGGTTTAAGCGTTCCGCTGTTGCAGGAAAGCGACCTACAAAAACCCAATTGCCTTTGGGCGAATTGGCATTAAATACATATGATGGACAACTTTTTACTCAGGTAGATACCGGTGGAGTTGGAATTGGTACAACAGTAATCTCACTCACTCCCTGGAAGGAAATTTTTGGGACTGGTGCAGTATTTTATGAGCACAACGTAGGGATTGGGTCAATTAGTCCCGCAGAAAAACTATCTGTTGAAGGTGATGCAAGGGTTAGTAACAATCTAACTATTGAAGGAAATTTATTTGCTAATGGGTCAAATCTTACTGGCGTAGCAAAAAATATCATCGGTGGAAATGGAATTTCCGTTGTCGATGACAATAGTGGTTCTTATACAATCAATTTTGTTGGAGATGCTACAGGAGGAACATCTTCGATATATACTGAGGATTCTGGTGTAGCAGAAATTGATGCCGACACAGAGATTCGTGGCGACCTAGAAGTAAAGGATAACGTAGAAATTGATGGTGACCTGCAAGTAGATGGATTTGCAGATTTTCATAACGATGTTCGTATCCTAGGAAAACTTGAGATCCTAAATGAAGTTGAAGTTGATACTATTATTGGTGATGGGTCTGGATTGTCTGGTATTGTTACCGGACTTACCGCCGGAACTGGAATATCAATTACCAATACTGGTGGCATCTATGAGATTTCATCGACTGGTTCTGGTATAGGTACAGGAACACTATCAGAAACTGATACTTTAGAAAGTGTAACAGATAGAGGAAATCATACTACAAATACAATCACTGTTGGTGGACTAAATGTCTTTGGAATCAGCAGTTTTAATGATAAGGTTTATGTTCAAGGACCTCTTCATGCGGGAAATACAACAAGTGGATCAGTTGGAACAATTAATCAGGTTTTAGTTTCAACTGGAACTGGTGTTGAGTGGAAAAGCATTGCAGGTCTTGCAAATACGACACCAAATAATGGAGCAACAGAAGCAGGAGCATTTCGTGAAACATATAAGCACGTAGCACTGCCTCAGCAAAGATATATATTTGAAGAATATATGCCCAACTATCTTGACATTTTTGTTAATGGTGTCAAGTTAACAGATGGGGAATACACAGCAGACAATGGCACTTCCATTTATTTTTCAGAAGAACTTTTTGGTGGAGATGTTGTTGAGATTCATGCATATAGTCCTGTTTCAAATTGGATTGAAAGTATTAACAACAAAGACCTGACGATTTTAAGAGACAACTATTCATTCGTCGCAACACAATCCATGACAACATACGACGTTCCACATAATGACGGATTCATTGATATTTTTGTCAATGGGGTGAGATTAAACTCAACAGAATTTAGTTCGGTCAACGATCAAACTATCGTTTTTAACGAGAGATTCTTTGGTGGAGAGAGGGTTGATATTCATGTTTACAATCGATATTCATCTTTAATTTCATCTTCTTCAAAGATGATTGATACGCCACCTTCGTCTTCAAGTGACGTAGGGATACCTGGTCAGACGGCATATGATAATGACTATCTTTATGTCTGTACTGAAGAAAATTCTTGGAAAAGGGTTGGGTTAGAGGATTGGTAATAGTTCTAAATAATAGAAGCGAGTCCTAGTACTTGGGGGGGTATTCCCATGCGAAGACGGCTAAATCGTTATTTTAAGATCTTAAATTAACCCCTAAAGGAGAAAATAAACACATGGCATTTAATAGAGAACTTTCGCAATTTGCGAATTATCTCGTCCTGGATGCCGCTGGTAAGTATATCGGTATTTCAACGGCGGAAACAGACGCCAATGTTGGTATCGGTTCTGCGACACCTGAGTCAAAACTGACTGTTGATGGTGACGCAAAAATTAGCGGCATGGTTACAGCGACAGATGGATTCAGCGGAGACCTGTTTGGTACTGCTGATTTCGCAAAAGATGCGCATAGTTTGACTACAGCAAGAAGCATTTCTCTTGCTGGTGACATTAATGGTACTGTCTCATTTGATGGTACTGCGGATGTTACAATTCAAACTGTAATTCAAAATAACAGTATTGTTCTTGGTGACGATACTGAAGGAAATTATGTACAAGATATTTCTGCTGGATCGGCAAATATCGAAGTGACTGGTTCAGGTACAGAAACTGCTTCTGTAACCATTGACTTGTCTGATACAACTGTATCTGCTGGTTCTTATGGTTCAATCAGTGAAGTTCCTGTTCTGGAAATCGATCAAAAAGGTCGTGTTACCAATGCATCCACAGTTACTGTTGCAACAGATCTGAACATTGCTGGTGATACTGGTTCTGACGCAGTTGATCTGCTGAATGGAACATTCTCAGTCACTGGTGGTACATATGTTGATACTGATGCAGCAAATGATGGAGTTAACATCACTGTAAGAGGTACTTCACAAAGCACCCCAGATTATCTGGTTGCTCGTGATGCTTCTGGTGATTTCTCTGCAAACATGATCACTTCGGATGTAACAGGTGATCTGACTGGTACTGCACAGTTCGCGACTGATGCACACGGTCTGACAACTTCACATACCTTTAAGGTATCTGGTGATGGCACAGCACCTGCTATTTCATTTGATGGTACGCAAGATGTTGATCTCAACCTGACACTGGCAAACACTGGTGTTGCTTCTGGCGATTATGGTTCAACAACATCTATCCCAACATTCACAGTTGACTCAAAGGGTCGTCTGACTGCAGCAGCAAATGTTCAGTTAGATACAACTCTGAATGTTTCTTCAGATGACGGTGGAATTGCAATTGATCAACAGACTGAAACTCTGGCGATTGAAGGTGTTGATGGAGAAATCGACGGTGTTGCTTCTGGTAACAAAGTAGAGCTTGGACTGGTTGATACTGGCGTATCTGCTGGTGCATATGGCAACAAGACAACTATTCCTACATTCACAGTTGATGCGAAAGGTCGTATCACAGGTGCAGGAACAACTCACGTCTATACAACTCTGAATGTTGCTTCTGATTCAGGCAACATTGCTATCGAACAGCAGATTGAAACTCTGACAATCGAAGGTGCAAACGGACAGATTGATGGTGTTGCTTCAGGTAACGGCATTGAACTGAGTTTGGTTGACACTGGTGTAACTGCTGGAGATTATGGTTCGGGTTCTTATGTTCCTGTAATCAGCGTTGATGCAAAAGGTCGCATTACATCTGCTTCAACAACTGAAATCGGTACCAACCTGAGTGTTGCTGCTGATTCTGGTGCAGAGACAGTTGATCTTCTGACCGATACTCTGACAGTAACTGGTGGTACCAATGTAACCACACAGCTTCTGAACGACGAAGTCACAGTCAATCTGGATGCAGACATCGCTCTGACAAGTATTGACCTGTCAGGAACTCTGGATGTTGCTGGAACATCAACTCTTGGCGTACTGGACGCTGGTGCTTCTACATTAGCATCTGCTGATGTAACTGGTGCTGCTACAGTTGGTGGAACACTGGATGTAATCGGAATTACAAGTGTTGATGTATTCAATGCTGGTGCTTCTACACTTGCATCTGCTTCAATCACAGGCGCTGCAACAGTTGGAACAACTCTTGGTGTAACTGGTGCAACCACACTTGCTGGTTTGACTGCTGGAGATTCAACTCTTGCATCTGCTTCAATCACAAATAACACCACCATCGGTGGCACACTTGGTGTAACAGGAACTTCCACACTTGCCGGACTGAATGCTGGCGCAACTTCAGTAACAACACTGACAACAAGCGGTACTGCTGCTGTTGGCACAAATCTGACTGTTGGTGGAAACGCTGTTATCGACGGAACATCACAGGTTAAATCTGCTGCACAGTTTGATTCTACTGTTGGTGTTGCCGGAGCGACTGCACTGTCATCTACATTAGATGTATCTGGTGCAACTACACTTGCTGGACTGACTGCTGGTGCTTCAACACTGGATTCAGCCGCAATCACAAACGACGCCGTCATCGGTGGAGATGCAACCGCAACTTCATTTAAGACTGGTGCTCTCGGATCCGCAATCATCGTTAATAACGATTCGATTACTGGTCCTTCTTCAATTACCATTGACCCTGGTGCTGATGGAACTGGTGATGGTACTCTGTTCGTTCTTGGTAACCTGCAGGTCAAAGGATCACAAACTGTTATCGATTCAACAGTTGTTTCTGTTGAAGATTTGAATATTGTTGTTGCTAAAGGTTCTGCTAACGATGCTGCTGCTGATGGTGGTGGTTTCACTGTTGAGTCTGGCGATGGCGATAAAACATTCCAGTATGAAGCTGATGCTCTCAAGAAGAATTTCACTTCATCTGAAAATCTGAACATTGTTTCTGGTAAAGTATATAAGATCAATAACGTTGAAGTCCTGAGTGCAACTACTCTTGGTTCTTCTGTTGTTAATTCTTCACTGACATCTGTCGGCACTCTGGTTGATCTGGATGTTGCTGGTGTAACTGTACTTGGTGACACTCTTGATGTTGCTGGTGCTACTACCCTTGCTGGTCTGACTGCTGGTGCTTCTACATTAGCTTCTGCTACTGTAACTGGTGCTGCTACCGTTGGAACAACTCTGGGTGTATCTGGTGCTGCTACCGTTGGTGGAACTCTGGGAGTAACTGGAGACACAACTCTTGCTGTATTGACTGCTGGTGCTTCAACACTTGCATCTGCTGCTGTTACTAATAATGCAACAGTTGGTGGTAACATTGTTGTTGATGGAACATCACAAGTTAAGTCTGCTGCACAGTTTGATTCTACAGTTAACGTTGCTGGTGCAACTACACTCGGATCTACACTCGGCGTAACTGGTGCAACCACACTTACCGGTCTGACTGCTGGTGCTACAACACTCGCATCTGCTGATGTAGTTGGTGCTGCTACAGTTGGTGGAACACTGGCTGTTACAGGAACCTCTACACTCGCTGCTGTCAATGCTGCTGCAACTTCAGTAACTACACTGACAACAAGTGGTGCTGCTGATGTTGGAACAAATCTGACTGTTGGTGGAACTGCAACCGTTGATGATGCATTCCGTGCTAAGGCTTCTGCACAGTTCGATACAACTGTTGCTGTAACTGGTGCTACAACTCTCAGCAATACTCTGGATGTTCTCGGTGCTACAACACTGACCAACACTCTGGATGTAACTGGTGCAACTACACTTTCAACTGCTGATGTAACTGGTGCTGCTACCGTTGGTTCAACACTGGACGTAACTGGTGCAACTACACTCACATCACTGACTGCTGGTGCTTCAACACTTGCATCTGCTGCTGTTACTAACAATGCAACCGTTGGTGGTTCACTGGGCGTAACTGGAGCTACTACACTTGCTTCAACTCTTGACGTAACTGGTGCTACAACTGTTGACGCATTTACTGCTGGTGCTTCTACATTAGCTTCTGCTTCTGTAACTGGTACTGCACATGTTGGAGAAAATCTGGCTGTATCTGGCAATGCTGCAGTTGCTGGAACTCTGGATATACTTGGAGACACAACTCTTGCTGGATTAACTGCTGATGCTTCTACTCTGGCATCTGCTAGCGTAACTGGTGCTGCTACTGTTGGTGGAAATCTGATTGTTGATGGAACATCACAAGTCAAGTCTGCTGCACAGTTTGATTCTACAGTTAATGTTGCTGGTGCAACTGCACTTGCTGATACTCTGGATGTAACTGGTGCTACTACACTTACTAGTGTTTCTACTTCTGGTCTTGCAACACTTGCAGCTGCTCAGATCAATGGAATCATGGCAGTTAGTGGTGCTTCTTCACTGAATGGTCCAGTTGCTACTGGAGATACTCTGGATGTAACTGG